ATTTTATATTAAATATAATAAGGAGAATACGGTTATGAACGGACAATTCGCCACAACAGGGCGATATACATTTGAACAATTACTAGTCATGATGGCTGATATAGATACTATGTCTTATCATGAACTTTATCGTATATTGGAAAACTATTACCATGTCATTCTAGAGCATTTAGAAGACAGACATTCTAAGAAGTTAATACCACTTTATGGTTCACCTAAATTCTTATTCACTCTTCTTCAAGTATTGAATAATACAGAAAGAAGTTCTGAAAGATGTAGATTGGTAAATACATTCCTTAGAAGTACTTTATTCTCTGAGAATGGACCATATATCCGAGATATTGCTTACTTGATTGCTAAGTTCTATAATTATGATACAGTAGCAAGATTAGAAGCATTAGGTACATTAGATGAAGAGTTATGTATCTATCTCTCTATTATTTCTAAAGCATCTATTAGAGATTATGTGAATATCAACCGCATCAATTATACTATTTGCTCATTTACAAATAGGGATTTAACTCCTATGGAGATAATTCAAATCTATAACGTTCTTTACCCTAGAAACTTTACTGATGTATTCATCAATTCTATGGCAAATGATATAGTAGATTCAGAAACTACTGATCCATCTATACTTCCAAGAGCTTTACTTATCGAAGAGTCTCTCAAACAAGCCGTATGTATGATTTTGGAAACATTCGATACTGGTATTATCTCTCAAATACTTATTTCTTATAATGAGTACTGTATGTTTAATGGGAAGAAATCTCCATCTATTCTCAAGTACTGTTCTGATAAATCAGGGTATCCTTTCCTCAAAGTTCCTATCATCGTTAGAGAGCTAGAAAAGCAAGATATCTTTATCGGATAGAAAATCGTTTTTAATGTAGAGATGTACTCTATAATACATATAATAAAACACTTATTTTTTATTTAAAATAAAGGAGTAAATCCATGGCAAAAGAAGTTACTGTATACAACAACGATGTAGATTATCAATCATCTTTAGCATACGAATTCAGAAATGTAGTATCTAAAGATAAAGATCTTCGTATGTCTTCTGAAGCTAAAATTGATATTGGATATCCAACTGGTTTCTTGGGCTTTGACTTCATGAATGGTTACAAAGTTCATAACAATGGTGAAACTAAATACAACCTAGGTATCTCTGATGGTAGTATGGTAATGGTAATTGGTCGTTCTGGTTGTGGTAAATCTACATTCTGTACACAAATGGCGGCTAACATTGTACGTCCATTCAAAACTTCTACAATCTTCGAAGATTCTATCGAAGGTGGTATGGTTAAAGAACGTCGTATGCAGTTAAGTGGTTTCAATACAGAAGCTGAATATAAGAAACGTTTCGTAATTCGTAATACTGGTATTACAGCAGAAACTTTCTTAGCTCGTATTAAATTTATTCATGATTTGAAATTAGCAGATCCTGAAAGATATAAATACGATACTGGATATGTAGATGAAGAAGGAAACCCAATTAAATTATTCGAACCAACAGTTTATATCTTAGACTCCATTGCTTTGATTATGCCAGATGATTTGGTAGAAGAAGGTGAAGTATCTACCAACATGTCTGTTACTCGTACAGCTAAAGTTGTAACTGATATTATTCGTCGAGTAGTACCTATGCTTAAAATGGCTAATATTATTTTAATCGTAGTAAACCATATCCTTTCTGATGTATCTATTCGTCCTAAGAAAGCTGACTTGATGTATTTGAAACAAGGTGAATCTTTACCTCGTGGTAAAACTGTAATCTATCTTTCTAATACAGTAATTCGGTTAGATGATACTAAACTTAAAGCAGATGAAAAGTTCAAAGTAGCTGGTTCTTTAGTAGATGTAACTAATACTAAGTCTCGTTCAGCTGGTGCTGGTCAAACTTCTACAATGGTATTTACTTATGACCATGGTTTTGACCCAGAACTTTCTTTATTTATGCTATTACAAAACAATGGTCGTGTAAATGGTGCTGGTATTGGTTATTACTTCGATGACCATACTGACTTTAAATTCTCTTTGAAAGGGTTTAAAGATAAACTTCGTAAAGATCCAGACTTCTATAAACTCTTTATGGAAGTAGCTAAGAGTGAATTAGAAAAATTGCCTTCTAATGCAAACGATATAATTGATGTAGATGAACAAGATCAAAACGAAAGTAATAATGTTACTTCTGATATTCTTGGTACAATTGGCATCAAATATTAATATATCTTTTAATCATATAATATCAATATGAAGTGATATTAGTGCTTAAAAGAAAGGAAGGTTAGAGAATGGCAACATCACTTAATTTAATTCAAGCCGCAATGGAAAAACAAAATGCTTATCCAAGTGCGGAATATGTAATTGGTAAATCATTACAACAGCCAGCTACTAATACAAACTCCGGTCCTCGTAAACTCATGTATGGTTTACAGGCAGAACAAACTATTCAGATCTCGAAGCCAGAAACGCCTTTAATGGCTACTGGCTTTGAAGGTCAATTTGCTGAATATTCCAGCAACTATATTATTGCCGAAGACGACTATGAAGTCATTGACAAAGTATACAAAAACAAAATGATGTATTGGATGTTCGTTAGAAATACTAAAACAGGGAAAGTCGACGTATTCGCTAGAACGACTTATGAATACATCACAGAAATGTATGGCTATGAAATGAATACAGAATATATTGATGCGTTAACTCCAGGTGATATAATCCCTAAGAACTCACCAATTATTCTACCAGATTCATTTGATAGTGCATTGAATGCAGGTACTGGTGTAAACTTAACTTGTGTTTACATGGCATTAGCAGAAACTACAGAAGACCCAGTGGTTTTATCTGAATCTGCAGCTCGTAAACTCACTGCACCTACCTACAAAAACGTAGAAGTCATGGTCAATGACAATGATATTCTATTAAACCTTTATGGAGATGAAACAGGTAACTATAAATCCTTCCCAGATATTGGTGAAGAGGTTAAACATCGCACACTCTGTGCTCTTCGTAAAGAAAAGAAAGAGGATGAAGCACTCTATACTCAATCGGTACAGATGCTTAAAGAAAGGCTACAATCCGATACTGCTTTCCTCGCAAATGGTACTGTTATAGACATCGATGTATATTGTAACAATACAGAATATGATAATCCACAAATCGAGAAATACTATAATAAAACTTTAGAGTATTCTCAAAAGATTGTGGATATTCTAGAAAAGGAAAAACGCAAAGGTTATACACTTACTAGTGAAGCTGACAGATTGCTTTATAACTCCAAGTCTATTCTCGAAGGTAAACCTTATATGACTAAAGACAAAGTATTTACTAACTTAGTAATCAACTTTGTAGTCAAAGAAGAAAAGCCTATGGAGCAAGGTGATAAATGTACAGACCGTTATGCTGGTAAAGGTGTAGTATCTTACATATGGCCGGACGAAGAAATGCCAATGTATGAACGTAATGGTGAATTATTCCCAGTGGATATCATCTATAACTCTTCTACAATGGTTAACCGTCAAAATCCAGGACAAACATTCGAAACTGAAATCAACTATGTATCAGATCGCATAGTAGAAAGAATGCGTAAGATGTATTATGGAGCTTCTGAACTAAATAGATCGGATATGGTTCCAGAATGCGAAAATATGATTCTTAAGTTTATGAATGTAGTGAATCCTGAAGAAGCATTCTTCTATAATGAACAAATTATGGAATATGGATTACAAGAACGTGAGTTCTTCTTACAATCTGTAATGGCAGACAATGCTTTATTCTTAGTTTGTAAACCAATATCTGGTAATATCAACTTAACTACTTTGTATAATTTATATACTGAGTTCCCTTGGGTTGAATTAGACAAACTTTGGGTAAAACAAAAATGTTCTGATGGTTCTTATAGACGTATTCAAACTAATCGTGGTGTTATCACTGGAAAAAAGTATATCTATAGATTGAAACAAATCGCAGAAGAAAAATTCTCTGCTGTATCTTTAGCATCTACTAACTTACGTGGTGAAAATACTAAGACTAGAGCTCATAAACAACACAGAAGTGTCCACTCCGATACTCCTGTAAGATTAGGTGCAATGGAATCATCTAACTTATTAGATGCTGCTGATGTATCTATGAGATTAGCTATTGTATTTATGCTACTTTCATCTTCATTCAAGTACAGACGTCAAGCTTATCAATTATTGGTAGGTGATCCATTTAAACCATATATCAAACTCGATGCAGAAGCAAACGTATTGGCAACATCACGTTCAGCTGAGATTGCTAAAGTATTGATGAAAGCTATTGGTCTTAAGATCAACTTCAATAAGAATAAGAAGATGTATAAAGCACCGGTACTTCTTAATGTATTTGAGCAACTTCCAGATATCAACAATCCATATTATAGATACGGATGTTACGATCAAGACATTGTTCAATCTCCGATTATTCGTATGCCATTCTTTGTTAAGAATGAAGATATGGATAGATTGGTTAAATTGTATAAGAAACACCATAAAGACGAATTGCTTATGAGTCCAATTAACTTCAATGGTGTTGATAATATTATCGATGCAGATATTATCAATAAAGTAATGACATTGATTAGTACTTGTGAAAATATGGATGAAGCTGAAGAAGCTGTTAAAGCTAAGACTCCAGAACCATTAGCAATTCCAATGCATGTAATGCCTGTTATTAGAACCGGAGGCGAAAGATATGAACCAACGTCTAATAACAATTCTTGATGCTTTACGAAATGGTAAAGATATTATTACACCAGAAGATGTAAATGATATCAATAATATTTCTGTAAACTATATTCAAGGTCAAGGTAAAGTAGAACCTAGAGATATTAGAAATATATTGGAGATTTCCAATATCTTATACAACAATACTCAAAGGGCTATATTACCTTTGGATGATGCCATCTATGATTCAGTTGTAGTTAAGTTCAAGAATCAAGGTTTTGAACCACCAGTTGGTGCAGTTGGTATTACTATAGACAGTAAAGATAACGTTGGTTCTCTATTAGAAGATCAATCTCTTCTTGAAGTATTTAAAACTATTCCAGAAGAGAAAGCTAAGGAAATGCTTTATGATAAAGATCTTATGAGATTTGAAATGCCTATTAAAGAGGACTTCTATAATCCAGATAATGTAGGTAATTATACAGAACTCTCTAAGATTAAACATAGTGCTGAGCATAATTATCCTGAGCTTGTTGGTACTCTTTACAAATGTAAGTATACTACAATGAATGAAGCTGTAGCAGCTGGAGTAGATCCAGAAGATATTACAACTATGGTATTTGAAAGAGACTTCTTGAGTAAATACTATAATGCTGTATTTCCGTATACTATGGATGGTAAAGCTGGTTTAATAGCTGAGCTTAAATATGATGGTGTATCTATAGAAGCTACAGTTGATGGTGATACTATCATTGCAGCTTATAGTCGTGGTGATACAGCTAATGGCATTGCTTCTGACTATACTCCAATCTTTGGTGGTAAAGTATTCCATCGTGCTAAAGGTATTATCCCAAAAGGAACTGTCTTTGGTATTAAATTCGAAGCAATAGTTACAGATAGAAATCTTGAAATCCTCAAATATAAATTTGGGAAAGAATATAAGAATTCTCGTGTAGCTATCATTGGTTTGCTTGGTAGCTCTGATGTAAACAAATATAGAGATTTGATCACATTAGTACCAATCAGAACCAGTGGATTACAATTCGATGATATGGTTCAAGAAGTAGAATTCTTGAATAAGTATTATTCCTCTGGTGTAGAGATGAAGTATACTTATATGAGAGGGAATTACAATGAACTCTTATTCCAAACTTATCGTTTCGTTCAAGATGCTTCTGCTCTAAGAGGTATCATGGGATTCATGTATGATGGTGTAGTAATCTCATTCGCTGATTATAATATCCATAAGATTCTCGGTAGAAATAACTTCACCGATAATTGGGCTATGGCTATTAAATTCAATGCTATGGGTGCTGATACTATCTTCAATGGGTATACATACACAGTAGGTCAAAATGGTCTAATCACACCAATGGCTCACTTCAAACCTGTCCAATTCCTTGGTTCTACGCATGATAAAACGACTGCTCATAGCTATAAGAGATTCAAAGAATTGGCTTTAAGAGTTGGAGATCCAGTTAGGATTACATATGTGAATGATGTTATCTGCTATATAGATAAACCATTTAGAGATGTAGACAATCCTAATCCAGTTATCCCATTCCCTACACATTGTCCAGCTTGTGGTAGTCCTATTACTTTATCTATGTCTGGTGATAGTGCTTATTGTCTAAATCCTCTTTGTCCAGAACGTAATGCTACTCGTATTACGAACATGGTTAAGAAGTTAGGATTCAAAGACTTCTCCAGAGCATACATCTCCAAGCTAGATATAAAATCATTTAGAGATTTGATTGAATTAGATAAGATGTATTCAGCAGAACTTATCGGTGATGCTTTAACAAATAAACTATTCGACCAAATCAATAAGATTAAATCTGAACCATTACCAGATTATAAAGCGGTAGGTGCTCTTGGCTTCAGTTCTATTGGTGCTGAACGCTGGAGAATTATTCTAAATAATGTATCTTTAAATGCTATCATTCATAATGATGACGATAGTGTTAGACGTTTGATTAGTATGGTTAAGGGTATTGGTAAAGTAATTGCTGATACTATTGCTAAAGAACGTCATGTCTTCATGGATGATTTGTTATTGATAGAATCTATGCCTAATTTACAAATAACCTTCAGAGGTGAAGGAGCTTCTGTACAAGATAGAAAGACAGTTCGGTTTACTGGATTTAGATCTGCTGTATTAGAAGAAGAATTTAATAAATTAGGATTCGATGCAGATGGTAACAAATCTGTAACTAAGAAGACTGATATCTTAGTTATTCCTTATCCTGGATTTGTATCTTCTAAGTTAAGTAAGATAAGTCCTAATTGTTTGGTACTTTCTGAGAAAGATGCTTATGACTACATAATGTATCTTCAAAGTCAAAATAATTTATAAAAGTATATTATAGATGTGGTAAGGGTGGTGTATTTTCCACATCACCCATACACAATTTTAATATTTTTATATTTCAAGGAGGACAAACCTATGAAAGACTATCAAGCTAGTTATAGCGAAAAGTTTAAAGAAGCATTAAGAAAGTTTAATGACTCTGCAACAGCATTGTACTTCGTAGTACAAACATCTACAAGTCATGACTACGAAGATCCATTCACAACAGTAACTGTGTACAACAAGAAGAAAAATACAGATTGGGAAGCTACACTCTTATCCGAGTTCTGCTCCGATCCTAATAAAGATCTTATTGCTACATATCAAAAAGTTTCACTCACCACCAAACCTGGTAAGGAATCTATAAATATTACTGTAATTAAAAACGTTATTGGTTTTGGTATTGCTACAAGCTTAGAACAAGTAAACGAAATCATTACTTATATGGAAGCAGATAATCGCGATCTTCGCAAAATCTATTTCTATGATTATGATTTAGTTATCCAAGAACTTGTACCAGCAAAAGCTCCTGATTTAATTGCGGCTAAACCAAACTTTAGCCAACCAATTAATGGTGCTTATGGTACAATCACCACCTTCACTTCAGGAACAGCAGATAGTGATGCTAAGATAAAAGATAAGAAAATCTGTGATCAACCAACTGGTACCATCCCTGGTTTTGAAGGGTAATTAATTCTGGTTTAAACTGATAAACGCAGTTTGAATAATATATTATTTTATTAATCCGTTTAGGAGGACACACATTATGAAATTCGCAGAATCTGCAGTAGCAAACGCAGTACAATCCAACTTATTACAAGAAAAAATCGCTTGGTCTGCAAGCTTTACAGAAATCTTTATTAAAGCAGCTGTAGAAGGTATCACTACTTACCTTGGTCAAGTTAAAAACGAAGGTCCTAAAACTGTAGTAGTTAAAAATGGTGATAATACAGTAGTCTTTTCCGCATCTATCGAAAAACATGAATCCGATGATGGCGAAGGCTTCAGTGTAAACATGTTGGTTAACCCAACTGAAGATGAATTAGTTGGCGATAAAGTAACATTCGACGATGTAGTATTGTCTGCTATCTTCGAAAAAGTTGCTTCCAAATATCGTTTCAATATTGCACCAATCAATGGTCAAGAATACACTTCCAAATTGATTGCTGTTATGATCAAATCCATTAAGGAATACTTCCGTACAAATATCGATGTAGATCCTGTATTGGAAATTCCTAACTTCGTAATCTTCGAAGGTTATGTAGAAGATGACAAAGTTAAAGTTAAAGTAGTACTCGATGCAGCTATCAAACAAATCGTAAAAGATGATGCTGTATTAGAAGAAGAAGCAAAATAATTGCTGGGGTAACAATGGACATCAAAAAAGCAGTATTACAAAATAAGACTTTAGACGTAGTTTCTATGTCTGAATTTGGTCGCTTAATTGATAATAATGCTCCATTCTTACGAGATGTCTGTGTAGAGATCGGAGACTATGTATATCCATACAAAGAGTCTCCGAAATCTAAACGTGATGTCTGTATTACTAATTTTGGTCCTCTTATTACTTGGCAAGAACCAACTACAGAAGAGGATAAAGAAGCATACTCTGCTAATAACATCGTTGACTTATCTCCAAAGAATACAAAAAGTTTGGTAGATAATATTCGAGCGGCTGATAAGATTAAAAGTCTTGAAAGTACTCGTTTAGCTAAAATCAGCAATGTACTTACCTTACCTATCAATGAAGAAGATTCCGAAGAATTAGTTGCCATCAAGCAAGCTATTAATGCTAAAGGAATTGACTCTGATTCGTATAAGGCTAAGTTCCCATCTGAATCTGATTTTAACAACGATATGCGTGCTCTTAAATCCGCAGCTAATAATAACATTAGTTTCTTTAAAGCTAAGCGTGTATTAAATGCATTTGATATTGATATGGAACTCATTATCAAAGATAAACCAGATGCAGTTAATCCAATTGGTGAAGAAATTCGTGTATCATTAACTGGTGAAAAAGATTAGTAATTACTGTAGTTATATTATGCAAAAATTTTACAATAGATTACTAATTGAAGGAGCAATACAATAATGATCACTCAAAGAGAATTCATTAAACGATTTACCGAGAAAACAACTATTCCATTCAACGGTGATTTATTTGTGCGTTCTGATGATGATATTGTAGAGCATTTGAAAAAGATAATCCTGTCGTGCCAAACATCGAACGGTATCTTTGCAGTCAAAGTTAAGGGCTTTGAACTTATCGAAGGATATACAAACGTCCAAGAAACTTTGAAAGAGTATTATTCTAAAAATAATAATCGGAATCGTAAGAAAGGTGCTGCTGATGAAAATCAGTATAACTATATCAATCTAAAAGATTCGATTATCAAGATTTTAGTCGTAGATTATCATCTAATGGCTAAGGGTCAGGAAGAGAACCTTCGGGTTCTCATCATGATCCCTGAAGTTGTTAAAAAGTTTTATTTTTATCTTAATGGGAATTATTACCTCCCTATGTATCAAATCGTAGATAGAAGTACTTACAATTCAACTTCAGCTAAGAATGAGAAGGATTATATCACACAGAAGACGAACTTCCAACCGATAAATATTTATCGACATGTGTATGAGCTTAATACTTCTGATGGTGAAACAGTTCCAGCGACTGAGTTCGACTGTAATATCTTTAAAAAGACATTCCCAGCATCATTATTCCTATTCGCTAGATATGGATTAACTGGTGCATTGCGTGAACTTGGTTTAGATAAGATATTTGTATTCACATCAGACGATAAGTTCAAAGATGATCCTGAAATACTCACATTTATTCCAAATACTAATACGAATATACACATCAACGTACCAAAAAGTATTTATAAAAATAATCAACTCGTTCAGCATATAGTCTATACACTCTGTATGCGAACTGATAAAAATCTCAGCCTAAATGGTCTATTCGATACTGAGTATTGGGTAGGTAAATTAGGTGAGACATTTAGTGTAGCTAATAAGCTCATTAAAGGTCACAGTATTCTACGTTCCTTTGAGTCTATCTTAGACTTCAATATCCAAGAGCAACTTCGTTTACCTTGGACAGCTAAGAAAGATATGTTCTGTGTTCTTATGTGGATGCTTAAAGAATATTCTTCCTTAAGAGAACGTGATACGTTGGATGTAACTAAGAAGAAATTGCGTTATGGTGAATATATCGCAGCTACTTATGCTAAGACTTTGAATTCTAAGATTTATCGTCTAAGTAATAACGGTAACCGTGTAGATATTGATTATATTCGCAAAAACTTAGATATCCAACCGGACTATTTAATAAAAGAGCTTACTCGCAGTCAATTGATTGCGTTTAGGAATGCTGTAACGAGTGTTGACTCTATTACAGCATTGAAATTTACTTACAAAGGCATCTCTGGTATTGGTGAGAATAAAGCCAATAGTGTATCAGATTCTTTCCGTCTTTTAGATATCTCTAATATGGGTATTCTAGATCCAGATGCATCTTCCGCATCAGATCCTGGTATCTCTGGTTCTGTAGTTCCTATGCTTAAACCAGCTGCTCATGGATATCTTTCAGATGAACCTGAACCGATGTTCTGGCAAGATGATTTCAATGCACTTTATGAAGAGTATAAAAAGATTAAAGGGCTACAAGAACTCATCGAATTCAAAGCTGACGTTTTGGGTGACGAAGAAGCTGCTAAGGATGTGGCTATGGCTCGCATCGCTACAGAGATGGCTACTAACGTTAACTCTACTTTAGCAAGAATCGTTGAGGAAAATGAATAATGGCTACTATGTATACTCGTTACTTTGTTTTCTCTTCTAAACAAGTAGAAGAGATGAACAAAATTGCTGATCAACGCGGAGCTTCCAGACCTAAGCTCGGCACAGTTGTTGTAAATGGTATTCCAAAAGAATTTACAGCAATTTTAACAAACATCGACCATATGAAATATGCCGATAGTAAGGTACTCATCTCTGGTGATATCAGAACTATCAAGCATAATATGGGAGACCTTAATTTACTATAATGGAAAATGACGGTCTACTTCATGTAATCAAAAGACTCCCTATGGGAATCTGCCCAGTTTGTGGGAAACCACTAATGCTACTTAGGTCTGAATATACTGCGTATATTTTAGCAGAGTCTGGTTACATTAGAAGCAAAGTGGATGAAAAATCCGAAATGAAAATGATTTGTCCTAAATGTGGATATACTGAAAATGCTAGAGTTGGTGATGATGGTATCATCCCAGAACGTCTAGATGATTTAGTACCATCTACTGGAGAAATCAAGAATAACCCTATTGGGTCGAAATAAGAAGTTGTTATCCCATTACCCAATATTGGGTAATGGGGTTTCTTTTAAAAAATATTAAGCGAGTAATATAAATTACTTGATATAAACTAGGAGGAATTACTCATGGAAAAAATCAAATTAACAGAAGAACTTGAAAGATTAATTAGTCGTGGTCAATACAATGGTCAAGATGATAAGTTGAAAGACGTCATTACAAATGAAGGTGTTTGTAGAAATATCTTTGCAGATGATGATTCTTTTGACGCAGTAAGTGAATTTACTGTAGATATGCTAGCATTATTATTAGGATACATGTCTGTAAGATTAGGCGAGTTTAACGATCCTAATGAATACATTCATACTATTTCTAAATTCGCTGCTCTGTTCGATATTGATTCATCCTCTTATTATGATGAAGAGAAACATGATTTTGATTTAGAACGATTAGTGTATGATATTGCTACTAAAAATTATGAAGGATATTGGAATTATGATGAAATTTCTAAACACCCAGAAGAATTAGATTTGTTCACTAAAGTTTATAATAACGATATCCAAACTTTATTGGCTGCTGTAGCTGCTGGTGATAGAAGTATTGCTATGCAAATACTTAATCCAAAAACAATGCTATTCTATAGCAGCAAGCTAATAGCTAAGAAACCTGAAAACGAAGAAGAAGAAATGAAGATGGTTGCTAAATTAGAAACTATGAATGATCTTTCTGTTATTTTAGCAAAAGCTATTGGTCTTTATGGTGAAGGGGATAAAGATAAATTATTCCTTGATTCTATTAAGGATAATCCAATTAATAATGTTATGGATCCTGATAGTATTCTTAAACTATCTAAGACTTTAATGTCTATATTCAATGGATATTTAGATTCTCAAGCTGAAGAAGATGGTCCATTCCCAGTATTTAATTTATTGAGTCAAGAAGGTCATACCTTCCCATTAACTTTCACACCTAAAGTTACTGAAGACTTCAAATTCTTAGTATCCGTATTGACAATCAAATTATTCCATGATAAGAAAAAATTCAATACAGATACCTTTGATTCTATCTTCCGTCCTAAGGATAAAGAATTAGCTGAAAAGGTATTGGCTAAACTTATTGAAAGTACACAATTTAAGAAAGATATGGTTAACTATATTGATATCTTTACTGAAAGTGGTGACTTTGATTTATTCGAAGCTCTTCAAAACCTTACAAGTATAACTAATCCTTGTAGTCTATTCTTAAAACGTTATGAAAATTACATAGGATTTGGGGAACTTAAAGCGACTTATGAAACTATAAGATCTGTATTTGCTGAAACTAAGGAACAAAAGATCGTCTTCGATGCCTTTGAATCTAGACTTCTATTCAACTTATTATATCCTGCATTCATGGCATTCCTAGTAGTCTCTGAAGATCAAGAAATCTATACAGAATTCTTGAAAAAGACAAGAGAAATTCTTCATGATAACATTGGAGAAGAAAAGCGAAATGTTTCTCTACTAGCAGCTTCCTATAATGTGGTAGCAGATGATGAATTCTTTGAAATCTGTACACTTGCTCAAAAGATTGATGAATTATCTAATAGAGCTGTTGAAGATTGTGACATCGATGAATTACCTGATAACGTTGTCAAATTCGATAGAAGCAAATTAAGCTAATCGTAAACTCCCAGTAATGGGCACTTATGTGCCCATTATTTTTTGTCTTATATGAACTTTATAATAATTGAAATGGATTTTAGATTAAAAAAATAGGGAGGACAAATGAGACCGTATCCATTGATGAAAAATTACAAACGCACCGACCATTCAAATCTCATCGATGCTCTCCGGGAATGGAAATCATTCTCTGACAATGTTGAAAACAACTTTGAACAAGCTACTTTTATTTTTTCTCAAGCCCTTAAAGGGATTGATGAATTAGAAGCTAGTAATGAATTTAGAGGAAAGAACGATTATATTTTCTCCCTAATTCACACTGCGTCGAGGTTCTATAATATAGCATTGGATGAGTATATCAAACTTTCCGGTAAGTTTAAACCAACTAAGTATTTAGAACTACTTCATTTATATCTTAAAGATTCTAAATCCGGTGAAGGTTATATCAAAAAAGAGTATGAATTATATACTATGGGTTTAGCTGCTAAACGTGTTGAAGAAAACCATAATATTATTCAAAAACGTTTTGATATCAAATCTATTATCGTTAAATTACTTGGTATCGATGAAGAAGGTTCTGATATTTATTATAAATATAGATATATCGTTCCTATCCTTGGGGTTCATCTTGCTTCTTTGATTGATACATATAGAATGGATCCTGTTCAAAAGGCTGTCTTGACTATTGAAGAACTTAACTACGTTATCAAATATATCGAAAGAAACTCTAAAGAAGAATGTTTCTCTACTATATTCGATAATATCCTAGGACCTGCATTCTATTATATCAATGCATATAAAGATACAGATGATGAAGTTACTTTAGAAGATATTGTAGATGAATTATTAAAGGCTAATTGGATTCCTTTCGATGGTAAACAATATCTAAAGAATAGTTTCAGTGAATTTGAAGATCGTATTAAAGAATACAAAGGTTTAGTTCCTGTATGGGCTAATGGTATAACTGCAAATGTAGTTTGTTATATCTTAAAAACTTACGCAGAAGATAATACTATCGGTAGACCTAAATCCTTCTTCAACTTTATCAACGAAGCAGATTACCCTATGGAAATCAAAGGTATTGAAGTAGATTATACTGATAAAGTTTTCCTTTATACTATTCTTACTATCTTACCTATTCTTTATATAGATAAAACAGCAGAGGGTACTCATATTGATGATCCTATAGCTATAGAAGTATTCGTTAAAAATCGAATCAAAGAATCTAAATCTACTAAACTTGTATGTGATGCTATCAGATTCTCTTCATATATCATTGGTCTAGTATGTGGTAATGAAAAATTAGGTAATTTCTTAAGAACTATTGCCGATGAATATATGATTGCAGAAGAAAAGAAAGAAGAAAAAATGGACGCAATTGATCATGCTCTAATGAAACCTTCGTACATCAAATGTACTGAAATGGCAGAAGAAGCTGCTGAGATTATTTCTCTATCTGAAGCATATTCCTCTGCTCCTAAATTTAATATTTGTCAAGATACAATTATTAAATTCCCAGAAGCTATTCCATTCTTTGAATACTATGCTAGTACTTATCCAGAACATCTCGACAGAGATATTCTATTAAATAGAGCAGAATTAGTAATTAAAGAAAATGCTATTTCCAGTAAGATGGATATGGATCTTGCTGCTAATATCTCTAAAGTAAATACATATCGTAATCGTCTAGTAGAAACTGTAAAAGTAGATGATCCTGTAGAATACTTCCGAAACTTCACAGAAGCTACTCAATTAATGGAAGATATCATGACATTCATTGAATCATATGACTCTGATTTTGATGATGACTACGATGATGACGATGACGAAAAAGAAGAATTAACTCCTAAGCAAAAACAAGAACAAAAGAAAAAAGTCGAAGAAAAGAAAAAATCTCTTCTTAGTAGAATGGCTGATGTTCTAGCTAAAGCTGGCGGTGCTGTTGAAAAGGTAAAACCTAAGCTTAAATCCGTCAGTAGTAAAATTATCGATGTTTTAGCTAATATTACTACTATGGGTGATGAAGAAAAGATCGCTCAATTGAAAACAAAGATCTTACCTAATCTTAGAAATATCTTAATGGTAATCGTAACAGCTGGTTTAGCTATTACAACACCTTATCTTTTGGTATTAGTATTGGTAATTAATGCTATTAGCACAACAAATACTTCCGTTGAGACTAAGAAGATCGTTAAAGATGAACTTGATGTAGAATTAGGTATTGTTGAAAAGAAACTCAACACAGCTGATCTTACTGAACATGACGAAAAGAAACTTCTTATGCTTAAGAGTAAAATCAATCGTCAAATTGAACGTATTGATAAAGAAATTGAAAAGACTAAATCCAAGAAATAGGAGGTCATATGTTTGCATTTGATGATGAATTTGGTTTATTTGATGAAGATGTGATCTTTAATAACGAAGATATACTTCATGAAGCACCAAATGATGATAATAAAAAAGAAAATAAAGGACAAAATGGTAGTGGAGATAATACCGACTCAACAGAAGATGATGCTCCTACTGACTATACTGATGGTAGTGAAAGCCCTAACACCCCCGTAGACGATGAGGGCAATCCAGATTATACAGAAGAAGAAGAACCGGATTATGATGAAGAATCCGGTAATGATCCAGAAAATGATCAAACTAACACTGATTCTGAATCTGATGATACTAACACAGAAGTAAAGTCAGATGAAGGAGATGGTGAAATACCAGATTCTGATAACGCTGACGGTAATATCGATACTGATACTGAAGGAACTGATGATGATTCTGATTCACCAGATTATACTTCAGAAGAAGATCCTTCTGCAGCTGAAGGAGAACCAGGGGATGACACCGATGGTGCTGGTGACGAAGAAGCTGGAGATGGTGACGCTACTGGAGATGATATGGGCGGAGAAGATACCACTGATGATACTTCAGGTGATACTACCGAAGGTGGAGATGGTGAAATCTCTCAACTTCAAAATGACTTGTTCTCTAACCTTTCTGATGAGCAAATGAAGCTTAGGATTAATAGTATTAAAGACTCCTTTATTGAGTTATACTCAAACGTTGATAATACATCTAAGCAGATCCTGCTAGTTAATCGATCTTCTGATAATATCGTAGCTATCAATTATATTAATGAAACTTTAGGTGCCCTAAAAGATATGATTAGGGATGCCCTTACAGTTTCTTTTGGTACTCGTTCTATAGCAGAAAATCAGATTGTGTTACAAAAGCTTGTTGCTATCTATTCTTTGGTGTATAAAATCGTAGAAAAGATTGGCAACAGGAAAGAAGAAAAATAGAAATTATTTGGGATAAGAACCCAACCACTTATAAATAGATTCTACTGATGATAGTAGAGATGTGTGTGACAGATAGACACTGTGATGAAATTTAATATTCTCATATAAGGAGGAATATTCCTAATGGCAATCGTAGGCTCTACAGATAATGCTAATAAAGAGATTCTTCGTGGTTACGAACAAGACTCCATGCATGAAACTGCTGCTCGCTTTGTTGAATTAGCACGTGCAGCTAAACAAGAATCCGGCTTGGATATCTTTAATAACCCAACAGAATTCTTAACTAATAACCTTGGTAAAGAAGATCTTAAATCTTTCTTCGTAAACGAATCTTACGACGCAGAAGATCCTCGTTTCAAAGGCAACTCCGCTGCTCTTCGTTCTCACTTGGAAAACATGGAAATGTTGTTCGAAAACGACGTACAAGCAGCTGTTACTGAATCCACTAACTTGGGTGCATTGTCCCCAGTAATCGGTATGGTAACACCAATCCATAAAAATATCTTGATGAACGCTGTTTATGATCAAGTAATGCCAAAAGACGTTTCCCGTAGCCCTAAATTCACTTTGACTATGGAAACTCGTAACTTGGTTGATACTAAAGGCAACAAAATCGATATGTATGCTGAACAAAACTTGATCAAGAAAGCTATCGATGAATCCGTTCCTACATTCGACAAAGTTATCACTACTTTGCCTGAACAAGAAGCTACTGACTTCGTTGCTGAAGCAGTTGCAGCTAATGTAATTGACGCTTCCGTTCAATCCATTGCTAACCTTTCCATGCGTACAGAAGTTTTTGGCGTTGTAGTTAAAAACGTATACGTAGAAAAAGGCGAAATGATTTGGGACGCAGCTACACAAAAAGAAATCCCTGCTACAGCAGCTGGTGCTAACTCCGTATTGTTCAAATTACATGCATTCTTCACTCCTGGTTATGGCGACCATGTTCGTCAAATGCATCGTGCATTCATGATTTCCTTCAAGAAAAATGCTACTGATACAGTAACTGCTTCTGGTACAATCATGGGTTACTTGAATGAAAAGAACCGTATGTTGCTTCAATGTGGTCCATTGAAAGTTAAAGACGGTGCTACTGAAGCATTCGATACTACTACTTTCTTGGTAGAAGCACTTGTTGTTCGTGCTGTATTTGATGTATCTTCCGCTGCATTCCCAACTGTTAAAGTTGAATGGTCCAGTACTACAGATATCTTCCAAATTCCAGAAGCTCCACATGTAACTGTACCTATCACTCCAGAAGAAGTTAAAGACGTTCAAGCTCTTTACGACGTAAACCAAGTTACAAAACTTATGTCCATGATCCGCCTTGCTCTTCTTCATTGGAAAGATGATTCCATCCGTGATGATCTTGATGCTTCTTACTTGGCTATGCCTGAATCCAAACAATACAAAGCAGCATTCGACTTCACTCCTCCAATTAACTTCACTGGTCTTCCAGTAGTATGGCGTAATGGTCAATTCATGGATCGTTTGGAAACTATGGTTACTGAAATGCTCCAAGAATTGAACGATGAAAACATGACTATCGCTATCTTCGGTCGTCCTGACTTGATCCGTCGTATTGCTCCTCAACAATACACTTATCAAACAGCTTCCAACATCGGTCCTGTTGAATTAGACTTCACTCGCACTGTTGTTACTTCCGAACATCGTGTATACAACTTCATCTCCACTAACAAAATGCGTAACAACAATAACTTCGTAGTATTGTTGATTCCTCGTAACTCCATGCGTATTACTTACAAAGTGGTAGATTACCAAATGTACTTAAGCAACGAAATTCGTGATGCTCGTCAAACTGCATTGCCAGCTATGACTGCATTCGAACGTTGGTTATTCTTACAATATCAACCTGTTCAAGGACGTATGCATATTATGAATCCTACTGGCTTACGCAACAACCCTGAAGACGACGTTAAAGACTTCATCGGTGCTAACGCTATGAATGATTACACTGCTAACCGTGCAGATTATGCTAACGAAGTTAACGGTGTAGTTGATCCAGCTACAGGTCACTTCCAAATTCCACCTATCAAAACTAACTAATTTCTAAGTGACTAATAATCGGGACTAGAGGATAATTCCTCTAGTCCTCTTTTATTTCCTTAGAGGAGGGTGCGAAATGCAAAAAGACGATACTGCCTTGTTCGAAAGCATTGGTGAGTTACGATACGAACTAATGCAATTAAAGGTTGATCCTGATAATTCTGCGTTACTATCTTCCATTAAGAGAATACTTAACGATATTTTCGATGACTCGAAATGTGAAGATGTTATCTTTACTAATAATACAGATAAAATCTTCTTTGGTCTAACGGTAATGCCCGTGTTTAATGACTCTCAACAGGTCGTCGATATAGTTTTAAACAGTACTAACTTTGCTATATCCAAATATCGTGTTGAGATCGATTCTAAGCTTCTTGATAATTACACAGGATTGAATATTGATGAAATTACTTCTATTTTATTACATGAAGTAGCTTCTCTGGTATACAATGACACTCCTGCTCGTAAAGCTCGCTACTTAATCGATTTGTGTTTAACTCAAAATAATACAAATATCAAGATCTCTAGCTATATCTCCTATGTGGAGTTATTAGCTTATGGTCTTAAAGAAGCGATCCGCAAATCAGCTTCCATTTTCTACGTTAAAGATAATGGTGCTATTCAAGAATTTGATGACGCATTAGAATTGACTCGATTCTTAGAAAGTGCTATTGCTAAATTAGATGCTCTTGGATATCTATATGATAAAGGTACCAATGCAGCTGAAGTAGTTATTAAATGGACTTTACGTTTATATAAGGATATCCTTACATACCGTATTCCAGCTTTACATACTATCAATAAATCTTGTTTAGTAACAGCATCTGAATTGGAACAAGATGAGTTGAAGAATGTTGCTCGTCATTTAACTCGTATTGATGATTCTTTCTTGATTCAAGAGTCTGGTATTCTTGCCGATACTGCTGATAAGAAAGATATTGTTGCTAAGTTAAATGAACGCAAATCTATTAAGAGTTTCTTTGATACATTTGCAGAAACAGTTGCCCTTGGCAAAACTGCAAAGTCTATTACTGAAGCTCAAGATTTATTCTTCAAAGCTAACAGTGAGATGAGTCAAATCAAATATTATCTAGAAAATAATGAGCTTGATGTAAAGACAGCTAAGGATTTGGACAGATTGTATTGTCGATATGATATCATCAGGACTTCCTTACATAATAAGATTTAATCTTAAAATACAATGAGAGTACCCAATATTGGGTACTCTCTTTCTTTTCGTAAATTGTTAAAATTAATATTTAATATAACAAACTAGTAAAAGTAATTATAAGCATTAGCTTATTATTGTATTTAGTTAAATTATATTTTTTAGGAGGCTATTATCATGGCACTAGGAGACAACAACAATCGCGAATTAAGACCTACAGTATACTCTGGTTATACTTTCTACAACACACGTTCTGAGAAAGCTAAATCTCGTATGAACTTCTCTATGTGGAAGAATACTATTAAACTTTCTATCGAACGTATGGTAAAAGAATCTAACGACGGTTACGGTGCAGAATTCGATACAGAAAATCCAGCATTATTATACTTAACTGCTTCTAAAGCATTAGTATTGGCTGATCTTCTTAAAGCATACTTACGCGACCCAGAACAATACTCTGGTTTCGGTGTAGAATCTGCACGTGCATTGATTACTATCACTCGTGAAGGTGATGACGATGTTCTTACTGTATCTACTAAGAACGGTTCAGAAATCGGTGATGGTTTATCTTATGTATTAAATCATTCTTTCCCTGTAGTTGAAAAAGTTAAAGAAGATGGTAGTATTTCTTACAATAATTCTTTCGCTTCTTCTACAGATATCAAACAATTGATTTTCCAATTGGATGACTATGTACATGCAATGAATAATACTATTGCTTTCTCTGTTATTGATAACTTGGCTAGAAATACCCAATCTAAATATAGCTTCTTGAAAGAAGCATTAAGTGGTGGCTCTTCCTATGGTAACAATAATGGTGGTAGCCGTTATGGCAAAGGTTCTGCAAGCCAAAACAACGAAGTTGACGACTTAGACGACTTCATGTAATAGACAAATATACTAAAGAAGATACAATGGAGAGTATACGATATCCGTATACTCTCTATACTTCGTTTCAGGTAGGTTTATATGGATACTACTATAAAATACGTAACTAAAAACTTTATTGAATTTGAAGTATTATTTGATTTAGATTTGGCTATAGCTCAGTATATCTTACTGAATACTAAGAATACTAATTTCATCGACAAGTCTATTAGAGAATCCAAGGTAGAGATCACTAATAATTATCTTAAGAATAAGCTACTATATAGAAAGTATGATAATCCATTATCTGCAGTATTGGATAATAAATACAAAGATAGCTTTGATGACATATTGGAATCTATCATGAAAGATCACGCTGATGATGTATATGAAAGAATTATTCCTACAGATCTATTACAAGCTATCAATGCTATGGGTGTAGCTGATGATATTATCAAATCTAGAATCAAATGTGATAATGAAAAACAAGTCAATATAGTTGAGAAATATTCTGAGGTATTAGAGACAGTTAGAACCAATGAATTATTCGAAGATTCTACTTCTCTATTTATCAAATACCTTAATAATATTCAAGATTATGCTCCTATTGGTGGTAAATACATTTATATCGTTAAAGGTAATTACAATCTAGGTCCAAATTTTCTCCCAAGTCCAGTTGTAACTATATTGGGAGAACAAAATGTAATACGGATGGTTGATATCTATTCCAATATCACTATTCCAGAAGTAAACTTGGAGGATTATATTAATGAACACAGCAAGAATTAAAGCGGTTTCTAATATTGTACCTAAAGACGTTCTTCGTGAAGTCCAATTAGAAACTATTGAACGTATAGCTAATGCTTTGGCTAACTCTTATGGTCCATCTGGTTCCACTACACTCATTCGTAAAGGTGATGATGTAAAAGGTTCTGGTGTGACTGCTTATACTAAAGATGGTCATAGTATTTTAGGAGCTATTAAGTTCAATAAACCTATCGAAATGAGTATTCTCGATGATCTTAAAGATATTACTCGCAATACTGTTAAAACAGTTGGTGATGGTACAACATCTGCTGTAATCCTCTCCTATGAAATCTTCCGTGCATTGAACGAAATCATTAGCGACCACGCCAATTTCACCGAAAAGGCTGTAGTCGCTGAACTACAGAAAGTAGTTAAAGATATTACTACTATTATCGAAAATAGTAAGCAAAAACCTACTATTGATAAAATCTACCAAATTGCTTTGACATCTACTGATGGTAATGAAGAAGTAGCTAACTCTATTCGTGAAATCTACGAACAATTTGGTCTTGGTGTATATATCGACGTAGGTATTTCTAATACTACTAACCACATGGTGAAAACTTATGAAGGTTTGACTATTGATGGTGGTTATTTCAATCCATGCTTCATAAACCGTGCCAAAGACGCTGTTTCTGAACTTCAAAAACCTAATATTTACATTTTTGAAGATCCTATTGATAATAACTACACGCTTAATCTTTGCTACAAGATTGTAGAGCAAAATTTGATTGCTCCTTTAACTAAATACAATACTTTGGTTCAACAAGGTAACCAAGCTGAAGCAGATGCTGTAATTGCTAATGAACTTAAGGCAACTGCAATCATTACTCCTACATTTGGTCGTGATATTCGTTCCCAAATGGATAGCATCATCGATATGATGAGTAGTTCTAAAATTGAACAACGTGCTCCATTGACTATTATCACTGGTATGACTGATGTAGATCGTCTTGCTGATTTAGCTGCTATGACTGGTGCTAAAACAATCAAGAAATATGTAGACCCTGAAGTTCAAAAATCTGATGTAGAAAAAGGCATTGCTCCTACATTGGAAAATGTGGCTACTGAATTCGGTGGTAAAGCTGAATTATTAGTTGCTGATACTAAAACTACTAAAGTTATCAATCCAGAATTGATGTTTGTGAATGATGAAGAAGGTAAACGAGTATTCAGTAGTGAATATAACAATCTTCTTGCTTCTTTAGAAGCTCAATTAGCTCAATTGGATACAGTAAAAGAATCTGCTACTGAAGTAAATGTACTTCGTCGCCGTATTCAATCTTTGAAATGTAATATGGTAGATTACTTAATCGGTGGTGTATCTTATACTGACCGTGATGCATTAAAAGATGCTGTAGAAGATGCTGTTCTTAACTGTCGTTCTGCTGCTAAAGAAGGTATTGGTTATGCTGCTAACTTCGAAGGTCTTCGTGCTGCTCATGAAGTAGCTGAAGTTACTTCTAACCTAAGCCCAATTAGAGAAGCTGTAAGTAATGCTGTATATAAAGCATATGCTAACACAGTTGCTCGTATCTATGTAGACTATATGGCAGTTGAAAATATTGAGCAAGATGATTTGATTAAAACTCTTATTGAACGTAATAAACCTATTGATGTAACTGGTAATGATCGTGAAGTATTATCTTCTATCAAAACTGACCCAACTACATTACAAGCTATTGTAGATATCGTAGGTTTGATGTTCAAAACAAATCAATTCTTGTGCCCAATTCCAGATATGAATACATATACTGCTGAATAGTAAAATAAATTATGTAAGGGAGGGATATGATTGTCCGTCGAAACTACATTTGCTAATTATATACGACGACCTGGTATTGTCGGGAGTACTACACCACAAATTAAACTAATTGAAATGGACGCTCGTCAAAGATATGAACGTATCTTGATGCGTGAAGGTGGTAGTTTAAAGTTTTATCAATTCAAAGACGATAAAAACGATACCTATTATATTCATATCAAAGTCCCATCAGAAGTATTAGATAAATTCTATTACGATGTGATTATAAAGTTCTGTGGTCATACAGGTACAGAATCTTATCCAACCCTTACTAACTATAATATTCAAGTCTTCTCTAATGACCCTGCTTTCTGTTATACATATGCCTATGTATTTAATAAAGAAGGGATGTTAATTAAAGACTTTGCTGATAAGATTGGTCCAGACTTCTTAAAGAGTAAGCCTAGAGAACGAAATCCTAAAGAAACTTTTGGTTTTGTTAAATCTCTATACTTTGCTTACTTCTTTATGGAGCAAAAGAAATTATTTGAAAAACGTTGGTGGGATAAAGCTAAGCCTTATAAAGCTGATACTGTATCCCATAACATTATGAAGGCTGATTCTAAGATAGTTAAGCGTCAAAGAGAAGCAGAACAACTTAGAAAAACTGAGAAGGCTACTAAACAAACTCCTCAACCTCCTAGAAATACTTTCATTGGAAGCGATCATGTCAAGCCAGCTAGAGTTGCTAGCGGTGTACGTAAAACAGGGACTGTTAAAACTACCAAGACAGTACGTACAACTAAGGCGATTCGAAAAAGATAATATAGCTGTATATTATAGAAATGAAGAAGGTTATTTGGTCTTTGTAAATAACCTAAAATCCATTTAGGAGGGTTAAAATGGTAGAAGAATTAAAGAACGTTTTTATTGATCTCGGAGAAGCTCAGCCATTTGTCTATGTAGATGACTGGGTTCCTCAACCTGAAGACTTTATTTTTACAACCTCAAAAGGTTTAATTGAATTGAATGATATCGCTAGGATCTATGGCTTAGAAGATCATCATCCAATTGCTTTCTATTCGATGGCTAGTAAGAAATGCTACAATGGTGCAACTGTAGTAAAACCAAATGGCGATGTATCCATTGGTTTTCGTGATCATTGTATTCATTATCTTAACTATTTCGAAAAGTTTTATGATACTGAACACACTGTAGTTAATATTTTAGCTCAGTTGAAGTATCTAATAGAATATCATGAAGGGTATAATGAAGATATGTTAGTAGCAGATATTCAACGCTACTTCATTTCTAAGGATAGCAATCCTGTACTCCATTATGATATCCATAGATTTGTAAGGGATAATTATAATATACATTTAACGTATAAGAATAAGAATAATCCATGTCTAGAATATAGAGATTATCATGCTTGTATCTTGTTTGAAATCTCTATTCTTCAAAATATGATTATTCCTACTCTTATTCATTTCTCTTATCTACATCAATACACAAACCAAGATATCCAAAGACTCTTATTGAGAGTATTTGACAATATCTTATTTGAAGTAGATAATAAATACAATGTCGATATGGCTTCTAAGTTATTTGAAACTATCTTGACAAATGTAAACAAAAATAAGAAGGGTAATCCAGTGCTATGGGATATGCAAGAAATCCGAGCTCGTAATCCTATTTCACATGCAATGGAAACCCAACAAAATATTTTGGTACAAATCATTCCAAAATATTCATTCAAAGAAAATATCATCTCGTTTAACTTCTTCTCTATTCAAAATGATTTGAATAATAAAGTTCTACGAGCTAAGTATGAATATGCTTTAGCATCAGTATCTTCTTCCAATGTAGATGAAGATAATAACTCTGAAGCAGATAAGTTCGAAGCTCACTTAGCTAAGATGAATGAATCAGCAGTAATTCAATCTACGTTAAACTGTAATCAAACAATTCAACGTATTGAAGCACTATATGGTCCATTCTCTGAAGATGAAATCAATTTCTATATGAAAGAGCTTGGTAAAGAAGGTAAGAATATAAAAAACCAATTCCAATTCAATTTGGTTTCTTATCTATTCTTAAAAGAGTTTAAAGATATCCAAGCAGTTAAGTTAGTTACATTCAGACAATATGTAATTATGCTATTAGCTGCTAAGAAGTATCTTATCTCAGCTGGTCAATCTCTATTACCATATATCATTGGTGGTAGAGTAGAAAAGATTGTTAGTCGTAAGACTGTAAATAAGAAGATTCTTCAAAAGATTCAATTCTCCGAAAACTATCCTAAAATAGTTGCTAAATACAATAATAAGAAAATCCAAGAAGAAATAATCTTTAAAACAATCTCTCAAATCTTAGCCTCTGATTTCAGAAATATTGACTTCTATAATCAAGAGCTTAATGGAATCAAGATCCAATGTATTCCAGAAAAGATTTCTGAAGAGCTGCTTCAATATATTCTGTTAATTTAAGACAATTAATTCCAGAGACTAATATTAGTCTCTGGAGTTTTATTTGCTAAAAGGAGGTGAGATTATGGATATACAAGAAGAATTAAAATACTATCTGATGGAAACCTTTCCAGATGCTAAATCCGCATCAAATGGAAGAGAAGTAGTTATTAGATGCCGCTTCTGTGGTGATAGTAAGAATAAAGACTCTAGGCATTTATACTTATCACTAGGAGATTCCATTAAAGGAATACCTCCGTTGTATCATTGCTTTAAGTGTAATGAAAGTGGTGTATTGTCTAAAGATGTTATCAGAGAACTTATGGGTTATGCTGATACATCTGAAGTATTATATAAGCTGGATAAATCGAATAAAGAGATATTCAAGAACTCTAAGTATCGACCAGTTAATAATAACTATTACCTAAATCAAAATTACCCGTATAACGATAATACTTATAACAAAAAGAAAATTGAATATATTTCTAATCGTCTTGGAATAGATTTTTCTTATGGTGAAATAATCTCTAACAAAATAATACTTGACGTAAAAGAATTATTAAGTTATAATAAGATTAACGTTGAGAATCGATTTCGTGATCTAATCGATTATGCTTCGCTGAATTGTATTGGCTTTCTAAGTATGAATAATAGTTTTGTCACATTTAGAAATCTCCGTAAGAATCCACCAAGACAGTTTAACTTTAGATACATGCAATACAACATTTTCAATTCATTTGAATCAGGGAATAAGTATTATTGTATTCCGACCATAATAAACACGATGTCGAATGAACCTATACATATTCGAATTGCGGAGGGGGCTTTCGATATATTATCCGTTAAGTATAATTTATGTGGAGGTAACACTGAACAACAGATGTATATCTCTGCTAATGGTAAAGGTTTTAGTAGTGTAATTAAACATGTTTTAACCACATATCCTATACCTAATTTAATTTTAGACCTGTATTTAGACAACGATTATGGTAATGATTACGCCATATGGAATTGTAAAAAAGCTCTTGAATTAAATATACCAGTATACTTACACAGGAACAGGTTTGAAGGTGAGAAAGACTTTGGAGTTCCCGCTAATAAAATTCGTGAACAGGTTTTGAAAGTTTAAGTAAACTTTGTTTATGAGAAGGGAAGTGTTATTTATGAAATCTCCAAAAGAGCTTTTACGGGGAGTGTCTGATTGGATGATGTTTATTGAAGAACTTAAATTGACTAAATACGAAGTATTTATCATTTTCCTCTCCTATACTATTTTCCTCATGGCACTCTTATTCTCTATTCTTGCTTTCATCTCTCTTTATTGTAGTGGAAAGCTTTCAATGATATGCCCAGTTATATTACTGGGTATAGTCGTTGATATTTTTCTCTTCATCAAGTCGTTTAAGCTATATGAAGAGATAGTTGCTAGTAAGAAATTCAAATAGATCACTTGCCCATAGCCAATATTGGCTATGGGAATTTTATTTTCTCAGGAAGGAATAATGAAATGAAAACATGCGTAACACTTTATGAAACACATCTAGTTAGATATTATCTACCAACAACCAAAAGAGAAAAACTAGGGTTTATGATACAATCTGATATAGATACAGAAGATCTAATAAACTTAAATTTAGTTGCCCATATTCTTCATAATCACATTTGGAATGAATATGAAGGCATCTATGTATATATCTACTCTAATGGTACACATCAATTATTTATAGATAATGGAGTTAAAGAAGAAAAGAGCTTATACTTCAGAGATACTATAAATAATATCCCAGCTGAAATAGTAATCCTAGCTAAATATATCTTCGAAGGAAAATATAGAAAAGCTGCTAGAATTATTAAACAAGCTAGACTACATGTAAGTCTAAGTGAACTACTTAGAATTCCATTGGTTCGATACTATAATGGTATCAATTTCCCATTAGAAGAACTAAGAGATATTTGTAAAAAATAAGGAGAAATAAAATGAAAACAGAATTTCTTAAAAAGGAAATAGTAATAGAAGTGTATGGTCTTGAAACTCTAATAGTTGCTTATATGATCTTAGACCAATTCAATAACACAGATGTCAATTATTACCATTATGATTATAGTAATGGTGATTATAATTTGACTAAAATGGTTAATGGTAAGGAAGAAGAATCTCAAGTTACATTATTCGTACAAGTTCCAGATTATATAACAGTTGTAGCAAATGCTATTGTATATGGTAAAATCCATAAAGCTGTACGTATTTGTAAGAAGAATAACTTACCATTGAAGATCAATAAGTTAATGAATGCACATATACTATTAACAGGTGATGATCACGAATATCGTACTAAATTATACAAACTATTTACACTTCGTTAGATAGAGGTAATTAATATGGATACAGAAAGAGAATATAGCCACATGGTAAAGAATAAAATGCTACCAGGTGGTAAACTAATTTCAGATTACCAAATAATGACTGGATATGGATTATCTGAATTAGAAATGAAGTATATCGACGAAGTTGGTATAATTCCAGAAGTTCCAGAACATGTACGAATAATTCCTAAAGGATTTTATAAAGATGATTCAGGAAAGATTCGTAAAATAGAGAAATAAACAGAGGGTAGCCAATATTGGCTACCCTACTCTTTTATTTATTTTTTGTAATACTCTCCTTTTTCAACGATATATTATAATAGTGAATAAGAATATTTATTTCATTTATATTATTAATTATAAGGAGTTTTAAAATGAAACAATTAGTATTAAAAAACGGTGCAACAGTATCTATGGCTTCCACTAATAAAGAAGTGAAAGTAATTAAGAAAGCGGAAGATCGTAAAGATCGCCGTGGTATTGAGTTGATGGTCTTATCTAGTATTATTATGGATTACTTCACGCATACAAATAATGAAGAGTATTTGTATAGCCATTCAAGTGAAGACATGGATGGTACATTAGTTAAAAAAGTAGTAGGTAATTGTTTAACAGAGAATGTTCATATGTACAAAAACATTCCTGTAGACGTAGTACTTTTGGCGAATGCTATCCTAGATGGTAAGATTCGTAAAGCTACTATGTTGGCTAAGAAAGCCGATTTACGAATCAACCTTTCTAAAGTTTTGAATAATAAATTGATTACCCAATTCAATGATTGGGATATCAGTATCTGTCGTTTAAACGAACGTTATGCTTACTAAAAAAATAATTTAAACAAGGAGAACAAAAAATGAATTTAAAAGAAGTACAATTAACAGCATCTAATTACTATGAAGTGAAGAAATATTTGAGATCCCCAGAGTGGGAACATCCTGATTTTGGTTGGTTTGGAATCAAATCAGTGGACTTCCAAACAGGAGTTCTTGTGGGAAAACGTTATGATGAAGAATTCAATGTACCAATCGAAGGGGTAAAATTGCTAGATTGTGATTTAGTTAATCTAAATTACTATAAACTTTTGGAAAAGGTCCCTTCCGAAATCCGTAGTGATTTAGAAGATGTAGTCATGGATCTAGAACAATATGCAGCCGCTCGAGGCTACAATGGTTGTTTCTAAAGGAAAGAAAGTGAGGTAGCCAATATTGGCTACCTCATATCCTTCTTTTATTTTTTCTTTACTATGAAGTGAAACCCGTGGCAAGAGAGTCTCAATTATATGTTAGATTGTGATAATAAGTGGTTGATTTCTATTAGCAGCAGATACATAGTTATCTTCAAGCTTTTGAACAATATCATCACGCTTATTAGCCCAGTCTTGTAAAGTATCCAATGGTAATTCTGTAGTAGCATAAGAAGTACTTACGTTAGTAAAGTATTTCAAGTTATTATAAACAAATGTAGCTACATCAGAAGTTGCTAGGTTTTCAAATATTTCCATCTTAGATGGCTCTATAGTCATTAGGTTCTTAGAATGTTTGACGTATAGATTAATTGGAATAGACTTAAGAGTTTCTAATTGGTTATTAGATAACTGAGAAGCTAATCTAATTTTATTAGGAGCTTCAAATTCTGGATAGATACCAGCTTTATAAATACTAGCATGGTTAGTAAGCATTTGGTTCATCATAATATCTTCTACGTTCATTTGTGTAGTAAACATATCGAATGTACTAAAAAACCCAGTACCGAACCCAAAGGAAGGATACATAGTGCTTAATAATCTCCAGTCGATGTCCCCACAGCCAATAATCTTTACAGATGAGCACGTTGCTTCATCAATAAGATAGTAAGGACCTTTACGTCTATCACCAGTTAGATAATATGTCATCTTATATGGGAAGTAACGACTGAATGTATCTAATGTTTCATTAGCGATTATTTCTTCCATCCACACATCTTTACCCATCTCATCAGGTAGGTTAAGTACACGAGTACCTAAACGTCGTTCTATTTTATTCAATAGATTTGTAGTAGCATTCATCATTGGCATATCTTTATCACCTCAATTCTATGTGGTAAGTAAAATATATAGAGTACCCAATATTGGGTACTCTAATTATATATTTTCTAGAAACGATCACAGAACTTATCGATCTTAGCACCAACATAATCTTCAATAGGTACAACGATAACATTGTAGTTTTCGTCTACTAATTGAAGGTTATTACCCTTACGAGTAATATTAGTGAACTCTTGATCAAAAGCTTCACACATAGCGTTTAAGTTATAAGATTCTTTCATAATAACTTTACGCACATCGTCGTTAATGATAGGAGAGACAGCAGATTCAACCATTAAGCTGTTACCAGACTCAACAATTTTACGTTGCATGTCTTCATTCATATTAGTCAATTTAAGATCATCCATGAATGCAGATTCAGTTACAATGTGATCTGTATAAGCATCTGGATAAGATGGGAAGTATACACGGTCATAACAAATGATACGCAAGTTAGTAACTTGATTACGACCACCATTGTTTTTAATGGAACCGATAGATCTTAAAGAGAAGGATGGTAATTGACCATCTTTCAAGTCTTCGTTAAAGCTACGACCTAGTTCATTATTAGTACCACGGAAATGAGCTTTTACTAAAGGTCCTTCCATCCAGAGTTTAGTAAACCATACTTGTTCTAAAGTACCATCTACTTTTTGTTGACGAGATAGATTCAAATCTAATGGGTGACCAGCTTCACCTTTGAAGTTACCAGTAGTAACCAATTCACGAATACGATCACTATAGATTTCACTATGCAAGTCTTCAGTAGAATAGAAACGGCGGTTACGGTTTTCTTTCTCACCAACTTGGAGAACACCTTCAGCAGTAACAAAACCGTTTCTTCCTACATTTACAGTTTCACAAGAAACAACTTTTTCTGCAGCTTCATTAATGACAAACACTACAGGTTTTTTCATTATCTAGCCTCTGAAATAATTATTTACGAGTAAATTTCTTTTTAGATTCATCGATAACTTTAACAGAGTTTTCTTCTTTAGGTTCTTCTACTAAGTCTTTAACTTCAGTAACAACTGGAGTTTCTTTAGGAGCTGTTTCTTTTTTACTTTCTACAATCTTTTGGATAGTAGATTTAGATTCAGCTTCTACTGCAGAGTTATCTCCATTAGGACCTACAGAGTAGATTTTGAACTTAGGAAGTTCTTCTTTATCATCGTCATCGAGAATAGAAACATCGTCATCCCCATCAAGGTCTTTATCATAGTTATCAAAGCCCAATTGGACTACTGTACCATCATCAAGAACTTCTCGAACTAGGATGCGTTGTTGTAAGCATTTGCGGATAGTATCAGTATCTAATTCGATACCATTAGCTGGTCCGCTGAAATTAATACCATCAATATATGCAGGTTGAGCTGCATAGACATTTACTGTTTTAATCATAGTATAATCCTCCTAAAGAAATATTACTATTTACCGATTTCCATATCTTCGATAGAAGGGTCTAAGTCATAATCCCAGAAGGAATCTTTGAAGATATTATCAGGAACAGTGTCTTCTTTTTTGAAGCTATCATCGAAGTTCTTTTCATCAGCACCTACTTGAGGACCTTTGTAACCAAATTCAACATCATCAGCATTGATACCAGCACCATCAAAAGTATTCATAGTATCAACTTTATTTAAGTCCATTTCTTGACAAACTTCTTGAGCTTGTTCAACGAAATTCAATTTCATGGATTCGTCCATCTTGAAAACTCCTTTATCATCATCGTCATCTTCATGATCTTCATCATGATCAGAATCGTCATCATCGTCGTCAGAGTCTTCATGATCATCATCATCGTCGTGATCTTCATCATCACGGTCATCTTCATGATCATCATCGTCATCATCAGAATCGATAGTGATACGTTCTTCTAATTCATCATCAGAATCATCGTCATCATGGTAAGCTTTGCGATCTCCTTCAAATGTAGGAGCATCATCAACTTCCATATCAATAGCATTGTCGTCACGATCTACAAGATCTTCATCTTCCTCTTGTTTAGGAGTACCAGGAACAGGAGGTTTTTGATTACTTTCACCAGCTTGAGCTTTATCAGTTTGACCTGCTTGAGGTTTAGAAGCTACTTCTTTACCAGATTGGGTTGGTTGAGGAGTAGATTCTTCATCAAAACTAAAGATAGCGTCGATATCATCTTCAGATTCATTGAAGTTAATACCAGTGTCGAAAGTCAAAGCAGCGTTTGCCATATCCAATTCGGATTCTTCGGATTCGAAGAAGTATTTACGAGGTTCCAAGTACCAGGAAATAACAAGACCTTGGCGTTTTACCAAACGTTCTTTAAAGTCTTTAAGTTCGGATGTATAAATACGACAGCCGTATTTAGAAGCCTCATCTTTTAATTTATCACCAACTAAGTTAGTTAGTTTATAATAATCAGCCATATCTTTATCGCTGATATAGATACCATCTACTGGATTCCAACCTAAACCATAACCTTTTTTACGGTTAGTATCTTTACGGTTTTGGATGAATGGGTTGTACCGTAATTGGCAAACTTTAACGGATTTACCATCTTTAATGAACTTACGTTCATCTTCTTTAGTCAATTCAGCAACAACGTCGCCTTTTTCTTTACCAAATATAGCACGAACTGTGCTTTGTACTTTAGCAGCCATCGCTTTGATAGCTTTAGTACGAGATTTTTCATCAGCAGGCTTTTTAATACCAAGTTTTTCAGCAAGAGATTCGTTGAAGGATTCTTCGGAATCATAAATGATTTCTTCTTCTTCGTCGAAAGATTCTTGTTCTTCATCGAAATCGACATCCAATGCTTCCATTACAGGAATGCCATTAAGGATAGCTTCTACTTCTTCACGAGCAAGAATACCATCTCTAATTGCATCGTCAGCATATTCTTCGATTTCTTTATCAGCTTTTTCAGCTTCTTCATCAACTTCGTCGGAAATAGAAATTTTTCCAGAAGCGATGTCGTCTACATCGTTGTCAGTAATCAAACCAGCACCGATAGCAGTATTTACAATTTCGTTAATTTCATCATCATTAGCGATATCTACAGGATCAACTACATCTAGAGAAGCAGCTGCTTCTACTACGGAGTCGAATTCCAATTCTTGATCAATGATATGATCAATAGTAGGTTCTACACTTTCGATGATGGATTCAATATCATCAGAAATTCGCATATATCGAATACCTCCTTTAAATTATAAGGATGTCCAGAATGGTAGAAAAGTATTGGTACTATAAGCACCAATACTATCTCCAATCTATTTGTTTACTGTTTTGGAATACCAGAATCTTCTTTTAACGGTTTCTTTAATTTCTTTTTACCAGTATCTTTAGGATCTTCTTCTTCGACAGGTTGTTCTTTATTGTCTTTTAAAGCAGAGAGATCACCAGAGGCAATATCTCTACCAGTCTTAACAATATTAGAACCTTTTTCAATAACATCTGGAATACCATCTCCATCTAAGTCGATGAATAAACCAGCAATGAATGTTACTGCAGCGATAGCAGAAGAACCAATACAAATAGCAATGAAATTAGAGAGTGCAGATAAATCTGGAGTTCCATGTTTCAAAGAAATATACCACCAAGCTCCATACCAAGTAAGGATCAATACTAATAGTAAACCGATATAGAAGCAAGATATAAGAATAAGAGGTTTCTTAAGATTCTTAATCTTCTCTAAAATACCAGGTAAACCATTCTTAAAGAACCCATTAAACTTTTCTAGCATGTGAAATATCTCCTAGAATAAAATTAAAGCATACGGTAAGCACCGGATGCAAGAGCAAAAGCTACACCACCAAGTTTATTTGCTGGGTTAGCAGCTGCTTCAGCTTTAGCTGCTTCTTTAGTAGTTTCTTCTACTTTAGCTTTAGCTTCTACCAATGCTTTAGCAGCATCAGCTTTATCTTGTTCAGATGCATGTTCATCTTTAGCAAGTTCTTCCACTTTAGCTTGAGCTTTTTCTAAGTTTTTCTTAGCAGTTTCCACTTCAGCTTTAGCAGCTTCAGCTTTTGCTTTTAATGCAGTTTCATCAGCAGAAGGTTTAGCTTCATGAGTTTCTTCATGAGTACCTTCTTCAGCATGAGCTGCAGGTGGTTTAGGTGATCCTGTTTCAGTGTGAGTTTCTTCGAGATGATCACCAGCTGGAGGTTGAGTTTCAGAAGAACCTGGAGTGCCAGTTTCATGAGTTTCTGTTGTACCATGACCTTCTTCAGCAGTACCATGAGCACCTTCTTCACTACCAGATGGAACTGCAGGTGTTGGAGGAGCAGGTTGTGTTTCAGAACCAGTAGTAGGACTTTCAACTGCACCAGCACCAGGTACTACTGGAGTAGGTGTTCCCTCATCAGGATTCATACCAGCAGCAATCATTTTAGATTTTAGATCTTCAACTTTAGCTTTAGCTTTTTCTAAGTCTTCAAGAGCTTTGCCTTTTGCTTCTGCATCTTCAGAATCCGCGAGGTCGTGAGCTTTAGCTTCAGCTTTTGCTAAATCTTTTTGAGCCGCTTCAAATTCTTCTTGTAGTTTCTTTTTAAGATTATCCGTAATAGGAGTAGTTTCTTCACTAGAATGAAGAACTGTAGTTTCTGTAGGCATTGTTTACCTCCATTTAAAATTACAATAATTTAGAATATTCTCTGTGTAGACCACTAGGGAATAATTCATCCATGATTTCAGAAGAGCCTGGAGTTTCCATCAATACATCAAGAGGAGAATAACTTACAGATTCTGCAGCCTCTTGGATAGTATCACAGTTATCCATCTCATCTAGAGAATCTTCTAAAATAGCAGAAAGAATATCTTTCATTTTAAAGGTTCCCCTTTCATTAAATAATTATTCAAATGTTTTCCTAGTTCTTCTAGTTTCCAAATACATTAACGCCCTTAGTAGCAGCACCGACAACATTATTGATGCGGTTCTTAGCTACAGTAGCAGAATTTTGGACAGTATTTGCACGCAAAGAAGTAGTACCATTTGCATTCGAAGAACCATTAACCGCCGCTGCTTCAGCTTCTTGAGCAGAAATCATAGCGGCCAAATTACTTAAAGTGTATCTAACTATATAGATTAAAATAGGGATAGTGTAGTATAGCTCTTTACAAGGATTGAAGCAAATATACCGTATAGATTCTATCATCTCTGGTGTAATAATCCCACCATTGAGATAAGTATGAATGAGTTTATAGTAAGCATTTTCTTTATCAAGATTATTGATAATCTTCATACAATCACATTCACACTTATTAGGATCTTTATTACCTTCCAATGGGTTCATACCAGGGATAAGATTCATTAAATCTGTATCAAAGTAATCTAATGGTTCTAAGTAAGGACCGCCCATATAGTAACCATCATCATCACGTACAGTGGCTTGATAATATGGTTCAATACGTTGGGATAATAAAGACATAGGATCTTGTACTAATATACCATAAGCTTTAGTGAAGCAAAGCTTAGCCTTAGGATCTTCAAACTTACGGAATATTGTATGCTCATAGTCCATATTCATATAAAGAGGCTCTACTGCTGGTTGTTGTACGTTAATATACCGATACCCATTGTAATTTAGCAACTTATTTCGAATTGCAAAATTTATCAAGTACGGATCGTAGAAAAACGTACCATACATACCATATTTAAACACAAATGTTTGAGTAGACTCTTGGAAGAACATTTCGTAATAGAACTTTTGTAGCATACCAATAAGCTCAGAATATTGATTTGATAGATTATACAAGGTAGAATCTACTACAACATTCGGATTCATACCAGTAGCATCATCAATACCACCAGAAGAACCAGTAGCACCAAGACCTACAGCATCTGCATTATACATATATTCTCGAATAACTTGAGGCATAATATTATCGCCAATAGTTTCGAGTTTATATTCAATTTTGTAGTAATTATTACCGTTTGGTAATGTATCTATATTTACCTTTACCACTCTGAACCACAATGTTTTCTTAGTCATTAAGTGGTCAATGGTAAAGAACGATTCTTGATAAGGAATAAAAGTATTCGGAGGGAGAACAGCTTCACCTTCAATAGGGTCAGCCTCTGTTCCGAATTCACCAACATCGATATTTAATTCGATTTTACCCATACCATATAGAACAACACCATTGATTTTATCAAATCTTAAGCCAGAGGCATCACCAATCGTATTATATGTATTTTCCAACCGTTCATCTAATGTAGTAAACTGTTTGTTTATATTATAGAACGTAACAGTTGTCATAGACTGATCAGTAAAGAAAGTATAAGGATTATCGGTAACCCTATTAATCATAGAATTAGTAGTATTACCGATAATAGATTGGCGTAGAGATGTATTGGTATTATTCCGAATTACGTTGTTAGTTACCAAACTACTAGTAGAAGTATTCTTGAATTCGCCCATTTATCTCTCCTCCAAATAAAAATTAAAGACGAGCTAATGCATCATTACATTCGCTTTGGAAGCGGTTTAATAATGCTTGGCGAGATGGACCAGAATTCCATTCATAAGAACTACATACGTCTAAGTAAATAGCACGGATCATTCGTTCATCAAAAGATTCTGCATCTACATAAGACAAGTAAGGATAACCTACAGCTTGTACAGCATCTTCGAACATTTCAACGATCAAACCAGGACCGTATTGTACAGCACGAGACCAAACAACATCCTTCATAACTTCGGAGTGGTTTTCGATATGGAAACCATTAGCAGCAAGATCTTCTACAGCTGGATCATAGTGGGAATATTTGATAAAGTCATGTTGAGATTTAGCAAAGTCATCCAAGTTACCATTTGCAGGATCAGCTAACCAAGACCAAGCACCATCGAATTCATAAGAACCGATTTCATATTGATCTAAGTTATCAGCAAACCAATAACCTTCTTTACGAAGCCAATTGATATATCGTTGAACTGTACCAGGATTAGAAGCTAATTGATAAGCACCATAACTTTTCCCGCCGTAGTCATCTACACCGCTGGAAATAGCACCCCAGTCGCCGTTACTTTCGTATACAGAGGATAATTCACCTAGCATATATTTTTCACATCCTTTCGTGAGTAATACAATAAGAATTCAACCTATAATAAGGTTTATTGATATGTTTTTAAAACAGCTTTCTGCTTGGCTGGAGAATCAAACATAATTATAATGTTAGAGGTATAGATAATGCTCCTAATTTTATATCTTTAACATTGTTTGCTGTTGTTTTCACATAGAAAATCCTACCTAAGAAAAAACGGACTAAACCCGTACCCAATATTGGGTACGGGACAGTCTGTCGCAAAATTTACTTAATCGTTATCGTATCCATGGATAGCAATACGGTTAGCTAACATACATTGGAACTTCTCATCAGGAGATTTACCAGGTTCTCTAACAATTTTCCATCCAAGATAGTTACACCAGTCCATATATTTATTAATATGACGGTTATCATAGAATGCCCATGGTGTATTCCAAAGGTTGTGACCTTTTTCATATACCAAGTATCCATGTTTACCAGGTCCTTGAACTTTCTTCCAAATATATACCAACTTAGTTGGGCATACTCTTACGGAGAAGAAATAATATGCGAATCCATACGCATTATTTCTATATAGCCAACAAACCCGAGATAAGTAACGTTTAATTCTTACGGAGATTGGTAAGTTAGGATTGATTACTTTGGATACAAACTTCTTACGATTAAAGTCTCCTTCTTCAAGAAGTACTTCATCTTGTTTGAAGTATTTATCGTAATCATACTTTAAGAAACCCCAACCATATCTTTCGACATAGTCTTTGTTGTCTAAAGTACTGTCCCATGTTTGCCAATAGTGTAAGAAACCATGAAGTTCACCTTCTTCATCTGCAAATAATACAACTAACCAGTTAGTTAGGTAGCAGAGAAGAGTACATAGGATTTGACCAATAAGGTACAAGAAATATTTCATATCTTTTAGTCCTCCTTTCTTATTGATTTAATTATATGTCAATAAGATCCGGAGTAGCCTTATTGATGTCATTACCGAATCTAAACTTAAGAGTACCACCTCGTGGTAATTCAGTAATCTCATCAATCATAAGAAGATATTTCTGATATTGATTTACTTTGATAATAGGATAAGACATAGTATCTGTATTCACATTATCAAACCAATACTTTTTAGAATGGAAGTTCTGTATTCTGATATTAGCTGCAGGAGATCCATCATTTTGACTTAAGAAAATCTGTACAGCAGTGATACCTCCAGGAACATTGAGCTCAAAGCTTTGAGAAAGGAATGTTTTAGAACCATCATTGGACTTATACTTAGTCCATTTAAGCTCTCCTGTGGGGATCTCTTTAGTAACAACTTTAAGTTGCATATTATCCTTAATATCAAAGGTATAAGGAAGATCTTTAGTATTAATAATTTCCATTTAATCCCCCTTATTGAACCACAATAACTTTAGATTTATCTATATTGGCTCCTCTGCAGAATGTATCAATATCTACAGGTAAGTTTTTAACTTTAACAGAAGTAAGATTAGGACAGTTTTGGAATATAGCATAATAACTAGTACAACTCTTGAAGTCTATAATACCATTTATTGTAGTAAGAGAACTGCAATCAGCGAACATACCTGGCATATCTGTTACTTTGGATGTATCCCAATTGGATATATCTATAGAAGTTAATGATCTACAATTATAAAACATATATGACATGTATATTACTTTGGATGTATCCCAATTAGATGCATCTAGAGACCGTAAATTCCGACATGTATTAAAAGCAGATTGCATATTTGTAACTTTACTAGTGTCCCATGAAGAAGTATGGATAGATTCAAGATTATTAATATTATTAAAAGCATTATACAGTGTATTTACAGACTTGGTGTCAAATACAATACTATTTAAATTATATGGTTGAATACCAGTTTGAGTTTCTATTGGTTTGCAGAAGTCGGATATAGTATTATTCTTAGGCTGTAGAATATACTTAGCAGTTGGATCGAAGTCATCGCCATAGATCATCTTCTTAAATTCTAATGTAGGTTTACCATCATCACCAATATACTTGAAAGTATTTTTATCTATGGTTGGATGGGAAGCAAAGTATTCATCAGCATAAGTTTTAGTATTAATTTCTTTAATAATATCATCCATAGAAGTATCAATCCAGATAATACTTTCCATATTTTCTGTAGGAGTTTTATCAGATATCTCTAGAATAATATCAGGAGTGATAGCTACAAAATTGTTATTTAATTTAGAAATAGTTCTTCTTCTAGAATCACTAGAGTATAATTTCTTAATCACCATAGTATCCTCCTAATATAATACAATTTCTAAAGACTCTGGAGCTTTAGAAGCAGTTTTAATTAATGACTTTAATTCATTTAAAGTTAGTTGATGACCATCAAGACCATTATCTAATATATTTTTTATTTCAGGATCAGATTCTGAGGCTGGTATGGTTTTATAATTTAAAAACATTATATCTACACGTTTAAGAGAAGTACAACCTTCAAACATGGAATCGAAAGTTTTATTTATAAATGCTTTAAACTCTGTAAGTGAATCTCCAAATGCAAGACCTTGAGATACAGTTTTCATTCCACTACCAATAGAAATCCAACCATATATATGCTTTAAATTTGTGCATCCTTTAAACATGTTTTTGAGTGAAGCACCACGAGCAAATAAATATTCCTTAGTTGTAGTAGTTGTTTGTATCGAATGATTTGTGAAATCGACATATTTTAAAGAACTACATCCTTCAAACATACTTTCACCAGATATTAAATAATCACCATATATATTAGGAAATCTAGGAACTTCTTCTAGATTAGCACAATCTTTAAACATATTTTTTGTTGTATTTATAACAACAGCTGTATTAGAATTGTAGTCAATATCCGTAGCATACATCTTTTCTATAATATCATCATCTAACTTTCTAATTGTTTGATAGTTAGGAATATTCTTTAAAGCGAAGTTTTCGAAATAGTCTAATCCTTTTTTAATTATAGGGAAATCTTTTTTATCTGTATTTAAAAATAAAGTATCGTTAGGTTGTACCCCACCAGGAGTTTCTGTAGCAATAATAGTTTTACCTTTACTACCAACACTAGCAAATACTTTATTCAATCTTGCTAAATTAGTTCTATTAAGAGTACTATTCTTGATAGGAGAGTTTGACATTTAAATTTAATCCTCCTTTATAATTAGAATAAAAATCCCAAGAGTCTATTATTAGACTCTTGGAGATTCTTTTGAAAATTATCTGATCATTATATTATTAATGCTTTAGAATAGCACCTAGACCAAATATAGTTGTTAATACATACGCAAAATTACGTTGATTTTTAGCAACTTTATACTTGTGTTCTATTGATTTTTTATATTGCTCAAACTCACTCTCCACTAGATCCAATTGAGTCTTTAATAGCTTTGAGTTCTTCGTTGCTTCGTCTAATGACTTCTTCAAGCTCTCTAGCTGTGCCTTTTGCTCCATCAAGGTATTCTTCACTTCTTGAGATTGATTTTGAGCTTGTTGATTGGAGCTCATTGCGTTCCCGATTGAGTTGTTCGATTTTGTCAACTCTTCCCTGAGTTGATTCAAGATTGCTTGTTGTTGATTGTAAGCTATCTTGGCTTGATCCAATTGAAGTCTGTAATCGTTCAACGAGCTCTTGAGAATTGTTAATTCCGTTTCTTGCTTCGTTGAGTTCTCTTCTAGTTGTTGATTGGTATTCTTCAATACGTTCAATTCCGTAGAGAGCTCTTGAATTTGATTGTTGAGCTTCACCGAGAGATCTGTTTGCATCTTCAAGGTTGCGGATAACATTTGAATTGAGTTCTTTTGAATATCTGATTGACTCTCTGATTTTACTTGAATCGGTTGGTTCGGATTTAGGTCCGAAGCAAGACTTTGTGAAGAGTACAATGGCAACAATAATGATGCAAATAGAACAGATTTTAATAATATGCTCTTTGTTATTTTCATTTATTTTACCTCCTAAGGTCTGAAGTTTCTCTTTTAGTTTTTCTATCATAAAGAAAATTCTCCTTAATTAAATGAGAGAAGGTTATAAAGCCTTCTCTCTTTGTTTGTTATGCTACTACGATAACTTTAGATTTATCTATTTTAGCAACATTACAGAATGTATTGATATCTGTAGGTAAGTTCTTAACTTTAACCATAGTGAGTTTACTACATCCATTAAACATTTCCTTGTAATTAGTACATGCTCTAAGATCTAATACACCAGTAATAGTAGTAAGATTACTAGCTTGGTAGAACATTTTTTCCATGTTAGTTACTTTGCTAGTATTCCAACTGGATAAATTTAAGGAAGTTAAGCTATTACATGTATCAAACATACTATTCATTGCAGTCACATTAGCAGTATTCCATCCAGATACATCTAAAGATGTAATGGAACTGCAACCATTAAACAAATTACCCATATTGGTAACATTAGCAGTTTTCCATTTAGATACGTCTAAAACGGTAAGAGAACTACAGTATGAGAACATGAATCCCATATCGGTTACGTTGGTAGTATCCCATCTAGCCACATCTAAAATTTCAAGTCCTCTACAACCATTGAATATAGAAAACATATTAGTCACATTACTTGTATTCCATCTAAAGACGTCCAAATTAGTAAGATTCATACAATAGTAAAATGCATAGCTCATATCCTGTATATTGTTAGTAACCCAGTTAGAAACATCCAATGTCGTTACATTACAATTACAAAACATATTGCTTATATTAGTCACACTACTTGTATTCCATTTAGATACATCTATTTCGGTAAGTGATGTGCAATAGTAAAATAAATTAGCCATATTGGTTACTTTACTAGTATTCCAATTAGATACATCTAGTTTTTTAAGAGAACTACAACCATTAAACATGTAGTTCATTTCGGTTACTTTAGAAGTATTCCAATTAGATACATCTAGTTCGGTAATGCCACTACAGTATGAAAATGTACCACCTAAAGTTTCTACTTTACTTGTATTCCATTTGGATACATCCAATACTTTAAGTTTGCTACAGGAGTTAAACGCATGAAACATTGTATTTACTTTAGAAGTATCCCATTTAGATACATCTAGTTTCTTTAATGCCTCAGCATAATAGCACATGTATTCCATACTAGTTATATTACTAGTATCCCATTTAGATGAATCTATAGAGGCGAGATGCGGAGCAAGGCTACCAAATAGACCACTAAAACTTTTTACTGATTTAGTATTAAATACAATTTCATCTAAATTATATGGTTGAATACTAGTTTGAGTTTCTATTGGTTTACAGAATTCATTTATAGTTTTATTCTTAGGTTGTAGAATATACTTAGTATCTGGATCATAATCATCACCATAAAGCATCTTCTTAAATTCTAATGTAGGTTTGCCATCATCACCAATATATTTGAAAGTACTTCTATTTATACTAGGATGAGCTGCAAAGTATTCATCGGCATAAGTTTTAGTATTAATTTCTTTTACGATAGTCTTAACGAATAAGTCTATCCATAAAGTTTTCTCATCTGGATTAGCTGGAGGTTTAACGTCGAAATGATATTTATATCCTTTCTTAGATAAAGATAGATTTTTCTCAATCTTCTCAACTATCACTCTAGGAGAATCACTAGATTTTAAAGTTTCCATATATCATTCTCCTTTCGATTAAGAAACTATAGTAACTTGAGATTTATTAATTCTAGCTACATTACAGAATGTATCGATATCAGTAGGTAAGTTTTTAATTTTTACATTAGTAAGGTTAGTACAAGCATCAAACATTCTAGCATAACTAGTACATCTCTTCATATCAATCACACCAGTAATGGTTCTTAAATCCCTACAAGAATCAAACATACCATCCATATTGGTTACGTTGCTAGTATCCCAATTTGATATATCCATACTTGTTAGATATACACAAGTTTTAAACATCCAACGCATACTAGTTACTTTACTAGTATTCCATCTAGATACATCAATATTTGTAGTACCATTACAAGCATTAAACATACCAGTCATATCTGTTACATTAGAAGTATCCCATTTAGACACGTCAATAGTTTTAAGACGTACACAATTGGCAAATGTAGCATACATACTAGTTACCTTACTTGTATTCCACTTAGATACATCTAGTGTAGTAAGAGCTTCACAGTCATTAAATAAATGAGCCATATTGGTAACTTTGCTAGTATTCCACTTAGATACATCAATGCTTTGTAATTTATCACAATAATGGAACATACCAGACATGTTTGTTACATTAGAAGTATTCCAATTAGTAGTACTACCAATAGATGTTAAATTACTAGTTCTAATTAGTGAATAATAGAACATATCTCCCATATCTACTACATTACTAGTATCCCACTTAGAAGTATCAATAGAAGTCAAAGCTTTACAATCTTTAAACATACCGTTCATGTCTGCTACTTTACCAGTATTCCATTTAGACACATCTACTGTTTTTAGAGCATGACAGCGTTCGAACATCTCTCTCATAACAGTCACAGTGCTAGTATTCCATTTAGATACGTCTAGATTTACAAGAGCATTACAGTTATTAAACATCTCTCCAATATTAGTTACACCATTTAAATTCCAATCTTTAGAATCAATAGTTTTAACGTTGACGTTATTAACAAAAGTTCTTCTAGCATCTCTAACTAAACCATAGGAGAAAATCTTATTTACTTTATTCTTATCAGCTTCACTCATAGTTTCTGGTAAGTTGTTAAATAACCCATAGGTTGTTTCATACCTGAACTGAGGGTTAGAAGTTATTTTGACATCTTTATTGGAGCTATCTATATTATAGGTTGGGTCACTAAACGCATATGATCCGCTACCATTCCATTTTTCCATATCAAAACTAGGTGCAAACATTTCCTTATCTACGTTAGAGTATTTTAATACTAATGGTAGATTTGGTTTAGCTTTAAAGCTTTCTGTATGATCAGTACCATTATAATTCATAATGATAGTTTGATATGGAGATTGTATTAGAGTTACATTGTACTGGTTAAGTCTAGGTATAGGAATATTGATAGTATTCGCTGTAATAGGAATTCTATAAGTAGAACTTTCTAAACTATCGATAACATAAGCTGGGGCTTTAATATCTTCAGCAAATGCTGGAGTAATTTGTAATTTAATATTAGGAATATTATATACCCAGATAGTCTTATTTTTATTAAGACCATTATATTGGTTATAAACTATTCCTGCCATTCTTGCCTCTTTTATCGTTTCAATCCAAGCTTTTGTAGGATCTTCAAATGTAACATCAATAAATTTAACTTCTGTAAATGGTATATTACCATCACCATCTATTATAGATGTATCAATATCATTGGTTACATATTTAAATGTGTTGACAGGAACGAAGTATAGATTTTCGTCACCAGATACATATTTTACTGTATCCGGTAATAAGAATGTTTTATTTGTAGTATTACTACGATCGAAATCAATACCATCCATAGAAACTACGGTGTAGTCATCATCGTATGGTACAACATTGAAACGTACTTTAGTACCATAAGGAATTCTTTCACCGTTTTCGTATCCATGACCAGTTTCATCTATAGCAATAATTCGATAGTAATGATCTTCTACATTATGTGCTGTGAATAAGTATGTTTTAGGAGTAGGGTTAGGTACAGTAATATTATTAGTTGCACCTACAGTGAATGTAACATCTTGAATTGTATCATAACCAGTAATAGCTGCAGATTGTCTAATAGTTACATTAGCACCAAATGGAGCAACAAATTTAGCTCCACCACCTTTACCATTGCCGTTAGTAAATACAAGAGGAGTTGTAAGTCCTTGGTAAGAAACTACATAAGAAGCGTGAGGTAAGTATTCGTCATCTACAACACCATTAAATGCAGGCACAGTAATATTTACTATACCATATGCACCTGTAGTAGGTACTATAGCAGCAGCACTAATATCTTTAGTAATAACAATACCAAGTTTACCATTAGCTGGATCGGTATTATAACCAGTAATAGGCATAATAGTATCAGGTAAAGTAAAGTATTTGTTTTGTTTATTACTATAATAGAGTGGTAAGCTATTAATTTCTGTAATAGTATAATCTTTATCAAACGGTTCAATACCTAAAGTAATTCTTGTACCATAAGGAATAGTATCGCTAGGATTATACTTAGTACCAGCTGTATCAGTAGCAACAATCTTGAAGTAATTAGCTTCAGAAGAGTTAGAAGTAATTGTAAATCCTCTAGGAGTAGGAGCTGGAATGGTTACATTATTATCATCAGCTACTTTTACTGTAATATCATCTTGATGATTATATCCAGTAGGAGTACCGAAAGATCTGATAGTTACAGTTTTACCATAAGGAGCAATAAATGTCTTAGTAGAACCTTTGCCATTTCCATTATTAAATGTAATTATACCATCAATTCCATCATAAGTTGCAGTATATTGTGCTTTAGGTAAGTAATCATCAGAGTCTACACGGTTAGTAGCAGCTGGTAATGTAATATTCACTACACCATAACGTTTAGCTGGTGTAGCCGTTACAGTAATATCACCATGTACAGCGATACCATTATTATACCCAGTAGGATAATTAATAGTACCAGCTTCATAATGACCAGTTACATCATTGCGTTTACCCAATAAGAATTCAACTACTGTACCATAATCTACATAAGTAGGTTCTGTATAACGTTCACCTGTAGCTTTATTTACGATATAGATAGTTTGCCCTTCTGTTTGAGTAGGAGTAATTAAGAACTGTTTGAATCGACTAGCTTTAACTTCAAGTCTACTATCTTTTGTTAAAGTAATAGGTTCTAATACAGTATCATTTCTATAACCTTCATCTAATACTAATTCAAATTCAAATCTAGTATCATGTAATACTCTAGTCAAAGTAAAGTCATTATTATAAGTACCAAGTACATTACCATCTTTCTTAACTTTAATTCTAGTATGAGAATCTGGAGATACAAAATCTACAGTAAGATTATATCTCATAATTCTTTCAGCAGATGTAGCTGTTACTGCAATAGGTCTATCCAAACTTGCAATAGAAGTAATATTCAAACGACCAGGAGTCCAGTCTTCTGCATTAGTAGGTTCTACAGTAAATGTAATTGAACTACCGAAGTCAGCTTCGAAGGATGTAGTATATCGTTGACCATTACATGTAGCATAAATGGTTTGACCTTCAGATTGCTGTAATTGAACTTTATATCTCTTAATATTAGAAGGTTTAATCCTAACGGAGATATCTTTATTCAATACATATTCGCTTAATACAGTAGCGTTACTATAACCATTATCTATAACAAGTTCAAATCTAACTTCTGTATTTTCTTCAAGTCTGATTACATCTGAATGTGTAATATTGATAGTACGACCATCACCAGTAATCAATTTAAGAGTACCATGTAAATCTTGAGGATCATTCATATCGAATAATACATTTACAGAATGATGAACTTCATCACTACCAGTAGCTTCAGTAGCGGAGATAATAATATTATCTGTAATATCAGCTTCTTGAATATTAGCAACACCAGGAGTCCAATTTTCATTCTTAGCAACTACTTTAGTTGTAATATGACTATTCATTGGAACTGTAATAGAAAATCTTTCTTTATATACTTCCACAGTACCAGAAGGTTCTGTTACATAAACCCAGATATTTTGGTTTTGATATTGTTCTACTGTAATAGTCTTCATGATAGGAGAAGCTGGAGAAGCAGAAATAGTAGTACCACGTTTGTTCTTATCTTTAACTTCTTTAATCTCACCAGCATTCCAACCATCATCAGCATCAATATAAACGGCATAATCATGAGCAACATTCATTGGAATTTCGAATGTTTCATAATAAGTTTTGTTGTTATATTCTACAGAAATACGTTGATGTTCTGATTGATTAATACGAACGATATAAGACTGAACTCTAGGAGGTTCTACGTTTCTGATAATTACAGATTCTGTAAGTTTATCAATTCTATCATAGTTCAAAGTACCTTCATAATAGTTCTTATCAGCAGTAACCGTAAACGTAATCTCACTACCGTATTCAGCCATAAATGGTTCAGTATAGTCTTTCCCATTATAATGAGCAGTTATAGTTTGATGAGGCACTTGTCTGATATCTACTCTGAGCATAGTCTTAGTAGGTTCGGTTAAGGCTTCTACTACAGTATCTTCAGACAATACAAAATGAGTTAAGTTAGGTTTAGAAGCATCGTAACCTTCATCAGGAATAACTTTTACTGAAATTGGAGTCTTAGCTTCTAGTTTAGTATTAGACACATACTCACCAATACCATCGGAGATTTTAATAGTTTGATGAGGTCCTTGAATAATGAATACTGTAAAGTATTGCGTAGGAGGTATATATTCATGAGAAGTATCAATCCATATATCTCTATATTCTGGATTCTTAGGTGGTTCATGATCTATAGTGATTTTATTCTCTTTATGTTTATCATAAAACCTAAGACCAGCTTTTATATCAGCTATAAGCTTGGCGAGAGAATCGCCAAGCCTAACTACAAATTTAGGATATCTCAATTTATTCTCCTTTCATTAAGATACTACGGTAACTTTAGATTTATCTATTCTAGCCCGTATACAGAATGTATCAATATCTGTAGGTAAGTTCTTAACTTTAATAGAAGTGATATTATTGCAACTAAGGAACATATCTTCGTAATCGTTACATGATTTAAGATCTAATACACCTTCGATAGTAGTTAGATTTGTACAGTCACTGAACATTTTTTTCATATTAGTTACTTTACTAGTATCCCAATTATTTATCTTTACAGTGGTAAGAGAAGTACAAGAATTAAACATTGCCCACATACTAGTTACTTTACTAGTATTCCACGCAGATAAATCCAAACTGGTTAGTTTCAAACAGAAATTAAACATTTGACCCATGTTAGTTACCTTACCAGTATTCCACTTGGATATATCTAAACTTGCAAGTTTATTATCGAATGCAAATAAAGATGATAAATCGGTAACATTAGCGGTATTCCACTTAGATATATCTAAACTTGTAAGTCCTGAGCATCCACTAAACATAGCTCGCATATTAGTGACATTACTAGTATCCCATTTAGATACATCTAAAGTTGTAAGCTTTTCACAATTAGAAAATATATAGTTCATATCTACTACTTTACTAGTATCCCATTTAGATACATCTAAAGATGTAAGAGATTTACAATAACTAAATACACCAGACATATCGATTACTTTGCCAGTATTCCACTTAGATGCATCTAAAGTTGTAAGAGACGGACAGCTAGAGAAAATAGATTTCATATTAGTGACATTACTAGTATCCCATTTAGATACATCTAAAGTTGTAAGAGTAGTACAACTATTAAACATACTAGAGATATTAGTCATTTTACTAGTATTCCACTTAGATACATCCAAGCTAGTTAGAGCTCTGCATGCACTAAACATACCACTCGCTGTAGTAATATTACCAGTGTCCCATTTTGAAACATCTAGAGAAGTAAGTTTCTCACAACTACTAAATAAACTATCTGCTCTGAGGACATTAGATGTCTTCCACTTAGAAACGTCTAATGTTTTGAGGGAAGAACAGTGATAGAATGTATTAGTCAACTCAACAACTTTAGTAGTATCCCACTTGGAAACATCTAAATTCACGAGAGATGTACAATTCCCAAATGCCTTATCCATATACATCACACTTCTAGTATCCCAATCTCTAACTGGTATAGTTTCTAACGAATTACAGTTATAAAATGCTAGTTGCATGTTATATACTTTACTAGTATTCCATGTAGAGCAATTTAATTCTGTGAGATTGTTGCAACCATCAAATGCAGCTATCATATATTGAATATTGCTTGTATCCCAATTAGATAAATCTAATTGAGTAAGTGCATTACACTCATAAAAAAGATAGCTCATACCATCTGCTTTAGATATATTTAAATTTCCAATATTTGTAATAGTTTTTAATTTCTTACAGGTTGAAAATACACTAGAGAAATCAGTTATATTACAATTTCTGAATACACTCATATCAATTCTTTCTAAAGAATGACAATCTCTGAATACTTCTCTGAGATTTAAATCACCTGACAATTTCCATGCCGATAAGTTCCGGTTTAATTCATCGGATGTTAATTTATCACATCCTGCAAATATATACGATATATCTCTTATATTATCCTTGAGTTTAATTACTGGGAATTTTGTAAGACTATATGCATTTTTAAAAGCACCATTAGCTGATACTATATTTTTTGCATTTTCAGCATATTTAAAATCTTCTTCTCTCAATTTATCTACTGTTTTGTAGAATAGATAATTTCCATGAGTTGGCTTTTTACCCATAGTGACATCGTCAAATGTATATGAATTATCAGGATATGGGTATCTTAGTTCAACGAAGTTAGTTAGATTAGCTGGTCTTAGTGTAGCTGGAGTTGCAGTTACTGTTTTATTTTCTTTAATATTAGTAAATTCCGTAACAGATAAAGTACCAACTATAATATCAACAGGATTGGAAGTTTCTATACCAAATGTACAGCTATCGCCATATTCTACAGTAAATGATTCTGTCTTCTTAACCCCTTTATACATAGCATAAATGGTTTGATTATCAGTTTGAGTTAAAGTGATAGTAAACTGTTTCTTAGAAGTACCTTGGATAATCAAAGTATTATCTTTATCTATAGTAATAGAATTAGGATTTCTAGTTTCAGTATATCCTTCTTCCATAGTAAGAGCAAAAGTTAATACAGTTCCGTATTGGAATTTCAATACAGTATTTTCAGTATAATTACCAAATACAGTACCATCTTTAGTTACCTTTAACGTAGTGTGAGCTTCTGGATCAAATACTATTTTGAGATTATATTTCTTAATTTCAGCAGGTGTAGCAGATACATTAATATTTACTCCATCTACAACAGCGGATAATTTATCAAGAGTACCAGCATTATAACCAACTTCTGGTACTATTTCAAATTCAACTCTAGTACCACTAGGAACTCTTACAGGAGTAGAACTCCTTACATCACCATATTTAATATAGATAGTTTGATGTGGAGTTTGTACTGGAGTTACAGTATACATAACAGGCTCTGCATCGGATACAGTTACTTCTAGTGGTTCTAAGCCAGCTACCGTATAATCAGCATCTACATTTAGAACACCAGCAGTCCAACCTGGATTAGCTTCTACGGAGAATTGAATCTTATCACCAAGATAAGCTTCAAATGTAGTTTCAAAAGTTTTACCTTTATAGACAGCAGTAATCGTTTGATGGCGTTTTTGTCTAATACGAATTTTCTTCTTAGCTTTACCAGCGGCAGAAGCTTTAAATACAATATTATCGAAGTTAGTAGCACGTACTTTAGTACGATTCAATAACCCATGTTTATATCCTTCTTCTGCTTCGATACTAGCAGATACAATATCTCTACGTTTGATAATAAAAGGTTCCGTATGTTTAGTACCCTTATAATCAACTGTAATAGTTTGATGTGGAGATTGGTATATCAATACTTGTACATTTTCATTACGTTGAGGATTTGTTTCAGCAGCAATAGTAAAGTTCTCCTGAATATCTCCAGGACCAGGATGGTCTGAAGTACCAGGGTCATAATTTACTAGTCTAGTACTGCAATCTGAAGTATATTTAGTCTTATCTTCTGCAGTAAAAGAATAAGAAGTAGTTTCATCCTCAAATCTGATGATATTACCAGGATCAGTAAGATGAACGTTGATATCTTGTAATTGATATTGCTCTACAGTTACCGTATGAATAATAGGACGGGCTTCGGAAGCAGAAATAGTGGTAGAATTAGAAGCTAGATCAATAGCTTCTTTAATTCTACCTACATAATATCCATCATCATCAGTAAGAGCTATATAAGATTTATAGTTAAGCACTTTACCAGCTGGAATGGTAAAAGTTTTTGTATAACTCTTACCATCATGCTTAACTGTAATTAATTGATGATCTGATTGAACTATATTTACAGTAAAAGGACTATCAGACTTCACTGGAGGTTTAATTGTTTTATTCCTCATAGTGGATTTGATCCTCCTTATCTTCTATTCTAAATATAACTGTTGTACCAGAGGAAAGACTTGCAGCAAATGCTTCACTCCAGATTTTAACCTTATAAGGATCAGTTACTTTGAATTTATTATTTATAATATCCTTAGTCTTAATTCTTAGACCAGAATCGTAGTTATCTCTAAGTGTAATATTAGCTGCTGTATATGATACATCACTAAATTCTACTTCTAAATACTTAATATACCTTCCAGCACTATCTTTCTCACGTTTAATGATAATAGACTTAACTGGTTCTAAGTTATTATACTTACCAAGGATATTATAACCAGTTTGAATATCAATATCTCCAGTATCTGTGATCTTTCTAATCTCTTCTACAGGAATATCAATGTCTTTACCATGAATTAAAGCATTAGTAGTCTTAGTAAACCCATAAGTATTACCATTTACTGTAGCTTTAAGATCAATATTAACTGGGATATCAGAATAGTGGTTTAAATCGTATAAGATTTCAAATAACTTAGGTATAGCACCATTAGTTTCATCAGCCCATGTAGCATGTCTAACTAATAAGTCTTCAGAATCAAATTCTTCGGCTGTAATAGTTTTAGTATAAACAACATCTCTACGTTTAGGATATCTGAATTGATGATTGATAGTAATAGTAAGACTATCGAATGGTATTACTCTATCAGGAGTTCTGATAGTGAATAAAACATTAAAACCATTACCACTAGCGGTATTATCTTCATCATAATAAGCCATTAGAGATAAGATATAGAACGGTTTACCATCAATATCAAATTGAGCAGATTGCATAGAACCAATTTGTACAGGAGGTCTATCTTGATCTTGTATCCAATTAGCTGCTGGGGTATAATAACCATAGTAAGCAGTTCTAAAGTGCTTACCATACATACGATCATATTCTTTACGACCAGATTTAAGTACCCAGTTAGAAGATACTTCAGCCATAATATCAATATATTTATCAGCAGTATTATTAATGATATCTGCACTGATATTGATATCTTTAGATAAGTGCTCTTCTACAAAACCGGAGATATTTACTTCCTTAGAAGCCTCTAATTGCTCGATTACAGCAGTCAAAGATAGGAAATTGTCATCTATATAAGGTTTATTGAATACCTGTGCTGAGTGTTCTCCAGTATCGATCCAAATATCACCTTCTTCAGCGGCATTTGGTCTTAGAAAGGAGACACGTATTTTATTTTGTTTTTTATTGAATAACTTATTAGCAGAATCACTTAATAAGGTAGTCAAATGAGCCAATCCAAAAGCCATGTTATCCTCCTTTCTAATAACGAATAACTGTTACATGTAATTTAATAGATTCTCCCGTTTTAGAACGAATATATTGATATACGTCATCATTTGTAGTCCAATCGTTAATGAAACCTTTTTCTCGTTTCAATACATCATGCAAACCATCAAATACTAGTGTATATTTATTATCAATAGAGATAATAATCACTTTAATATATTCAGAATATTTACCAAGAGCTTCGAACCAAATTTCACCCTTAGTATTTACAGCAAACCAGTTAATATTACCATCCAGAATCCAATCATTAGTTAATTGACCATAGTTACCTTGAAGATAACCTAACCAATTACCATCTTTAGAGAATTCTGGAGTGAATACAGTATCGATATCATTCTTATCGTCTATAGTAGCAGAAATAGAAAGACTTTGGTCTGATACTTCAAGTTGTTCAATGTTTGCTGAAATAGGAAATTCCTTTTCACTAAGATTATTATGATCTATAGCATAAGAAATCCAGAGGTCACCTGCCTCAGGATCTTCAGGAGGGATTTCACCAAAATGGATTTTATTTTCTTTTTTCTCATGTAGAGTATTGAAGAAGTATTCTATACTATCAATAATAATAGATAGTCTAGCCCCCAATGGGAAAAGAAATTTAAACATTTCAAACCCCTTTCTTAATAAAATATGAAGTTTAATTATAATAATGTTTTCGTGCACAAGAAATACCCCTATCCAATATTGGATAGGGGATAGGTTTTATCTTATTTCTTGGTTACGTTATAATTAGTTTCGATAAAAGTCTTCAATTCATCTTCATCTACATAAAGCAAACCAGTAGAATTTACTCGAAGCATAGTACCATTAGTAACTCGCACACCACCAATTTTAGTATCAGTAGCAGCAGGAACAAAAGTAGCTTCTAAAGGTACAACTACCCATTGCCCATCACGATAAACTTTTAATTGTGCCATTAAGTATAGCTCCTTTCTTAACGTTGACGTCTCCAAACGAATGTTGTAGCAGAAACAGAACCGAATGTAATATTATTACGAGTATCGGATTGTTCCCAGAAAGTACCACGCCAAGATACATTTGGATCAAAATTAGCATCAGTAGTCATATAGATAGAACCAACTGGATATGCTATATCTATTGCTGTCTTAGTCTCAATAGCACCATTAATAGCTGCATTAAGACTTCTACCACCTAATGTAGTATTATCAGCAGATAAGTCTACAGGACCAGTGAATTTATTAGTACCAGTAAAGGTATTAGTTCCACCTTCAGTAGGGATAGTATCTTTCCAATCTAAAGTGATATTAGTACCACCACCAACTCTAACTTTATGGTTAGAAGGTGAGATTTGAAGAATAGCAGTTGTCTTATCTTGACCAAAACCAATACTCATTGCTGTACTATTAGTTTCGTTCTTTAACTCAGCACCTTTAAATACATCAAATGTATTAAATGGGTGTAGAGATGTAATAGTACGTACTCTATCGTAATCTTTTTGACGGAAAGAATCAATATCAGTAGCTCTATAAGGACTCATAAAGCCAAATGCATAGTCATAAGCATTAATAGAGGATTGAGCATCTCCATCATTTACTGTAATAGCATCTTTAGTATCACTACCAATAACCAATTCATCTGATTTGAAATGAACTTTTACACCAGAGTTCTTACCAGCAATTTTAGTATCATCGTTCATAACGATATTACCAGTCATATTACCACCAGCTAATGCTAAGTAAACATCAGCCAATAGATTAAGATTACTTGGAGTGATACCGTCGGTAATACCATAACCAGCTAATGTAGTTGGTTTATTGGTAATTTCATTAAATGGAACTACAACTTTACGGTTTTCAATAGCAGTGATACGACCATCATCACCTAAAGTAAAAGATGGTACGTATTGACCAATATTACCGAACTTACCACCCATTACAATTCTGTTAAGTTCAGTTTCAATAGTGATATCTTCACTACCATCGAAGTAAGCATTACCTGCAACAGAACCAGTTAAACCGATATTACGAGGATTTACTAATTTAATAGTGGCTTCAGATGTAGCAGAGTCTGGAGATACGTTAATATAAGCTGTACCAGACCAACGATAGATTTCATTATTATCATTAGTGATATAAATGATTTCTTTATTACCTATTCTAGGTAAAGATTGGTAGTTCTTAACATTCTCTACAGATCTTACGAAAGAAGGAAGTTGGTTAACTGGTACTCTACCATGAGCATCAAGTGTAGCTACACCATAAGGTCTAGATTTTTCATCTTTAGGAATATAATCTAGTTCTACATCTTCAGTACCATCTACAGAGAAACCATTAATTTTAAATGGTAATTGAAGTTTAGTTGCTGTATCAGCATTACCTTTCAATCCTTCTTCTGTAAGTTGAGTACCATTAGCAAATTTAACTCCACCTGTAGTGAATTTAATATCATGGGAGTTCATATTGATAGCACCATTCATAGCACCACCATTAGAACCAAGATATTCTGTTTTAATTTCTTCACCATCATCGGAGTATAAAGAACTAAATCTACGTGTTACCCATGTAGTAGTACCATCTATAGTTTCTCCACCAGGAGTTGTATTCCAAGTAGGTTCTAATACTGCTGTAGTGCCAGCAGTTTTACAATATAAATATAAACCAATAGGAAGATTTTCTGTAAATACAGTATCTCCTACATGATATTCTTTAGAACGTTCTGTAGCAACCATATTACCTACACGGATAGCTTTATAAGCTGTACCAGTGTAGAAGTCTTTATCTAAAGTAGTCTCTACAGATTGATCTGTACCATTAAAGGTTAAACCACCACCGACTTCAAATGTAATTCGATGGTTAGTCATATTACCACCAAGAAGAGATAAGTAATTATCATCCAATTTCTTGGTAATAGCAACTAAGTTATTACGATATTCATCTGTAAAGTCATTAGTAGATAGGACTTTAGCTCCATCTTTCTTTACAAATGTATCGTCGATGTGTTGTTTAGTATAAGTAGGATTGCTATCATTATCTGTAGTAAGATGATCAAGCAATTCTTTATAGTCATCATCGAAGTCATTAGAGGATAAACCTTGACCAGTACGTCTATGGACATACTCTTTATCGATTTGACCCTTATCTAAATATTCATCTTTGAGTTTATAATGAAGAATACCAAACATGTACTGGAGTTTAGATAAAGCAGTGGATAAAGTATCACCATGCTCTAATTCACCTCTAGCAATAGTTTGGATATTGGTAATAGTTACGTGATTAGAATCTGTAGTTAATAAACTACGTTTTTCTAATTCTTTTACTACATCTTCAAGTGCTTTCTTATCTTCATCAGTAAAGTCATTACTAGAGAAACCCATTCCTTCAGCAGGGGCTACGAATTTGTCTAGTTTATCCCGAAGGTCTTTATCTAAGACATGAGCAGTTTGATCCAATACTCCGAGATAATAAACGATGATAGATAAAACTTCAGAAAGCTTCATACCTTCTGGAATTATATTGATATCACCACGATACGGTGCTAAGTTAGTTACCGTAATATGGTTACTATCATGCAATTCAGAAGATACTGTACCTTCTACAGCTGGTGTAGTAACAGGAGTAGTATCAGGCATCTAATTACCTCCTTTTCTGAAAAATAAATCCCATCAGAAAAATCTGATGGGATACAAGTTATTTAATTATATAGCTGGATCAGGAGATGTAGGAGATTGGATTCCTTCGCCTGCTTTAATTTCAGCATATACTAATACAGTATCAGCTGGTTCTTCAAGTAATACTGTAACGTCTTGACCATTAGCGGAAAGACTAATTACAGGAATAAAGTATTCGAAAGTACCATCATCATTTTTGCGAAGAGCAGAAAGAGGAAGACGATAAGCTGCAGACTCACCAGCAGGAAGAGTATATGCATTATAAGTAGGAGCTTCTGGATCTGTAGAGAATGTATAACCAGCAGTGAAGCTACCATGTGGAATGTATTTGGATTTGATTACAAATGCACCACCAGTAATTGCATTCAATTGTGCTGTAGTTACAAAGTCAGCTAAAGATTTACCACCAAATTTTACTGCATTAAGAGCAGCACCATTTGTATCGAATTTAGCTTTCAAATCATTTTGTGCTTGTTTGATCGCTGGAACATCAGTACCTACTACAGTATCTAATTTACCTTTATCTTCTTTGCTCATCAAACCATCAGCAGTAGTAGAAGCAGCGGAGTAAACTGTAGTACCAAGTTTTACCCAGGAACCGGCAGTACCATCGGTAGCGATGATATATTTATCAGCTTCATCAGCTGTTTTAGTAGTTTGTACATCGAAACGATATACTTGGTTAGTGTCATCTACAGAAAGAGTCCAACCTTCTTGAGGTTGTGTAATAGCTTTCATTGCAGCAATATTAGCTACAGATGGACGCCATTGCATGGAGTTCATTGCGGATGTGATGCGGTTATCTAATTCAGCAGCTTTAGCAGATAAAGCGTCAGCAGTTGCATAGAAGGATGCATCTTTACCATTCAATTTAGTAGAGTTAGAAATAGTTTCTGGAAGTTGGTTGCCTTTAAGTTTGCCATCGGCATCTAATTGTGCTACACCGTTAGCTACACCAACTTTATCCCCAGTAACCATATCTTTACCACCCAATGCATCAGTGATAGCAGCTTTACTTACAAAACCATTAGGAGAAGTAAGAAGCTTAGTAAGGATAGTATTGATAGGTAAAGTACTTAAGTCAGTACCACGTTCAATATCACCAATCTTTTGAGTAGTGAGAGTATTAGTAGGAATAGTCAACTTGTTGAAGTTATTGTTAATCGTAGTGATTACATTACGAGGAACAGCACCAAGTTGTACTTGTTTATATATTGGCATTGTAAATAGCTCCTTATAATTAACTCAAAATACAGAAACCAGCTACAGGAGTAGTAAATTGAAGAACAATTTCTTCTTGAGTTTCTGTAATATCAGGATAAACGATTTGATATGTTGGAGTGCCTTCTAAATGAGCATAAACATTTTTAACCAAAAGATTTCTTTCTTTTTCAGTTTTAGGAATTCTAATAACCCAATAATCATTTTCAGGAATCTTTTTGAAGGAATCCGTTACAAAGTAAAGACGGGATTCAGTATAGTAATGATTTTTAATAATATCATCTACCCGTTTATTATTCTTTTCTACCATGTCAATAATATCTTGACGGAATTCATAGAATTTAGAAACGGATAAAGAATTATTTTCACTAGCATTACCAAAGTATACCCAGCGATACAATTGTTCATTCCAAATATGAAGATCAAGAGTATCACGATCGATATAGAATACACCAGAAACGCCTACTTTAGGTCTAGGATTATTTGCATCAGTCCAGACAAAACCGGAACCAAGTTTATGTGTACCTAGGAAGATTTCATCAGTATCTGTTGTGAAATACAACGTATCCATATCTGGAGTAACGATATCGTCATAGGTTTCTTTCTTCATTTTAGCTAATTTACGAATTTTATTAGTATCAGACAAAGTAAGTCCTCCTTTCTTTACAATAAGTTTATATTAGTGTTGAACAGGCTCTATCGAGATTTCTTCGATAAAGTAACCATCTTCGACTTTAAAATCTATTGTAACTTTATCATCTTTAAGGAATTTAAATACAGAACCTCTTTGACCATTGATAGTTAAGTTACCATTATAAGCACCAACTACAGTTAAGTTACATACATCTTCAACTGCATCTTTTGGAGCTATAGTAACATCTTCTTCTACCATCATATAGTTTACAGGTCTATCTTCTGGGTTAATAATATAACCCTTATGGACTTTAGTAGGAACTAAAGTAATCATAGATTTGTATGGAACTTCAAATGATTCTGTATATTCTTTACCAGCATATTTTACTACCAAAGTATAATGCTCTGGTTGTACTATATTAACTCTGAATGTCTTAATTGTACTCATAGAAGTACTGATAGTCATATCAGAAGTTACTACACCTTCAGGAATATTAATTTCACCTGGGTTATAACCAGTTTCTCCGATAGCATATGCTCTAAACTTAGTACCATATACGGCATTGAATGTGTTAGTATAACCAATACCATTTGCTTCCACATATATCTTTTCTCTAGGTTTATTGATGATAGTTACACTATATCTATGAACAGTTGCAGGAGTTGCTGAAATAGTTATATTCTTAGTAACACGGAATCTACCATAAGGATGTACTGTACCGGCATCATAACCAGTAGAGGCTTTGATATGTACTAATACAATATCTCCTTCTTTAGCATCAAAGGTTTCCATATAGAACTTACCACCACATTCACACATGATAGTTTGGTTCTTAGTTTGTTTGATAGAAATGGTATAAGTAGGAACTACAGTTTCACCAAAGTCTAATTGATAAGACTCATTCTTAATATTAGGTAAGAAGCCATAGTTATTCTTCTTAATTTCTTCTTTAAATGCAGGTAAAGCCATATCACCTATGATATGCTCTTCTTGATCGGTTAAAGTAGCAAAATTATTTAGTAAGTAATAAAGACTACCATAACCACCAATAAGAGATGTAGTATCTGGTACAACCATATTAGGTGCATTGTCTATAGTAGCAGAAATAGATACATAACCAGCACGATTATTATCATTCTCTATATTAGCTATCATCTTAACATAATTAGCAGATATTTCTCTATACACCCTATCATAATAAGAGTATAAAGAAATAGCACCTTTTGGAGGTTCCATATCGAATCTAGTTTTACCGAAGTTAACTAGTCCGACAGCTGAACCTGTAAAGATACTATCATCGTGAATAAAGAAATATGCTAATTGATAAGGATCAGTAAAGTCTAATACTAAATCATAAGTATAGAACTTATTCTTATCGATATAGAAGTCAAGTTTATTGTTAGCTAAATCTATCAATACACCAACTAGTTTACCCTGAGTAGGAATTACAGATGTTTCCATATCTCCGCATTGGTGTGTTGTCTCAGCAAGCTGTTCTACTAATCTATATTCGTAAACTGCTTGTTTTTGGTGCCATAAAGACATACGAGAAGACTTAGATAGTATAGAGTTATTAATATTTGATATACCTACAGATACAGGAATACCAATAATGCCATCATTAAGTTCACCTCTAGAACAAGTAAATTCTAGATATATCTTTTGGTTCTTAGGTATAGGTAGATTAACAAATGCCGTAGATCCATATAGAGTAGAATTGACTATAGTAGAATCACTATACATTTCAAATCTATTCTTACTAGTCACATCTATATTCATATCAGAGCTAATAATCTTAGGAACTTTATCATCAAAAGTACCTTTAACTCCAGAGCAGTTAATAGAAAAGCTTCTAACTAATTCTTTCCATTTATCTCCACCTATTTCAGCTTTGATTGGTAAATTAGCTTCAAATGGAGTACGTTTATAGTAGAACCCATATGGAGTTTTATAATCATCTTGAGGATAAGAAACATTAGTCTTACCGAAGTTTACATAAAGACTAATTTGTTTCTTTATCATATCTTCATATTCTACTCTATCATCATAAACTACTTCATCATAATAGATATCAGAATAAATACAAGGATAGAAATTATGATCAGTTAGTTTAAAATTAGTAGGAGAAAAAGAATAGAACTCCTTACCATTGTTAAAGAATGTAATCTTATTGCCAGGTATATCTACACCGACACCGATTACATCTTTACCACCTGGTAGATGAGTTAAAGTTTTCTCTGGAGATACATGATTATTTATAGCAACTGCATTGAACTTTTCTTGAATATCAAAGTTCTTATCATATTCGTGATATAAAGCACCAATACAGAAATCAGCATTTAATACACCAAAAGAAGCTTCTCTAGAAACCCCTATATAAATTGGAATATTGTGAAAAGCAGATATTGGATAATAATTGCTTACATTTACTTCGAAATACATTTTACCAGTAAGCTTCTTATTACCAATTAAGAAGAATGGTTTATTATAAGTAAAATGTAAACCATCTATACTTATATCTTCATTAGGCATAGACTTCTCGTCATATGCACTCATAAATACTTTATCCAAGCTAGAATCCTCCTTTCCAAATTATATAGATGTAAACGATAATAAAACTCCCTAGCCTAATATTAGGCTAGGGAATTGTTTCTAAGTGTCTGTGACTAAGTCTATATAAAATTATAAGGAATGAGTTACATTTGCAATAGATTCTGGTGCATCAATATATGCAGCTCTATTTTTAGCAGGTTGAATATACATCTTTTGATCCCAATTATCAACAAGTAATGGTTTGAAGTTTTCTGGGAGTACAAAATAGTTATGGTCTAAACCTCTTGCTTTAACCACCAATAATGATTTCAATGCAGCTAATTTATTAATTATAGATTGTGTAATTTCTGCTTCTAGTACAAGAGCCTTAGCTGTCAATGGAGTAGTAGCATTCAAAGAAATTAAAGTATCTACAAACTCTTCAGCATCACTACTGCTACCATAATCTATAACATCAGATGCACGAAGTTGGGTTTCTTGATCACTATCAAGAGTTGCACTATATAAAGTGCATTTAGAAGAAGTATTGATTGTAGATAAATCTACAGTTCTAGCAATTTCATCCACTTTAGCTTTGTTTATAGCTATAGAATTGAAGTAATAATTAGTATAGTCACGCAATTTAGTTAATTTTTCATCAATACCGGAAGGCATAGGATTCCAAGTATTTTTTGAAATATCATAATACTCAGTAAGTTCTAAATTGGTAAATAAAAAATATCTACCGCTATGTGCGTAATTTTCCAAAAGTTCCAATACATCAGAAGTTAATAGAGACTTGTCTGGAATTGCCACACATGTTGTATTATAATTAATTTCGCTCTGCACATTATTTCTAAAATATTTTTTAGCGGTATCTACATTTTGGAAGTATATGATATTATGAGATATACTACCAGCAGTACCATAACCTGGGTTATAGCTTCTTATAACAAGAGGAATTCCATCAAAATCGATACCGTTGTAAAGGTCTTCAAGTTTTTCTTTCGCTATCGGTTCAAAACTTACTCTAAAAGTAATTGTATTAAATTTAGTACCAAAGACATTGGAGACTTTAACTTCAAAGTCTTTTGATAAATTTAATGTCTCTGGAAGATGAATTGTTGCTACACGATAAGTTCCTTGATTATTATCTTCAACTAAAGATGGATTTAAGTCATATCTAGCCATACCTAAATCTATACCATCTTGTTTTACTGTAACAACTGTATTCGAGTAAAATTGTCCGACTTTTACTTCTTTGGTACCACTAGCAACCATATCCAAAGTTTCATTTTGATAAGCAGCATCGATTTTTTCTATAACGACATCTCTAACCATATCGGCAAGAGCAAGAGGGATATTATAGAATTCTGCTTTTTCTTTATCAATACCAAGAGTTAAACCGAATTTATCAAATCCATCATTAACGGCAGTCTTAACTTCAGTTGGTGTAACTATTTGAGAAGCATCAATAGCATATACCACTTCAGGATCTAAAGTACCAGCGGCTGCTTTTTGATCATATGCTTCTTTTGTGGTAAAAATAATTTTTTTAATTTGATCAGCCATATTAAGTTACCTTTCTAAATTATAAATGATCTGGAGGAGCTACTGTAAGTTTTTGTGATATATTATTAATAAGAGTTTTGAGTTCGTACGGGTTATCTATACTCATACTTGTACCATCACCAGGTTTAACTGTTACCCGGATTTGTGGATAGTAGTTATCTGTAGTGATCAATGGAACTCTTTTATCGATTGTCACAAAATCATTGAAAGGTGTACGAGTTATTATAAGTTGTAATGTAGGAAGCTCATTCAATTTGTTAAATGCTTCTTCACTTAAATCAGCATTATATATTATAACTTTAACCTTCAATGGATTAGTAGCATTAATTGCAACCAATTTGTTAGCAAGTGAAACAACGTCATTACCGTGATTATCAAATACTAAACATTCAGCATTCAATAATTTATTTTTTATATCTTCATTTTCAAAATTATCACTATTGGATACTCCAAAAGTTGTTTCTACATCGATATCTGAAGTGTTAAGACTGCTCATTATACTATCTACTTTATTTTTTCTTGTAGTATCTATATCAAGAGCATATTTATCGAAGTAATTAGCTAATTTAGTTGTAGTTTCACTAACACTTGCAGGGAAATCTTTCCAAGCACCTGTACCTAAATCTACATAAGAACTAAACGTTCTGTCTACGATTAAGATATAGAATCTATCGCTAAATTCTTGATATCGTCTTTTCATCTCATCAATATCATCACTACCGAAAGTCATAGATTTATCAGCGATGACAACCTTATATTGGTAACCAACAAATGAGCTGATATTCTTTTGAGATTCTTCTTTAAGATAAATAGCATTATCATATAACTTTAAAGAACCAACACTAGAATTTTCAACAGTAACACCAGTTTCTGTATTTACAGTAGCAGCAAATGTATTCAATTTGTTGACAACAATATCTTCAGAAGAAGCAACTACTTTGATAGTATCATGAGCTGTATCAAATACATTAGATGCTTTTAATTCAAAATCTCTTGTAACGTCTACCGCATCAGGAATAGTTACACGAGCAAGTTTATTATTTATATTAAATGGAACAAAACCATGTTCTGTGCCATCTTGGATAGCAGTGATATAAGTATTAGAATTAGGGATATTGGATATAGAAAGAGTCTTAGTACCATTACCAACGTTGATATGTTCAGTGCCAGTATAATTTACGTTAAATTTCGTTTTAACCACTTCTTTAATCATACCAGCAAGATCTAACGGAGTATGATAGAATTCGGCACCTTCTTTATTGATACCTAACTCCAAACCAAATTTATCAAAGCTATTATCTACAGTTGCTTTAACTTCAGCTGTAGTTGCTACTTGAGAAGCATCAATAGCATAAACAACAGAAGGATCTAATGATCCCTCTGCTGCTTTTTTATCATATGCTTCTTTAGTAGTAAAGATAATTTTGTTAATTTGTTCAGACATAATTATCTAATTACCTTTCTATTTAATTATAAGTGGTCGTTAGGTTGCAATAGTACAATACGCCAAGACTCAGGTCCTTCTGTTGATTCAGCAATGTAAATTGAGCCATAGGATATTGCAACTTGCCCAGCAAAGTCTGGAGCTTTTGTTACATCAGTAGCAACAAGTTTACCACCATCAATAGAAGGAATTTGAATCTTCTTAATTGCGTTAACGACATCTTTTCCAGATAGAAAGTATACTGCTTCTTCATCAATTGAATTAGATTCAATCATTTGACTAAGTTTATCATAGCTAATTAAAGTAGCTTTTTTTAAAACTGTCATTAATTATACAATCCTTTCTATATTAAAATATTATAACGTATCTATTGATTCGGTTCTGATAACATTCCAACCAGCACCACCATGATCCAATGATTTAGCTATATAGATTTGATCACCAGATACTGCAACTTGTCCAATGAATGCTGGAGTTGTAGTAATATCGGTAGCAGTAATGCTATCTTTACGAACGTATTCTTTTAACTTTTCGTCGATATCTACATTATTAGCAATCCATTTAGTACCATTCCATACTATTTGCAATCCTAAGGTAGTATCGAAGTATTGTTGACCTACAGCAATATTTTCTGTTGGTCTTTTTTCAGTAGGACCAGAGTGAATGATTGGAATAGTTTCATATGTCATTACACCCATACTATTTATAGGTTTAGCTGGTGTGAAATAGATTTCCATATTTAAGTCAGCTAATGAAGTAATAACATCAGCTTTATAAGTTTCAGGAATTTCACATTTCATGGTCTTAGCTTCTACATTAGTTTCGATAACCTTAAAGAGACCTTTACCCAATACATTCATTCCACTACCAACTACAATTGGAGTATCTTTTAATGTACCATTAGTCCATACTGGGAATTTATCGAAGCCAAAAGTCATTGTTCTATCACCATGATTAGTAACAGAAGTAGGTTTATCCGCTGCTGGTAAATATTCAGTTTTAGTCGTATATCGATAAGTAGATACATAACCAAAATGACCAGAATTATTTGGTTTAGATTCTAAGAAAACATCACCAGCAACACCTGCAGTGTAATTGCTATAATCATGACCTTTAGCGTCTTTATAAGGAACACCATTAGCACCGAAGAAGATAGCTGAACCTTCGCCGTCAGCTAGTTCATCTGTACTAGCAATATTTTCTTCACGAATAGTTCTATCGTAACCTAAATAGATTCTTGTTTTAGCCGAGTCTTCCGCTTCAATTTCGTATTTTCTATTAAGGAAACCTCTAGAACTATATTCATCTACAGAACCTAGATTATTAAATAAAGTCAAAGCAGGATATTCAGTAACCCCATTTGGAGAGATAGATAATTCTGGAGAATTGATCCAAGAGAATTTAGCACCTTTATCTATCCAGTGCTGAAAGTTTTCTTGGAATTTATCAAATTTAAGATCACTTACTTTAACTTCAAGTTTAGCACTTTCTGGAGATACTAAATAGATAAATGCCGAAGGTTTTTCTTGGGAAAATACATGATCAATATTATCATCAAGAGTAATATCTAATTCAACATTACTAATCTCAGCTCTTGGTCCAACGCTAATATATAATGGATTTTGATTAAGGGCCCATCTACCGGTCAATTTAAAGTTTGATATTTTATTAGCATAGAAATTAGCTGTAGTACCGCTATCTAAATTTACATCATCATCAAAATGAAGAGTGACGCTTTCGAAATCAGCATATGAATATGAAGAAAAACCAAAAGTACAGTTATTGGAAACAATATTGCTTATATTGTTATTTACACCGCCACTATATTCTAGATATATAGCATACATGCCATAATTAGCTTTTATGTTATCGATAGTCAAGTTATTACATTGAGCAGCTAAATCGATATTGTTACCAGTACAATCTTTGGTATTAGTCATCCGAAGATTTAGTAATTTTAAATTAGTAAATAGTAACTGATTAAAGTCACTACTAGTACCAATAAATTTAAAACCACTACCATCAGTATCTTGATCTTTAACTTTGAAAATAAAACCATCGATTGTAGTATTATAAGCATTTGCTACTGTATCATCTGGATTTTTCAGTTCATTACGAGTCAATAAAAACCCAATGTCACCTTGAGAAGCATCAGTATGGTCACATAGAATAGTAGCACCGTAAGTAGATTCGGATCTAACTATCAAAGAGCGACTCATCTTTTCTGGACAAAAAATCTTTACAACATTTTCAATCTTATAAGTACCATCAGGGAAAATTACTTCTTGGTATTTTTCTTTAGATACTTTGAGAAATAGTTCATTTAACTTTTCAGTTACATCGGTAGCACCAGTATTATCGATACCATAGCTAACTACATCGATACTTTTAGTAGTATCCATACCGGCTTTGATAGTAGATATTTCTTTTGCTATCTTATCTATAAATGGATCTAAGACACGTGTTAGCGTATCTTTTAAATTTGCCATATTATTCATCTCCTTTCATTAATGATTTTCACCCGGATTTGCAGTTTCTGTATTAGCTAATGGATTATCATATTTAATCTTAGCTGCTTCATACTTAGCTACAAGATCTAGACCATCTAACGAAAGGGATTCATCTTTTACGTAATCACTTAAATCTACTTGAGGAACAGATGAAGAGATAACACCAGTTTCAGATATAGTAATACCCTCGCCGGCTGTAAGATGTTGGAGTTCGGTTTTCTTAGCATAAGTAGATTCGACTTCAGTTGTTTTAGCCAAACCTTCAATACTAGGAACTTGTACACCAGCAACGGCATCAGTTACTTCTTGTTTAGTAGCAAGATTACTTATATTAGGAATAGAAGTTTGATCGGCTTTAGATTCGATTTTGGTATCGATATCTTTAATCTTATCATGTAAATCTTTACCAGATAAAAAATAAACTATTTCATTATCGATAGTACCATGATCAATCATATTCTTGAGTTTGGTATAATCGATTAAAACAGCTTTCTTCAAAACCGTCATATAATAACTCCTTTCATTAAAATTAAAATATATGGATAGGTCTTATAAGACCTATCCATAAAGATTTTCTATTTAGTTGTAATTAGTGTTCTACTTCTACTGTAGTGATATTAGCGAATGGGTTGTGCCATTCAGTACCATTCCAGTATACAGGAACTCCAAGAGTTGTATCGAAGTATTGTTGACCAACTACAAGGTTTTCAGTAGGACGTTGTTCTGTAGTACCAGAAGCAACAGCAGCTAATTTAGTTTTGAGATCATTAATTGTAGACTCAAGTTCTGCTACTTTAGTATCATATACAGTTTTTGCTACAACTTCAGTAGTTTTAGCAAGACCTTCGATAGAAGGCAATTCAGCTTTAGTAGCTAAACCAGAAATGTCAGGTAATTCTGTTTTCTTAGCGTAAGTAGCTTCTACATCAGTAGTCTTAGCCAAACCAGAAATGTCTGGCAATTCAGTTTTCTTAGCGTAGTCAGCAAGTTTAGTATCAACTTCAGTAGTTTTAGCTAAGCCTTCAATAGAAGGAACAGTAATAGCAGCAACTTCAGCTTTTGTAGCTAAACCAGAAACGTCTGGAAGTTCTGTTTTCTTAGCATAAGTAGATTCTACGTCAGTAGTTTTAGCATAATCAGCTAATTTAGTATCAACTTCTGTTGTTTTAGCAAGACCTTCAATAGAAGGAACTTGTACACCAGCAACTGCAGCTGTAACTTCAGCTTTTGTAGCTAAACCAGATACGTCTGGTAATTCAGTTTTCTTAGCATAATCAGCAAGTTTAGTATCAACTGCTGTAACTTTAGCTTCTAATTCACCTTTAGCTTCATTGATTTTGCCATCAACGTTCGTGGAGAATTGATTGATATTTTCAGTTAAAGTTTCTTCTGTAACGAAGTCAGTTTTAAGTGCTTCAACTTCAGCTTTAGTAGCAAGACCAGATACATCTGGAAGTTCTGTTTTCTTAGCATAAGCTGCTTCGATATCTGTAGTCTTAGCCAAACCTTCAATGCTAGGAATAGCAGATGCGTCTGCTTTAGTAGCGAATTTAGCATCAACTGCAGCAACTTCAGCTTTAGTAGCTAAGCCAGATACGTCTGGGATAGCGGATACATCAGCTTTGGCAGCTAACTTAGTATCAACTTCAGTTGTTTTAGCTAAACCTTCGATAGAAGGAAGTTCTGTTTTCTTAGCATAGTCAGCAAGTTTAGCTTCTACTTCAGTAGTCTTAGCCAAACCTTCAATACTAGGAACAGCAACACCAGCAACAGCAGCTGTAACTTCAGCTTTTGTAGCCAAGCCAGATACATCTGGTAATTCAGTTTTCTTAGCATAAGTAGTTTCCACTTCAGTTTTAACAGCCAAACCAGATACGTCTGGGATAGCAGTCACGTCAGCTTTAGCAGCCAATTTAGTGTCAGTTTCAGCTTTAGTGTAAACATTTTTAACTTTGTCTGCAACTGTAGCCAAATCGGAGTTTTGAGCCAAAGCTTTTAAGCTATTTACTGTTTCTATATCCAAACCAGCAACAGCATTAACTGCTTCTTTAGTAGCATATGTATTAGCGATATCTGCAGATTTAGCATAGTCAGCTAATTTAGTATCAACTTCAGTAGTCTTAGCTAAACCTTCGATAGAAGGTAATTCTGTTTTCTTAGCGTAAGCTGCTTCGATATCTGTAGTCTTAGCATAATCAGCAAGTTTAGTATCAACTTCAGTAGTTTTAGCTAAGCCTTCAATAGAAGGAACTTGTACACCAGCAACAGCGGCTGTAACTTCAGCTTTAGTAGCAAGACCAGATACATCTGGAAGTTCTGTTTTCTTAGCGTAAGTAGTTTCTACTTCAGCTTTCTTAGCGTAGTCAACTAATTTAGCATCAACTTCTGCACCTTTAATGAAACCTTCTACAGAAGGAACAGTAATAGCAGCAACTTCTTGTTTAGTAGCTAAACCAGAAATATCTGGCAATTCTGTTTTCTTAGCATAATCAACAAGTTTAGTATCAACTTCAGTAGTTTTAGCTAAACCTTCGATGGAAGGAAGTTCAGTTTTCTTAGCATAAGTAGCTTCAACTTCAGTTGTTTTAGCTAAACCTTCAATACTAGGAACTTGTACACCTGCAACAGCAGCTGTAACTTCTGCTTTAGTAGCCAATGTGGATACGTCAGGGAGTTCAGTTTTCTTAGCGTAAGTAGCTTCTACATCAGTAGTTTTAGCGAGACCTTCAATAGAAGGAACTTGTACACCTGCAACAGCGGCTGTAACTTCTTGTTTAGTAGCCAAACCAGATACATCAGGAATAGCAGTTACGTCAGCTTTAGCTGCAAGTTTATCATCAGTTTCAGATTTAGTATAAACATTCTTAACTTTTTCTGCAACTGTAGTCAAGTCAGAGTTTTGAGCCAATGCTTTTAATTGGTTTACAGTATCTGCATCCAATCCAGCTACAGCATTTACAGCTTCTTTAGTAGCATAAGTTGCAGCAACTTCAGATACTTTAGCCAAACCAGTAACCGCTTCAGTAACTTCAGCTTTTGTAGCTAAACCTTCAACAGAAGGAAGTTCAGTTTTCTTAGCATAATCAGCGAGTTTAGTATCTACATCTGTAGTCTTAGCTAAGCCTTCGATGGAAGGAACAGTAATAGCAGCAACTTCTGCTTTAGTAGCAAGACCAGAAACATCTGGTAATTCAGTTTTCTTAGCGTAAGTAGTTTCCACTTCAGCTTTAGTAGCAAGACCAGAAACATCTGGGATAGCAGTTACATCAGCTTTAGTAGCTAATTTAGCTTCGACTTCAGTTGTTTTAGCCAAACCTTCGATAGAAGGAACTTGTACACCAGCAACAGCAGCGGTAACTTCAGCTTTAGTAGCCAAACTAGATACATCAGGAATAGCAGTTACGTCAGCTTTAGCTTCTAATTTAGTGTCAGTTTCAGATTTAGTGTAAACGTTTTTCACTTTTTCTGCAACTGTAGTTAAATCAGAGTTTTGTGCCAAAGTTTTCAAAGTATTTACTGTTTCTGCATCTAATCCAGCTACAGCATTTACAGCTTCTTTAGTAGCATAAGTTTCGGCAACTTCAGCTTTTGTAGCTAAACCTTCAACAGAAGGAAGTTCTGTTTTCTTAGCGTAAGTAGCTTCTACTTCAGCAGTTTTAGCATAATCAGCTAACTTAGTATCAACTTCTGTTGTTTTAGCAAGACCTTCGATAGAAGGTAATTCAGCTTTAGTAGCTAAGCCAGTTACATCTGGTAATTCAGTTTTCTTAGCGTAGTCAGCTAATTTAGCATCAACTTCTGTAGCTTTAGCCAAGCCTTCGATGGAAGGAACTTGTACACCAGCAACAGCAGCTGTTACTTCAGCTTTTGTAGCGTAGTCAGCAAGTTTAGTTTCTACGTCTGTAGTTTTAGCTAAACCTTCAATACTAGGAACAGTAATAGCAGCAACTTCGGCTTTAGTAGCAAGACCAGATACATCAGGAATAGCAGTAACGTCAGCTTTAGCTGCAAGTTTGTCATCAGTTTCAGCTTTAGTGTAAACGTTTTTCACTTTTTCTGCAACTGTAGTCAAGTCAGAGTTTTGTGCTAAAGTTTTTAAAGTGGATACGGTATCTGCATCTAAACCAGCTACTGCGTTGATAGCTTCTTTAGTAGCGTATGTATTAGCAATATCAGCAGTTTTAGCATAATCAGCTAATTTAGTATCTACTTCTGCAGTTTTAGCGTAGTCAGCAAGTTTAGCATCTACTTCAGCAGTTTTAGCTAAACCTTCAATGCTAGGAACTTGAACACCAGCAACTGCATCAGTTACTTCTTGTTTAGTAGCAAGACCAGATACATCCGGAAGTTCTGTTTTCTTAGCATAAGCTGCTTCAACTTCAGATGCTTTAGCAAGACCTTCAACAGAAGGCAATTCAGTTTTCTTAGCATAGTCAGCTAATTTAGCTTCGACTTCAGTTGTTTTAGCCAAACCTTCAATGCTAGGAACTTGTACACCAGCAACAGCAGCTGTAACTTCAGCTTTAGTAGCAAGACCAGAAACGTCTGGGATAGCAGTTACATCAGCTTTAGCTGCAAGTTTAGTTTCTACGTCAGCAGTTTTAGCATAGTCAACTAATTTAGCATCGGATTCTGCTTTAGTATATACATTAGCTACTTTAGCAGCTACAGTAGTTAAGTCAGAGTTTTGTGCCAAAACTTTCAATTCGGCAACGGTATCTACATCTAAACCAGCTACTGCGTTGATAGCTTCTTTAGTAGCATATGTATTAGCGATATCAGCAGTTTTAGCATAATCAGCTAATTTAGTATCTACTTCAGCAGTCTTAGCAACACCTTCAACAGCAGCTGTAACTTCAGCTTTAGTAGCAAGTGTAGGGATAACTGTAGCATCAGCTTTTTCAGCTAATTTAGCATTAACTTCAGCTTCTTTAGCGTAGTCAACCAATTTAGCATCAACTTCAGTAGTTTTAGCTAAACCTTCAATGGAAGGTAATTCTGTTTTCTTAGCATAAGCTTCTAATTGAGTTTGTACTTCAACAGCTTTAGCATAATCGTTGAGTTTTTCTTCAACAGCAGCTGTTTTAGCATAAGCGGAAAGATCTTGTTCGTGAACGTTTAATTTACCGTCAGTTACATAAAGACCTTCACCAACTTTTACACCACCCAATTCTTCTTCAGAAGCAACTGGAAGTGTGTATTTTTCCAAGCCAGCAAGTTTTTCTTTTTCTTCTGTTGTGAAGTCTTCAGTAGAAAGTTGTTTACCAACAACTACTTCAACTTTATTCAACATTTTAGCTTCAATGTCAGCTTTAAGATCATCTACAGCTTTCTTAGATTCTTCTTTAGTAGCGATTTTATCTGTAGGGAGATTTTCCAATTCATGAGCAATATCAGCTACTTTTGCTTCTTTAGCTTTACCTTCTTCGAAGTTAGCTTCAAGAGCACCAACTTGACCTTTTAAAGTATTCAATACTTCATCTACAGCTTGTTTCAAAACTGTATCTGCAGCTGTATAAGCAGTAGCTACTGCTTTATTAGCTTCTTTAATAGTATCTTCAACTTTGCTAAGAGTTACATAGTTAGTATTAGGTTGAATGATCAAGTTGTAATCTAAAGAGTTAGGATCTTCAGTAAGTTGAATAGCTACACCCACATTACCTTTAGTATCAAGGTAGAAGTGACCATTAACTAAGTTTTGTGGACGAACTGTAGCATCTTTTACTAAAGAGCATACAGATGCATCGAATTTAGAAAGGTTAACATAAGAAGCACCATTAACGACACCCAAGTTAACACCGTCGAAATAGAATACGCCTTCTTTAGCACCAGCTGGTTGTTGAGAAGCATCTTCTACGTAGTTAATAGGACGAGCCTTAGGATCAATGAATTTAGTCCATTGATCATTAACCATACCCGCAACGCCACCGTTTTTATCTACATAGAAACGGCCTTTGCGAATTGTCTTAACGTCAGGAATGTTATCAATGGAGTCGATAACAACAAGAGCATCTGTAAGTTGTACGGAACCTTTGAAGAGTTCACCAGTATCTTCCAAGAAATAGAAAGCATCTTCGTCTACTTTAGTACCAGTAATCAATTCACTGTATTTAGCTGCAGTAAGACGTACAAAGCGTTTAATCATGTTCATATTAGCAGTTCCTCCTATTCCTCTACTGTTTCCCATTCAAGAGCTTTATTCAATTTAGCTCGAGTAATAATTTCAAGGTTAGGATCTGTTTCGGCACCAGCTTTGTTATAAGTTTTACCGTTTACGAACCAAGTATCACCATGATCCAATGTTTCAAATTCAAGAACTTTAGTTGTACCAGCACGTAATTCAAGAGTGTCCAATTCATCTACTAAGATTGTAGCAGGAACTGTTTCACCACGGGAGTTAGTAGTTACATAAGTAACAGTTGGAACTGTTTGACCAACTACTACACACCAACGAATTTTTGCATAGTCAGCTTTAGCTTTCAAGAATACATTGAAAACATAAGAAGGTAAGTTTGGAGTTACTTGTGTACGCATGATTGCACCGTCAGACAATGTAATCAAGTTACCATCTACAGCAGGATTGCTAGCTGTAGGGTTATCGCTAGGAGTAGCATCTTGTACTGTAACAGAGTCCAAAGAACCCCAGTTTTCATCAGTAGTATTACCGTTACCAGGATCGGAAGTTAATTTGAAAATGCCTGCAGAGAGAACATTAACAAGCATACCCAATTTACGACGTTTTTTAGGGATAGCATTACGTTCTTCAATTGTTTTTACAGAACGGTAGCCACCTTGACCATACTCTTCGTAATGGGTAGCATAATTATCGGTAGTTTTAAATGGAGCGATACCAGAAGCAACATTAGTGCCAGGGATATCGTAAGCAACAGGGCTTTCAACGACGCGTCGGTTTGTTGTGTCCATATTAAAATTACACCTCCTTAAAAAAATAAAATTATTCTATATAGAATATGAGAAAATAGTAAACTTGAAAATTTTTCGAAGATACTCTTCTCTTCTATATTATGAAGTTCAGAGATTTTAATACCCTTTTGGAAGGAAAAAATAAGGGAAGATTTGGAGTAGGCTAATATTAGCCTACTCCGTGGAATTTATTATAAATTTTGCGTTCAATTTCTTTAAGCTCACATTGTTGCATGAATCGTTTATCCATACTTCCAATTTCACCTAAATTAACAGCTGGACATTCAAAACAGTTGACGTTTTTACAACCTTTAGAACAGCCAACTTCTTTGTTCAACTCCATTTCTAATTCTTTAGTTTTAGTGAAGTCAATACCAGATTTTAAATTACCAATCTTCCATTGTGTGGTCACATATATATTATCATCAGGGACAAACATACCACAAGGATATAAATCTCCGTTCTTATCGATATGGAGATGTGATCCAAGATGACTACATTTAGAAGCTTCAGATGTTTCTTTATCTGAGTTATATTTAAGAGATTCCCAGTTTACATATCTGAATGAGAAGAAGCTATATATTCTGGCAACCTTCTCAAACATTTTCTTGCATTTATATATAAACCATTCATCCCTATACAATGGGTATTCCATTATATAATACAACTCAATAGATTTAGCTCCTCTAGATAGTAAAGCAAGCATAGATTCTTCAATGAATTCTACATTCTTTAGATGTATAGCTATCCTAACTGTTACATTAGGACATTCTTTGATTATACTATAGATAGCATTATTCACAAAGCCATTATCATAACAAGACTTACGGATATACTTACTATGCTTTCCATCCCAGCTTACCTTTACTAACTCTTCGTCTAGATATCCTTCTTTAATCAATTCAATTAAAGATTTGAAATATAGGCCATTAGTGGTTAGACCAAATCTAAAGTGAACATCTTTCGTTCTTTCTAGTTTTCTTATTTCTTTTATCATACGTTTAATACTATCAGTATAGATTAAAGGTTCTCCACCTATAAACTTTACATCTAAAGTATCTCCAGTAGGTAAATCTTTTAAGAAATTTTTAAGATCATCGATATCACTGAATACTCCTTCAGAGACTCCTTCTCCTTGGAAACAATAATCACAACACATGTTGCACTTATCAGATACCTTGATCATGATAGATTTGAAGTTATCAAACACCTACGATCTCTCCAATCACTAAACTCTTCATATATTGATCGAAAGAGCTAAAGTTAAAGAAGTCTATAGTAGTAAAAGTATTATCATAAACTGAGTCAACCATATTTATTTCATCTACAGTTACTAGGTTATTATAATTCTTATACACATTTGTATTTACTTCTTGGAATAGAATACTATCACTAAATAACTTAGCTCCAAAGTGATTAATAAGAGTTTGGTTATATCTCTTAATAATCTCTTTTAAAGTTAACTCGTTTTCGAAGTTAAGGTTACAATGAATATTAATAGTTTTATCTACGTTCTTTACATAAACGACTAAATTTATAAATTCCATATTTTATCTATCTCTCGCTATCCAACTAGGCATCCTGTCAGTTACTTCAGGATCATTAACAAAATTTAATCTACCTAAGATCTTTTTTGTTTGTTGCTCTGTAAGAGCTGGTGCTAGAGTTTCGAATATATCTCTTTCAAGTTTCTTGAAAGGATGAATATAACAACCCAACCCCTTATGTCTTGTGTAATAAAGCATCGCTGGACACTTATTACAATGGTATTGATTACATCCACTACAACCATTATCCCATTCGGTGTAGTCTTTGACAAACTTTTGCATTTTGTCATAATCAATACCGTCTTTTACTGAACCAATAATGAAGTTTTGTTTAAAATTCTCACTAAAAAGAGAACAAGGGTATACATCCCCAGAGGTAGTGACATAAATCATTTTTCCTAATATCTCACATCCCAAATCGAACGGTTTCCCTGCGTTTAGAGCACGAGTATAATATAAATAGTTCCAATTTTCATAATCAAATGGTTCGTTATTATATAATTCGGCTATCTTAATAGCTTGAACTTTAAACTTCTTAAGAAGTTCTTCATCGTGGTAATACATTGGGTCTTCTTTAAGATATAGAGGATAATACTCTATCTTATTACAACCACAATCTCTTGCGTACTTAACGGAATCGTATAAGTCGTCTACTGTTTCGTGAGTAAGTGCTATTCTAAGTAAAATATCATTACGATATTTACTTGCCCCAAGTTTAGCTACTTGATCTCTAAAGAATTGATCATCATATTGAGGTAATTTAGAAAATCGAACTTTTGATGCGGAATATAAACCATCCCAAGACATCTTCATAGACCAAGAGTCTAATACATTATCATCTAGTAATTCAAAGATACCATCTAAGTTAGTACCATTGGTTACAGTCGATGCAATGACTCTTGTATCTTTATATCGTTCGATCTTCTTCATTTCCTTCATGAAAGATCTAATTTCGTTACAGTATAGACTACATTCCCCGCCAGTAAGTTCAAAGTCTAATACTGGACCGATATCCATAGTAAGCAACAGTTTTCTAAGTTCCTTAGACTGATTAAATACGTTAGATTTAGCTTTAGAATCTCTATCAGAGATAATACAATAGCTACAATCTAAGTTACAGAAGCTACAGAACTTAATAAGCACATATTTTATAGTATCAAACATAGTTATTCTACCGTTATATGCTTAAGATTTTCTAGATAGAAGTTATTCTTAAAGAAAGAATCACAATCTTCTAGAGTACGGGATTCTACTACACCATTAAATGGATTTGTAGATACATCAGAACCTAATCTATCAGATAAAATAAACTCTTTATCTGTATCAGATAAGTATTTGATCTTGATATCTCTCATATAATCACAATAGTCAGTAAGTTTAAGATATTTACGAATAAGAATAGCATACATAGCATGGTTAGACTTATCATAATAGCTTAAACCACGAAGAGTATTTTCTATATAATATAGAGAGTCATTAATGTAGTCTACAATAGTAGAAGTCATATGATGAAATGCTGTAAAATCACCTTTGAATAGATATAGGTTATTTATAGTATCCATATACGATAATACAGAGAAACTGCAGTTATAGTATTGGAAAGATTTTTCATTTACAATACCATTTACTCTACCCAATAGATTAAGAATCTCTTGACTGGGTAATTTAGGGTTATTAACCATTACAGTTTGTACTGCTTCTAGATATGCTTCTAAGAAAGAGTTTTCGAAGATATCTGTATCATCATATACATTCAATTCATCTAATAATTGTAATGCTTGGTCTGCAAAAGATTTATCCCATTTCATATCAACGAAATTAATCTTAGTAGCCATTACATACAACTTAGCATGCATATATTTTAACCAAATATATTTAGAAAGATTCATTTCTTTCTTTTCTTCTAAACTAGTAGACTCAAATAAGTTTACATAAGGTTTCATATATTCGGTATATGTACCATCTTCATATGATTTATTAAGGATATTGGATAATAAGAAGAATTTATTTTCATAATCATAAACTTCAGAATTACCAGTTTCATACTTAACAATCATTTCTTGTTTAGAATACTTACCATTGTTGATTTTGTATTCTTCAATATAATTAGGTTTGTCTTTGAAGAAAGTTTCGATAAGTTTATCTAGTTTAATTCCTAGAGCTTTGATTTCATCATTATCTACCCAGTTAGTAGTGATAGCATGTTCAAATGTATTCTTCTCTGTATAGATATCTTCCATTTGTTCAGAGATATCGATAAAATCTTGATTATCTTTAATTTCTTCATAAAGACGTTCTGGTAAATAAAGGATCATTTTATCTATCCTTCCTTTCGGAGACAAAAAATAAAAGAGGGGTGTAAAATGCACCCCTGCGATTATTTTAAAGTTGAATTATTTGTTGAAACTAATCTGCAAACTTACAGATACCTTCATGTTCATTATGCCATTCTTTAACATATAAAGATACAATATCTTTTAAAGATGATAATGCATTATCTAAGTTGCTTGAAGAAGCAATACTTGCTTTATGTTGATTGATGTCTTCGTAAAAATTGAAAATATACATATAGACTCCTATTTATTATTTTTCAATTCGGCTACTTCAGCAGTTAATTTTTCTACCAAAGCTTCTAATTTTTCAATTCGGCTATCTTTAGATTTAGCTTCATTGATGTATTCAGAACCCTTGCCAGTTTTGAACGCTACAGCAACGTTCATTTGAGGGTGTTTACCAAAGCTAATAGCTGTGCTGATCATAGTTCTTTCATTAGGACGGTAGAAAGCACCTACTGCAACTGCATTAGCATTGCGGTAGTGACCAACGGATGCAGCATAGGAAGCTTTGTCATCCTTATTGAAGTCTAAAGGATGCAAGCCAGCCAAAGCTGCACTTTGAGCACCTACACTAGCTACTTGGCTGTCAGTGTAGTTGTTAGCTTCTTTGATAGCATTAGGACCAATGACGGTAACTTTATCTTCTAAGTCAGTAATACGAACTTCATGATTACCTGATACTTCTTTATTTTTATCTACTTTAGCACCGATATCGTTAATATGAGTTTCATGACTATTTACTTTAGTGCCAATTTTATCTGTTTCTTCAATAATAGCATGTAATTGGCTGCCATTAACAGCATCTGTAGAAGTATCAGATATACGTCCTGCTGCAACATTAGTTACAGTTCGTTCTTTACCAATATCACCAATAGATACTGTTCCTAAAGGAGCACTACCGGCAAAGGTATGTGTTGTGCCATTAATAGTTTCAGATTCGGTTCCGATTGCAGTATTAGTAATGGAGTTATTACCAATAGCTACAGCGTTTTCTTCAGTTGCTTTTGCTCCATTACCAATAGCAAGTGAATTAGTAGCATTTGCAACTGCTTCTTTACCGATAGCATATGTATTGTCGCCTTCTACTATAGCATCTTCACCGAATACTAGTGAGTTTTTACCAGTGATTTTGTTACGCTCACCACCAGCAAAGGAGTTATCACTCCTAAAATCAATAGCATTAGTATTACCAAATACTAATGTATTGGAAGAATGGGATGCGTTTTGTACACCACCAGCGATTGTGTTTTCTGCATTTGTGATAGTGTTGTGGAAACCAGTAACAATACTATTAGCGGAGTTATTATTGTTACTTGTACCAAATGTTGCACTATTATGTGCATCATGTTGAGCCATGTTGTTGTAACCGCCGATTAGGATGTTCTTAACTACCTTACCGTCATTATGTTGAGTGACATTAATGTCCTCACCATAAAGAATAGAATTATTAGCTTCTGTAGTTGAACGATAATGCCCAACATTGAAATTTTGGTTGTTTTCAGCCATAGCTGTAGCGGATAAGGTTGTTAATACCAAACCAGTCAATAAGATTTTGTTTACTTTCATTTGAAGTTCCTCCTTAAAAATAAAAGAGCCTCTATAAGAGGCTCTTTCATCAAAATAATATAATTATTATTTATTTTCTACTTTCTTTAGAAGTTCATCATATTTAGCAGAAATATCTGCAAGTTTTTCTTCTAAAGTTTTTACTTTTTCTTCAACCGCATCGTGACGGTCAGTGTTCATTTCGCTATGTTTACCGAAGCGGAATGTAGCACCAGCATTCACGACATTGCGATGAGCACCAAATGTGCTTCCTAGACTCAACAAGATGTTTTCGTTAGGTTGGTAGAACATACCCAATGCTACAGATGTTTTATTTTTATAATTACCAACACCTGTTGCGATTTGGAACTTGTCATGTTTATTGAAGTCCAATGGGTGTAGAGCTGCTAGAGCTGCGTTTTGAGCTGTAGTTTCAGACACACGGCTATCAGTGTAAGCATTTGCACGATTCAATGTAGCTGCGTCACCATTAGACATTGCAGTACGTACGTCGTTCAATTGACCAACTGTAACAGCATCATTAGCATTAATACCACGAGCTACGTTAGTGATTGTTTTACCACCAGCATTGATACCACTATTATCAATAACAACACCACCGATGTTAGCTTTATCAGCCATAAGTTTAGTAGTCGTAACAGAATCTACTGTGATATCTTTGTTCAAGTCATACTTAACTACACCATTAGCATCAACAGAAGCTGTTGTGTTATTACCGTTAGTGAAGTTTAAACCGTCAGAAAGCATAACTTTTTCTTCAACACCATTAGCTTTGTAAGTTAAAGGTGTCTTAGCAGCAGCTTTATTACCGTCATATTTGAAGGTAGTCAAGTCTGCAACATTAGCAGGAGCGGACCAGCGTTCTACTTTAATAACGTCGTCGCCTGCAAAGCGATTGCTTGCTTTAGCGATGGAATCCACAGTTGTGCGTGATACATACACTCCGTATTGAGCGTTTTTATCACCAGTGGATTTACCATTTACTACACGAACAGCAGCGATGTTATCTACTTGATTATCGCTTACCACGGATTCTGTAGAAATGGAGTCGTTCAATTGTTTAACGTTAACTGCATCAGTATCAGCCACACCAGCTTTTACGTTATTAATGATTTGGCTACCTGCATCAATACCATCAGTAGTGAATGCAACGTGACGACCATTGGAGTCTGCAGTTACACCATTGATGTCGTGAGTAGCATTATCTAGATTGTCGCGGTTTTCGACAATCATACCGTTAGCTTTGTATTGAGTGTCAACGTCATTATCAAATACACCCATGCCATTTTTAGTGATTACATTGTGTACTGGATCGAATACAGAGCCGAAAGAAGCACTATCCAAAGAAACATCTTTCTTAGTAGCAACTTTGTATTCAATGCCACCGTTTGCATTTGTACCAGTTGTTACTACTACGTTATCACCAGCTGCAACACTTGCATGTCGTTTAGCTTCTGCCATAGCATCAGCTGCAGCTTGCTTGTTAGCAGCGATTTGTGTCTCATGGTCAGACACAATGTCTCCAAGCATTTGGAGACCAGTAGCAGTATCTAGAATATCTTTGTGATTCTTATTGATTGCTTCAACTGTGGCATTCAATTGACTGCCGTTTACAGCATCAGTAGAAGTTGCAGATACACGACCAGCTGCTACATTTGTTACTGTACGTTTGTAGCCAGCGGCACCATTTGCAGAAGAACGGCTATCGGAACCTACAGATACTGTACTCAAAGCGTTAGTTCCTGCGAAATTATATACTTTTCCGCCGATAGTAGCGGAAGTAGTATTAACTACAGCATCAGTCACGCTGTTAGTACCTAAGGCTACACTATTAGCATTATCTGCTAACGTATTGTTGCCAATAGCAATAGCGTCCATTGCAGTTGCTTCTGCATGTGTACCTACTGCGATGGCCCCTTGAGCTCCTGTTTTGGAGTTAGATCCAAGTACAACTTGTTCAGGATCAGTACCTACAACTTTGTTATTGTAGCCGATTACAACGCTTTGTTCTGCAGCAACAGTCCCATTATTGGAACCTACAACTGTTGTATCGGCAGATGTAACAGAATTGTCACGACCAATAGCAACTGTAGAGTTACCAGATGCACTTGTGCGAACACCAATAGCTACAGCAGAATCTGCTTCAGCCTTTACAGTTTTACCAATAGCTACAGTAGAGCTGCTTTCCGCATAAGCACCATTACCGAAAGCTAATGCATCGGTACCGTTTGCACGAGCTTGGCTACCAATAGCGAAAGTATCATTTTGTAATGCTTGAGCACTGGAGCCGATTGCAACGGAATTGCGACCTGCTGCTCTGCTGTATTCGCCACCAGCAATAGCATTTGTTCCGGTTGCTTTATTAGCATTACCGTATACAAAGGAGTTATCGCCTGCTACAGTATTGTTATAGCCTACTGCAAAGGCGGAAGTGCCAGTTGCTGCGATGACATTGTCTTTGCCATAAGCTTCTGCTCCATAAAGAACAGCATTTGGGTCAACAGTATTGTTGACGCCAGCAGCGAATACTGTACTAGAAATTGCAGCCATTGCTGCCAATACTACCATTGCTTTTTTGTTTGTTGTTGTTTTCATTTTGTTTCCTCCTGTGAAAATTTAATTTAAAATAAAACAACTTAATTTTTATATAACTTAATAACCATACTCCTACCTATTAGGTATGATTAGAGTTATTACTTTAGAATATCTGCCAATTTATAGACTTTTTCTATCCTTTTTTGTGCAGAATAGTAATCTTTAATTGACTTAGTATCAACTAAAGATAGATGTATTAATTTTAATACACATTCCAAAAATAATTTGGTTTCTTTATTAGCTTCTTCTAGAGCATCTACGATTCCTCTAGATAAAACTTTGTAATCTGTATTATCTATATCTTTAGTAACTACTACTTCATGATCTTTTTTTATATCATAAAACCGAATTTTAACGCTATTATCAGATCTAAATAAACTTTCTTTTAAGATAAGATGCATTTCAATTAATGCATCATCCTTTAAAGCTACTAAAGTAGTTTTATAGCCACGATGTATACGATTAATTACTATATTCGTTTCATAACCTATAGACTTTAGGATAGCTTTGATACCGCTTGTTTTAATTTTAACTTTCTGCATCGTTTATTCCCTCTTTTTAAATATAATTCCTTTATCTATTTATTTAATTACATATCGATGTGATTCGGAATCGTAATATAAATTACGAGATTTCTCTAAATATTCCAAAACATCGTTTTTTGTGAGGTATCCCTCGACATCATAGAGTAAATCTGTTCTATCACAAACAGAATCGCCTTCCATGAAGGCAATTTCAAACAGCCCCTGTCTTCCACCGAAAGAAGTTGCACTTCTAATAACCGATACTTGCAAATCGCAATGAAAACATCTAAATCTCCAACACTCTGTTTCAGCCGAAAATAAATTTCCAGGTCTTACAAAACTTTCAATAAATGTTGGGAATTCAATAAATTCTTTGATAAATTCTACTTCTTTTTTCATTTTAAATACTCCTTTTAAAAATATTATTAAAATAAATACTAACTTATTCACCTTAATAATATATAACTGAAATTTATAATAATTACAAAATTTAAGGAGTATAAAATGACTAGAATTTATCGTTTGTATTAATACTTTCTAGTGGAGTAATATTATGCTCACGTTGAGTCCATGCAGTATAATCTAAATACTTCTTAAGTAATATCTTCTTTTCTTCAGGAGTTAGTGAAGCTAAGAAGTTCTTAATAGTTTTACCGAATATCTTAGTTATACGACATGTGCAATCTAAATAATGGTTCTCCCAGTCATCACCGAACTTCTCATAACGTTCATATCGACAACCACCATCACAGATTGCTCCAAATTCACATTTTTGACAATCTTCATGTTTACATCTACGTTGAGCTCTAGTATCATCTAATCGAACTAGTTGTTGACTCATAGCAGTACAGTTATTTTGAATACCTTCTGGGGATATTGTAGTATATTTGCCAATATCACAACTACAGAAACTGCGATCTTGTCTTAACCATGCTCCAATCTTATTTAAATGCTCTACATAGAGCTTATCTAAATCAAATGTATAAGGCAATTGTTTCTCTAGTTCTTCATAGAAATCTTCAGAGTAGTTTTCACCATGAGCAATAACGAATTCGCCATTAGCTTTACCAGGATATTTAGTATCGTATTTAAGAGCTTTGAAATGATCGTGTATTTCTTTAAGCTTATAAATATTCTCATTATTTACCACAGTCTTAATATCGAATGTAATGCCTTGCTCCAAAGCATATTCGATATTAGCATTAACTTTTTCTGCAATAGAATTACCATGTATATCAACACGGCTAGTAGTAAATCCATCCCAAGATAGTTGTACTTCATTAAGTTTATATTGTTTATGAAATTCAATAAATTCTTTAAAGTTAGCCATAGTAGATGTGACTACTTGGAATTTACATTTTCCATAGTATTTCTTAACCGTGTATTCAATTAAGTCCAATCGAAGGAGAGGTTCACCTCCAAAGAATATAATCCTTGAAGGTTTAAGCTCTTCCATGTATTTATCAATCTGCTCTATAGTCATATCCTTAGAATGGAAGTCTATATAACAGTACTTACAACGATTAGGACAATTATTGGTTAGGAAAAAGAAATATTCTCTATAATTATCCATAGAATCTCCTATAAGAATTAAGACATACCACAGTTTTGGTTATGGCATGTATTAGAATAACAACCTTGACAAGATAATTGGCAAGTGGATTGACAGTGGGTTTGACATGTGATATTACAATATCCATTATCATCCCACCAGTTGTTATATGTGTCAAGTTGTTGAGAAATTCTACGAAGATATTCAGCAATCAATGCCCATTTAGAAGCATATACAGTTTCACCAGTATTTACATGCTCAATTGTAAAGTTTGTAGTTGGATCAGAGACTGCTTTAGTAACACGACGTAGTGTATTATTACAGATTTGAACTGTAGTAGCATCTTCTTGAGTAGCAATACGGAAACCATGTAAGATAGAACGGTTTTCACAAGCTGTAGAAGAATTCGCTGGATCGTAGTTAAGTGTACAGATACGAGCATCTTGTTTTAATACAGCTTCCATATTTACAACAGCTTGGAATTTCACATTATAAATAGTTTCTGCTTCGGTAAATACAGGTACTGTTTTATCTGTATTTGCAATTTCAGCATACGAATGGTTATGATCTGCTGTTTCTTTAATAGAAGTTCTATCAATTGAATACACAGTACTGCCTACAGTAACAGCAATACCAGACATATCTTCAGGGAAATCGGATAGTTGATTTTCAAATACGATAAAGTTACTTGGATTACCAACTTTAGTAGCAGTATCTGTAGTACCATTATATGCTTGAGCTGTTAATAAACCAATTACTTTAAAATCTTTAGTAATATTTCTACCAATATAATGAATAGTATTACCAGGCATATTGCCAAAATGTTCTACTTCTGCACCAGAAATAGATTTAGCGATTCTAGCATCCATATTGGAATAACCAGATACTCTGATACCTTGACCAGAAGCTGTGGTATATTTAACAAGCTTAGAATCTAGATTAGTGCTCAATACAGGAGAAGTACCTACACCTGTATCTAGAGGAACAATCTTTTCATTTCTCCAATAAGTACATTCTTCACGTACTTCTACTGTATTAATAGGTGCAATGGTTCTAACTAAGTCGGCTGTAGTATCGATAATAAGGTTTACATCATTAGCTTTAAGAGTACCATCTTCTTCATTTACAGATCGTTGAGCTTCTTGAAGACGTCTTTCTAAATCTGTATTTTCAATACCACTTAATTGAGCATAACGAGTACCAGTCTTTTCTTGCCAAGGATGTTCTTTAGCACGTTTAATTGAATCTCGTTCATTTAAGTTAGTTAGAATAATATCAATAATAGAGCTAAAATAAGTTCTACCTGGGAATGTCTCTTTATTAGGTTTTCTAGCTTCTACATAAATGACTTTATGTCTATTAGCCATAATATTCTCCTTTATTTTCTAGCAAATTTATCTTCATCCGTTATATAAAGATCTATACGGATTTCTTTATTTGTTATACGTCGATATACCTCTTTACCAAATATAGACAAAATAAAGTATTCTAATATTTCTTTAGCCTTATCTTTATCTATATTATTTATCTTATTGAAAGTAAGATTAATACCAACGTTAGTCGATGTCTTTACATCACTATATCCATCTTGGTCTGGGAAGTTTACAAAAGCAGAGCTTAAAGTAGAGAATTCATCTTCTTTTACTTTATATTGGATATCATAAGTATTAGAAGTCAATCTAACTATCTTACAACTATATCCTGCTATATTTGTAACTCTATCCAAACCAATAGAAATAGTCCAAGTACTAGGAGAATATAATTCACATTCTACACGCTTTACAGCATTTTCAGAATCCATTATATTTCCTCTTCTATTACTTTAGTGACAACAGCATCTTCTGGATTAATTTGAGATAGATATAAATCATCAATACCTTGAGCAGCTAATACTTTAGCAGATTTATCTATAATAGCATTAGTGAAGTAGTCCTTAAAGGAACCAATAATATTTTCTTCACCAAGGTTTTTAATCATAGCATCTACATGAGCTAAAGATACAGTGAAAGTAAGTTCATCATTTACATCAATATTCTTGAATACTGTATCGATATAATCTTTAATCTTAAGATTTTCAATCAATACATTCAAAGATCTACTACGAACGTTAGTAGCAGTGATGAATTTATTTTGATATTTCTTAACTGCTTTTACCATAGCACGTTTAACCGCACAGTAAGCATCAGATGGAGTATCTACATCACCAGTTTGACGAATATTTTCTTCAGGACAACCAGAAGCACAGATAGATTTACCAATACAAGTTTCACATTCTGCTTTAACATACTTAGCTGGATTTACACCGCCAGTAAGTTTAGAACGATCTACACCTGTATAGATATTACCAATCTTTTGGTCTTCTTTGTGTTCTTTTTCAGAAGTTGGTAATTGATGACATGGATAAATATCACCATTGATATCGAATGCACACCAACGAGTAGAACCAATTGGGCACATTTGTGGTGTATATACATCTGGTTCTAATACGTTAAGAAGAATCTCATCTGTGTTCTTGATAGAGAAGTTTTCTGTAGAGTTATCGTCATTTAATTTAGTAACGTATAACTCCATAAGATCTTCCATATACTTTTCAAGACCTTTGAGTTGTTCTTCATTCCATTCTGTATCGGTAACAGGACATGGAGCGATATTAGTAAAGCCCATATCTAAGAATTCTTTAACCCCATCAATAGCTTTGTCAATATCTTCAGGTAGAATAGTCATACGGACTTCTACAAAGATACCAAGACCATTATCAATTAACTTCTCGATATTATTAGATACGATATCATAACTATTAGAACGATTCTTATCATGGATTTCTTTCTTACCATCTACAGATACCAATAAATGGAGTTCGTTGTCATCAATGTATTCCATAATTTCATCTGTAAGGATAGTAAGGTTGGTCGTAACACCATAAAAGATTTCGTAACCTTTTTCATTACAATGATCGATTACATCTTTCATACATTTCCAATTTAAGAAAGGTTCACCACCAAAGAAGTTCAACATGAACTTACCATGGGATTCTGTATTTCTACTATTGTATGCTTTATCTACAATATCAATAGCAGTTTTAGAATCCATCATTTCTGGTTGTTTATTATGCTCAAAGCAGTATATACAGCTAAGATTGCAGTTATTAGTAACGTTGATTGTAATGGAGTCGCACTTATAGACATCCTCAAACTTTTCTAACATGTGTTCTATCTCCTTGATCGAATAAATTAAATTTAATATTAATCTAATGTCTCCGGAGTAGTTAAAAACTATACCAGTAGCCAATATTGGCTACTGGCTATAATAGTCTTTTATTTCTTAAAAGTTAGATGTTTGTATTCAGCACCTTTACCTTCTTTATAGAAGAGACCATGGTCATTTTTATCACCATCTAAACGAGCATAACGAATAACTTTACCGAAGTAAAATTTAACTACGTTTTCTTCTTTAGCACCACGGATGGATTTGAATAATTGAATAGATTTAGATTTCAAAGAACCGATCTTGAAAGAGGATGGAGCTGCTGCTTCATTCTTAGTTTCGATTTCTTCTTTTAATGCTACAATAGTAGCGGATTTAGCTTTAACTAAATCTTCTAATTCTTCAATTTGAGCTTCAGCTTCTGCTAATTCAGATTTAGCTTGTTCTAAAGCTTCAGCTGTTTTCTTATTAGAATTAGTAAGATCTTCGATAGTTTGGAACACAATCAGATCGTGTTCTTTCTTAGTCACACCACCGAAAAATTTAATCAGAGAGTCAAACATAAAATTCTCCTTATTTAAAATCTACAGTAAATTTACGGATATTAGTATCACAGTGTTTATTACGAACGTCTTGTTGCCATACCCATAAGGAAACTCTTACTTTACCAGCAGGTACTTTAGTTTTGAATGTACCAACGTGGAAGTTCTTATATTGTGTAGGAGTCATGATAGGAGCAAAGTATGGGTCAGAACCATTTCGTCTACCAGATTCCCAGATAGGGACATTATTTACCCGAACTTCGAAGTTATAGAACGAGTTATATGGACCAGATTTGTATCCATTGTAACCTAACCAGATTTCTGTATTGATATCTAATGTAATATCTGTTGCATTATCAAACCATGTTTCAACGAATACTGCTTCGTTATAAGCAATATTGGAATGGTTTGTATATTGATGATATTCTTTATTAGAAGAAAGTTGTTTAGGTACCACATCAGATAGTTTGAATATACTATCACCTAAGAACATACCAGATGCTGGCATACTAACTAATGTACCAGGCATGTATCTATCATCTGTAGCGTATACTCTTGTAGTATATTTCTTACCAAGAATAGAATTGAATGTTTCTTGATATTCTTTACCGTCTACAATAACAACAATGCGTTGTTTGTCTGTTTGGATGATATTGACTTTACAAGTTACATCATCATCAGATACGTCTACTGGAACCATCGTAATTGGAACCCAGCGATTATCTTCAGTATACATATAAGGTTGTGGTAAGGAAGGATCTACATACAACTCTTTTAATGGTTTAGGATCTGTTGGTTTACTAGGAGCTATAGTAACTCGTACATCACCAAGTAATTGTTTAATTCTCATTAAACGATTTTCTAGATCATGAAGATCATCATATGTGAATTTTGGTTTAAACATTTCTTGAAGATCTTTTGTTAGATCTTCATATCTAATACCAGTCTCTTCACTAAAAGTCGACATATAAAACCCTCCTAAGCATATACAGCTTTAGCTTTTTGCCAGCCGTTATTATAAGTACACATGAAAGTATACTTAGGACCTAAAACAATTGCGATCTCTTTATTGTTTTGAGGGTTAGGGATACTAGCTACATCGTTTACTACACTTAAACGAATACCATTTAACTTAGCTTCAATTTCAGCTACTTTATTTTTGAATGTTTCGAGATCGTCTTTAGATACGCTTCGTTTAAGCATAGCTTGTAGACTTGGGGCAAGATCGTCATAAGAAATCTTGTCATTGTCTTTAAAACTAGCCATCATTACACCTCCTATTTTTTAATGATATATTAAGATTATTAGTATGTTCGGCGTGGTTAGTTTAACATTTTTATAAGGACTGACTATTTAAATTTATGCTAATTCCAATTATAAGGAGGTGGAAATAGATATATGGGTATAAGACGTCGGCTGTATACTTTGCATAGATTATTATCGCTAAATGTGTTGTTACGTAGACGATTGATGATTATTCTCTCTCTACTTCCAGCTATAATTTTAATAATACTATGCAATAATATTTATGTTGATATTTATGAGTATAAGACTAACTATCAGAATACTATAGCTCATTTAGAATCAACAAAAAATAAACATATCGACGATATTATAAATAATCGTAAAGGCGATATGCAGTTACAGAATGCTTATACTATTGGATATATCCAGCACCAGTTACAAGATGATTATGGTAAGAAAGATCTATTGACTATAGAAAGAGAGCTTCATTCAACTGATAAGAATACAGCTCTAATTTCACTATATCATGATGCTTTATCATTAGATAATAATAACACGAGAACATATGGAGAAGATAAACAAGAACGTTTATTCTTAGCTGATAAAGATAGAATTATTATCAGTCCTAAGAATGTTACGGAAGATTTATTTGTCCCATGGGGTGAGGTTATTAATAAATCTACTAATAAAGAATTAGAGAAGAGTGTAATAACTTCTATTCTAACTGAGGATAGAACTGGTGATTCTACCGATGATGATATTTTATTTATTCCAGAAAGGAATATGCCAAAAAGTGTCATTGAGTATAATAAGAAACTTAAAGATTCTGATGGCAGGCATTTAGAAATCACTAAACCTGGAATAGAAAGTATCAACGACCTTATTGATAGTGGTGGAGTTACTGCTCTTAAAGCTTATGATCTTATAGTACCAAGTTATTTTGATGCTGGACGTTCTCTTACTAAGAATAATCCTGATGGTAAACTTTCTCATAAATTAATTCTATTACGTAGTTCTAATTTATATGAAATAGTAAAACCATATGATACTTATATAAGCACATATAATACTTTAATCAAGGATTATAAAGAGAAGACCGAATCTGCTATTATTAGCAAGATTGTAACATGTGTAGTTATTTCTATTTTCTTAATTACATTATTTAGTATTTGTTTATACACTATTTCTAAAACTTTCCGCTTCGAATCTATTACTGATAGTAGAAAAGGCGGCAATATCAATGGATAAAGATCTCTACTCGGCAGTTTTGTCATTAGATTCGATCGTTATCTTTATAGCAATTCTTATCGTATGCTGGCTTGGAAGTTTAGCTAAAGATTTTATAATCGTATTTAAGGGTGAAGAAAAGGTATATATGCATCTTACCTTTAAATATAGAGCGACTAGAGTGGCTCTTTCCACTGCTACTTCTACATTATTAGTCTTCGCTTTATCCGATACAATAATAGACCATATTGGTTTCAAGGGTTTGTTATTTATATCCCTAATGGTTGGCATAGTTGGGTTTGAACTTCTAGAAAGGATTTCCACATTAAATAGGATTATCGAAATAATCGATTTGATCGTTTTTAAACGCTCTGCAGATGTTAGGGATTATAAGGATGCTGTTAGTGATAATAAAACAAAAGTTATCATTAAGAAGATCTATATAAGTGATTCTGATAAGAAAAATTATATAGACGATGATGATGATGAAGAAGATGATGAAACTCAGTAATGTTCTATAGGCTTGAAAAATGACCTATAGAACATTACTATAAATTCTTAAAAGAATTGATATCAATTTTTTATTTAAAGGAGGATATTTAATATGCCTTATTTAAGTTCAATCTGGGTAGCTGCCAATAAAATTGGTCATAAAGAATCTGCAGATTATGGCTTATTTAAATATACCAACGGGACTGAAGAAACTAAGATTGCCACTGGTACTTCTCCATGGGGTGTTTTAGTTTGTCGTGATAGACGTACACAATACGTTGTTAACCAAGACGATAATACAGTTTCTCAAGTTCGTGATGGTTCTGTGGTTGCAGAAATTCCTACGAACGGTACTTCCCCTTATGGTATTTGCGAAGGATCTATCGCTGATAAACATGGCGATTATCCTGTATTTGTTACTAACTATGCTTCCAATACTGTAACTAAAATTGTTAATGGTAAAGTAAACGAAGTATTTGGTGTTGGTCAAGGCCCTCGTGGTATTTGTTGCGATACAGATGGTAATATCTGGGTTGCTAACTACCTTGACAATACCCTTTCTGTAATCTGGAAAGGTATGACTCTTTATGAAGGAGTTGTAAATGTAGCCAATGGTCCAGATGGTATTTGTTGTGACTCTCGTGGTAATATTTATGTTGCTTGTGCTATTAGTGGTGTAGTAACTAAAGTTTCCCACCAAGTTAAAATGGCTGATATCACTGTAGGTGATGAACCTCGTGCTATCGCTGTTGACTTATCCGACAATATCTGGGTTGGTAACTTCTCTTCTGGTACTGTAACTCGTATTAACGGTGCAGACTTAGAAACTTCTGAATTTATCTGTGGTCGTGGTCCAATCTCTATTGGTGTGACTAAAGACGTTTCCAATGATTACCAAATCGTTGTAGCAAACTATACAGATAAAAATATCGCTATTCTTGACCCAACTTCTGGTGCTCGTGTAGAAAAAATCGAAACTGCATTTAACCCAGTGGCATTTGGTGACTTCACTGGTTTCCAATCCTACTTGATGGGTAAAAAATATGATTCCCAAAACCCAGACGGTACTGACCGTGTAACTTGGGATGACTTAGCTCCAGAACTTCAAGAAATGATCAAAGGTATGGTTGGTCTTCCTCAAGTAGTTAAAGCTCCTGACGTTATTCTTTTGAATCATCGTAAGTACCCAACAGTACAAGTAGCTTTAGACCACTTGTTATATGAACCAATCGCATTGAAAGGTTTCGGTATCACTAAACCAGCTAATGGTATTGCCGAAATCGGTTCCACTATTTCTGAAGTTGAATTTGGTTGGAATTTGGAAAACTCTGACAACGTTGCATCTCAATATGTAAACTGTACAGCTAATCCAAATGCTTCTGTTGGTTTTGTTGCTGCTGGTATTAATACAGCTAAGAAATCTGACGTTAATATTACTTCCAATACTACTTGGGAATTAGTAGTTAGAGACCAAAACAATATGGAATCCAAAGCTCAAGCTTCTATTAAATTCTTACCTAAGATTTACTATGGCGTTTCTGATCGTGCTGTTGTTAAATCTGATGACATTCTTAAACTTGGTCATTCCGAATTCATCGAAATCGAAGATGGCCGAGTTAAGAAAGAAATGCATTTCGACGCTACAGGTGGTGGATACATGGTATTCGCAATTCCATCTGCTTATCGTTTGAATGCTGGTGGTGACATCACTATCGGTGGTCTTATTAACTCCGACTGGAATGTAAAACAAAACTTCCGTGTTACTAACGAATCTGGTTATACTAATAACTATGACGTTTACACATCCGGTAACTTACAAACAGATGAAAACATTCCTGTTTTGATTAACTACCAAACTACTAACTCTGATTCTACTGATTTACCTAACTCTGCTGGTAATCATAGACTTCCAGATCAACCATCCACAGATGGTACTGGAACAACTCCAAAACCAGGTGCTTCTGTAACTACATTACATATTTCTTCAGATGATGATACAGTTACTCGCACTGAAACTCCATTAGTTGATGGATATAAAGGTAATGAAGAATAATCATTAAACTATTGGGCATCTGGATAATTTCCAGATGCCTGATTTTTTATCTTTAAGAAAGGGGACTCTAAATTGGAAAAAGGTATTGAAGAAATCACAACGACCAAGATTAGAGGAACGAATGTTTCATCTCCTATTCGTCCATTTACAACTGTAGATAAATTCCCTACAGCTCATTCTAATGAGTTATTGGGTGGTATGCATAGTTGTAATACTATGGACGAGATGTATGAAATTCCTAAAGAACGTCGACAACTATACATGACTTGTATGGTTAAGACAGATATGTATATTCTTACATCTAATCCAGATACTCCTAAAACTAATTTAACTAATTGGACTAAATACACAGCTGGGAATACTGATGTTGGTACTAAGACAATTGAAGTAGATGGTGAAATGGAAGTTATCACTGACATTATCACTAAACTTAAATTGTTATCTCAAGTTAAATATCTCTATTTCGTAAGCTCTATCAAAGAATCTTCTATTAATAAGGTAGAACTCTATTGTCCATTTGACTGCTATTTACACAAGATCAATTCTATTGTGCCATTATCTAGTACCATGGAAAATAATATTTCACTAGAGCTACAACTCTATAGTAATGGTAATTGGAAAACTCTTTCCAGAATTGATATTGATAAAGATACTAAAGAAGGCTCTGTAGAAGTAGATAATACTTTAATTAGAGCAGGTACTAGACTTACAATCACTGCAGCTAGTACCATTCCTTTAGGTCTAGAATCTATATCTACCTGTGTAGAAGTTCGTCAGAAGATTTAGAAAGGAATGAAACAATGGCTAGTCCTATTATTAGCATTATGAATGCTGACAATACAAAACCTGTAACAGAATGGTACTTAGGTACTCTTCGTACAGGTACAACATCTAAAGAATTGGAAATCAACGTATGGAATAACAAAGGTGGTTCTGTCGACGTTTCTGATTTGGTTGATGTTAAAGTAACAACTGTTGATGAAAACGGTGTAAATGAAACATCTGCTGAAGAAGCTGTTCGTGATAAATGGACACAAGCTTTAGTATATGCTACTGCTCCTGTAGGTGCTGATGGTTCTAAACAATTCGTTGCTATTGGTGCTAACTCCTATGTTGGTGTAGCTTCCAATGGTGCTGCTGGTGATGACTTGACAAATCATGTTATCAAAGGTACAGCAAACGATGGTACTGTAAGTAACAGTACTACAAACTTCGCTAATATTCGAGTTCGTGTAGTACCTGCTTTGAATGCATCTAAAGATGTTCACAACTGGCGTTTGAAAATCCAAGGATACTTCTCTTAATAAAACAACAGCAAAACAAAAGGAAGGATTTTTAAATGAAAGAGTATAAAAGTACTTGTCCTGAGAGAGTATTCTCTTGGCTAGTTATTACAAAAGATGGTAAATTTGAACAAGAATTCATCGATGGTGAAGATAACCGTTATCTAAGAAAACTAGAAGACCATAGTGAGATTGAAAAATTTGGTTTTGAAGGTTTAGGGCACTATGCTTTTGTAGATAGAAACGGTAACTTCAAAACATTATTTGACGATGATGTTATTCATGATAATAACTTCGTTGCATATAAAGATAAAGATGGGGAGCTCCATCGCTTTGTATCTGATGATATAGAATTCTTCCAACTTAAAGGATTTACTGCTGATTTATTTGGCTCTTCTAAACTTAATATCAATAAATTTAAGTATGGTTATAATTGTACCGTAGTTATTGAAGGTATCAAATGTAGAGTCAAAGTAAGTAGCGAATATATTATTAAAGGTTCTGCAGTTACTAAGGAATTCGAATTATCTATTGCTCCAGAAAAACCAAATGCTAGTGTAGAAATTACTCCTTGTTTGGTAAATAATAGTAGACTAGAGGATCGAATTATTGGTGAAGCTAAACCTTTACATCTTAACTGTCCAGTATCTACCATCAACTTCAAAATTCAAACATTGAGCGAGGTGGATATCGATGCCTGCACTACCGGAGAACGGGTATAGGTTAGTAGAGTATGATAATGAATTAAATACATACGTCAATATACGAGCAGATGTTCGTGATGTATGTGAATTCGACGACCTACACATTTCTACAATTATTATAGAAGATTATGAAACTTCTATACCTATGAAATGTGCTATACTAGGTGAATATCAAACTACCGTTCCTATTGAAGCCGTTATCGAAGAGTATGCAATAGCTGAAATCCAAATCGGTTGTAAAATACTAGCTGAGGATAAGGGTATAGCATATTCATTTATAACCTAAAAAATAAAAGGAAATATATCCCATAGCTCATATGAGCTATGGGAATATCTTCTGCTTTTTAGTCTAGATAGTCATCGTTACATTCTTTCAATTCTTCACATTTATTAGCTTCGAGAATTGCATCTATTTCAGCCATATCATTATTATCATAATACTTACGACTTAGTTGTAATAACGCATTACCATTTAAGATAGAATCTTTAAATAGATTCATATCATTATTGAACTTACCATCATTACGAGAAATCATCATAGCATCTCTTGGATTAAATACTCCAATGATCTTATGCCAGAATTCAAGTAAAGGAATATAAATAATATTCAATGTATCCCCATCAAAGTCAGCCCCGAATGAAGATAATACACTCAAAGGCATACTTAATGTGAAGCTATCATTAATACCAACTACTTTCATAGCCATGATAGAACCATAACGGATAGTAGGGTTACGATTGATTAATACATATAGACCAATTGTATTGATAATATTCATAATAATATTTATAATTTGTGGATCCTTTTCAAGTCTTGCTTGAGAGAATCTCATATATGCATCAGCTGCATTCATATTATAAGTCTTAATAAGAATATTAATGATGGTTTGTTGAAGTAATTCTAATGCTGAATAATATGGAATCTTAACTTCATCAATTCTAAGCTCAGGACCTGGAATGATTACAGAACGAGAAGTAAAGCAACAACGACCAGCAATCAAAGAACGTAAACGTCCTTTCTTACCTAGCATCATATCTAGAATACCTTTTACAAGAGCACTATAACGTTCTTGAATATCCCAAAGAACAGAGTTCTTATACTTAGGCATTCTATACATTGCAAGACTATCGTCTTTTGCTTTAGCTGCTTGTTTAGCAATCATAGTATATCGGTTATTGGCTTCTTCAAATGTGAATCTACCCTCATCGATTTTCCATGGACGTAATACTGAAGTATATACTGGGATATTTTGGATAAAGATTTTATCTCTATTAGCCATGATATCTTCATACACATCTTCACGTTTACCTTTGAGTTTAGAATGGAAGTATTCCATAATTTCGTCGAATTTTTCATAGAACCCAATCATGCCGATTGTTGCATAAGTTTGATCTGGTTCTGTCTTACGACGACCACGACGTTTCTTTTCCTTTTTCTTCTTTTGAATAGTTTTATCTACTCTGGTAATAGGATTACCGTTTTCGTCTAATTCTACTTCTGGAATTAGAATAGCTTTTAGATTTTCTGGACGAATATATCGTTCAATACTCATATACAAGTTCGGATGAATGATATGGTATGGAGCTAAGTTAATCCAACCAAAGATTTCTAAATCATCACCTGTATATTGTACTTTAGTATGACAATATGGGCAGATAGAGTCATTAAAATCTCTACCTTGTGTCTTCTTACACTTACAAGAATATCTATCAGCAAATGCATCAGGATCTTGTAGTGTTTTAGTGAATCGTTCAGAATAGATAGAGTCTGTACGCTTTAAAGTTTTATTTAAAGCTACATCAGGTTCTTTGATTAAGAAACCTTTTCCTCTTTCTAGATCTTTTTGCATTTCCTCATCTAGGTTTATACGTTCTAGTGTAGTACTGAACTCAAACTCTGGATTATTAGGAAATTCAAGATCAAAATTGATAGTTTCTGCCATAGTAGTCCTCCTTGAACGATGTTTTAATATTCAAATTCCTAGGGAATTTATAATCTAATTCTATAGATTTTATTCGTCTAATTGTTTCTTTAACTAATCCAAATATATTGGATTCTTTACCTTGGTTTTTATCTACATACTTTACATAATCCTTTGGTGGATTATCAAAGAATATAATTGGTTCTAATAATTCTTGATTTGATTTAAGTCGGTTCATAAATTAATAACCTCCTATTTTAAAATGACTTAATTTTTTATCATTTTTATAATATACAGTCATAGAGATTATTAATATTTAACCATAAATCTATTAGTACCATCTTCAGGTCTACCAAAATAGTTTACTAACTCTTGAGCCATTTGAAATAGATTAATAGTTTCGAAATGGTATAGTAATCCTTCTATATCTCTTACGGATAATGGAATTACTAAATCCTTACTATTGATATACATTAATGCTCCTGGGTGATTAAAGTCTTCAGAGTCAGTAATTGTAGAAGCATGGAATACTACCTTATTCTTAAATGCTAATCTAACACCAAACGAAGGACTATCTCTTACCATAGTAAGTTTACCTTCACGTTCAGCATATAAATCGGATGCAGTAATTTCAGCGTGTATCCCTCTCAATGCTTCTCTAAATTGGATTATATCAGAATCATTTATAACTAAATATTCTCGTCTAGTATTATATTTACCGATTGTTTCCAATGTTAGAAAATATCTATACTCTAATCTGATATTTACCAAACGTCTATCTGCTGGCTTAGAATAGAAATCGGTTTCCATATGAAAGGATAGGTCTCTATATCTTTCAGCTTTAGCGTCACTTAGTATTACATTCATTTTAAGAACAGCTTTTCCACCAACGTAGCAGATTAGCGATTCTATCTTGTTGTAATTCTTGTCCAATTTCCTACCTTCTCTTTCCTTCAAAAAATAAAGAGAGGTTGGCTAAACCTCTCTTTATTTATAAAAATATTCTTATGCAGTTTGTTGTTGTGGTTGTGCAGGTTGTTGATGGATATTGTATTGACCCATTTCACCTGTTGCAAGACGCATCCAGTACCAAGCATCTTTACCTTGTGCATTGATACGGAATACAATAACGTTACCACGTTTTAAGTAATCAAGAGCATTGATTTCGAGAACCATTTTATTGTTACGGAGAACAACAAATGGTGTCTTATCAACCATTTGAATACCACTTACACGGAAACGACCACCTTTAAGAATAGCATCAGCTATTACTGTATTACCACCTTTAGTGATCATGTCACGAATCAAATAAGTGAAGTTAAGAATAACTTTATCAGTATCCACTGTTTTATTAATCTTAGCTTTACGTTTCAATGCATTAGCATCTAAGAATGTATTCATGAAATGTTTATAGGAAGAGTATCCTAAGTATTTCGCTACACATTCTGCTAATTCACGATCAGATGTTTCCAATTTTTCTTTCACAACTTTATCCTTAACGGATTCAGATTCTATTTTAACTGGTTCCATTGTGGAAATAGTTGCTTGAGGAGCATCAGCTGGTGCTGGTTGTGGAGCATCTACTTGAACTGGTTGTTGTGGAGCTTGAGCTGGTTGAACAGCTTGAGGTACCACTGTAGAAACAGTAGCTTGTGCAGGAGCTACTTGTTGTTGGTTAACCATTGGAGCTGGTTGTGGTTGATACATTGGTTGTTGAGGATTGTTAAATCCAGGTTGTTGAACGTCAGCAAAGAACATTGCAGATTCTTGTGGGTTCAAGAATTGGTTTAGATATAAACGATATTCTGGAATAAGAATAGGGTCTACACCGAATTGATTTGCATATTGTTGATATGCGATCTCACGGTTAGCATTGTTATCCATTGGAGAATGATTTGCAAAGTGATAAGCTTCACGTTGTAAAGCAATCGCTTCCAATTCTTTCAATGTTTGATAGAACGTATTGTTGGCATCAGTTGCTGGTCGTTGTGCTTTTTCATCTTCAACGACAGGTTGAACAGGGTTAACATTGACTTGTTCTTCTGGTTTGGCTTCGGTCTTTGTTTCTACCTTTTCTTCCTTTTTTGCGTCCTTTTTAACATCTTCTTTTTTGTCAGCTTTTGCTTTAACTTTGTCTTTAGCTTTCTTTGCTACTTTCTCCACTTTGTCAGCAGCATTACCTAGCATTTGAGCGAATAGACTTTCTTCTTGTTTTTCAGCACCAATTTCTTCTTCTGGAGCTTGATCTGCTTCATCAACAGTTTCTTCTACTTCATCTTTACCATCGATGATAGCCGCAACTAATTGATGAATTTGACGTTCCAAGATTTGGAATTCAGTTGGAACATATCCACGAAGTTCCTCATGAACTTTAGGTACAAACTTGAAATTAATTAATGCAGATACGTAAAGAGATTGAATCAATCGTTTTACATTATCAGCATCTTCCAAATCTGCTTTGATATCTTTATTGATATCGAGAATTACACTATAAAGGTCAGTACGACCAATAGCGAATTTACCGATAACGTTCAATTTATCACCGAAGTTACCGGCTTTTTCGAAGGCTTTAGCGAAATCACCTTCAGAAGTTTTAGGAGCAGCTTTTAGTTTGCGAGCTGCGGAAATGAATTTTGTATCCAAATCATAGGATACGTGAGTTGTTTTCTTAGACATTTTGTTGTCCTCCTTAATTAAAAATATTCTCGTAAGTTTGTCGTGTCTTTAATTTATGACTTATGACGTCTTACTCATAGAGATATTATATAATTAAAAAGTTTTTTGAATGCAACTAAATGTCGTACTTTTTCATATCATCTTCACTTACTACTTCTACGAAGTTCATAGCATGGTTTACAACGATACCAACTACACCTTTATAGATAACACCGATTTCTTGTTTACCATAAGGTTTACTTTCGTCTAATGGAATGATGTAGAGTTGAAGGTTATTCTTCATCATATATCGAATAGCTTCTTTATCATCAGAAGCTTTACCAATTAGCTTGCCATCTTTAAACAATACTTCTTCTAAGAAATTACGGGCTTTATGGATACCTTGTTTATTACCTACCTTATTAGTAAGCTCTTCTGTACTCATTCTAGCCGCTTCTTCATTAGTGAAGCTAGTATTACAAGCAGATAAAGCCTCAAGGGCTTTATCTATCTTCTCTTTGTATTCATTAAATAACATTTCTTTGCTCCTATATTTTAATAATACCACTATATGGTGAATTTGTAGATAATCTATCCAAACCAATAGCATCACAAGGGAATAAACCTAAGTTATCATTAATGATTGATTGATAATCGATGAATTCAATAATCCAATCTGGTACTTTAGCATCGAATGGGATAGCTATAGAAGTGATTTCACCTTTATAGAATTCATTATTCATCAAATCTACCATAGCTTGATAACGTTCTGGTTCTTCTCTCTTCATTTTACAATCGACTACAGTCTTTTTATTAATATTGGTCTTAATAATAAGAACTGCATTTGGTTCTTCTAGATTAATCTTAGGATTAGTTTCGTCAATCATTTCATTATAAGCTACTGCACCTTTAATACCTTGAATTCTCATAGGGTTTTCATAAGCACTCATAGCTTTAATACGTTGAGGTTTGAAGTAAGTTGTATCGCCATTATTGATAGATACATAGATATTCTTTTCAACGATAGCTAATTCATTAAGAATCTTCAATTGATCTAGTTCTTCAGCATTTACAATATCTTCATATAGAATACGAGATAGTTCTTTTGTAGTCTTTTCTGGGGCACCAGCTTTTACAATTTGAAGACCTTTGATTTCTAGGGATTGGTCTTGGTTATTTGGTACTAAGTTACCTTCTTGAAGTTCTTGTTTAGAAATATAGTTCTTCTTAGCATTAGTCAATAGAACTTTCTTAAATAAGAATTCGTTCTTAAGACTTAATAGACAAGGATCAAACTTACCATCCATATTATAATTATCAGATAGACGTTTGATATACTCATTAACCAAGATACCTAGAGAGTGAGCTAAGATATTAATGATACTGAAACGTAATCCATCTTGTGGAATAACTTTAAATGGTTCTACCATACGTTTAGTTTCAATAATTTCGTCATTCAAGAAATCATATTCTTGGACATACTCATCTTCAGTCTTAAGATTATTGATATCATCTTTCTCTACTATTTCAGCACCATCAATAGAAGAATGTTTAATCTTCATATCTACACCGAAAGTCTTTTCAAGAATGAACTTATACCAACCATCTAGAGTAATCATAGTTGAGTCTGTATCTGTAATAACACTAGTCTCACGAATCATACTCATAACTCTATCAATCTTATCGGTGTATTGATATTTATATGCTACATACTCTCTAATCAAATCAGTAAATAGAGCAATATCTTCTTTGATAGTTTCTGGTGGATGATTTGGATCCAAGAATGGAGCATCTAGTTTCTTTAGCATATTGACCACTAGATTACTAGTATATGGAACGTTGAAGAAATCGAATATATTATTCTTCATATAAACACGATTACGCTCTGGTTGTTCCATACGATTACAAATATCCCAGATTACTTCACAATCTTCTTCAGAAGGATACCAAGAATAACCACAAGACATGATAATCTTATAGAATAATTCTTCTGGAGAAATATTTCTACCAATTACTTCTTCATCTTTGAACTTACGTTCTCCAGCTTCAGATTTTACATTATGAATGAAAGATAAGATTTCATCCATAGAAGCAAACTTAGCATTGTTAGCTAGAGTTGCTTCAAAGAACATAATTGCCGCCGCAATTATACTTTGACCAATACGAGTAATGGAAGATGCTACAAAGATATTATAGAAGATACTACTTTGTGCACCCAAACAACCATAGATTGCATTGGTATCAATTTTAGCCACTAGTTGTAGTAAGTTATATTTACGATATTGCTCTGTACCCTTAGGATACTTAAGCATCTCTTTCTTAAACTTATTACGAGTCATAGCAAACTCTTCAATCATTTGAGACAATGGATTTGGTAGTTCTCCATGTCTTGTAAACAAACATCCTTGGGACGTCACTATAGGTCTTTTACTTAAAATATATTCTGTCATTTTAAGCAAGGTTGTATTAAGTGTGGCTTCTTTGTAGTTATTATAAACGGAACAAGGTGAATTTTTAAAACGTTTATTTATAGAATAATCAATGGCTCTATTTAACTCTGAATCAGATAAAGTAGGAAAAATATATGGAAGTGTATCCATAAGGTTTTCTTTATATCTTTTTACGATTTCTGTATTTGAAATATCCATTATAAAGGCACTACTCCTTTCCAAATATATAGTATTTAAGTGTCTAATTTGCAATTAATTTCTAATTAACAACTATAACATTTATATAACTACGTTAGACCATTACGATAGTTGAAATCAAATTGAAATATTTTACTATAGCGAGGTGAAATTAATGTTCGAAAATATCGAAGAACAAGGCGTACAAGACCAAGGTGCTCTTTTCGAAACCTTCTTCATTGACGCTGTTCAACATATGGACGAAGAGTCTGCTAAAGAATTTTTACAATCTGAAGCAGTTAATGCATTAGTTGAAGCTGGCGGTATCCGCAAAGGTACGCTTGTACGTCTTTCTAAAGAAGACGATTACAACCGTCGTATTGCTTTGGCTGCTATGCAAAAAGCTAAAGAATCTAATAGTCCTGACTGGAAAAAATTGAAAAAAGCTGCTGCTATGAAAAAATTAGCAATCAGCAACATCATTAAACGCTACGGGAACGCAGTAAAACGTGACGTAATCAAAGCACAAAAAGCTTTATTAAAAGCAGATCCTATGCATTACGTTCGTCTTCCTAAAGCAACAGCTCCTAAAGCTGACAAAGACTAAAACAAAAATAATTAAATTGTACTTGAAAGAAATTTCACACACTTCTGTCAAGTAAATCATCACACACAAACTATTAAATAAAATTTCTATTGGAGTAGGCCTTATGGTCTACTCCCTTCTTTTTCGCAAAATTTTTAAACCTCCTTACAAATGTATATTATATAATTGAATCTTAGATATCTTTTAACTTTTTATTAACAGTACTAAAGATAACTGGAACAAATATTTTAATTAACGAAAAGGAAGGATTAGAATGGAAGCAGTTAATTATTTACAACGAAACAGAAGTAATTATTACGTGTTCTCCAGTATCGTTGATGGTATACCATTGACTATCGATACAGTGGATATAACTCAATACACTTACGATGATTACTGGAATGGAATTAACTCTATACTTCTAGATGGTGTGGAACAACCTGTTATCCAAATGGCAAAGGTTCGAGTAAACTTTGTTGATGGTAAATCAGTAAATCTAACTTTACCTGATTTAGCAGTCAATATATTACTATGGGAACCTGTTATTCGTCAAGGATTCAAAATCAAATCTCGTCATTTCATATTTGATAAGAGAGGTTTCACTCGTGGTATGATTGCTGATCATTATGATAAAATCATAGACCGTAATTTAAAACCACATATCGATAAAAGATATAGAGCTAGTAAATATCGTAAAAATCGTAAGCTTAATATCGTAGAATTAAATAGATCATTTGCTGATAATATCTTTGCTATGCAACAATTTGTAAATAGCTTTGCTCAGTTCAATGCTTGTACAATCAACTTCTACGACACAATTAAATTAGCACAAAAAGCTCCAGAGTTCTGGAGTTTATTAAACTCTCACTTTGGTGATATCCCTATTGAGGATGTAAAAGATGAGGGTATGAAACGTTTGAATAAATCAAACAAATACATCATGGAATCTGAAAAGTATTTAGGATATGAACATTGCTTGAAGAATCCATTGAGTGTAAAACAAGGTATCAACCCACGTCAATATAAAGAATTGATTATCAACGTTGGTACTAAACCAGATGGTAAAGGTAATGTATTACCAGCTATTATCGATAGCTCTTATGCTAATGGTCTTAATACTATTACTGATATCTATATGGATGCTGCTGCAGCTCGTGTAGCACAAAACCAAACTAAAATCAACGTTGGTGAATCTGGTGATGTTGCTCGTATTATGGGTCTAAATAACTTAGGTACATTCTTACATAAAGATCCTAATTATGTGTGTAATACAGAGAACTTAGAAATCATTACTATTGAAAATGAAGATTTCTTAGAACGTTTTGATGGTAGAACTTATCGTTTGAATGAAGATGGTAAAGACTTAGTAATAGATGCTAAGACAGATAAAAATCTTATTGGTAAGACTTTACATATATATTCTCCTATTACTTGTCAATCTAATGCTCAAGGTCATGGTATATGTCACAGATGTTATGGTTATAAATTAGCATTGATTAATACTATCGTATGTGTAGGTAAGATTGCTGTAGAACAATTGACTTATCAATTGACTCAACGTCTATTATCTGCAAAACATCTACTAGAAACAGTAATCACAGCATTAAATTGGTCTAATGGATTTAATAAATACTTTAAACCAAACTTTAATGCTATTTATGCTATCCCATGTAAAGATATGAACTCTGAAATCATTATCAATATGGATGACATCGTTACAACTGGTGATGTGGATTCTTATAATCCAGAACTTACTAATCAAAAATCATATGTAACTGGGTTTACAGCTGTTATTGATAATACACCTAATGAAATTACATCTATGGAAAAAGTAGAGATGTATTTGACTCAAGAATTTAATGAATATATTCTTGAAAATGGTATTGAACCAGATGAAGATGGTAATTTACATATTCCATTGAAAGATGTATCTGAAAAAGGTATCATGTTATTCTTGTTCACTATCGATAATAACGAATTGGTTAAAGTACTTAAAGAACTTGAATCTATCGTTAACCTTAAAGAAACAATCATGTCTCATGATCGTAACTCTATCGTACAACATATCATCGAACGTTGTATCGAAGGTGATGTAGAAATCCAAGCAGTACATATTGAAACTATCATCTCTAACCAAGTTCGTAGTGTATTCTCCAATATTGCTAAACCAAATTGGACAAATCCTAACGAAGATTCTAAATTGATTACATTGGATAGAGCATTGATGGATAATCCTAGTATCGTTATCTCTTTATTATATAAAGATTTGACTAAATGTATTACTAATCCATTATCCTTCAAGAAATCTGCTCCTTCTCAATTAGATGGATTTGCTATGACACATCCTCAATCTTATATGCTTTATGATGATGCTGTAATTAACCATTATAAAGAATATATGGTAGACCCTGTCATCAATCTCCCATTACCAGAAGAACCTGTTGAAGGTGTAAGTGAAATGTTATAGTATATTTCCCAGATAGGTTATTCCTATCTGGGATTATTTTTAGTCTGGAGGTGAAAATACTTGATTTATGACTCTAAAATAGTAGCTAAACATACTTGTACCGTAATTCATGATTACAGAGAACGAGATTGTTTCCCATTAGAGAAAGTATTTAGTAGATGGAATAAAGTCTATTTTAGATATGAACCTTTGGGTATTAAGTATGATCCAGATAAACGTACTTTATATATACCTAGAGGATTTCCATTAAGTAGACTAGAGCATTGGTTTGGTACCAATGTAACTATAGATAAAGAATGTGACCCATTCGATGCTGGTTTAAACATTTTTCTACGTTACTTGCCGAGAAATGATGTTCAAAAGAAGACTTTGAGCTTTATTCTTGGTAATGGAGAATATGCTTATACCAGAGGTAAATCACAATTATCTGTAAACCTAAATACAGGTGTTGGTAAGACATATGTAGCTGTAGTATCTGCAGCTATTATGAAAGTACGTTCTATTATGATTACATCTTCCAATGATTGGATTAAACAATGGGAAGATCGTATTACAGAATATACAGATACATCTAAGAGCGAAATATATCAATTAGTCGGAATTGGCTCTATTGCCCGTGTATTAAAGGGACTAGTAGACATATCCTCGATAAAGTATATATTGGCTTCTCACCAAACTATCAAGTCGTATGGTGACAAATATGGCTGGGATAAGGTAGGTGAATTATTTAGAAAGCTACGTGTTGGATTAAAGATATATGATGAAGCTCATTTATCATTCGAGAATGTATCACATATAGACTTTGCTACCAATACGTATAAAACTATCTATCTTACTGCTACGCCAGAAAGATCTGATAGAGATGAAGATGAAGTATATCAAGCATATTTCCAAACTGTACCTAAAATAGATTTATTTGATGAGGATAACGATCCTCATACACATTATATTGCTATTCAATACAATTCACATCCATCACCAATGGATATCCAGCGTTGTATGAATAGACATGGACTTAATGGACATGCTTATGCTAAATATTGCACTAAATCACCTAATTTTATTAAGATGCTTCGTATAATGGTAGAGAAATGTCTAGAAGTTAATAAAGCTCTAGTATATATCTCAACAAATGAAGCAATCTTATCCATTAAAGACTGGATAGAATATGCTTATCCTGAATTAAAAGGGCAAGTTGGTGTTTATACTACTCTTATTCCTAAAGAACAGAAACCATTTGAATTAGAAAAGAGAATTATCTTATCTACTACTAAATCATGTGGTGCTGCTATGGATATAGATGGTCTACAACTAACTATTTTATTAGCAGAACCTTTTAGTTCTTATGTATTAGCTAGACAGTCATTAGGACGTACTCGTGCTGATAATACTACTTATATTGAAGTAGTAGACAGAGGTTTCTCTGCTATGGTAAATCAATATAAGAAGAAATTGCCAGTATTCAAGAAGTATGCTCTATCTGATTCTATAATAAAGCTAGATGATGAAGACTTTGAATGTATGTATCAACGTGCAGTTGAAAAGCATACTAAACGTATTAGTGAATCGCTTGATGGTGAAGATCTATTACATTTAATCAATATTTTAGATTGATATTATATCCCATAGCCAATATTGGCTATGGGTATATCTTCTCTTTTTTAATCTAATTTTTAGATGTATATTATTTCCATGAAGCCGAGTATAATTTCATACTGGCAAAATTTATAAAGGAGGAAACACATATGTTTTCACACAAGCTCAATAGAGTTAATGTAAGCAAAAATGCTTTACAAGAATGGGGTATGTACAATGCTCCAAAAAGTGAAGAGATGGTTAAATATAACATCTTTCTCTCTAAAGTAGTTGGTATCGGAATTGAACAACTACGTCATTCGTTCGCTGATCTATATGCTGAAGAAATCGTTAAAAGAAAATGGGACGATGCATATGCTTTAGAATACATTGGTGCATTGGATATCATTGCAGGTATTGTATCTCTAGGTAAAAAAGACGGCACAAAACGATCCTGTTTTAATATTATGATTAAAGATGGTGAAGTAGTTAATACATTAGAACGTAGACCAGGTGCTGACAGTGGTTCTATTTGTACTTGGGATGAATTTATTGTAATGGATTATCTCTGTGCAGATGATTATCGTATCGCATGTGATGTTTTATTAGGCGGTAAAGAATGTAAAGATGTCAAAGAAGACTTCTTAGAGTTCTGTGATACTCTTGGTAACCAATTAGTCATCGAAGAGATGCCTGGTTTAACGGCTGCTAAAACATCAGTAATCCCAATCAGAGAGTTTTTAAAACACCCTGAACGTTATGTGAAAAATTTAACGTTATTCCATGAATATGCTGAAGGAGAACAAACTTATGGCAAATAATTGTTATAGTGAGTTCGCATTTTATTGCGAACCAAATGAAATTGAAAAATTACAATCTTTTCAAGACTTTATTAATAAGAATATCGGTTATATAAGAAAAGTATTCGAATCTCTAGATATACCACCAGAATTTTATGAACAAAAGACAGAAAGTCTTAGAGATGAAATTCTATGGTGTTCTGAAATTACAGAAACTTATAAAGATAAGAAACCTATTGTCTTCTTTACACTAGCAACAGAAAGTGCTTGGCATCCTTATCCAGAACATTTCCAAATGTTAATAGATAAAGAATGGGAAGGTATTAAGTTTGATGTATTTGCTGAAGAACCAGATTGTGGTTTATTCATCAATACAGATACAGATGATGTATTCTTCTCTGCTACTCATTTCAGAGTATATGGTTATTACTGTAACTGGAATGAAGACGGCGGTGATGAATTCGAAGAATACTTCGAAGATAAAGAAGCATTAGCGGAATTCTTAAATAAAGAAATCGAAACAGATAAGATCAAACCTGATATGCCTTTATTGGAAATGGAACAGTGTGCTGAATTTGAATTGTGTAAGAAATTCGAAACTTATTCCGTTTCTATCTATGAATTCGAAACTGAATTATAGGTATTCCAATCCTCTTAGTATCGTTTAGTCTGGTTTTACTGTATTGCAAAGTTTAATTACTAAGAGAATTTGAATATATAGGTATACTCCCTCGTTTATTCGAGGGAGTTATGCCATTCTTTATTTTTATGACATAATAGTAAACTATTATAAGAAAGGAGATAAGAACTTGGATTATAGCAGTAAAACTAATGATGTAAGTAACATGGAGATCATTGAAATACGTCCAAAGGGACTAGAAGATCTTCGCAAATTCAAAAAAGAGCATACCATGAGTCTTTGTACTCCTTCTATCTCCCATACATATTCTATTTGTGTAGAATATATGAGAAATTGGTTTGTTCGTAGATTTGCTGATGGATATTTCAAATCAGAGTTCATTGCTGGTAAGAATATCTTAGCAGATTATTTAAATAAAGACTTATTAGATTACGTTAAACGTGGTAAACCGTCATTGATGATTACTCCTCGTTTAGATTATGAATATAATAGAGAATTCTCTAGTTTATATAACTTCGGTAAGAATATCTATTCCAATAAAGCAAGGTTTAACGATGCTTTCTTTAAAGATGATATTTCTGGTAATCTATTATCTATTCAAATGGAACAACTTAGAGTTGAATTCAACTATAAGGTTAAAGTAAGTTCCTTTAATCATGCTATGGACTTATATAAGTTCATGCAATTAGCTTTTGCTCCTCCAACTACTAAGACTAAGTATATTGACTTAGACTTTGTAGTACCTAAGGAAATAATCTATGCTATCGCTAGAGATTCTGGATTTGATATCTGTGATGGAGATGTATTAAAGCTATTTGAGTTCATTTCTTATTTAAACAAGCACTCACACTTACCATTTTCGTACAAATTCAGAGGTACAAAAGGTGAATATGCGTTTTATATAAGAATGACGGATATGTATACTCACCTTAAGTTTAACAACCTAGAATTAGGCGAAGGTGAAAGAGAAGGTCAAATAGATAATAACTTTATTGTATCTATGGATGTGGAATGTTTATTCCCAGCACCTCAATTCTATACATATTACTCTAAGGATCCTACAAACTTAGTTAATATTCCATGTGAAAATGTCAATAGAGAAAGATTCGTTTATCATAATATGTGCTTTGATGCGGTACCTACTAGAAATGAAAAAGGTTGGGGTCAATACATGTCAACTGACTATGTAGAAGACTCTAAAGAATTCCCTATCAAAGATCATGATCAATTAATCAACTTTATTGATGCTATTAAACGACCAGATGATAATTCATTCTATAATATAGCAGAAGCTGCTAAAGAGCAGTATATTTCTCCTGCAGTATTTATGGACGTGCAGTTATATAATGCTGGTCAAAGAAGAGATGTAACTATAGATTGGAATACTTATAGTATTATCCCTAAACAACCTCTACCAGAACGTATTTCTGAAATAGTCTTTTATGTCGATCTAGAATATGTAAATAACTTTGTATTGAATAATTCAAAAGGTTATAGTACTAGAGTACAAGACAAAGACCCATTACTTTAAGCGGAAGAATATGGAGTACCCAATATTGGGTACTCCTATATCTTTTCTAATTTTATTTAGTAATCTTTTCTTTGATAGTATTAAATACTTCAGTCAAGTTATTATAAAGAATACGAGCAGAACCAGTTAATTCGGAATCATCTTTCTTATAAGCCATGATTGGAATAAGAGAAATGATATTGGAATTAACTAAATAGCAAGTAAGTGCTGCTTGTAATGTCTTCTTCTTAGTGAAGCATTTAGACATAGCATATACAAATACACGAGATTGTGTTTTAGTTAAGTCAGGGAATAATAAACGAATCATTTCATCTAATCTAGAAGTATCTCGTGTTGCTGTCTTCTTAGTATTATTGTAACGTTTCTTATCAGAGATTTGTTTGATAGTATCTGTAGTACGTTTAATAGTACGTTTATATAGACGATCAGACAATTCTTTTTCAATACGATCATAGAATTCAGGTTTTTCAAGAATCTCTTTGATAGCATTAAGATATAGAGATTGACTATAGGATCTATTATAGTCAGTTACATCTCCATCGAACTCTTCTTTCTCTGGATCAAATTTAAACATTTGATCATTTTGTAAGAAGTAGTTACGTGCTAATTCAAATGGCATCATACCATTTAATTCACGAGAAGATTCAATTTGTAAACCAAAGAAGATTTGCTCACCAGAACCAATGATCAAATCTTTGATATTATTTATTACATTGAGTTTTTCTTCAAATGGAATATCTCGATTTTCTAAATCCAATTCTTCATATTGACGATTGGTAAGAAGTTTAGCTTCTCTAGCTATTTTAATCCAATCGATTTCATTATCACCCATTTTATAATCACGTACTGTATTATAGATGAGGACTGCATCACGACCAAGAGCTAGCTTTTGTTCATCAGTTAATGCTGGAAATTCTGAAGTAGCTGGATCTTTGAAATCAAAATCATTAGCATTTGGGAAAACATTCTTTTCTAAGAATTCTTTAGTAACGTCTGCTCCTTTAGTGAAGTATTCGCCATAGACGTCTTTCTTACCAATACCTAATTTAGATTCGATATCTTGATATCGTTGTTGTTTAAGAAATTCTTCTGTTTTGTTTCTCATAGTATCCTAATTCTCCTAATTTCTCCAATGATTATTCATCTCTGGATCGTAACCAACTTCAGTATGATCTACGTCTTTGATATTACCAAGCATTTTCAAATGTGCAAAGCATGGATTGAATAATAATGGATTAGTTAATACTGGACGAATGAAGCAATCAATAATATTTACACCAGAGTCGATATAATTAGTCAAGTAGTTCATGATTATTCTATCTTCTTCTGTGTAATACATATAGCTCATCGCATTGTACATATCTAAGTCTAAGTCATAACAGATATGTTGTAATACTGTATCCAAGTTAGCAATAATGATAGCTAATTTAGGATCTTCGAATGTGTTCTTATTGTAGATAGTACTAGTATCTTTAGATTTACGTTTAGTATCCAATTGAAGAGCTGTATATAAATAGTCTTTTTGGATAGTGATAAAACGACGTAAGAATGTAAATACAAATAAATCGTATCTAGCAATACAAAGATCATATAAGTATTTAACCAAAGTATAGATATTAGTTTCTGAGTCCACATAAGATACAGATAAACCATCTATACAAAGTCTATATAAGATTTCTTTGTATACTTGTTCTCTTACTTCTAAGATATTAGCTTTGTCACCAGGGTAGTTATTGATCATATCTTTAAATGCAATTTCTAATGCTGATATGATATTGTGTTTAGGTTGTAAATCAAAATGGGTGCTGCGGTATTGTAATAAGTCTTCGACTGTATTATAAATAAATTCGGTATTGAAATTAGCTAAGAGGTTAGCTAACATACCTTCTGCGACGATAAAGTCCGCCTTATTTTCGCCTTGTAAGTTCATCGAGGGTACCTCCTTTTAGTATTACTATTTAGTATACAGCAAAATAAATAGTAATTTTATAAATGATGGACTTTATAATAAGTATAGTCCGGTCAACTGTACAAAACTGCTCTTGGAATCGTATCATCCCATGTCTGATATCAGACATGGGGTGGTTTTGTTGTAAAAACATTAGTTCCCATGAATGATCTTCTAACTTTAAAATAAATCTAATTCAGAGTATTTCCCTCAAAAAGGAGAATAATATGAAAAAGACTCTAATTTTAATGATTTTATGTATCATGGCTAGTATTAGCACTTCTTTTGCTGTAGATACTAATCATGTTATTGGAACTAACGTTGTGACTGTTCATAACGAAGCAGATGCTCCAGTGCATGCAATCATGACCCCATCTGATTTCCCTTATCATATCACTAAGACTATTAAAAGTACTAATGGTATCTGGGTTGCTAGATGGTAAACTAGGTTATAAACTTTTAACCATATTTCCCATACCCAATATTGGGTATGGGACATTCCTTCGCAAAATTGTAATAGTTTAAATTATTGGTTGTATATTATAAAAGTGAATAGAGACAATTAGTTTCTATAGTTATTTTAATTTAATTCTTTTGTTTAATTATTGGAGGGTTTCAAAATGAAACGAGAAATTAACATTGACGATTTAAAAGTATTAATGAGTGTATGTGAAAAGGCTATCGATGCTGGTATCGATATCTTTTTAGATCTCAAAACTGCTATTAATGGAAACAAATCATTTGTCATTACAGCACAAGAAAGACCTAATCATCCTACTATGGCAACATATCTAATCCCTAAAGAGGGTGAAGAATTTGAAAAGTGTCTAAAAGAAGGTAATGATCTATTAATGGAATATGTAAAATGTACCGAAAAAGAAACAAATAAATTTTATCCATTAGTAAAGACTTTTAAAGAATTAACAGGATTGGTATTTTAGTAATTTTTATTTAATTTATTTTGGAGAATTTTAAGATGAAAAACTTTTAACTAAAAATGATCGACTATTCATTATTCGTAGTATTAAAGCAGCAATTGACAAAAATCTAGATTTGATCTCATTGAAAGAGATCGTTGATATGGCTGGAATCAGTCGTTATCAACTTGTATTGGGTGAAGAAACAAGAGTAGGATATGAAACATCCATACTCATCGCACCTCGTAAAGGCGAATTATTCTATAAGACTGTAAAAGAAGCTGAAGAACTTCTAGAAACAGGTCATCGTTCAGAACTTAGAGTAATTGGTTGGTATCTCAGAGACAATCCTGAGTTCGCTGGTTTTGAAGAGTTGTATCCAACTATTGAAAAGCAAGCAGATTTTGGTAATGAAATCACTTATCCTATTCTTATTAACAAAGAAGAAAGAACTAACGATCCTTATGAGGGTTGGGAGTTAACCCTCCATGATAACAAATATCATGTAAATCATAAACGTTCCTGTAAATTCGTTAAGTAAAAAGATGGAGTACCCAATATTGGGTACTCCTAATCTTCTTTTATTTTTTTAATTTTCTATTTTGACTTTAGCTAGAGCAAAGTTCTTTTCATGTTCCATTTGTTCTATTAAGTCAGCATCAGCACCTAAGAATACTGTATTAGGTATCGTAGTTCTAGAGCCTGTTCCATATAATGATTCTAATTCATTGATAGGAGTTTGAGAGAACTTAGCATAAGCTTCTAAGAATACTCTATTTTGCATCATCATTTTGAATTGCTCTTCTTCTTTAGCCTGCTGCTTTCTATAGAACTCATCAACTGTCATACCTATACCAGCTTTAAGTTCCTTAAGTTGTCTTTCAACTTCCTTAGCAATCTTATCATCATCATTAACAACCATTTCTTCAACGATGTCAACATACTTTTGTTCCTCTTCAGGAATACCTACGATCTCATCGACATCTTCTTCAGTTTTGATTGTTGTTTTATTAAGACCCCAGTTTTCTTTTAAGTTCTTACCATTATACCAAACGAATAGAGCCATTAGATAAGCGAATGTTAAATCGTCATGGGAGTTATCAGAGTGTTCTACTTTACCATTGCGTTTAACAGTCATCTTTTCTAATTCATCTAGAATTAGTTTAGATTTGAATTTATCTTTATGGAGTTCTACACGTTCACGAAGTATTTGAATTAATTCATCACGAGTTCCTTTAGAGGAATCTAGACCAAATACTTTTGTTTTTTGTTTACGTCTAATTACACGACCAAAGTCATCATTAGTTTCTTCTACTACACGATCTTTATATTCGAAGTATAGATTATCTTTAATGGAAGTTTCTCTAAGTCTATGGATAATAGATGCACCGAAACCACCATTTCGTTCGATATTTACAATTGCATTAGGCATCATTGTAGTAACGATGTAATATATACAACGACAAAGATCTGGAGGGCTAATATAGTTACACTTTAGCTCAGCAATAACTTCTGTAGTCCTAGAGTCAATTACACAGATAGCAGAATAATCTCGTTGATAACCACCAGATGGATCGACACCAATGATTGGAGGGTCCATTGGTACGTTTCTCATATTAAGTTGAATACCAAGACCTTCTGGGTGAGCTGCAGACATAGTACCATTAATAGAATAAATATTGAAGTTGTATTTATTCAATAAGAGTACAGTCTTCATTGGTTCTCTAGTCAAACCACGAATAGTTTCTAAGTCATTGGCATTGAATGGGGAGTTTTCTGGTTTATCAATCCACTCAAGTAAGATTTCCCGACGGATACGAACCATATCATAGTTCATCTTACGACAGATATCTGCAAACCAATGTTCACCTAGACCTAATTCATCATAACCAAATCTAATATGAACGAAGATTGAGTTTACATTAGCATCAATAAGTTCCATCAAGTCTTTATAAGAAAGGTCATACCACTGTTCGTTAAAACGAGTAGCATTTTGTACCATCTTATATGCATATACACCAGCTTCATCAGATAAGATACCAGCTGTTGTTGTAATGATAAAACCATGAGGTGCATTGTTTCGAGCTGCATTTCGGAAGGCTGTATTCAATGCTGGCATACCATTAGAATAAATGATATCATTATACTTGATGAAGGCCCATTCGTCTGCCCATAGCATTGTGATAGTTTTACCACGAAGCAAGTTAGATGCAAGCATAGCATTACGAGCAGAAGGTAATGTATTAATTACATTATGGGTTATAGGGTTTTGAATCTTTTCTACAGTAGTAGGCATCTTTTTCTTCTTACCATTTACGATAGAGAATTCTTGTGCCATTTGTAGATAAGGTGGAAGCATATCTCTAAGACGTTTAGTATCGTTCAAGTTTTCTTTAGATGCTTTCATGTCTTTATGGAGATACGTGATAATAGAGTTAGCACTACCGAAGTTATAGATATATAAATAACGGATAAGTGCAGATGTGGTCTTCCCGACCTGACGAGGAAGTTCTAGGAAAATATTTAAGTTATAAAGAGTACAGAAATGGAATGCCATGTTACCACGGTCTAATCTATATTGTACACCTCTAGGGTTACCATCTTCGTATACCCGAACAACTTCACGAAGGAAATACCAATAATTTCTTACTACTTCTCTAGTTACCTTTTGCTTCATAATCAAGCTAAGGTTAGGATCATGTGGATCTACCCCAGCTAAATCTGGATCAAAAAGAACTAGCATGAATTTATTATTTTTTATACCTCTCGCTTTGAGGTAGTAGTGCATATTTAAGAAAGATTTATTGGTAGTGCTCATTTGGTATACAGGGCGTAATGGTTGTGGTTGTTGTTGAACCATCATCTCCTCTGGTCCCATTTATATCTACCTCCTTTGGATTAGCATAATATGTCATTATAGGTGTGTTTAAAGCATAAATACCCTCAGGAACGTAGAAAAAATAATAAAAAATAAAAGGGAGGATTTCTCCTCCCTTTATAATTATTCTTCGATAGAAGATGCAAGACAAGAAGCAATTACGTTCTTGATAAACGCATTGATAGCTTTCTTAAATTCAATAGCATCTCTAGATGTGAAATTCATTTTAACTACAGTACGAGTTAAAGCAGAAATAGAAATCAAATAATGTGGTTCTAATAATTCAGCATTCTTTTCTGCTTCACGATTAAATACACCCTTTTGGAATTCACCATGCGGAATCAATACAGGGAAGATTTCTGGAGCCATTTCTACAATTTTACGATATTCATCATATGTAATATCCAACTCATTACAGAATTGCTCTAATACAACGAAACGAGATTCATGACCATTGATACGGAATGTATAAATACCTGTATCGGGAGTGACTGACATCCCTTCTTCTTCGTCATTTTCAGTTACATCATCCCAGCTTACGAAACCATCGATATGATGATCAGTTAATTCATGCCAGTTATCCATAGGTGCCCAGCCACCATCGAAATTAGTTGCCGTAAAATTAGCTTCATGTTTCTTACTTGAAGCATATTCATATGGAGCATTATCTTCCATATATGGTTTAGAGTGTTCTTTATCTACAAATAAACCGTTTACTACTTTCTTAGCTGCACGTTTAACTATACCTGCAGCATTGTCGACTAATGTGTCAATAATTTTGTCACCGTTTGTCATAATTATGACTCCTTTCTATAAAGAAAAATATAAAAATTTCTAGAGATAAGATAAGCTTATCTCTACTCAATTCTATAATATACTTTTATTTTCTATTTTATATTAAAGCCCATTACGAAGCTGATCGGCAAACATTTAGATAATCATTTAGAAAAGGAGGTTAAATATAATGAGCAAGATTCATTATTCCGAAGGTGAATTTCCATTAAATATCTATGCGATGAATAATAGATATAGAGATAATATCTTTGATATGTACGGTGGCACCCAATGGGTTGCTGATGGCTGCAGCTGTGACTGCAGAAATACTGGTGATAAATTAGATGCTCTTATGGTAGTCGATGTCGGTGTTAAAGAAACTAGAATGTTGAAATTAACAATTACTTATTCCGATGGTACTACAAAAGAAGTAGATATTACGACTGGTAATAAATATACTATCCGTTATGTAGAAGCTGGTTCTTTACATCAAGTTTCTGGTATTATTACTGGAATTGGTCAAGTTGGTACTGCAAGTACTTGCAAATGTCCTTGTGATAATACTGACTATATCTTACAAGTAGATTGCTCTACTGAAGGTATGTCTAATGTATTGAATATCCGTACATCTACTATCAGATATATTGGTCTCTATAATGAATTATTCGGTGTAGACGTTAACATGGTTAACGCCAAAACTTATGGTGCAACAGCGAATGGTTTATTTAAAGATATCCTCATTAAAGATGCTACTATTGATGGTAATGGTAATGTAACTGCTGGTACTGTAGTTTCTGCTACAGCATTAGAAGATACATCTATTGCACTCGGTGGTGTCGGTATGGGTGTAAATAAAGATCAAAAATCTGTTACTATTTTCAATCCACAATCTATCGGTGGTACATTAGTTGCTGGCAAAGTAATGGCTGGTGAACTAATCAATCCAATTGCCGAAGGTGGTAAATCTGGTAACGGAGAATTAGAAGGTTCTTTAGTTAAAGCTAAAGAAGGTCGTTTATTCGTAGTAGATGCTGATATCGTTGGTTGTAAAACAATCGATGGTGTTGCATTTAATCCAGTTATTCAAAGCTCCATTGTTACTGGTGGTGAACGTTCTGGTATAGACATGACTACTCTTGGTGCTAGTGTGTTTGGTGTTAAAGCACATGGTGGTACTTCTACTGGTGGTAAAGTCTATGGCGGTACAGCTATCGGTGAAATCAATGGCGTTCAATTCACTATCGAAGATGGTATTACTACTGGTGGTGCAACTGTTAAAGGTATCGTTACTGACGGTATTGTAGATGGTGGTAAACTAATTGGCAAAAGTATTGTCGGTTCTATTATTAGAGGCGGTAAGAATACTGGCGGTGTTAGTACCGGTGGTGTTACTGTTCTTGGTCCTACGGGTATTATTCGTCCTGGGTATTCTATTATACCTGCTAACTTGATTACACCTGGTGGGGATTTCAAGAAATTCCTACATAAAGAACCTAATGAATTGATTTTATGGTGGAAGCACAATGTATTCAAAACTACATTGGGTGGATACGTTGGTCCTCATATTCCACAGTAAATAATCACAAATTATATCCATGACAACATAATAAACTTGAAGAAAGGAGGTTAAATTATGGATCAAAAGATTCCGACGTTTCTAAAACGTGTAGGTGATTCCATAGTCTTTAATCAAGATGGCGAATTCCAATTCTATATTCCTGAAATCTTTTTCGATCGAGGTTTAGCTGCCTATGCTGGAGAATTTATTAATGTCATGGGTATTATGAACTATTGCTTAGTTTCTAAGACTGGGACAAGAGGTTCTCTAAAGCAGTTTAATTATCCTACTAGATTCTTAACGAATCCATATAAAGTAGATAAAATTAAAGGCATTAAACTAACTAAAGAATCAGAGAAACAAGATTATCGGATTCTTCGTTATAAAAAAGGCAACCCGGTTATTGTAAATATCTTTGTACCAGAAGATATCGAAAATACAGAACAATTCTTGAAATTATTCGCAATCACTGGTGCTATTCCTAATACCATTGGTTATGATGAACTTCAAAATTATTTCATAGATAATATTGCCTATAATGGTGCTTCTTATAACGTAGCACTTCAATTATTTGGTGTTATGATTTCTGAACTGTGCCGGGCTAAAGATAATATAGACGTGCCATTCAGGTTATCTGGCGAAACCAATATGAAGAATTATACTCCAATCGGTATTAAGACTATCGCCAAAATAATCAGTCCTTATTCAGCAATTACTTCTGAAAACTTTAATGAGTCAGTTGTATATGCTGCTCTGAATGATAGCGAGGTTGATTCTCCATTAGAGAATATCGTTACTGGTAAGGATTTATAAGCGATATACCGGAAGTGGCCTTTAACATATGATTAAAGTTTGCCTCTCTTTGAGAAGGTTTATATAAACTTTTTTAACTTCTTAAGAATTAAAAGAAAAATAAAGGAGGAACTAAGACTATGCCAGCTCCTGGAACACAGTTCATTTGGGACGACCAAAGTCAAATTAATCCTATTGATAATACTATCAAAGTTACTATTGATAGACCTATCAATTTCAGTGCATTTTCCTCTGACAAAGGGCCAGAAGAATTTACCAAAATCGAGAACGCTCAAGCTTTCGCCGACTATTATGGCGATAACATTGATTTCGCTCGCCACGGTCAATCTTTATTGACTGCTGCTAGCTTTGTAAAAGCTGGTGGTCGTCTTTTCGCTCGTCGTGTCGTAGCAGAAGATGCTAAATTGGCTAACATTGCTGTCATTGCAAATGTAACAAAAACCAATATTCAAAAAACAGATGAAAACGGTAAAGCTCTTTACCGTGATAATGCTACTGGTGAAGAAACAACTTCTTCTGTAGCTTCTACACCTATCATGACTCAAGTTGCTGATCTTGAATTCACACTTCAATCTGTAGATATGGTGTCTAACAACCCTGGTGACTATAAGACAGCTTTGAAAGCTTCTCATACTCACAATGGTTTGGGTAAAGATGGTTCTTACCCACTCTTCTTGTTCACTGATATCGGTCGTGGTGTTTCTAACAAACGTATTCGTATCTATAGAAACAACACAACTAAATACCCAATCGTTTATGCTTCCTATATCTTGAAAGTTATGGAAGAAAACCAAGATGGTACTTTAACTGAACTTGAAACATTCATGTTCTCCTTGAACCCAGACATTCGTGACTCTGGTTTGAACATGTCTCTTACTCGTGTTGTAAATGCTAAAACTTCCCGTCAAATTCGTACTCGTATCTTCGAAGAATACTGGGAAGAATTCTACAAAAACTTAGCATACATCTCTGGTCGTGATGAAAAAGAAATGGCTCTTTGCGACTTACTTTACAATACAGACTTGTATGGTAAAAAGATGAGTAACATCCGTGTTAAATCTACTTCCGTTAACCTTAACAACTTGAATGGTATTTCTTTGCTTAATGGTTCCAACGGTCGTTTTGGCACAAACCCTATGGCTAACCTTGAATACTACTACAAACAAATTCAAATGGTATTCAATGGTTCTTGCGAACAAGGCGATTCTATCTACGACGTAGATAATAACCGTATCGACGTTATCTTCGACTGCAACTATCCTGCTGCAATCAAACGTTCTATTGAAGAATTAGTAGCATTCCGTGAAGACTGCGAATACTTCGAAGATATGGGTACTAAAGGTTTGATGTCCTTCCAAGATATTAAATACCAAGTATCTAAACTTCCAGAATCCGCTCGTTCTAAATTCGTTATGCTTTACAGCAACTACTGGGATATCCTTGACCCATACTCTGGTAAACAAATTACAGTAACTTCCACTTACAACATGGCAGTTAAATTTGTTAACCATTACTTGAATGGTGTATCTCGTCCATTCTGTGGTCAAGCTTATGGTATCGTATTTGATGATGTAATTGATGGTACTATCAACTTCACACCAAAACATACTCCTAAATCCGGTGATCAAAAACAATTCTTCGATGACAACCGCATCAACTATGCAACTTACTATGATGGTGTCTTGACTATGGACTCCGAATTCACTGCACAACGTGCTTACACTCAATTGAGCTGGGGCAACAACGTACTTATGGTACAAGCATTGATTCGTGAAATCCGTCAACGTTGTCCAATCAACCGTTACAAATTCTTGGATGGTGATGATTTGGTACAATACAAACAAGACGTTGAATCCATCATTGCTCGTCACTCCAGTAAGTTTGAAACAATTCAAGTTATTTACACTAAAGACTTGAACTACGACATGAACAAAATCTTCTATGCTCGTATCCAAGTTACATTCCGTAACTTCATTCAAACTGAAATCTTCAAAATCGAAGCTATTCGTAACAGCGAAAACGCTGTATTATAATAGAAAGGAGGACGACATACTATGGCAAATACTATTAAAAACATTTTCGCTGGTACTAAACCAGTCCGTAATGTTACTAAATACATGCTTACTCGTGGCGTAGTTGACTACTCCGCTTTGGAACAATGGGACTTGTATGAAACTGGTTATGGTTTCTTGATCGTTTTGAAAATTCCTGATTTCCTTAACGTATTGAAAAACGAATCCGATGATTACAAAGTATTGATTGAAAACTATCGTCATCTTCTTGAATATGACTTCAAGAACTTAGATGGTATCGAAGATATGGGTGTAAACACTAACGAACTTTCCGATGGTGTAAACAACCTTAATATCATTACTCAAACTACTATGCAATCTGCTTCTACATTCTCCATGCGATACAATGAACGTTCTGGTTCTATCTTCACTAAAGTTCATGAATTGTTCTTACGTGGTGTAAAAGACCCTCGTTCTACAGTAAAACGTTATAACGGTATCTTGAAAACAGGTGCTGAACGCGATAAATCCGCTCTTGAAGCTGGCTTCGAACATGAAACATTCCAATTCTTGTATTTCACTACTGATAATACAGCACGTTTCATTGAAAAAGCTTATTTGATCGTATCTGCTCAACCTACATCTGCAGAAACTTCTATGTACAACTACACTAAAGGCGATATCGGCTGGCGTGAATTGAACATTAGCTTCAATGGTTATCCTATTACTGGTCCATTGGTTACAGACAAAGCTCAAAAATTCCTTGACTGGATCAATGAAAACACAGAATTCGAAGAAGCTAAATTTGCTTATGATGCTTTGGCTAAAATGCCTAATCCTGGTGAAACTGGTGGTTACACTGTATCCTCCAAGAAATCCAGCTGGTAATAAGTCTATAGCATAGATAAAAATAAAGCGAAATAATACCCACTACCCAATATTGGGTAGTGGGATATTTTCTGCTTTTTATTCTTCGTCACCTTTACGTTTAGCCAAGGACATTTCAGCTTCATCTTTAGATTTACTAATGATGTCCTTAGGAAGCACGTGTTGTGATAGATTACGCTTAAGGAATCTAGAGAATTCCATTTGTTTATCAGATTCATCATCACTATACTCAAGCTTAGCGATAGCTTCACCCATTGCATTTACAGAGTCTAGGATTTGTGAACTGTTCATAGCGTTCAAATATACTGGAGGTGGTAATAGTAATTCAATATCATCGAATCTAGAATTATCTATATTGAATTCATAGTTATAGATACGAGTTAAGATTTTATTGAAGAGATTCTTTACCACTGCTTGACGGTTATTGATAAATTGAAGGAACTTTGTATTTGTCATAGTTAAATGAGTAGCATAATCTGCTTGTTGTCTCATTGTAATTACTTCAATTGGAGTGCCAGTATTATCAATAGCCATTTCTTCTAGCATATTCATAAGCTCAGTCTTAACGTCAACTTGTTGTCCAGGTAATACTTCGAAGTCAACTGGTGCATCACCACCTTGACCTCTAGGAATAATATAGTCGTTAAACTTACCAACCATATTTAATACGTTATTCATGGATTCAATTTGACGAATACCAAAGTTACCACGTTGGATTTGGTTAATTACTGAACCTAATACACCAGCTATATTTGTATCCACTGTTTGTTTTACATAGTATACACGTTTATCATCGCCACGAGTTAGGATTTGAAGAACGTTTGTAATATACATACAGGAGAATAGTTTAGCTGGGAATAAAGATCTTTCTAAAGAAGAGATACCACGTTTAGTTTCATAGTTAAATTTGAAATACATGTGTTGTACATCCTCAGGTGGTAAGAAAGTAATATTGATCTTGCTTACTTTACCAGATGCATCAATATTAGCATTGTATTCCAAAATATGGTAAATCTCTTTTGCTAAGTCTTGGTTAGCATTTACAAATTTACTTGTAACTTTTTCAGAGATAGTAGCTGCAATCTTCTTAAGGATAGTTGCGTCTTTACCTTGAGAGCCTTGAAGATCAAAGTTAGTTCTATTAGCATTACCAGGTCTGATACCACCGATAGTGCTAGAGAATGTAGTTTGTTCCATTACCATCTTTTTATCACATTCAATATAGATATAACCTAAACAAATGTCATCGATGTATAATGGTTTAATCATTGCATGATCAAGTTTCTTAATAATACAACCAGGGATATTAACGTTGTTCTCTCCTCGATTGTTACCTGCAACAAAAGTACCATCTAAAGAAAGACCACCGCTAGAAATAGAATTTGGGTCACCAGAGAACTTGGAGAAATTATTTGTATCGGCTCCCGCTACGATCGAATTATCTGCTTCGTTAAAAAATAAAGACGATCCGTTCTCACTAAAGAATTTCATAGCTTTGTATTGATCTTTCAATGCAGAACTAAGAATCCTACTAGTATCTATTGATACATCGATATTACCGACTGATTCCATAATAGATGTGTCAGATTGATTAGATTTATGACGTTTTGGGTCAGATAAATCATCAATAAACTCACCACATGCTTCCTGAATACTGAATTTATCTTCAGGAGAATCAAATAAAGTATCTTCATTCATAGCACCAAGCTCTACTCCACCAAGTACAGATTTAGACTTGGCGTCAAGTAGAGCTTTGATTGCTTTATTGAATGGGACACAATAAACGAAGACTTCACCACGTTTATCGATTTCATCATACCATTGATCCATCTTTTCATATAAGTTATGAACACGGATCATATGTTGGATATTTTCATCACCAGCTTCGTCATCTGGGTTATTCTTTAATTGAATAATTGCAGGATTAGCTGAGAATGAATCGGCAGCGAATACATGCTCCCGTTGGATAGCTAATGCTTGTTCTAATTTAGGAAGGTATTTACATACCATATCGATATCTCTATCAATATCACGAATCCAGGTGTTTTCCATATAAACACCCATGACTCTATCCATATTAGTAGCATTGCCTAATGTAGAATTAATACTATCGATTAAGTCTTGATTACGACGTTGATTACTGCTTAGAGTCTTAGTATATAACTGACTAATATTAGCCAGACCAGTATTGGATAAATTTACATTACTAATCTTTTGAAGAGAAGCATCAAGATTATTTCGAAGCATCCTGATTTCTCTATTAGTAGTATCGGTGTCGTAATAAATATCAGAATAAAGAGAGCGTTTGGTTTTATCTAGAATATCCATCATACTCTGGATATCTTTATTATTTTCTGCCATTTATTAAAACCTCCTTAAAGTACTTAGATTACCCTAATGTTCTCGGGCTTAATTTACCGCTACATATTATCTAGCTTAACGCTACGGAAATAGATATTTTCAATAACTCCTTTGGCTTTCTTTATTTCAAAGCAACCCAAATACGTTCTTACGTTATTGAAATTCTCTAGTAGGGATAAACTTACTGTATCTTTCTTAAGCACGTTTAAGAATGGCTGAGGTACATAAAATGCTCTACCATCAACTACTGTTCTGATAATACCATCAGAAGATTTAGAATTTAGAATACTATCTAATTCTGGTCGTTGAGATATATCATTACATTCGAATACTTTATATGAGCTATTCCAATCCATATAAGCATTATAATATAAATCATTGAATCTAGGAAAATCAAAAGCTGGTATTAAATCAACTGGAGATTTATTTGAATATAGAACCATTTCTTTAGCAAAAAGATTCGGTCTATACATCTCATTTAAATCCATATACAGTTTAGTTGTATCTGGTTTCTCAATCATTACTTTACTAAACTTTGTAAGGTCATTTACTTTAACCACGAAGTTTTGTGTTTCTGGTGGGATAAAGTCTGGACGAACATTTAAAGTTTTGATTACAAATGGAGCTAATTCATTCTCAGAGAATCCAATCAAGGATTGACCTTGATTGGACCACATAAGAATATGAGCTTTCATAAGTTTATTATAATCAAGAATACCTTTAATCGTCGTCAAAGTCAACTCTTGATACATTTAGAACTCCTCTATTATAAATTTCTTTTATATCTTCTCTAATACGTTCTGGTAATCCAGGGAATTCAGTGTTGTTTCTTTCATAAGGCATATATTGAACTGGATTGATTAGAGTATCGTCACCCATATAGCGTACAGGTGCTATAGGTAAATCGTAATGATTGCCTACGGCATTGAAGTTTCTATCGTATGGTATTTCGTTATAATTGAAATATTCTACGATATCTTCATATAGTTCATTGAAGTTGGCTAAATGCAACCATCTATTAGCAAATACCAAATAGTTATCGCAAGTCAAATCTTCTATATAAGCACCAGAACGTACAAACTTCGGATTATGAATTGCATTTTCATTTTTATATACTCTATTTGGAATATCTAATCTACCTATTTGTGTATTAGGAGCTAGATTTGCTTGTTGTGTGATAGATGGATACATACGAGTGTAGTCATAGTCAATTACGTTATCGATAAGACTGATAGTAGAACCTAAAGTAGTCTTAGTTTTAATCTTATCAGAAATCAATGTTGGATTGGCTACAAATGCACCAGAATATTTGGTATTATCTCTTTCTTTGAAACGATTTACGTTATTACCAAGAACATAGTCACCATATTCTTTAAATAACATTACTGCACGGTTAGCTAAGTATACAGTTTGTCTGTGTACTTTGCTATATGAAGTAGAGTTTTGTAATACCTTATTGAATACGTAATCAATATCACCAGTCTTATGCTCAATACAATACTGAACAATAACGTCGATCATGTTGTATTTAACGAAGATATCATAATTCAAATAAGGTAATTTAGTTACAGAAGTTGTAATATCAGAATAATCCAACTTACGAACACCTGCTACTACTTCACCGATATAATCCAATTTACTATTCTTGAATGTAGATTGACCTTTACGTCTAGACATAAAGTGAATCATTTGGTCTAGATAGTTAGAAGTAGAGCTGATATCAGCAAAGTCACCACGAGCTTCTAATTGTTGCTTATGCATTAAGTCTTCGTAATAACTACACTTACGTTCACCTAATACAATAGGGTCACACATAATATCAGCAGCGTCCACTCCTAGGTTATTAAGACGTTGAATAATAAATGGAATATCGAATGCCATGTTCCATGCAAGTATGAAGTCTGGTTTCTTTGAATTAATATATCCAAATAAATCCTGTAACATGGATACTTCATCATCATAGAAAGCAATCTTAGTGGTAAGATTTTCCAATTCGAATTTCTTAACCATTTCTTCACCACCCAATACTTGGGTTAGAAGTTCTTTGAATTCTTTATCATAATTAGAAAGATTCTTTTCGAATTTCTCTATTAAAGGATTCTCTGGATTTCGTAATAAGACAGTAGTGATTGTCTTAGATTCGAATTCAAGATATGATACAGCATTAATAGGACACTCACCAGGTTCTGGGAAGTCTCCTTTGATATTAATACCATCAACTTCGATATCTAGGAATGACTTAGTAGGAGTAATGATATCATTTGTATATTCTTCATTAAACTTCATACGATAGAAGTCGGCAATCTTGATATCGGCTTCAAATACACGATTATCTGCTAATACACTATTACCTTCATAAGCTATACTTCTATCTAAACCAAGTCTATCACAAATATCTCTTTTTAGTTTACTATACTCACATTCACATTCAATCAAATCATCTTTACTTACGAAAAATTGATGATAATTTGTAACCTTTTCAGGTTTTAGGATGTAGTAAGTAAATTTTGGTTTCATTTTAAGGCAAGATTTCTTCTCACCTGTTACATTATCTCTATATATGATATTAAGGAAATCATCTTTCCATTTACCTGTTTCTTCGTCTTTTGTTTTACCAGAATATCTTACATCTATTACAGTTAGATCAGAACCTTTAGGATAACCGGGGATTAAAGGCATATTATCACAACTCCTTTCAATTTTAGTTATTTAGGTGTCTCGTTAAAATTCACTATTTATACAATAAGGTAAATCAGAAAAATAATTTTAAAATGTGAGGTATATAATAATGAGTAATGAATTACTACAACCAGTAACGTTCTATACTGAAGAGGAAGAACGTCAAAAAGATGCCCTAAAGAATTTTAATCCTATGGGCGAATTAATGAAAATGGATTCTAAAGAATTGAGTGTTCCTACTGAATACACTCAAGAAAAGAAACCAGCACGTAAAAAAGCAGTTAAAGCTGTAGACCCTAACGATCTTAATAAAGAACCAGCTAAAACTCCTTTGAACTCAGATAAAACTTATTTCAGCACTTACGACATTCCTCGTAATGTATTGACTCAAACTGCTGTACAAATCGAAGAACTTGCACAAACAGTTCGTAAAGATCTTGAAGATGTACGTCATGCCCGTACTCTTAAAGGGAAATATGATTACATTTCCAACATGACTAGTACTCTTGGGTCTTTATATAGCAATAAGATTTCTATTGCTCGCGAAATGGCTAATACTATTACCAACGCTCATCGACTTGAATTGTCTAAACACAAAGAACTTGCTATTGACTCCAATGCTGATAGTGATGAAAAACGCGTAATGGATAGCTTCAATGCATTCATGAATGCTCCTATGGGTGCTATCCCTCAAGCTATGCGTAATGTCCATCCAGCTACTATCAATACTCCAGAAATGGGTGTTCCAGTATTCAATGATCCTACTACTGGTATGGTAACAGCTGATGGCGATTCTGGTTTCGATGCATATGTACAAAATATGACTCCAGAACAAAATGCTATGCTTAATTCTTCCAACCCATTCGTTGAAACAGTAGTTGTATATGATCAATCTAACCAAAATAAATGGTTTGAAGTAATCGATACACGCACTGGTCAACAAGTACCAAACATGCCTATCCCAGCTGATTTCATCTTGGGTGGCTGTGTAGTTGATATCCGTAATGGTATTGCTCGTAATGCATCTATCAACAAAACATACAAACTTAAATTAGTTGGTAGTCGTGCTGCTGATGAATTTTAGAGAAGAATATGGAGTATCTCATATGAGATACTCCAATATCTTTCGCTTAAAGTTCAAAGATTACATTGCCTTCTTTATAGTTGCTTGTAGGATCTGTATTTCTTAATACAATTACATCCATGAAGCCCATATTAAGTTCAGCATTATGAGAGATCATAATACATTGATCAATCATAAGTACTTGCATTAAGTTTTGTAATACACCAAAGAATGCTAGACGGTTTTGTGTATCTAAACCACCTTCTAATTCATCTATCTTAATGATATTATATATAGAAGAGGATTCATGTAGTAAAGCAAAGGATAATATCATACTAATCATACAGATTTGAGACGTACTCATAGAAGATATGTCATCATTTAGAATACCAGAACCTAATACTGGCATTTTAAATTCCTTTTCATTTACTACGAATGGTTGTAATACAAACTCACCACCAAATAGCATAGATAATAATGAATTAGAAATACCGATAACTTTATTCATATACATTTCCATGAATAGAGTTTGAATACCAGTTGTAGGAGAACAGTATTTCTTAATTACCTCTACCTTATTAAATTCTTCAGCATAATTAGCATACTCAATAGAATACTCATCGAATTGAGCTAATGCAAACTTAAGTTTTTGAATCTGGCTTTGTATATCTCCCATTTCTATATTGACTAATCTGGATAAACGATTATTTAACTCAGTCAATTTAGTTTCTAGAGAGATAGACTCTTGGTATTTGTCTTGATTCTTTGATACAAGATCACTTAATTCAGATTCTTTATTCTTAAGAGATTTATACTCACCATATAATGCTAGATTTTCTTCATATCTAGTTACATTAACCGAGGTAGATGTAATTACATCTGAAATGATATTGAGTTTGTCTTTATTCTCTTGAATTTCTACACTAATTTGATTATATTCTTTTTCAAGAGACTCAATATCGTTTCGAAGTTGTACAATCAATGTAGAACTATTAGAAATACTCATTAATTGCTTTTCTAATTCATCAATATCCTTTTGATAAGACTTAGAATCAATAAACAAGTTTTGATATTCTTGATATGGACGTAAGTCTATTTCTAAACCAACTGATTTAGAGTAGAATAGATTATTGAGTAAATCATAATCATTTTCATACTTCAATTTGATTGGAAATTTAGTAATGATATTGATAGAGCTCTTGATAAGACTTAAGAAACTAACAGCTACAGAAGAATCTTCTACAGCTTTAGCTTGAATATCCATTTTGTGTTTATATTCGACAGCATTCTGTCTCATACGTTGTAGAGTCTCTTCTAATTGTAATACTTCTTTAGCATCGAGTAATTTAGTCTTAGCTTCTACGATATCTTTGATAAAGAAACAAGAATTGAGATTATTACAATCCTTAGGAATCTTATCATAACTTTCAGCTATCTTCTCTAGTCTATAATGCTCAGATAATTTGTTTTCTATCTCTCGAATTCTATTTTTAAGAAAATCTAGAGATTCTAAGTTGTATTCAGTGGAACTGGCTTGATTAGTTACAATTAAAGCCATTCTATCAAATACTACGTTGTCATCATAACGGTTTAGGAGAGTTTGGGAAAGGTTTTGAAGTTCATCTATAGTCTCTATAGCATAATTGTACTCATCTACAGACACATCTTCATATTTAGTAAAACCAAGACTCTTAAATCTAGTATCTACTAATTCTTTATTCGTTTTAAGAGTTTCTAATTGGTTCTTAAGAGTTTCAATAGTATCATCATCAGATAGAGAATCTATTTGAACTCGTTTATTCATAATATTTTCGTTAATATTAGATCTTCTTACATTAAGAGATTCAATATCTTTAGTTATAGATTCTTTTTCTTTCTCTTTTAACTCTGTAGCAGATTTTAATCTAATCAATCCAGCATCAGAATATTCTATATCTTTACCAATTTTACTTTCATAATTACGTAAAGTAGTTCTAAGATTACCTAATTCTTCTCTAGCTAATAAAGCATCACTGATATCAGACTTGATAGTTTCTAGTCTGTCTTTAGTTTCTTTGATTTTGATATTTAAGTCAATCTTATCTTTATCCATATTCTGATATTGGTTTTCTAAATGACCAATATTAGTTTGAATAACTCTGGTATCACCAATAGCATCAAGTTTAGTAGTTAAACTATTTAGCATAGACTTAAGAGAAGAAGACTTCTTACTAATCTTTTTATAGATTTCGTTAAAAGCATCTAACTCGGATATCTTTGAGTTAATATATTTCTTCCGTTCAGATGGAGTCTTATCAGCTAAGCCTCTATCATCAGAAGATAATTGAGCTAATGTCATAATGCCAGAATCTATATCCATTAACTGACATATAATTTCTTTAGCATCTTTGACATTACCATTTGGATTCATTTCTGTAATCCCAGCACCTGGAATTTCTTTCTTAATATGACAAGTAGAAGTTCTAAGTCCAGATGTAGATATCTTATAAAGATACTCTATATGAACTATAGAACCATCGTTCATAAGATAAGATATAATTTTAGCACCATTCTTATTAGGAACAAGTGCACTAGTTGGGTCACTAAACGGATTAAGTGCTTTAAATAAAGTACTTTTACCAGACCCGTTATCACCTTTGATTACTAAGATATTATTCTTACACTTACTGAAGTCGATGGTGATTTGTTCTCGACCACAGCCATTATATATACCAATAAAATTTACAAGTTTAAGTCCCCATAATCGCATAATATATACTCCTTTCTGATTATTTAACAGTTGACCAAAAGATCGAAAATAAGTGGAGTACCCAATATTGGGTACTCCGAGTTTGGTTTGTTATTTAATATAAATATGTGGGAAATTAATTAGGTTGTATTTCTTATTCATTTGATTAATAAAGTACTTATTGCTTTCAACACGCATTACGTCTACTGTAGTAACTTTACCAGAACTAATCATTCTTTCTAAATATTGTATCAATGCAATATCCATAAATAAAGAAGCATCATCTGAATTATATTTTCTGTAGAAAATATTACGGAAGATTTCAGTTAAATTGGATAGGTCGACATAACGACTGAAGTGTTCATAGTTCATTAATGTTAAGGTACCATTATCGAAGTATGGGTAATGAGTTATATCAATTCCTTTATAAGTTGCATGTTTAAGAAATACCACATCATTTATATAATATACAGCTATATCAGAAATTGGAATATTTGGTTTAATAATAGGATTATTTTCTAAAGCTTTAGAGATAATCTTAGAAGGTTTGAATTCTAAATTATCCATAGATTGTAAATATACAGAATCAGTTAAAGCTTTTAGTACAATATCCAACTTAGTATATTTCAATTCGCTTTCAAATCGATTTAAGACAGTTTTATTTAGCTCCATCATTTGTCTCACTCTTTTCTGTATTATACATTTCGTTGTATAAAGCTTTCAACTTTTTAAAGTTTGTTTCTAGTTGTCTAAGCTCATCACCTGTACCGAATTTAGTATAGTAATTCTTAGATAGTTCGTATTTGGCTTTCATATTAGCATATGGTGTAATACGAATAACTTCACTAACTATATTACTACGTTCAGCATCAAACCCATCAGCTAATTTAAACATACCGAAGTAATCACCGACTAGAATATTTAAATAGATTAAGAAGCAACGGTCAACATAATCCGACGATTCCCGCATTAGAGTTCTCCCAAATGCTACAAGTCTAACGTACTCCATAATATCTATAGTATAGTAGTCACTAGTTTTATTATCGAATATTTCTCTAGTGATAGATGTAAGACGAATATTATCATAATCTACTCTATCGTATACACAGCAGAGAATATTTTTCATATATTCGGATATAATAGCCTTTTGTAGAGTACCTACATCTACAATAGCTGGATTGAAACCCTGCTCCTGAATAGTTTCGATAAAAGCTTTAGACATCTTTGATGCCACCGTTTGTATGAAAAGATCAGCAGGACCTGCTTGATAGTTTTGCATCGTTTCCATTTTCTACGTTCCTTCCTAATATTTGAATTCAGGTTCTGTAAAAGTACCTGGTTTTTCTAAGTCTAATGTAAGTGAGTATAAAGCAATAGCACCTTCATTAGTAGTTTTCATGATATTCTTTTGACCAAAGGAAATATATCTATTTTTAGATTGTAAGAAGTCTCTAACTTCTTTATTAGCATCAGTAGAATAGATACCTTTAACTGTTACTTGGTCACCATCATAGTCACCACCAATAGAACCTAGATATACGTTAGAGATTTGAAGAGTATCGATAAATAAGTTAGATGTATTTACACCGATATCTTCTTTTCTGATTAAAGGATAAGTCTTATAGAACTTACCATTTATAACCATAGGCTCTGTCTTAACTGTAGAGTTTACATTGATAAGAGAAGGGAATTGGTTATAACAGCTATCGATAGGATAACGTGTAATCAATACTGCTTTGTCTCTAGTTACATCTACAGCAGCTATATAGAATAAGTCACACCAAGTCATACTACGAGAAGATGCTGGTAATAAACCTTCGGATACATTTTGCCCTCTTTCTAATCTAGCTACTAAATCGGACTTAGGTACAGTAAAGCCAACAAATCTCATTTCAACTTCATTGATTTTGTATTTATTCGGCATTACTGGAACTTTAATAGGTCTAAATCTATCGCTAAAACCATGGATAAATCTATCTATCTCTGAATGAATAACATCGTCAGAGAAAGCAATACGATAATCCTTAGGAGTTAGATAGATAGGTTCTTTCACTATATTACCATCTTTATCTTTTTGGTAGTATGGAATAACAGACATATTCTGTAACTGAACTGCAAAGAAGTTCTTGATATATGTAACTACAAATGGATAGAAATTTGTGATAGTGGATGCAAGTGGTAATGCACAGTGGTCTAAGTCTACGTTAAATTCTTCAATGGTTTCTGTACGAAGATTTGGTGAAGAAATAACTAGACGAGCAGAATAGTCAGATGTTTTGGAACTAGCTGCATTACGAATCAAACCAAATTTACCAGAGATAGTATCTTTGGAGAAGTATTCATAAAGGTTAGCTAGATTATCTTGAATTCTACCTTTGATAGAATCACCAATACTTAAACCATAATCTTCATATTCAATCAAAGATCTAGTAGCAATAAGAATATTATTGTATAACTTATTAATATCGCCTACACCGACATATTTATCGGTAGTGCTAATATCACGATAGAATGCAGGAATAACAATAAAGTTTTTAATAAACAAACGATCTTTATATTTCAATAAGAAGTCAATATTCTTATTACGGATACGAGAATTATTCTTTTGGAATTCAAACTTATCAAAGTTTTCTCGTAAGAAATCAATACCAGTTCCACCATCTGGATCTGGTACTAATCTACCGTCTTGAATTTTAAAGGTTTCTGTGCCATATACACAGCTAGTAATTTTACTATCAATACGTTGCCAAATTTTATAAGCTAGAGGAGTTAAGAAATATCCATGTAAGTTGATATATGCAAAAGTAGTTGCTCTACTGTCTTTGGTAATACCAAATATTTCATTAGATAATAACCCATCTGGAGTTGGTGTATTATTCTGATTAAAGAAGATAGGGTTGGTAATCTCTTTAAGATTGTTATCCTTGACAAAAGCATCGATGTCAAGAAGTTCTACCTTAAGATGATCTTTCTTTGCCATATTTTCTCTCCTTTCTATAAATTAATAATTTGTTAAAGAGAATGCGGTATCCAATATTGGATACCGCTTTATGGTCACATTCTAATTACTTTAATAACCGCAGTACCATCTTTATTAAGACTAGTCTTAATGGTAAAGTCGCTACCATATAAATGAACTACTTGGTTATTGTAAACAGTAGCCATATATTCATAGGGAATCTCTTGTGCTCTGCAAGTAAATATACATGTAGAGTTTTTAACTGCTTTTTTGGAATCGACAGTAATACTTACCGTGTCTTCAGTAATATACTTCCTGAAAACGGTATACACGACCATACAATGATCAAATATATTAGTAAATATAACGTTTTCTGGTTTGTTCTTGTAGATATTCTCTAGGAACTCAGAAACTATCACTGTCTACCTCCTATTTGGTCCACGTTGAACCATTTGTTCTTGTCTTTCTAAGTAGAGATCACGAGTAGATTTTCTAACGTTACTGTGAGCCCGATTTAGTCTATCTTGCTTACTTTGCTGAATAGCTTTAAGAAGCTTTTCTCTCTTCTCTTGTGCTAGACGTTTCATTTGGAGATAATACAACGAATGAATATAAGCCATAGATTTGTCAGGTGCATCAATTAAGTTGAAGCCGCTACGATAGTACATTTGTAAAGAAACTAATCGTTGTGTTAGATGCTCCGGAGTCCCAATTGATGCCGTGTAAAAAGCATGTTAAGAGGATGCATAATTTGTTTTTCAAATTTATGAGTACATTCTTGACCAGTGTAGTCACCTTTCTTGAATGTGCCCAAGCATTCTTGTTCTGGAATGAAGTAAGTAATTACATCATCAGTACCATTGACTTTAGTTTCAAGGTCAAATATGTGATGATTTAAGATAGAGAATTGGTCAGAATTCAAAGAGTTAATGAATTTACCAACTACTTGTACTTTACGTTTGATAGTTTTGGCAACGGAAGAAGAATCTGGTTTGAAGTCAACTGGTTTCAAGATTCCACGTTCACGATCAATGTAGTACAAGTTCTTAATGAATTGAGAAATACGGATAATAGCGATATACTTATTACGGAATTCATCTGTAATGTAAGTATCTTCGATATCAGAGAAGATAGTCAATGGACGAAGTTTAACTGCATAGTTATCAGAGATAACGATGAGTTTATCAGCGAATGTATCCATACCACCATCAACTTCACCGTGTTTAATAATATCATCAAGACGTTTCTTATCTTCATCAGAAGCTTTTTCGTTCACTTCCCACATTTTATCCATAGGGATATCATCTGTCATGAAGAATGTTTCGCATTCAGGGCAGTCGAAGGAAATGTAGTTAGAACCAGCGAAAGTTGCTTTATAAAGAGCAAAGTACATATGGATCAAGTCAGCAGAAGCGATAGAACGTAACCAGTTTACATAACCACTTGGTTTATTTTCAGATACATCATGTTTGTATAACAAAGCATAAGTATCTTTAATAGCTTGGTTACTGGAAGAGATATTGGAGATATTGTTTACAAATTGAGCCAATTCAGAGCCAGTCAAACCACTCATAGTGATATTACGACCAGTAGCAAACAATGGAGATGTAGCTGTAGGAAGAGTATTTTCTTTCGCTGCAGTACTGTATTCCAAAGATGTATTAATATTGATAGGTTGGCTACTAATTTCGAAACTATTAATATCCAATTCATCTTTAGTTGGTTTAATTTTTGTAGAAATAATTTTATTAATTTCTTCAAAACGTTTACGAGCTTCTTCTTCAGCTTTTTCTGCTTCTTTGATTTCAGCTTCGTTTTTCTTTTCGTCGTCATCAAGGTCATCGATAACATCATCATCGTCAAGATCAGCGAAGTCATCATCATCAATAGTTACAGAAGACGCTTTGGAGATGTCCACTTTCTTAGAAGTCTTAGGAACTTCAGTATTATCACGAACAGATGCACCAAGACCATCGTCTTCTAAGTCAGTATCGGTAGCTTCGCCACCTTCTTTATCTGCTTCTTCTAAAGCTTTTTCATCAGCGATTTCAATACATTTATCTTTTAATGGTTTCATGATCGCTGTCAATTCACCTTTAACTCGTTCAATGTTTTCATCGATGAGTTCTTCTTCTTTTCTGGCGAATTCTTCGTTACCAGATACTACTTCTTTGAATTTAGCAATATCTTGGATATCTACCGCATCGCCAGCTTTTACATCATTACCAGATGTCATATTTGGAGTTACAACATTGGATTCTTGTTTTTCTTCAACAACTTCTTTTTCTGGAGTTGCTTCAGCAGTAACAGTAGTAACCTCAGGTGTCTCAGTTGTTGCTCCTTCATCAGCACCTAACAATTCGTCTAGGCTGATTTTTTCAGTTTGATTTTCATTTGCCATTGTAATAGATTCCTCCTGAAAATTTAGATAACACTAATGGTATTTGTCTGGCTATTAAACACCAAACTATATGCCACACTATCCAAAGATATAGTAATAAACAATGTCTTATTCAACTCATCTTTAGTTAGGTTTACATCAACACTCTCAAATTCTGGTAAATACGTCCGAATTTGATTAGTAATGTCATCCTCCAGTTCATATAAATGATCGAAGAAAGTATATCTATAACGTTCAACCAATCCTACACCCATTTTAGGTCTAGTAGGATATGTGCCAGGTCTTAATAGAATCAATTCTATTAACTTAATAGCCGTAGCATCCTCATTAGTATAAACGAGTGGTTGGTTAAACTGATTAATCGAAATACTATGCTCGATAACTTTAGGATCCTTAGCTAGTGTTTTCGTACCAAAAACTTTGTTAATCAATAGGGATTACCTCCTTCCATTGAAACAAAATTTATTATTTTGTTTAATTTATAATTTCCTACTATATTCGTAAAACCCACAAATAATGACGCTCTGAACATGTTAGTAAGACTTAATAAGCTAATTAGTGAGGTGAAATTTAATGGCAAAAAGAAAAGAAAGATGTCCTTATTGCACTTTCCGTGATGTAAAAGATAAAGTCATCTCCCATATAGAACGAAAACACTCTGAGTTAATCCCAGAAGGATATACAGCTGCAAGGGTTTTATTTAATTATATCAATAAAAAAGACCATGGTACTTGTATCGTATGTGGTAGAGAAACACCATGGGATGATAAGATTAATAAGTACAAACGTCTTTGTGGTAGACAAGTTTGTAAAGATAAACTAAGAGAAAAATATAAAAAGAATATGGTAAAAGTATTCGGTACTTATAATATTCTCAATGATGAAGAACAACAAAAGAAAATGTTAGCTAATAGAAGTATCTCTGGTGAATATAGATTCAAAGATGGTACTAAGTTTAGTTACGTTGGTTCTTATGAAAAGAAATTCTTAGAATTCTTAGACCAAGTATTAGACTTCGATGGTTATGATATTATGGCACCTGGTCCTACTTTTGAATATGAATTCGAAGGTAAAACTCATAAGTGGATTACTGACTTTATGATTATTCCATATAATCTAGTAATCGACGTTAAAGATGGTGGAGATAATCCTAATAATAGATCTATGGTTAAATACCGTAATAAACAAAAAGCAAAAGAAACTATGATTACTACTTCTCAAGGTAAATATAGTTACTTACGTTTAACTGATAATCAGTTTGGTCAATTATTGGAAATCTTCTTAGCTCTTAAAGAACGTATGGACGATCCAGACAATGCTGGTAAACCTTTATTCCGTATTAATGAATCAGTAGAAGTTATTACAGAAGAATTCGACTTTAATTCTATTAAAGACAAGATCGATAAAGGTATTGAAGAGGTTGTACCTCTTATCTATAAAGATAAACAACAATCACAAGATCAACCACAACAACCAGAAGAACAACCGCAACAACAAGAACCTTCTTCTGAAGGATTTAAATTTGATTAATTAGAAAGGAGAATTTAGTGATGGATATTTTCCAAGAAGGTATTATCGATAATATTAAAGATGCCTTTATGAGAACACTTAACTTCGCTATTATTTCTGAACCTGAATATAGACAAACTACAAGAGAACCTTATCCTATTGCTAATAGTATTGCAGATGCATTAAAGTCTACAAAAGAACTCAATTATCCACCTGCTGTATTATTTGAATATGATGAAGAAAAGAATAAAACTACGATCAAGATGTCTAAAGATCGTTGGAATTATCTTAAAGATGTAAAACTCATCATTCTTGTAGCTAATCCTAATAATAAGAATAATATTCAAGCACCTAATATTGCTCAACCTCCTGCATTGGGTATGAATCCTATTCAAACTCCAGCTCAACCAGCTGCTACTGGTATTCCTACAGCAGATAAACGTTATGTGTCTACATTCAAAGAATTAGTAGATGAATGTGATATCAAGATTGAATATACTGAAACTGATGATGCTACTAAAGAAAGAATGGAAGCTATTAAACCTTTCTGTGATGCTTATAAGAAACTATTATCCGATAAGCTTCTAAAGAATATTCTTTCTATGAAGATTGGTTCTAATGTAGATGAATTTATCTTTGGTTATGCTGATACTTTGAAAATTGGTAAGTTTGATTTATCATCTGTATTCAATAACGAAGATGAATATAAAAAACAATACAAATTGATTGAAGATGCTCTTACAGCTATCAATGGAGCTAATAATTCTAACTTCTGTCTTAAGATAGAAGAAGTTGAAGATTGGAATGGCTCTATTGTATTGACTAAGTCTCATATTGCCGCTGCAGTTGTTTCCGATCCGGAAACAGGTGAAGAAGAAGTTGAAGTTGTAGAAGAACCTAAGACTCCTGAAGATACAGATGGTCCTTCTAATACAACTACACCTGGTGAAGTACCTCAAAATACTACAGAGAAAGTATTAGATAATGCTAATAATGAAAACGCTGCTGTAGCATCTGCTATGGTTGGTATGAATACACCATTTATTACAGTACATACTAACTATCTTGCTCCTCCTACATTCGCAGTATCTAATGATATCTCTACTAAACGTTCTATTACAGTAGATGCTAAGGATAATAAACTTAAATTAGTAGATAATAGTCCAGAAGTTAAGACTAGAGTATTCAAATACGTTGGTAAAAATAAAGGTACTCTTAAAAAGATTACTGATAACCTTGGTCAAACTGTAGGTAAAGACTATATCTATGAAACTGTAACAGGTCGTAAATACTTAGTAGAAGATCAAATCTTCTATGATGAAGACTTCCAAGAAATTGATTTAGAAGTAATCAAAGAAGAAACTGAAAATGATAAGCATACTATCATGAATAAAGTATATATGGCTTTACATGATGGATTACCTAAGGGTAAAGAAGTCACTAGTAATGAAGCTAAACGAATGGCTACAGATCTCGATGATATTTATATCTTCGAAACAGCTAATGGATATTATGCTATGAATAGTAAGACTTTACGCTCTACTAAACTTTATAACACTATCACTGGTATTAAGATTACGGAGGATTTAATTAATGGCAAATTCTAAAACACCTACTAAAGCTTCCAAACAAACTAAAGACGATATCGATTATCAAATCGTATCTTCTTGGAGAAGTGAGAATAATGATTTACCATTGTTATATCCTCACTATGAAACTCTAGACGAACTAGAGAAAGATATGAACGAATATAGAGCATTGCCTGTGGATATGCAAATAGTGGTCGATGACCGCTCTAAAATCATCTTTGGTCACGGTAACGTTCAACGTTATAAAGCTCTTAAACATGACTTATTAGTTGAAGATTCTCAAAAGCTTATTATATACCAAAAAGAACCTAAGACTAAATTAAAAGATATTGATCCTATCAATGCTATGATGATGCTTAGAGAATATGCTACTACCGATCACCGTCATGATGATTTTGTAGATGCTATATGCTATTCTACAGCTGTATTAGAAGCTATGGATTATAAAGCAGACGAAGATAAAGTAAATTATGATAAAGATGCTATCAGAGAAGAAGTAGCTGATAATTATTATACTTTCAATATACCATTCAGTCCTATTAAAAACCTACCAGATATGTTACCTTCTGAAATTGATACTATCTGTAGTGAAATGGAAATCCCAAATGGTTGGGGTAAATGGAAAGCAGAATATAATCGTTATATCTCTGGTTTAAATAACGAATTCCCTATTGTCCATGAAAACTTAAGATTACTTTTAAAAGATAGATCTGAAGATAAACTATGGGAAGGCTGTGGTTATATTCCACGACTAAGAGATGGCCGAGTTAAAGACCTTATCAATAATACATTCAAACGTATTAGTATCATTGATATCATGGATATTGAACCAGATATTCTTGATTCTATTCAAGATAGAATTAATTCTATTCCAGAAGACTTTGCTAACTATATCAAAGAGAATAGCTTTGAAATTCAATTCCGAGAAGACAATACTGTTATAATTGACTACAAAGGTAAATACTATTACCTAGTCGATGATAATGGTGAACTATTCGTAGAAGAAATGTTAGAAGCTGATGGCAAACCTATTAAGTTTGGTTATATCGTTATTTCTCCTTCTCTTCAATTACCAGAAATTATTCCTTCTAGTGATAATAAACTAGCTAAAGTAACTTGGTCTCCAACTAATGTAAAATTATTGGTTAAAGAATTAGTTACTGACCCTGTTGTATTATACCAATATAGCAAATATAGACCAGATCTTAAATACTATAATGCTATATACTACACTGAGTATGCTTCTGGTTTATTAAAGAAAGCTACTAAACAATTGATTGGTGATAATAATTAATTCATTTATATAATATCTATATGAAGTCCGGTAGAGAATATTCTCTACCGGATACATTTTCGCTTAAAAGAAAGGAGGAAAGATTATGTATAAAGCAAGAACTTTAATTTTAGGTGTATTATTAATTACATTAATTGTCGGTTGTGCTGTATGTATAATGACAGATAATGGCCCTCATGATAAGGCTGTAATAATAAATAACCATGAACTGGATGGAAGGGATACTAAAATAGGTGGTACAGTAGTTATCAAATACGCTACCAGATATCTAAATGATTGTATTGCCGATATGGAATCTCGTGGTTATGTTGTTAAACAAGTGGAAGAAAAGCCAGGCGTAGGTTTTAATAATATAACAGTAGTAGTTTATGAAAGGAGGAAATAATTATGAAAGCTATCCTACTCCTAATTACACTAATGGTTTTAAATTTAGGATGTGGTATAGATACTAGATCAGACTCAGAAAAAGCTCCAGAACTAACTGTAATGGTAAACAACCGTGCATTAGAGAAGACTGTTCCTGAAGTTGGTGGTACAATAGTTATCAGATATAATCATGTATTTGTAAATGAAGGTATTGCTGATATGGAATCTCGTGGTTATAGTGCTAAACAAATATCAGATAATCCGTCTAGTCTATTTACTACTAATGCAACAACAGTACTTTATGAAAGGAGGAAATAATAATTGCAATCAACTTTATTAGGATTAAAGTATTACGATAGTGAAAATATCTATCGTGTTCGTAATGAACTATTTGACTTCATCGGTATGGATGAGGACTTTACTAAAGAACAGAAAGTTCTTAAACGTAAAGAATTGAAAAACAATTATAAACTTCTAATTCCATTTGGGTTTATGGAAATATACTGGACTGGTAAGAATAAAGATGATTATGATCTAGTATTCAAATACCATGACGTTAGAAAAGATCAATGGTATATAACATCTGTAGATATAACTAATACTATTCTAATTTCTAGAAGTACAAATAGATTGGTATATGAAGATATCGATGAAATGTTACCTACTGATGATAATAGGTTATATACCAAGTTTGCGTTCTATATTGATGATAATATAGAAACTATATTAGAATTGATTCCTAATCAAATCAGAAAAGATTTGAATCTATTATCTAAAGCATGTTTTAGAGATACGTTTGAAGAGTACTTAGCATCGTTCTTACAATCTATAGATCAAATCAATGGTATTATGCCATATGAACTTGAAATAGAAAGATACTATAGTAGAGATGTAGTATTATTGACTCAAGAATGTTTAGAAGATCTCCAAATGATCATTTCATACCAATTATTAAAAACTTATTGTGCTGAGTATTGGTATGATGTAAACTTCAAAGAGATTAGAAATAATTATGAATTAATTAGAGATGTTAAGACGAAGAAATTATTCGTATTTAAATATCTCAAAGGGGATTTCATATTTGAAGCATCTCAAATTGATCAAGCATTTACCGAGGAAGAATTAGAAACAATCTTCGCTCACTAAAAAATATTATAATCATATAATATATTACTGAATAGAGAAGTGATTCATCATCATTATTGATCGTTCACTTAAACCCATAGATTCGTTTCTCTATTCGTAATTTATTTATCGCTGAACTATATTGTAATGAGTCTAATATAGATTCAGCAAATTTTAGAACCTGCCAGTAGGACCAGGCAGTGATACATGGTCCATTTTTAACGCCAGGAGGTATTCAACATGGCAACTTTAGAAAATGTCGAATTAACTAACTTCGACAAAAAACAAACTACCGACAAAAAAGCAACAGCAGAAACAAAAAAGGTAGACCCTCTTGAGTTCGACACAATCGAATTCAAAGCTGCTAGTGGTAGCATCTATACTACTACTCGCAATCTTGGTGCATCTATTGCACAAACATTACGCCGCGTGAGTGATGATGTTGTAGCTTGTACAGTGTATCCTGATCCAAAGACTGGCTTAAAAGCTACTTTGATCTTGACCAACAAACCAAGCGTTGAAGGTAAAACTAAGTTAGTAGTTACTCCTAAACAAAAAGAAATTGGTAAAGGTGTATTCGCTCGTATGACTGAACGTTCCACTTCTGATTTCCGTCAATTGTTGGAACTTACTGATGAAGGTCAAGCTAAATTGGCTGATATCATTCCTGCAGTATACTTCCGCAATAACAATCCTATTTACAACTTCAAACAAGATGGCACTGTGAATTGGATGAACGCCAGCAAGGATTTTGTAGAAGGTGGCTACTCCTTAATCGGCGGTGAACCACATGCTTACAAAGCAATCATCGTTGATTTACCTAAATTCCTTCAAAAAATGTACGGAAGAACAAACGAAAAAGGTGAAACATTCCTTTACACTGTAAACGTTGTTCGTCCTGAAAGCAACAATAACTATCCATTGGTTGGTCAAACCAATATTAGTTATATTATCCAAATTACGCAGATCAATGAAGCTATCGTAGAAGCCAACTTCAACGTAACAAACGGTCAAGACGTAGATGCGTTTAGCCCAAGCTTCACAAAACAATTCTAATTATTTAGAAGTATAAGGTTGGGGAGATAGTCATATGACTATCTCCCACTCTTATATTATTTTTCATTTTATTTTATGGGGTGAAAACATGGCAAAAGAAATGGATTTTTCTTATACCGTAGGCGATATTGATGAGCCTATTGATTCTCGTGGTAATTCTGTAATCATGCTTCGTAAATTAGCATGGGGTTCTAATGCAGAAAAACTAGAAATCCGTCGATGGATTATTGACATCGATTCTGAACGTGCTAATAAAGGTGTTACTTTCTTAACTGAAGAAGGTCCTCATAATTTAGTACGAGTTATGGCTGAAAAAGGTTTTGGTCATACTCATGAAATTATTAATGCAATCAAAGATCGTGAAGATTTTGATGATGCTTTAGCTTCTATTGGTAAGAAAGCTCCAAAGGGTAAACCATCTGAAGAATTCTATGATCCAAAAGAGGCTTGTGGTCTTTAATAGAAAGGAGCTGATTAAATGGCTCTAGAAGACAAATCTCAAACCGAAGTCACTGGTGATACCAAAGGTCCTTTTATACAATTCATTGATTGTCCTCATAAAGGGGATTATAAGTGTAAGTATATAGATAATAATGGTAAGTGCTCATTTGAAACTTGTGTGATTGATAATGTCATTCCACCTAGAGTAGTCTTATGGTACTTCCGTTGTATTATTTGTGACCGTGAAGATGCTATAAGACCAGCTGAACACAGAGCACCTTTCTGTCGTAGCTGTATCAATCGCATGTTGAAAGCTGAAAAGCTTCCTCATAGTTGTAGGTACTGTGGTAAGACTGTAAATAGCCCAGCACAATGGTTCCTATCTGGTATATGTGACGAATGTGATAATATACTCAAAAAAGTAGTAAACCATTGGCGAAAGAAAGGTCCATGGTAACAGATTATGGTAAAATTAGTAGAGCAGATTCCTATCGAATCATACTTTCATGGTAAGTTCATTACCTATAAAGCATTAGATAGAATAGTTCAAACAGAATTTGCTAATTCTAATGCAGATAAAGTCAATATCTTTATTGACTTATACCAATTCTTAACACCGCCAACTGGTCCTGTCAGAATTAATGACTTCTTCGTTGCGTGTTCTATGGTTATAAACTATGCTGGTCATTTAAGAAACTTCTTTAGAAAATACTATAAGACAGAATCTAAGATTATCTTAGTTGCTTCGAATGGCATGTATAAGAAGTCAGCCAAATTACTAGCTGGTTATAATAAGTATTATAATAAACGCTTTGCTGATGCGGGAGATAGCTACAATAAGATGATAGAATCTAATTTGAGTCTATTACATCTTCTTTGCCCATATCTTCCTGATATTTACTTTAAAGCTGGTTCTGTAGACGCCACTATTATGATCAAACACATGCTAGATCATAACTATTTTGGCGGAGATAGGACAGCTAACTTAGTAATATCGACGTCACATTACATGTATCAACTACCTAGTACTAATCCAGAAGTTGTAGTAGCTAGACAATCAAGAAAGTTTGCTGAAGATAATTCATATTCATATAATTCTATAACTTGTCTAAATGCATTCTTATACGAAAGCAGAAAGTTTGTCCCAGAATTCCCTATAAATCCTAAGTTCATATCTATGCTTATGATATTAAATGGTATTCAACGGTTAGGTGTTAAATCTAAAGTTTCTCTACCTACAGCATTAGATATCATTAATGGTCTAATATCTGGTATAGAGCATGATTGTAATGCTTTATATAATGGATTCTGTGATTACTATCTAGCTAATCCTAAAAAGAAATGTAGTATGGGACAACAAGAGTTTGTTGATAGGTTCATGGCTATAGATATCAACTACCAATACTTAGTATATGAATCTATGAGTGAGTCTAAATTAGATGATTATCTAAAACGTAAGCAAGATCCAGATGCAGTTAAAGAGATAAATAATAAGTATTTCAAGAATAATCCTATAATTTTAGAAGATTTGTAAAACTTCGAAATTACAATGATATAATATAATAGTGAAAAGGATATTTCATATTGTATTATTTGATTATTTTAGGAGGAATCTTATTATGAAAACATCTTTCTTGTTTAAAGCTTTTGTATCTTTGTTAGTTGCATTCAATGTAATGACAAAATTTCTTTTTGAACAGTATGCCGACATGGCATTAGCGGGAAAAAATTACAACTATGGCATCGAGTCAGGTATGAGTGATGCATTCCTATATTTCATCGGTGCTGTTTTAATTGGCATAGTAGTATGGTTTGTTTGTATGCTTGTAATGTCTTTCATTGGTCGTTTCTTGAATAGACAAATCAATGGAAAACGTAGAGTTAAAAAAGAGGATAAAGAAGGTGATGTATTCCATGATTAATACTCACCTCTTTGATCCCGAATTTGATGACACAGAAGTTGTGTTCATCAAATTGATAAAGGGAAGCATTTTTGCTTCCCTTTTATTTTTTTTTATTTTTTATCAGAAAGGAGGTTTGATTAGATGAAGTATGAGTATGATATAAGTATGAAATGGACAAATACTGATGATAAAGGTGCTGTAGATACTTTTGATATATCTCCAGAAAATATAGTAATGCTATCCATGGATAATAACTATGAAGAAGCCCTTATGCCAGTTATGTATGCTAGATTATCTATAGATAAGAAAGATATGGATAAGATGGTACAACATGCTAAGACAGCTACTATCGTAATGACTCTTTCTAAAATGAAAGCAGAGAAAGATAGTACCGATGGGGCTGAAAAGGGTAAAGCTATTACTCCATATAGTGGTGAAATGTCTTACTTTATTGATAAGGATATAAACTACAATACAGATATTGACTATGCTGGGTTTAATAAAGATACTAGTGATAAACTAGAAACCTTTGCTATCGGTCTTATGTTTAAAGAATGTATTACCGCTAATAAGCAGACTAATAATACAACTTTTATTAATACAGATCCATTTAATGCTATATTGTCATTCATTAAATCTACTCCTTTACTAGTAGAAAAGTTTGACCATAATGAACCAATACCTCAGCTTATTGTACCACCTCAGGAATCATTATATAAGACAGTAGAGTTCTTTAATAATACTGCTGTTTTCTATAACACTGATTATCGTTTCTATATAGAACCAGGTTGTATTTATCTTCAATCCACATCTGGTAATCCAGTGCAAAAATCATCTGAACCTGCTACTGATGTTTTATTTGATATCAAAGCAATAGATGACGAAACTGCTGAGATTGAAGGCTTGATGTTTGACGATGAAAAGAAACTATATATGGCTACTTTGAATGTAAAAGATACTGTATATAGAATCGATAATAATACAACAAAGCTTTATAATCAAATTGCTACAATTCTTGACCCATCTAAGAATAACACTATTGTTATGCTAGACCAAGTCAATGAAGCAATGAATAAGATTAAGAAGACTGTAAATAGTATTAAGTCTACTATAGTAGATAAAGCTAAACAGATGGCTGGTATTCCTAGTGATACTTATGATCAAGAATGTAAACTTAAAGACTGTGCAATGCAAGCTCAATCCGTAGCGGATAAGTGTACAACTGAAGTTACTAAAGGTATCAATATAGTTAAAGCTATACCAGAAAATACTGGTAGCGAAAGTGCTACTAACCAGTACGTGTTATCTGCTAGAGATAAGAAGATGTATCTAGAGAAACTAGATAAGAAATTCAAAGAGCTTGAAGAAGCTAAGAAGAGTATTCCTAAAGTACCTGAAGAATTTGGTAAAAATAAACAACTTCTTACTCAAGCTATGGGTAAACTGACTGGGCTTAGTGGTTTATTAGGTGGTGTGTCTCCTATTAATGCACCTGATAATATCGATGCTACTAAGAAAGAGTTAGACCAAACTAAAGAGACTATAGCTAAACAAGAAAAAGAACTAACTACTGTAGTACAAAAAGAAGTAGAAGCTCAAGCTAAGATAGTTGATATCAACCAAGAGATTAATAATATCTTCAATGAGATTTCTAAGTCTTATATTGCTTCTGAAAGTTCTGGTAGTGTACTTGACCCATTGGGTTTAGTAGTTGGTAACGTTCGTGGTTATAACGAAGAGTTCTCTGAAGTTGTAGAAAAAGTTAATAAAGAAATAGCTGAATATAAAGCTAAGAATTCTCAAGTAAAAGAAGCAGTGGAAGCTGTAGAACCTAAGGTTCAATCTATGGATTCATTTAAGAAAGATCTTAAGTCTAATATCATTGGTCAGGTAAAAGATTTACGTTCTGGATTATTAGAAGACATCCGTAGTATCGGTGCAACTGCTCGTAAGACATTAGACCAAATGAAGTCTTCTGTCTCTGATATAGTCAATTCTGTAAAGTCCCTGGACTTCTCCATTGACTCTCTTGATGATATTCAAAAAGACATTAACACTGTTAAAGACTTGTCCAAAATTGGACGTTTGGGCATCTCTAGCTTTAATGCGTACCTAGATATCTCCGAAGGGAGACATAAATCTGGTACAATGATTGTAAGGGTTGAGAATGATAACGTTAATATGGTTAAGAATATTAAGTCTCGTATAGAGAATAATACTAGACGTCTAACTCTAAATAAAAATGGTTTAGATACTACAGTTATTACTCCCAATAAGAGATATATAGTTCATAACTATGACGCTCATTCTAATAAAGATGGTGTATTTATTTTAAATCGTAAGGTTGATATATTTACTCGTCATGGTGGTAAGTTTGCTGTTAATACAAGAATCCAATTAAGTAAAGTTCAAGTTGAATCTAACCAAAAGACTGCAAATGAAAAATCATTTAAGAAATTGGTTAAAGGTGATTGGAAAGATATTGTTGCTTCTTCTAAATCTATTATAGAAAAAGAAATGGGTAATAATATTCCATTACATAACTTGACTGAACTTATGAATTATAGTCTTAAAATAGATAAAGATTATAATGACTTCAAAGGTTCTAACAGACCTACAAGTGATTTTGTTAAACAACAAGCTATCAGTTATATCCAAGCTAATAGAAGTTCAGGTAGAGTATCTGGTATTATTGATAAAGCAAATAATATCAGTAGACGAGCTGGATTTGATTTGAATGGATATGTAGACCATGAAATAGAAAGTATAGCTCCTAAAGATAAAAAAGAAAATACTCCTACAACTAATGCTCCTGATAAACCTATTATCAAGATCACAAGAGATGAATAAATTGCGAAGAATATGGAGGTACCGAATATTCGGTACCTCCTATTATTCCGTTTTTTTTTATTGAGCAGGTTGTTGTTGAGGTTGTTGGTTTTGAACTGGTTGTGTACCATTTTGACCTTGAGGTTGTTCAACACCATTACCTAAACTCTTTAATAGTTTAGAGTAGTCAGCATAAATACGTTCATATGCAGTAATTTTAGCTGTATGTACAGAACGCATTACGTTTTGGTAATTGATAGCCAATGTACTAATAGCATTAGCAGCTTTCTTTTCTGGATCAGAAGTTGCATTGCCTTCACCAGAAGTTACAGCTTTACCATCTGGGGTTTTAATGCTCATGCCAGGACCATCATCTTTTTGGTCTGCTTCTAAGTAAGATTGAATGTAATTCTTAATATCATCATAAGTAACAGAGTTGTGTTGAGATGTTTGTTGTTGTTGGCTTTGTTGTTGAGCAGGTTGCTGTGCTTGTTGTTGAGGTTGAGCACTTTGAGTTTGTTGTGGTTGACCTTGAGTAGGTTGTTGTTGATTACCTTGTTGGGAGTCTTGTTGTTTATCGACTTGAGTTAATTTATCAAGTTTATCACTGATAAGTTTTTCAACTGCAGATACATCTTTAGTTTGTTTATCAATCAAATCACTATAGCCTTTGAAGTCTTTACAGAATTCAATAGCATCACCAACAATGTTTTTAACTGGATGGTCAACTTTACCATTAGTTGTACCATAGAATTGGATTTTACAGAACTCGGTGAAGTTATTATCACCACCTGGAGTGAATGGGTGACTGAAACCTTTAACTTGAGTTTGAATATCTTCTACAGAAGCGATGGTACCTTTTTCTGCATTAGCAACCAATTGATTGATATCAGGTAAAGTAACATTTTGAATGTTTTTCAAACCTTGTTTATAATCACCGAAGGTTGCAATAGCATTAGAGTTTTGACCATTGGTACGAATAGTTTGTTCATTTTGAGCAATGTATGTTTGCATATCTTTAATGCGAGTTTCCATAGAAGTTTTGAACTTGGAAAAGATATTTTGCAAGAATTGTTCAAATTGAGCCCAGATTTTGCGGAAACGAGTAGCTAAGTTACCTTTATCATTGTATGCTTGTTTGAATTTATTAGCAGCTTGTTGTGCCATTTGTTGCATATCTTCTTTGTATACTAATTTGTCATCATCGAAGTATGTAGCATAGAATTTATCTACTGCTTCTTGAAGTAATAATTCTTTAGTTAAGTATTCATACTCACATTCGATAGCAGAAGATTCTAAAGCATAGATAGGTTCTTCTTCGTCATCCATCATACCAATACCAAATTCGTCATCGAAATCAAAGGATTCGAAGATGGAGTCTTTGTCCATTGGTTCTGGTTTTTCTGTGATATTTTGATCTGCTAGAGCATAAGCATCTTTAGCATTTAAGAATTCAGCAATAGCATCTGCTTTAGCTGCATATACTACGTTAGCTTTAGATAAGTAGCAAGATACATAACAAGCAATAGCTTTAGAAAGTTTTTCTGCAGCATATTTAAGTTGATCTGCTTGTTGTTGTGTAGGAGCTACAGCTTCTCTATTAAGTTTATTAGTAATAGATTGGAAAGCTGCTACAGCTTTACGGAATGGTGTAGTATAAGCATTTACGATATTAGGTACATCGCCTTTAATATCTTGATATAATTTACCATTCTTTTCTGGATCGATAGTAGCACGAACAATAGCACTGCCACCACGGAAGTAAGTATAAGCTTTAATACCTAAAGACTCTTGATCTTCATCATTCTTATTAGTTTTGGAGAAGATATTATCATAAATAAGTTCTTCTTGATCACCAATAGTTTTAAGAGTTTCAATAAAAGTCTTATGTAAAGTTTTAACTGCTTCGTCACTAGATACAGTATATGCAGTACTAGTACCAGAGACACCAGAGAAAATACTAGAATCTAGTTTTTCTAAAACGTCGTTAAGGCTATCTAAATTTGGAGTTTTATTATCGTTCAAGTTAGTATAGCTATAACCATTAAATGGAGCCCAAGTTGTATTAGTGGAATTTGCTTTCAAACCAGAATATAAAATATTCTTGGAGATAGCTTCTTCAGTTCTAGCTACTTTATTCAAAACAGCAGCAACTAAATCATTACCATTAGATACATCGGCAGGGATTTCCATATTTTCTACAGCTTCAGCAAACATTGCTTTGGAAATTGTACATTCTTTATCTGTATTTAAACGAGTATAATTACCATTAAGAATATTGCAGGCTTGTTCTTGTGTAAAAATAGGTTTCACTTATAGAACCCTCCTTTAAAACAAAAGTAAATGAAATTTATATAAGTGTTATGGGGATAAAAGCTCATAAAACCTAAGATATGAGAATCTATAAAAAAAAACAATTTATTAAGTATAGCTAATTCATCCCTAGTTATATCAATTAAAATAAATAATTTCCGAAAAGGAGTAAACTATGTTTATTACTAAAACAATGAACGAATCTGTTGAAGAACAATTTGATCTTATTGATTCTATTTGTGAATCATACGAAGATCTTATTCAAATAAATGATACTCTAGCACATCTAGATATCAAAGAACAAGAACTAATCCATACTGAATCTGTAGAACTTGACACATTCCGTGAAGATGCTATGGATAAAGCTAAAGAAATGCTTGAAAACTTTATTAATAAATTGAAAATTCGTTACCAAGCATTTATGAAATGGGTAAATAAACAAATTATCAATTTATTTAAAAATCAATTAGAAAAATATTTATCTAAGAATAAAGATAAATTTAATAAAGCATTAGCATGGTTTAAAGAAACAAATAAGACTCCTAGTGGTAAGGCTAACTACGCTAGTAGATATTTACATAAAGCTGTAGTAAAAAATAATAAAGTTGTTTCTTTAAATGAATTTATTGATGGTGCATCTGATGTATTGTATGATATTTTAGATAGTGGCGAACTAGGCATCTATAATATCGATTCAAATGTAGAGCCACCTAAAATAGATATTGTCAAAATATATAAAGATAAAGTAGAAAAAGAAGTCGGTAAATTTGAAACTATTACCACTGATAATAATAAAGCATTCATATTCCCAATAGCAGCATTTAATGACTTCGAAACAGGTATGGATCTTATGGAGAAAGTTGTCGGTAAAAGTGGTATTTTCGATAAAACAGAAGATACACTAAAACGTATGACGGCTGCTGGTAAGGCTTCTAATACTTTATATAGAACATTCACTTGGAGATATATTCAATTTACTAAAATGGTAAATGCTTTCTTATCTATGTGTCGTAGATACTTTATGACATGTCTAATTAGTGCATCTTCTATAATTAAAATCTACGAAGATAATAGAGACAAAGAATAATAAATAAAGTATAACTAATTCATCCCTAGTTATACTTAAAATAAATATTATGATAAGGAGTAAACTATGTTTATTACTAAAACTATAAACGAGTCCACTGATATGGGACTCGAACAATTTGATCTTGTAGATTCCATTTGCGAATCCTATGAAGATCTTTTATCAATAGATGAAGCATTGGCTCATTTCGATATTAAAGAACAAGAATTGATCCTTACTGAATCTATTGAATTGGACTCTTTCCGTGAAGATACTATGGAAAAAGCTAAGATTATGATCAATGATTTCATTACTAAATTAAAAGTAAAATGGAGTAAATTCTTAGCATATGTAAATACACAAATTATTAAATTCTGTGACAAAAATATCAATTCATTTGTTAAACAAAATAAAAGCATATTAGGGGATTTCCAAAAGGTATTCAAACCTGGTGATAATGTTAAAGTTGGTAGTAATAATGCTATTAATAGATACTTGAGCACTTATGTAGTAAAAGGAAATACTGTAGTCTCATTAAAAGATTTTGTTAGCAAAATGAAAGAGTTATTAATATCTTTCCTAACCGACGAAATTGATAGTCCATCGATTGCTCGTGATGCAATGAAGAAAAATATGGAACGGGATATAGTTAGAGAATTTAAAGATAAAATAAAACAAGATATCGGTGAGTTCACTAATAAAGCTGATGCTAAAATAGTATCATTCCCTGTAGATTCTATTAAAGGTTTTAATGATGCTGCTAAAACTCTTAAAGACTCTAGCAAAGCAGACGGTATATTTAATAAATTATTAAATAGTGCGAAAACAATGATAGAAAAATCTTCTGCGGAAGGTTTAGGTGATTATCATAGATATTTTAACTGGGTTTATGTAAACTCCGTAAAAGTATATAATATTTATTTATCCATGTGTCGTAAATACTTTGTATCCCTTGTAGCATCTGTACATAAGATGATAAAAGTATACATAAAAGAAAATTAGGATAAAATACCCACTACCCAATATTGGGTAGTGGGAAATTTGTTCAGAAATTATCTTTTAGTCATCTTCGTGTTTCTTTAATTCTTTACGGTATGCATTAAGGCAGCCAAGAATAGCATAGCCACATTTACTAGCGACAGTATTGTATGCAGTAAGAGCGACTTTTACTACTTGTTGACCTTTAAGGTTTACTAAAGTAACACGGCGTGCAGCTTCTTTTTCATCACCGCTACCAGCTTTACCAGCGTTTTCGATAGCGACTTCTAAAGATTTTTCTGCTTTCTTAACCATAGCACTACCATCACTCAAAGATTTCCAAGTATCAAGAAGTTCTCGACCGGATACTTTGCGAGCTTCTTTAGCTTCACCAACTACTTCTTTGAAGAAGTCTGCTGGTTTGAAGTTTGCTAAGTCTTTTTCAGAATCGATAGCTTTGAAAGCTTGAGTCATGTAGTCAGAAATGTCATTAACACAGTTAGAGAATTTGCTAACTTTTGCAAAGTATTTGATTTTAAGATCTTTTTCATCAATTACTTTAATTAAAGCAGATGCAGTAACACCATTCATAGCCGCATTAAATTTATCGGCATTTTTTTTATTGGATTCAGCTACTTTTTTAAGTACGAAGTTAATGAATTGGTTCCATTTAGCTTTGATTTTAGCTACCAAGTCTTTCAAGAAAGTTTTAGCTTTATCCATAGCTTCTTCACGGAAAGCATCCAATTCAACGGATTCAGTACAGATTAATTCTTGTTCTTTAATATCGAAATGAGCCAATGCTTCATTAAGGTTGATAAGATCTTCATATGCTTCACAAGCAGATTCAACCATGTATTGATCTAAAGACATATTAGGTACGTCAAGACCTGCAGACTCATTCATTGTTTTAGTAATAAACATAGTTTACTCCTTTATTATTGTCATGAATAGTATAGTAAATATAGTTAGGGATGAAGTAACTATAATACATTAATGAATTGTTTTGTAATGGAATTATTAATATGCTTCAATGCTTAAAGCAATATTATGAATAGCATTGACGATAGAATAGAAATAGCGTTGTACTTGAACTACTGCGAATAAATAATTCTTACGGGATTGTACCATTACCCAGTTAGCTGCACTAGCAATTTCTTTTGTTTCGGCTTTGAAGTTATCCAATTTCTTCATAGCATCATCAATATACCCATTACCTTTATGGATAGTATTTTTGATATTAGACATGGTATTTTTCATATCTATTTTAATAATGAAGTTTTCAATAACATCAAACATGCTAATATGTCCTTTAGGACCAGTATGTGCTTTTACCTTATAAACTGATTCGTAACGTTCAGAGAAGTCATATTTCTTTCTGTCTTCTGAAGTTTTATTAAATGCAATGTCTGTAATTACATCTAATTCTTTAGGAAGAATTTCGTTGAAAAGAACTTTAATAAACTGATTAATTTCTACTGGTTTGCCATTGTACTCTGGAATTTTACCTATAGCAGATGCAAAAGGAGTAACTTGTTGACCAGTGTATTTGGAAGAGAATGTAGCAATACGTTTATTTAAATCAGTGATTTTAGCAAGTGCTTTATAACGCAATTCTAAAGAGGAAATGATTTTCTTTGTAAGATAAGCAATGAATTGGTACCATTTGGCTTTGATTTTAGCAACCAAATTAGAAAGGAATTGTTTTGCTTTTTCCATAGCTTCTTCACGGAATGCGTCAAGATCAGCAGATTCGGTATGGATCAATTCCTGTTCTTTAATATCAAAATGAGCCAATGCTTCATTGAAGTTCAACAAGTCTTCATAAGATTCACAGATGGAATCTACAAGATCAAATTGCTGAATATCAATATCGGCAGACTCATTCATAGTTTTAGTAATAAACATAGTCTATACCTCTCTAAATAAAATATTATTAATTCAGTATACACTAGGGATGAATTAGTTATACTTAATAAATTGTTTTTCTAATCTATATTAAGAATACCACTAGCTAATATTAGCTAGTGGTAATATATTATTCTTCGTCTTCAGATTTAGCTTTAGCAATTACACTTTTAGCAGTGTGAATAGCAGTACCATATGCGATAGCAATACGAGTAGCTTGTTTACCAGCATAACGCATAGCTGTAGTGATAGCTACACGACCTTTAAGAGCTACAAAGTTTGCTTTCTTAGCATTTTCTTTAGCTTCTTCGGCATTATCTGTCTTATAAGAACCAAGCAACAAAGCAAGACGATTTTCTGCATCTTCACAAAGTTCTTTAAATTCAGTAGCACCAGCTTTGATATCAATCAATTGAGATGTTACATCCACTTCAACTTCTTTACCAAGAATTGCTTTAAATTTTTCATCAATTTCTTTAGTAGAAATATCATCTACTGTAGATAAAGAGTCAATGATATCGGCAAGGCATTTAGTCAATGCTTGGATACCAGTGCCAGTTGTAGCGTTTTCGTAAGTTTTGATCTTAACACCTTTACCTTCTAAAGCATTTTTAAGTGTTGCTTCATCAAGATTATTCTTTTTCAAATCACCATATACCTTTTTAGCACCTTTGAAAACTTGTTCAGTGTATTTTTTAATTACGAAAGCAACGAATTGATGTAAACGAGTTTGGATTTTCTTAATAAGAGTATCCAAGAAGCCAGTGCCTTTATTAGCAGCTTCTTCACGGAATGTATCAAGTTCAGTAGATTCAGAACAAATCAATTCTTGTTCTTTAATATCGAAGGAAGCAAGAGCTTCATTGAAATTAGCCAAATCTTCATAAGATTCAGTAATAGAGTTAATCAAAGCTTCTTCTACGGATTCACAAGAAACGTAAATACCAAGAGCTTTATCAGATACTTGTTCAGTTTTAGTATAGAACATGTATATCCTCCTTAATAAGTAAGTAAGGAGGATAGGGATGATATATCCTCCAAACAAATAGTATTTGTTTATTTAGAATAAAGTCAAAGTATCATCATCGGAGCCATTAACTTCATCTTTAGTAAGACGAGGTTTAATTCCTTTAAGAGTACTATCAATTTTCTTTTCAGCAGGAACTACTTTGATTGCAAAGAAGTTGGAAAGTTTTTCAAAGAATGCAGCGATTTTCAATTGACGTTCAGCTACATCTTTAGCACCACCATTAGATTTAATGCGTAATGCATTTGCTTCTAACAATTTTTGTTGTACTGCACAGTAATTAGATACACTTACTCTAACTGCAAAGAATAAGTAAGTTAATTCACGAATAATAGGAATGAGAACTGTAGTTAATATAACCAATATAGCTATAGGAGCTGCTAAGAAAAAGCCAACAAGTTTGGCAATTGCAATAGTTTCAGCACCGAAGTTCTCAGATTTAACTTTCATTAGACCATTAGCAACTTTTTCAAGTTGTTTCTTTTCCACCATGCCATTGAAGTTTCTAATAGCTTCGTGGACCATATAGAATTTAGTTTTGTATTTCTTAACATTACTAATTTCCATAGATACAGTATGGTCAGGATTCTTAACGAATTCTACACATACTGTTGTGAAGTAAGCGATGTCAGCAATGATTGCCATTACGATTGTATTATAAAGGTATTTCAAGATATGGATATCCAATCTGAAAGCTTTCATAAATACAGTCTTGTTGGATTCGAGATAAGTAAGTGCTTTCTCAATATCTTTTACATCTTCTTCACCAGACCCAGATTGAATTGCAAGTTCTTTAAGAACAGCAATGGATTCACGAGTCTTTGCATAGTATTTGAATTTAGTGATATCACCATCAGAATCTTCAATTTCTTTGAAGTCAGTATCTTCAAGTTTATCAACCAACATACCATACAATTTGTTAGCCAATACAGCCATAGCTTTAGGATGTTCTTCTTCAGTAAAAGAAGTAATAGTCATGATTGTATCAGGATCTTTAGGAAGCAATTGATCATATGCTTCTTGAATTTCTCTACGCATGTTTAATATCCTTTCTTATCGTTGTCCTACAAGAAGATTAATAATCTTTTTATAATCTTTACTGTCAGTCTTTTCAAGAGCAGTATAAGATACAGTTGTAAATTGACGGCTAGCATCATCAAATAAATATGTAGCTCGTTCATTTACATCATCAGCAACGAAGAATGCAAGGAGATTATATTGAGAGATAAGATTTTCAACTTCAGAGATAGTAGCTTTGAAGTCGTATTCTTTATTAAGAGTAGCCAATGTATCAGCAGAAATAACTAAAGATACAATACCACCGTAACTACCATCATTCCTAAATGTCCCAACTCTGTTGCGAACAGCACGACGTTCTAAAATCTTCCAAACGGTATTAGAAGATTTTTGAATTTTGATAGCATCGAGTTTAGCTTTATCTAAAGCAAATACGAAGTCTTTCAAGAAAGAGATTTCTCGAGTTGTACTACGAATAAGGTTGAACAACATGTTTTTATCTTTATTCTTAGAAGAAATACGATAAATCACTTCATCTTGAGGAACGTATTGGATTTTAGCTTTTACACCAACAGCCACATTAGTTGTAACATTGTTCTTTTCGTTGTGTAATTTAAGTACCAATACGGAAGGCATCATATTATTCACTTTCTTGATATCGGTATCTTTTATATCAGAAGATCCGCTACTGGATGGTTTTAGAGCAGCTTTCATTGTTTTAGTGTCAGCAGCTTCATCAATTGGAGCCGGATAGCTTTCATTGAAAGTATAAGTATCGATAGCAATGTTTTCTTCTCGGATTGTTTTCATCAAATGATCCAATGCTTCATAGGATTCATTTGTAGACATTGTTTCCATACGTTGAATGTAATCTTCAATATCATCGGAGTTTAAATTCTTATGAATTCTACCAATAACATCAAATGCAGTATCATTGCCTTTTAAAGCTTGTGCGGAAATTGCAGAGAAAAGAAGTTGAAGCATAACTAAAGCTTTACCTTCAATAGCACGAGTAAGAATCTGAGCTGTATTCAAAGATACAGATTCATCTACTAATACTGGGAAAGTTAAAACTAAGTTAGATGATGCTTTTGCAATCGAACTACCAGTCCAGCGGTTATCTTTACTACCTTTATTAGACCCAAAAGTCTTTTTAAGGATATCGATACCATCGAATTTATCAAATAATTTAATAATATCGCCAACTACGGTTTCGTGGATACCATTAATATCTCTTTTATTCATTAATTAGGTTACCTCCTTTTTAAAGATTTAAAGTGACCATATATGGGCACATTTAATTTAATGTAAATAGTATTACTATAATACAAGGCTGCCATTTTGGCTGGTAGGAATACATTGGGAAAACATTAAAATAACTTTAGAAAGGAGGAAAAATGGCTAAAATCGATGAATATAACGAGCAGGATTTTAACTCATTAGACAACGCTTCATTGCCTGGTGGTGCTAAGAATGTAAACTCTATGGAGATACAAAATTTAGTAACCAAACAGACTAATGGATCTGCTATCTATGCCGATCTGCTCCAAAGAACAAATTTAGATATCGATAACTCTGCTAGTGATCTAGCTAGATTTATTCGTGCCAATGGTATATACCAACGGAACGATTTCGATGATTTTAATACATTCTATCTATTCCCTAGAATGGACCCATATAAAATGCTTGGGACTACTAGAGAATATGTGTTCTTCACTAAACCAGATTTGCATATCTTCCGTACTACTGCAGATGCTGCAAATAAAGATGGAAGTATTTTAAATCCGGAAATTGCTAATGACCCATTCTTTAGAATGATGGTTTCTCGTGGTTATGCTTATTCTGTATTAGCAAACTTACAATATACAGCTCCTGGATTTGATAATAGAAATCCATTTATTCCTATCCTATCCAACTATAAACAATCCAACTTGGAACTAAACAGTGTTACAGCTGATGATATAGAATCTGCGGTGAATATGTATGGTACAAAAATTGCTTACCGTCAAAGTTCATATAGATCCGATGAATATACTGACTTCTCTCTAGACTTCAGAGATGATAGATACTTAAATTGCTACCTATGGTTTAAAGCTTATGATCATTATCAAAAACGTAAAGCCGAAGGTAGAGTATCTCCAGCTCACCAAGAATATTCAATTCATAAAATCATCTCAGACCAAATGACATTGTTTAAATTTATCGTTGGTGAAGATGGTGAAACTATTATTCATTGGTCTTGTATCTGGGGTTGTTATCCTAAGTCTGTACCAAGAGAAACTTTCTCTGATATGCCAGCTGATGGGCAACTACATTTCTCTACTCAATGGCATGGTAGTTTCCAAGATGATATGAATCCTAAGATTCTAGATCATTTCAATTGGTTATGTAACGTCCGTATGTATGGTAAACAACCAGATGAATTACCTATCTATGATGAGACAATTCAAAATGTAACAGGTGAGGCTGCATTCTGTCCATATGTTACACAATACAAACCAACCAATTCTGATATCGTTCAATATAAATTGAAGTGGTATCAAGTCCCAAATAAATCTTATGATTATCAAAAACGATAGGAGGTAAACTTTAAATGGCTAATGAAGCTATCGATAATGGTACCGATGCCATTAATAATCTGATAGAAGAAACAAGTGATCATACGATAACTCCTAGTATTTATGAATTAGCTGCCTTCGTCGATTCTATCAAAGCTAAATATATCGATATTCCAGATGATACTTTAGCTCTAGGTTTATATGGTTATTTAAATGAAATCCATTCTAATATCCTAGAGAATGTATCTGTAATGGCTGCAGAATATTCTAATGAGTCTAATCCAACTAGAGCTCAATTAGAACGTAACGTTCTCTGTCATGCATTGAGTCTTGGTATCGATAATATTAGAGCAACTCCAGCATCTATTAACGTAACTCTCTTCTTGCCAGAGAGTGCATTAATAGCAAATATGACTAATGATAGATTTGTACTTGATAAAGAGTATGAATTTAATATTAATTCTACTGGAGATAGTCGTGGTACTTCTTACGTCTATAGATTGGATTATGATATCGTTATTCGTAGATCCAAAACACCTAGTGGTAAATGGATTTATACTGCGGTATATGATATCGATGGTAATAGTTCTTATTCTGATATCGTTAACCCATACTTACCAACAGTAGGTGTGGTTAAAGTAAACGATGATCAAATGATTGCTATCCAAACTAAAGTTAGACAAGTAGTTCACGATAGATATTATAAGAAGATTATCGTAACTAATCCTCTTGAAACTAAAACTATCTCATTTACTTTTAGTAATCAATTAGTTGATTTCTATATTGAAGTAAATGAAGGTGGTAAGATTCATAAACTTAAATGTCTATACGATGGTTTATATTCTCAAGTACCTAATGAAGAATACTGTAACTATCAATACGTAGATGATTCTACTATTCGTATTACATTTAACCGTGATTCTTATCAACCACGTATGAATAGTGATATTACTATTCATATCTTTACTACATCTGGTTCTTTGTGTAACTTTGCATATAAAGCACAAACTACTCATGTATTAGCATCTGAAAGATATCCTTACAATAATATCTATGCTTTGATTATCCCTTACTCTGACTCTAAAGGTGCAGTAGATAAGAAAACAATCAAAGAGATTCGTAAGATTATCCCTAAAGAAATGCTTGCTAGAAGTACTATCACTACTTCTAAAGATATTAGAAACTATTTCAACCAAGTTTCTGATAAATATAAAATGGTATTCTTAGAGAAGTTACACAATCAAATTGACCGTATCTTCTTTGCTTATCTATTATTGAAAAATAATGATAATAATATTGTACCAACAAATACTTTGGATGTATCTTTCGATAAAGGAATATTCCAAAATACCAACGCTACAAACTATATCCTTCCTCAAGGTTCTATCTTTGTAAACAATGGTATTTCTACTAAAGGTTATTCTTATAATATCGGAGATAGTGCTATAGCTGATTTGAATGCTAAGAATGAGTTTGTTTATACTAACCCATTCTTGATTGTAGTTAATAAGGATCCGTTCCTAGTTAATTACTACATGAATATTCTTAATTACTCTAAGAACTTAAGCTTCTCTGAAATTAATAATAATTCACAACTTCAATTCATTCCAGATATGGCTGTCAATGTTAAACGTGATGCATTAAGTAGTAATTTAGAAGAACGAAATAAATATCGTATCTATTTGAACTTAATGCAAAACATCGCATCTGATTTCAATATCATTGGTTCTGATGAACAAGGTGAAATTACTAGACAAGATATTCAAGTCTATGGTGTGGTATATTCTAAGAACGTACTTAAAGATAGTACTGTAACTTATACTCCATATCGCTACTTCAAAGCTAATCCTTTATCCAAAGGTGATTATGATGAAGATGAATATTCCTACCACTTTGAATTAGAGTTCAATACTACTGACGTTATTGATAGAAACCAACGTTTATCTATCAATAAGGGTATGTATGTACCTAATACTGAATTAGAGAACGAAGGTTTATTACCAGCTAACTCTAAAGTTAAATTCTTCGTCGTTGCTAAATTCGATACTGAATATGGTTTAGGTGAAGAAATTGGTAGTATCGTTCCAGGACTTGAAGGTTGGTCTTTATGTAATACCTACGAAATGGTTACTGGTTTGGATGTGTATTATAACTACACAAATATAATGGAATCTTATATCTCATTAGCTGCTGATAAAAATAATGGTGGTTATAAATTTAAATTAAAAAGAGTTCCATTAGTAAAACACTCTTACTTACAAGATCCTGAAAAAGTCAGAGAGCTTTGTCAAATGTTAGATATTCGTCGTAACTATATACAAACTGCTTTGATTATCTTGGAAGATTCGTTTGGTGTTGATTTCAAATTCTTCAACACATATGGTCCGTCGAATCTTTACAACGTTAACCAAGAATTGTATCTAGATAGAACTAATATCAGTCTTACATTTGAAATTAAGTACCGTAATGCTGATAGTGCAGATATTACTCCAGAAATTACAGATTTCATTAAGAAGTATATCGAAAATATCAACTACATCACTGACTTGCATATGCCTAACCTTACAACAGCTGTTAAGAATGCTTTCAATAAACAAATTGTTTACTTCAAATTTGTTGGTTTGAATAAGTATGGGTATATGTATCAAAGCATCTATCAAAACCCAGCAGAAAATCCTTATGTGGATTCTACAGACGTTCCAGAATTCATTAATATCAATACTAAAGATGATGGTACTGTAGATATTACATATAAATTAGCTAATAATACTGCTGATGATAGAATTACAAACAATATGATTTAGGAGGACACTAATGTTTATTACTAAAACAATCCGTACAGAAGCTCCTGATATGGCTACTGTAATCGAATCTTTTAATGCTGATATGGAAAACATGCTTGCTATGGATTTCCTTGCTACTAAATACCAAGATGAATACTTCGGTGAATCTGCTGCTGTAATTGCTAATGAAGCTACATTCGAAGAAATCAAAAATAAACTTTCTGATATCGTTAGCAATGCACTTACTCGTCTTCGTGCTTATGGTTCTGCTTGCTATGCTAAAGCAGAAAAAGCTGCTAAGGCTGCTAAAGCAAAAGTAACTTCTAAAAATGAAGATGCTATTGACTTCGAAGCATTCATGGAAGCTTCTGGTAACGAAAGCATTATCTCTACTACTACAGCTAAATTGAAATCTGCTGTAGATGAAGCTTTGAAAGCTTTAAATGGTATTGCTAAAGGTGCTGTTAAAAATGCTAAAGATTTAGCTACATACATTAGCACTAAATGTGCAAGCTTGAAAGAGTTCATCTCTTCTAAAATTTCTTCCAAAAATGAAGATGTAGAATTATCCATCTACTCCGAAGCTGGTGATGAACGACTCATCGACAAACTTTTAGGTGCTATCCGTAAAGGTATCGACAAATGTACTAGCCTTGGTGGTGCTGCTTTGGAAAAAGCTAAAGGTATGTTGGGTTCTGTAAAACCATTTGCTTCCAAAATGTTCCATAAAGCATATGCTGCTGTAGTAACTCTTATTAACAAAGCTACTCAAAAAGCACAAAAAGTAATCTCCTCTATTAAATTCTAATTGAGGTGATATAATGGATACTTACATTTTAGATTCCATTATCGAGTCCTGTGAGGAAATGAGCAATCTTTCCTCCAGGAACTTATACACCGAAGCTTTCGATATGGACAAAATCAGAGCTGCTATTTATCGTGTATATACTGAAGCGATTAAGTATTATAAGAAACTTCTTCTTAATGCTATGAAGTTTATCAATAAACTTCGTAATGGTCGTATTAAAAAATTAATGGAAAAATTCGCTGTAATGCGTATTGATATCGACCGCATCAAAGAAATGCCAATCGTTGGTAAAGTGACTAGAAAAATCCCTGATATTTTATTCGACGAAACTTATATGAGAAGGTTGAATTTCTATATCGATAGAGATGTCAATTTCTCTTCTGTAGAGTTTTATGAAGATTATATCAATTTCAAGAATAATAATCCTGATGCTAGTTTACAAGAAATTCGTAAAGCTGTTAAAACAGCTTGTGAAGAAAAATTCAAATTCAAAGAACTAGAAGAAAAAGTTATTGCTCCTGCTAAATTTATTAATCCTAAGAATAAAATTATTTATTATGGTTCTTTCCGTCGTATTGCTGCTGATTATCTTACTGCATGTGATGATATCAACGAATTAATGCGTAATAAATTAAACAGTATTGAATCCATCGATATTAGCTCTGATGCTAACACAGAATACTACAATGCTATTGTGGTCTATACTAATACTTATCGTACTGAGTCTTATAAATACTTCCAAAAAATATTATCATTCCTTAGCTGGTATGGTAATATCTTATGTGGTACGTTAGAACACTTTGTAGATGTATTAGAAAACTATGAAGGAGAGGAGAACCAATCTGATGGGAACAATTAATACCCAAGAAATCGAGGCTACTATTAGTCTATTGAAGAAATATTCTAATCGTAATCTCGATGGTGCTAAGACTGCTATGGCACAACCTAAAGATGGTAATGACTACCGTCTTCCTTTTGTAAAACAATATCTTTACAATAACTTTGCTAAGATCTCTGATGACTTAGCTTTGGGAGCTGATGCTCAAAATACTGGTAAAGCAACTATTGATCAATTAGTAGACTATTGCGGTGCTGTAAAAGGTGCTAATAATGACCAATTACTTAAATTAAATTCTGGTGCATTCTGTAGTGATGAAACTTCTGTTTCTGCTATGACTAAATATGCTATCAATACTTTTGGTAAAGAATTGAACTCTAAAATCACAACTCTTGAATCTTGTGGTTTTACTGCTCATGAAGCAAAAGATATTACTGATGACAAATTAGAAGAATTCACCGATAAAATGGAAAAGCTTACTCCAGATGGTGTAAATAAACAAATCGTTCAACGTGTTACTGATGCTACAAAGAACTTCATTGAAGATCGTAACGAAAAGAATGATCAAGTTAAAGATATCTACAACCAAGCTAAAGCTAAATTGGATAAAGCTGCTACTGAAGAAGATGCAGCTAAAGTAGAATCTGTAGCTAAATTATATTTGACTCGAATCAAAGGTCGTACTAAAGGTGTAATGGAATCCTTAGTAGAAAACATCTCTGAATCTGCTATTAAAAATGATATCCCTCATTTGAAAACAGCTGAAGGTGAACTTTGTATCGAAAACGTAATGGAAGATGCTATGGCTATTTATGCTGTTATGGAAGCAATGAATATGTATGGTTTAGTTGATATGAACCGTCCATTTGTTGATTCTATTGTAGCTTCCTTTGCTCCAAGTAAATAATTTGCAGAAAATACCCCTCTATCCAATATTGGATAGAGGGATTTCTTTTGCACTTTAGAAAGAAATAATAATTGTATTTTCTCCAACCACATAGATGTTGTATAATTGGTTAATATTACGACTTCTAGTAATATTATTTAGATTGGATAGATCAGATCTTGCTGCGAGAGATTCATCGAATGCTTTAATGACAGCAGGAGTGATATAATTATAAAGTTCTATTTGATCTTCACCGTTTACTTTACCTTCAAAACGTTTGAAGAAGGTTTTACGTAAAACTAGTTTAATAGACATGTCATCATAGTTAGTTAAGATACTGAAACTAGAGATATAGCTTCCTAAACCTTCCGTTTCCTTTAAGTTATTACATACCTTTTGCAATAATTCATCACAAAAGAACTTTGTGTCTATAAGTATACTACGAACTTGTGAAATATCTACAATTCGTTCATTATCGATATAATAATAATCATTTTTACTATGCATTGATATTATTTCTCCCATCACCAAAAAATCTAATGTCACCATCATAACTACTTGCTATAGAATTATATTGCTTATGAGTTGTAAGCATATTTAAGAAGTCTATTCTAATCTCCACTCTAGGTAAAACAGAATACCATTTCTCTACAGTACCAGATACAACCAATCTATCATCTAACCATAGGTTAGAGTTGGACATATCAGAATATTTCTTTCCGATATTATCCCAGTCTGGTTTGCTAAGCGGTGTATGTACACCTAATTCAGCAAGATATGTATCAACTGCATTGAAATAAGATGGAGTTTTAAAGAAAGTAGAATATTTGACTATACATGGAGTATAGATTATATGATTTAACCAATCAAACTCTTCAGTTGTGGTTAAACGTCTCATAAATCTATTATCTTCAGCACCAGAAGGTGAATAAACATGAACGAAGTTACTATTAGCCATAGCCATGTTAGCTAAGTTCTGTCTATTCACTAATCTGAAGCGTGGACGAGGTGATCCTTCAGGAACCTCATATAAAACTATAAATATTGTACTATATTCGAGAGTTTCTCTCATAGTATTATAGTTAGCTATGATCGCATCACATTTAGAACGAGTCAAATGTAAATGATCATATAACCATTCCAATCGTTCGTAATAATCTTTTGGAATATGGTCAAATTTGGCTGAATATTCATTAGCCTTTTGTTGTCTTGTTTTTCTACGCATGATTTTAAGTCCTATTTAATAAAATAATAATTATTTTATAATATTTCATCTAATTATAATTTTGTCAGTCTTAAAATCAATATTGACAATTATCGATAATCGTGGAAACCACCATATTGGATAAGTTTATTGTATACCCATTGGTTTAATTCACCAGCGATGTTAGGCAAGAACATATTAGCTTTATTTGTAATAAGAACTTTGTATAAAGTCAATGTACGTCCGATATCAATTTCAGAGAAGTTGACACCACACATATTGGACAAATAATCCATAAGAGTATTATTAGATAATACAGTTACGTCTAAGTTAGCATGTGAAGAGTCATTCATAGACATAGCCATTACACTATACAAGTCTTTAACTGTCATATTTACTTCTACTTCAGTTGGGATATTGGAGAAGGACCATTTACCTTCGCCACCTTTATTGATAGATAATGAAGTAATCATACCTAAGTCAATATTAAAGAAGCCACGGTAGAAACAGCGTATCATAAATGGAGCACCATATGTATTTGCACCAGTTGCTCTAGGAGCAGCTAAACAAATTACATGGATTAATGGTACAATAACGTTTAAGTATACGCTTAAGTTATCACAATCTGGTGTCATAAATCTCATAGAGATATTATAATCTTTAGAGAATTGAGAATCTGCCCAGATTTCTGGGAATCTCATTTTAGAACCTTCAATGATTGCACCCATACCACTTAATAAAGAACCAAGTATACCATCGGAACCACTGCTACCATTACTATTACCAAAGAACTTACCAAGAATACCATCACCAGATGCTTTGTCTTTTTGACCAGCCATGGTCATATCATTCTTACCAAGTAAGCTACCACCAAGACCAGTTGTAGCACCCATTAAGAATTGCATTTCACGCATCTTATCAGAGATACCATTGATCTTATCAGCTAATTGTGTTTTAGTAGTTTCATTACTGAAAGATTCAGATACTTGGTTATCGGCATTAAGATAGAAACACATAGCATTTCGATAAGATAAAGTACCAGTAATTGGGTTGTCACCAACTTTTTGCCAGTCATAAGCTCTAAGCTTAGCTGTTCCACCGCCTTTAGCAGATGTAGGGATTTCAATATCATCTACTTTCATTAATACAGCAGCGATATGGCATAAAGTATTTACGTAACGATAATAACCAACCCAGTCAGCATAGAAGTTATAGTATTGACCAGATTCTTTAAGTACAGATTTCAAAGTATTTTCATTCTCATCTGCACCAGCACCTTTCAATACTTCACTGATAACGCTTTTCTTTTGCTCATCAGTAAACTTAGCCATGAATTTAGCATTACCTGGTATTATAGTAAGTAATGGCATACGAGCTACAATCTTTTCAGCATAAGTTTGACCAAATGTAATGAATGGGTTTGGACCTTGATCTGGAGTATCAGGATTTTGGTCTAATCTCATATCAGCAATATCAGTAAACTGATAAGGCATACCAAATACACCTTGTAAGTTTTTGATATTCATTGTATTTAATTCTTTAGCCAATTTCTGATTATGATCTTGGAATGCATATCGTACAGCATTCAAAGCAGAATCAAGAATAGTTTTAGTTTCTTTATTCTTTTCTACTTCAGCTTGTTGTGCTTCTTTCTCTTTCTTATTAGCATCTGTTTCGCCAGCTTTTTTATTAGCATCAGCTTCGTCAGTTTTACCATCGAAAGTTTGAAGACTAAAACCAAAATCACTTTCGTTAACTAAATTATCAGACTCGATATCATCGATACTGAACTTGTATTCTTTACCGTCATATACAGTATAAACACAATCAGGATCTCTAGTGATATTACTAATCACGTAATTAACTGGTACTGTTCCGTTATGAGTTTGAACTTGATTACCATTTAAATCATTGATAAATTTATCATCAGATTTCAAAGTGAAATAATCACCTATCTTGATTCCAAGAGAACCAAGTTTGTAATCTTCGATTATATTTAATCTATTATTTAGATAGGTATTAATCCAGCCCACTACACCAGTATTAGTCTTTACATAATACCATGTACCTACTTCTTCTATAAGTCTAAATCTATCCGTTTCTGTAACTTTGGTAATTACATTGGCATTTAAAGCACAATCATCCATGAGATTAGATGGTTCTTTTAACATAAAGTATTTTGCCATTTAATTATCACCTCTCATTTCTTTAATCTTTTTAATAAGATGTCGGGTAGAGTAATATTACTCTACCCGATTTCTTATCTAAAGAATTATTTTTTAGCAATTTTGAGCATATCAGAAACGATTTGAACCATACTGTTTCTGTCGAATGTATCAGACATACCAGCAGCTTGAGCTACAGGAGCAACTACAGCTGTTTGAGCAACTGGAGTTCCACCATTAGCAGCTTGAGCAATAGCAGAAATACCTTGAACCATAATAGCAATATTATTGTTAATAGAGCTCAAGAGACTAATCATAGTATCTACTTTTTGTTCACTGCTACTAGTAACTGCTGTGTTTTGTTGAACAACAGGAACAATTGGAGCATTAATTTCTTGATAGTTGGAAGAGCTACCATCGATGTAAGAATTAGCAGCATTGTTATTATTTTGGATAGAGTCAAGTACTTTAGATCTACCAAAGTAACCATGACGTCCAAGTTTAGATCTACCAAACTTACCACGACCGTATTTACCTTGACCGTGTTGTGAAGTACTACCAGCCATAGCAGCTGTTTCTGCCGCAGATGTTGTTTGAGCACCTTGAGCAACGTTACCTTGACCAGCACCACCTGTACCAATGTAACCCCATACTTTATCAGCACCCCAAGTACCTGCAGTATCAGCATGGAATACTATATTTCTGGAAGAGGAGTTACTCCACATACCACCTTGACCATCCATTACGATAGCGTGGTCAGGTTCATCCATACTACCATCAGTATCTACTAAGCCAATATCACCAGCAACTGCACCTTGATCAGGAGATTTCCAGAGACCAGCTTGTTGAGCTTCTTTCATTGCATCAGGAACCCAAGTATTAATTGGATTAATATTAGCATGATTCAAGAAGTCATTTGCCCAAGCAGTACAACCTGTATCACCGTATCCAGGACCATTTTCTCTAGTTCTAGCCCAATTGATAGCTTGTTGGATATTAGGGTTGGAAGACATTCCGGCACCAGAATTGCCACCACCAAGAGCATTGGATACTTTCTCTTTAGCAGCACCAATTAAATCACTAAATGGATTGCTACCAAAGATACTGGAGAGTTTTTGACCAATAGGAGAATTGGAGAGAGCTTTAAATGCACCGCCGATAGGACCCATAGCTGCACTAAATCTGGACTTAACTGCGTTAAGAGTATCAAAGATACCTCTACCATATTTAGATCTGCCATATTTACCTAAACCGAAGCTATTTAATGCACTATCTAATTCATCATTAAGTTGATCAAAAATACCGAATAAGCTAGTAGCTTGGTTATTAGCACCACCTTTAGAAGATGTACCAACAACACCACCAGAAGAAACGTTACCGTTAGAACCAGCAATTGCACCATCATTAGCATAAGCTTCTTCAGCCCAGTCTAAACGTTGTTGAATTGCGTCACGGCTATCTGCAGAGATTTCGTAGTCTTTGTGGAATAAGAATGCAGCATCAGATGCACTGGAACAGTTATTCATTTGGTTAGTAAGACCCATGTTATTACATTCTTGAGCAATGTAAGAACATTGTAACCCAGGATCAGATGTGGACTTACCATTGGCTTTTGCAAAGTCTACCAAACCTTGTTGACGACCAGCATCAGTCCATTGACATAAACCGTAACCAGTAGAACCATTTACGCTAATTTCTGGAGCAGTACCACCACCTTCAACGATATTAGGAGTCAATCTAGATTCCTGCATCATGTTACCTAAGATACCACAAGCAGCAATCTTATTAAAACCTAATTGTAAAAGCATTTGAAGAAGTTGTGGACCAGCACCACCAGCACCTCTACCGAACTTACCACGACCCCAACGAGGGATGAATGCTTTACCCATACCCCACATAGGAACTCTTCTGATAAGACCTTTATATCTACCCCATTTACCTCTACCATATTTAGACTTAACGTCAGCATCGGCTTTGATTTGAGATTGAGGACGAACTTTAGGTTTAGCTGCAATCGCAATAGAAGATTTATTCAATACGTCAGTAGTTTTATAAACCTTATTAGGACCATCGGATTCAGAGTCTTGGATAATAATATTACCTTGATCATCGAAACCTGTAGCTGTTACATAGTGAGGACCAGGACCGTAAGGATTGCTATCACTTACAGCATTATCTTGACCCATTAATACAACAGGATATCCTTTCTTAAGATTACTTACTATAGCTTGGTTATTATTAGAAATATCAGAACTATTTGCACCGAGTTGTTTAAATAAAGAACCGAAGAAGCCTGGCTTAGTACCACCATCTTTTTCTTTATAACCATTATTCAATGCATATGTAGCAGCTGCTGTAATAGGTACACTACCACCTAATGCTGCAATAGCATTAGAAGCAGCACCTGGACCACAACCAGAGTCTGCCATAGTTTGATTTTCTGTATCGTAAGAAGCATTGTAAGACATTTGATTTCCAGGATCTAACTGAGAAGCAAAGTCTCCATCACTTAATACACCACCACGACCATATTTAGATCTACCGTATTTACCTTGACCGAAGACAAAGTTCTTAGCACTAGTCACTAAATTACTAGCACCAGTCGTAACAGTATCCCAAGCTGAACTTGCAGCATTTGCTACAGATTGACCTATAGAAGTAGCTGTTTGGAATAAGCTTTTACCTTTATCAAATAGTGTTTTAGCACCAGTCTTGATATCTTTAAGAGAAGGTAATTTACTTACGAATTTTTGCCATAAGTCGGATGCAGATTTGTATAATCCTTTAGCAATTTCACCAGCAGAGTTCCAAGCATTAGTTAATGCTTCTTGACCTATTTTTAAGCCAGCATTAACTGTATCAGAGATAGCCTTTTGAGCATCAGTTACAGTTTGTTTTACAGTATCAGATACAGCTGTTGCAGTATCGCTGATACCTTGGTATAAAGAACTACCAAGTTCTGTAGCTTTATCAGTTACGTATTGGAAGTTATTAGCAATACCATTGGATACATAGTCTACTTCATTTTGAATTGCACTACCAACAGCATTTGCTTTATCACTTACCCATTTACCAGCAGCACTAGCTTTATTACCTATCCATTGTCCAGCAGCACTTGCTTTATTGCCTAAGTATTGAAGGTTATTAGAAATACCATTCTTAATCCATTCAACGTTATTCTTAACACCGTTAGAAACGTAGTCAATTTCATTTTGAATAGAATCAGCAATACCAGATGCAGGATCATTATCACCGAAGATTACTTTACCGATAGCAATGATATCACCACCGTCAATAAACCAACCTAAGAATGGAATAGTAATAGCCATTGCATTAGTAATACCTGCTACGATCTTTTGACCAGTTGTAGCTTCTTTACCTTCTTCTAATTGGAAGTAGGAAGCAGCACTAGACCAGCCATCATAGAATGCATAAGCGATAGAACCAATAGCAATTACTGCACCTAAAGGACCAGCAGCTAAAGCAGCTATTTGTTTAGCAGCTTTACCAGCAGCTTTCTTTAATACAGCAGGAGAGGAAATCTTTTCGATAATGGTACTACAGAATTTATTAGTCTTATCAGCTAATTTACCAGGGATAAATGTAGAAGCTTTGTCCATGATCTTTTTAAGTGTATCTTTAATTACACTTAAACCTTCTTGGACTTTAGCACCGATGTTATCAGCAACGCCACTTACAGCACTACTAATACCAGCTGCTTTAGTTGCGACTTTTTCAGCTGCCCATTTATAAGCACCTTTAGCTTTATCTAAACCAGCCGCTACATATTTACCAGCTCTAGTTTCTTTAAACTTAGCCCATTTATCACCGAACCATTTACCAGCTCTTTCTGTTAAAGTAGGTTTTGGATTTTCACCTGGTTTAGGAGGTTTCGTAGGATCTCCACCTTTGTTACCGCCTATTAAACCACCGATACCGCCAGCAAGAGCACCCAATAAACCGCCTTTACCGCCACCTAAGGAGTCATCTCCGCCTTTGTTGCCACCCATTAAACCGCCGATACCACCTAGGGCTTTAGTGTTTTCAGCAATAATACGAAGATATTCTTTAGATTCTTGACGATCAGTATCTTCTTCACGAAGTTTCTTAGAAATATCTTTATTTTCTGCTGTATCATCCAAACTCATTGTACCGTTTGTATTAAGTTTATAAGTTTGAATACCATACTTGGTTGGAACAGTTTCGATATTCTTCTTCTTACCTTTTTCATCTAACTTAGCAGAGATTTCTCCACCACCGTTATCGATTTTAGATTTAGAAGAAAGATTTTTGATAGCATCATAAGCACCAGCTACTGTAGCTGTAGCACCTGGAGCTAAGAAGTTAGCACCAGCTTTAAGAGCTTTACCAGCAAGTGAACCTAAGCTTTTGAGTTTATCTGTAATACCAAAAGTATTATTAGCAGCAGAGATAACTGCTTCACCTTTAGATAATGCAGACAAACCACCTTTAAGAACTTTACCAATACCTAAAGCATGTTTTTGAATAGTAGCATTGCCATCATCAGACATAGCTTCTTTGAATTGGTTAAATTTCTTCTTACCAGAATCAATAAGATTACTAATACCACTTTTAGCTAATCCAGCAGCTTTAGATATACCGTTGTGTAAAGCACTAGATGCTTTACTAGCATATTTAGTGATAGTATTTTTAAGACGTCTTAAGAAACTACCACCACGAGGAACGGATTTATATGTAATACCATATTGCTCAAACATGGAGGATACATATTGTTTATCATCACGTTCAGCTGCTTTAACTATTTCATGGAAGTTAGGTAAATCGATAAGAAGTTCAACCCCAGATTGAGTAATAGCATAGCCAAAGTCTAAGAATTGTTTGAAACATTTCTTAACTCTAGTGAATTTACCATTATCATATGCTTCTACAGCAGAACGGTTATCTAATTGCATACCCATAGATACTAATTGAGTAGCGTAATCTACATTACTCTTCATATTACCGATACCAGTAATATCTTTAGTAGTTAATGGAGTACCGCTTTGTTTAGCAACCTTTTGCATAAGTTTAGCATTAGCACCAGTAACTTTAATAGCAGCAAATAATGCTTCTTTGTTACCAGATGGGATTTGACCTTTATCAAGCATACGTTTAATGTCGTTGACACCATAGTTTGCTTTAATAAATTTACGGATTCTTTGTTTATCTTTCTTGGATAAGTCAGACAAACTCAAACCAGCAGTTGCAACAAATCCAGCAATATCAGAATCACGTTGTACATCTGCAGCGGCTGTACCAGCAGCTACAGCTGCAACACCAGATTCATAAGCAGATTTAGCCATAGCGTTTGTACTAGTAATATCTGCATTAGCAGATGCTAATTTATCTGCACCCATACCATTAGTTTGCTTAGTAATATTTTTGATTTCGTCTTCAGTAAGTTTCTTACCAGAGACAAAGGCTGCTATTAATTGGTTATTAATAAGCATAGCTTTATTGATATTATCTAAAGCAATATTTGTAACAGTAGTTGGGTCATTTTCTGGACTAGTAGCTTCGTCTTCTTTACTGAAATCACGCTTTTCTAATTCAGATTTAGTCATTTCCATCATACGTTTAATATTCTTAGGATCTGACATATCTACACCCATCTCTTCAGAGAGTTGAGCAGTGTATTTATCTGCATTAGCAGCGTGCTCATCAAATTTTTGACGTTCAATGATCTTAGAACGAATTTCTTTAATCATTTGACTCTTCATTGCATCTGGCATATCACTTAATTGGATAGCTTTTACTGCATTTTCTAAGTCAGAAGAATCACCAGATTGAATAGCTTTCTTAATAGCTTTACCAACACTAGCACTTACACCTTTTCTAGATGCAATTTCATACATCTTATCTGTCATAGCAGCTCGTTTGTTTTTCAACTGACGAGAGTTACCACGAGCATTTTGGAGTAACGCTAATTGTTGTTCTAATTGGTCTTTATCAGCACCAGCGATCTTTTCATCGAAACCAGCGTATTTATAATCAGTAATACCTTGACCTGCCATGAAGTTCATACGTTCTTGAGCTGTCATGTCATCAACCATACCTTTTTGGATAGTCTTAACACGAAGTTTATCACCGTATTGACCAACCTTATCCATTACTTTGGATGCAAGTTTACCAGGAACACTGATTACTTTACTAATAGCACGTTGAATAGGACCAGAGGAAACTAATGCACCAGTTAAACCAACCATTGGAATCAATGGAGCAGGAATTCCTAATGCATAAGCTGCAGCAGCTGCTGCACCGAACTTACCAATCTTACTACCAGCTAATTGCTTAGCCATATATTTCATTTGGTTAGAACCAAATTGGGATTTAACAGTGTCAGCGATATTATCAAACATATCGCCTACGCCGTGTTTTACCAGTTGTTTAAGTGGTTTAAATGCACGTTCTAATGGATTAAAGATTCTATCCTTCATGTATTTTTCTAAACGATCATGGAATCCTTCCATACGTTCTCTCATAGGATCGACTACATTTTCGTTTAAGTAGTTTAATACACCACCAATACGTTTACCAGGATTTTTAGGATCTTCTTTACCTAAGATCATTTCTTTGAATTTATCAGTAGTAGAAGCAAAGCTCAAACCACCACCAATTAAAGCACCACCTACGGCACCGAATGGACCTGCAATAGCTGCACCAGCTAAACCACCGATACCAACACCAGCTAAACCACGACCCATATGCTCAGATAAGAACTTTTGCATTTGAGTCTTGTCTTTACCTTCAGCACCGAAGAGATAATCTCTAACTTCTTGGTTGTTTTTAGCAAATGCTACAGCACTACCAGCTAATAAACCAGGAATAGGTCCTAGACCAGTAGCAGCACCTAAAGCACCACCAACGATACCGTAAGACTTAACGTCTTTAGCAGTACCGAGCATCTTCTTGATTTCTGGTCTGTCTAAGAAACCACCTTTACGATTACCTTTTTCATCAAGTTGACCATAAAGCATTTCTTGAACACGTTCTGTGTTCTTAACCATAATCAAGCCAGCACCTAATGCACCACCAGCTAATACACCCATAGGACCACCGGATACCATTAATCCACTGAGACCACCATAGAGTGCACCTTCACCAAAGACTTCTGGAGCTTGCTTTTTGAAGTTCTCCATAGCTGCTTTGACATTATCTGGCATTTTATCAACGATAGCATCATACCAGGAGGATACTCTGTTAAGAGCATCATTTACTTTACCACCTGGACTATCATCAACTATTTTATCTGCATCTTTAGTACCAGAAGCAAAACCACTCAATTTACCTAGACCATATTGTTTAGCTGCATTAATAACCTTCTGTTCATTAGCAGAGTCTCTAGCAATACTAGCTTTAGCAATATCTGGATTGAATGGGTTCATTGTAGATGGAATTACTGCTTCACCTTTGGATAGTGCATATAAACCAGTCTTAGTGATATATCTATCACCACCAGCACGTCCACCACCAAAGATACCACTATCTCCACTACTCTTTGATTTGATATCAGAGAATACATTACCGAAAGCACTAGTAACACTGCCAACAATGTTACCCACACTACCTTTAACTCTATCTCTAATCTTACCAACTGTAGGGAAATGTTCAGCAATAAGATCTACTGTTGTATTTAATGGTCCTAATACATTCTCATTCAAGAATTTACCAAAATCATCAAATGTTTTACGAGCATAATAAGACATGGTATTGAAGAAACCTTTAATAGGTTTGCCGTGCTCATCTTTCAAGTTAGCTTCATGATCAAAGAAGAAACTTTCGATAGAACCATTAACGGCATCTACCATACCAGCAAGTATTTTAGTAGGTCTGTCTCTAAGATCTAGTAAAGCACCGATAGCAAGACCAGCTTTATCCATCTTACCTTTACTATTTTTCATCTTTTCAGAGAAGCTACTACCTTTTGCATTGGTGTATTTATTCTTTAATCCTTCACCCCAACCATCATAAGCAAATTCAAGACCATCTTCTTGCATGTTAAGTAAAGCACCAAGTCTACCAACACCTCTAACATTAGCTGCAGAGCCAGTAACTTTACCTTTACCCATACCATGTCTAAGTCTAACTTCTTCTGCAGTAAGACCTAGAACTTCTAAACCAGCATCAGTTGCTGATGTTTGTTCTTTATGAAGACCTCTTGCATCTTTAGCTGTAGTTGTAAAACTATTCCAGTAGTTATTTACAGCTCTAGAGTTAGAAGAAGATTTAGCATGAGCTGAACGAGCTTTAGTTGGACTGCCTCCACCAAATCCAGTACCATTTTCTAACATAGTACGGATTAAGTGAGTTTCCATATAAGTACCACGGATAGCTTTAGCTACTTCAGAATTTTCCAATAAATCTTGAGATCTTTGGAATATTCCTCTTACATTAGAACTACCTTTGAATGCACCATTGTTGTGCATTAAATCAACACCACCGGCATTATTGCCCATATTGGACATATAATTATTTCGGTTTTCTTTGTATTGGTAGGAGTTGCTAACTAACTTAGCTCTAGTATTGCCATTAGCGGTACTAAGCATCTTAGCAATAAGAGTCATATTACGTTCACTAGAAACACCATATGCAGTCATGTAAGCTCTAGCATTCTTAAGCTTACCGCCAACGAATTCAAAGTTATAATCACCGTTGCTATCCACCAATGCTTCTAACACTCTACCCATATCAGAATAGAAGTTAACTTGATCTGCATCATCATTAAACTTCATTCTACTAGCGATACCAGTTAAGTGCTTTTGCATTGGAGCAGCTGCTTGTTTTATAGAAGCTCTTCGTTCAGAATTATAATTCTTCTGAGCATTCTTAACTGTAGTCCAACGACCAGTATTTATATCAAATACACGTTCGTCTTCACCAGTTAATGCTGCTTCAATACGTCTTAAGTAAGTTGGGATTACTTCGATAATAGTTTTATTAGCGATACCATTATAAGCTACAGGTCCTTTTACAAAGTTCTTTGTATCAACCTTATTAACTTCTTTACCATTAAATCCGAAGATTTCGTTTAGGAACGAGCCAAGGAAACCTTGTTGTTTTCCTAATTTATGTAAACCCATGACACCAGCATTACCAACAGTCCGGTTTAATCTACCTAAACTCTTTGATAATTGTGGTCCCATTAGAGTGGATAATAAGCCATCACTAATAAATGATAATGGTGAAGCAAACATAGCAGTTGGATCTCCGCCAGTTTCCTTCATCATCTGAATCATACTACCGATAGTGCTGTTTTCCCAGTTCTTCTTAACATGCTCTTTGTAGTTAGCTAAGTTAAAGCCACCACCACCAAATACATTACTGAATGAAGAATTCTTTTTAACTTGAGGGTTAGAATTCTTATACATCTCACGCTGAATTTCTATCATTTCTTTCATGATAGCATTTTGTTCAGCTAAGTAATTTGTTGTGGTTTCGTAGAACTTAGTGGAGTTATCAATATGCTGCTTAAGAGCACTTTGATTAAAATCAATAATTGCTTTTAAGTGAGTATTGACTCCTTCAAACCCAGCTTTATTAATTTGCTGCATTTGAACTAACTGAGTGTATTGAAGCTTGGAAGAAGCCTTTACTGTTTCTCCGATATACGCACTACCACTCATAACTGAGTTAGAAATGGTTGCTGAAGAAGCAGCAAATCCTGCATTAAGATCTTTATTCAAATCAGAGAATGCAGAATTTTCAATATCATTCATAGAAGAATCAGAATCGTCATCACCGAAGCCGAATTCACCATCGTCTCCAAACATTCCACTGTATTCTTTTTCCATAAGCTCATCTTCACGAGCTTTGTTGTAGAACTTACCAGTCTTTAAGTCAGAGACGCTATTATTCAGTATAGTATTAGCATCTTTAAATATACTAAGATTCTTTAAAGAATTCTTAATGGAAGAAGAGTTTAAAGTTCTACTATCTCTGAGAACTTCTTGATTTAATTGACTCTGGGTCCATTTAGCTACTTTATAGAGATTACCATATTTACTTTCTGCTCTATTCTGTGCTGAATGATACAATGATTCGCCAACGTTTTTAGCATAACGAGTACTGTATTCTTTTATTTGTTTCAACAAAATTTATTCCTCCTTTCTATCTGGATTATAGGAATGTTCAGGCGGTGAAAACACCCCTATCCCATATGGGATAGAGGCGTAATCAGGAGGAATAATTAAACCTATTTATCGTCAGGACCTACATATTCTTCAGGAGAGAACCATGTAGGTACTTTTGTATGAACTTTGAATGTATCGTGAGCAGGAGTCCAAGTTTTACCATTATTATATTGCTCTTTACCATCGACGATTTCACGTTTAGGGAATTTACGATAGCATGCTTCTTTGTGTACTTTGGAGATAGCAACGTTAGAACGTTCTCTACCACCAAATGCTAATTTACGTCCAGATTCCAAATATGTATTAACGAATTCTTTGGAGAATTCAATCATATTTTCTGCTTCAGAACGTTTGAATTCATGACGAGCCATAAGATGATTAGCTTCAGCCATAGACATCTTTGTTACACCAGCCATAACACTAGCACAAGTATTACGAATAATTTCAGATGGGCAGATGAAAGATACTTCACCATTGCTGTTATAAGTAGCTACTTTGTAATTAGTATCATTGAGCATAGCTCTCATAACACGAAGTTCATCTTTCTTTGAAGATGTAGTTGTTTTAGCATTTTGTAATTGAGAAATGATTTCTTGTACTGTTTCCATTTATAATATCCTACCTTTATATAAAAACTACCAAGTTTGGTTCTTGTCTGGTTTTCCATCTTCATCAAGAAGAGTAATAATTCGAACCAATTTTTGTTTCCTATTTTGAGCATTTAAAAGATATTCTCTGAACTCCTCTCGATTATATCCTTTAACAATCTCAAGAAACTGTTCTTTATCCAAATTTATTCCTCTCTTTCTTCTTAAACATGACCGTTTTGGTCATTATAATTACTATAAAGTTTAGATCATAATAAATAATAATATATTTACGGCAACAATTAGTTAATTTTAATCACACGAAAGGAGAATTCTGATGCAAAATATAGATAATATCAGACCTTTTAAAATCAGGACTGATAAACTCCTATATCCTATAAATAAAGACGATAAGTACAAAAACAGTGCTATATATTTAGTCACAGGTAGTTTTGAGAAGTCGCTTAAATTCTTAGCAAAAAATAAAATATTTGTTAATAATGCTCACTTTGTTAGCTACTATATGGAAAAAGACTTCAGTTTTGTTATTCAAGAACAAGGTATGACTGAAGAGGGGAATATGATTCCTCTATTAGAGTCTACCAATAATGAATATGATGTTTTATTTAATGATAAATTTATCAAGACTGATAAGGTTAAATTATTCTATCCTGATGCGGTAGAAGATATTATTTTCCGAGAAGACTATGGTATTAAACAAAACTATTCTACAATGTTTAGACGTTTCTTATATACTGAACGTATTAAGAACCAAAAAGAACTTCTAGCTAAATATGATAGAGCTAAGTCTGTAGTTAATTGGATTACAAAAACATACCTAAATATTGAACTCTATAGACAAAAGAATGTTATTGTCGACTGGAGTTATTATACTAGCGTATTCCAAAAGAATAACTTCTATACTTTAGACCGTGGTGTTGATTTATATCATCACTTCATTACACATCTATTACAAGATAAACGATTTGATACATACACTCGTAAGACTGTAATTATTAAATTAGAAGATATCTTTGAAAATGCAGCTGATGTAAAAGGTAAATGGGATTATAGACAAGATATCAATATCTTCTCTATGATTGAACGATATGTACGTCGTAAGATTGAATTCTGGCAAGATTGGGAAGGTATAGACTTCTTAATAGTAGCAGATAAAGGATACTTTAAAGTAGACTTTACTGATATGGATATGTCTAAGCTTACCATATTAAAAAGATTGATTAATAAACTATTAAATCTTTCTTCTTATATTTATGAAGCTCCAGTTCAAACTAATTATCTAAACGATGTTGATATCGACAAAGATAATACTAATACAGAATACATTACTACTCCTCCATCTATTGAAGATGATAAAGAGGAAGAAAAAGAAGATGCTCAGGACGATAAACAAGATGCAGAAGATTTAGAGAAAATCAAATCTTATGTATCTAAAGTAAGTAATGCAACTTCTATGAAGTTTAATCAACCTGATATTTCTCCATCTCGTATTAAACGTATGGATGAATTAGATGAAAAATTCAGAAGTATTGAAGTTGATGGTAATAAAGTATCTGATGTGGTAGATTCCTATTATGAATCAGATAAGAAGCTGACTAAAGATACTATCCCAGTTGACTCTCTTAATGATGAATGGAAGAGTGTAACCTTCACTAATTTCGATAAAGAGTATGATTTAAATAAAGACGTAATCAAAATCTTTAATGATATCTTCTCTGCTGATAAAAAGAACCGTGTGTCTATTATCGATTTGAAGAAAGAAGATACTTCTAACCATGAAAACTATTTAGATACATATACTATCCAAACTGAAGATAGATTTGGTACTAGATCTAAACTAGTTATCGATATTCCTAAGTTTATCGATGGTCGTTATATGATGCTTCGTGGTAATACTAAAATTCTTAATGGTCAATTAATATTAATGCCTATCATCAAGACAGAAGAAGATGTAGTTCAAATCGTAACCAACTACAATAAAATCTTCATATATCGTATGAATCCATCTAATGGTACTAAAAGTACTCCAATGGTAGATAGATTAACTAAATCACTTAAGAATTATAAGGGTTCTAATATCACAATTCTTAATGGTGATAATAGTTTCATCTGTTCTAAATATGATTTACCAATTGAATACAGAGACTTAGCTGGTTTGTATACTAGTTATACTCTTAAAGATGGTTCTTATGTTACATTTGATATGGATTTAGCTCTTAGAGATTTAAAACCTAAATTAAAAGGTGATAAAAATTATAATAGTAAGATTCATTATATTATCGGTTATGATAAACCAGCTGATAAAGTTATTTATTGCACTGGTAATGAAGTAGCTAAAACTATTGCTAATTTCTTATCTGAAAAAGATAAAGCATTTGGTGAAATATTCAGTTCATCTAAAGCATCTAACTCTTTAGGTTATTCTGATGCTTCTATATTGAATACTAGACTTCCTTTGATTGTGGTAGCTTGCTTTGCTGAAGGTTTAACTTCTGTATTATCTAAAGCTAAAATCAAATGGGAATTCGTAGAGAAACGTCCTCCAGCTGCTGATGATAATTCTGTAGTTCAATTCAAAGATGGTTACTTGGTATATGAAAATACAACTCCTGAAGTTTCTCTTCTTATGAGTGGTTTATATAAAGTAGCTACAGATGAATTTGAATTTAATGAAATGGATGAATATAGTACTTGGTTAGATATATTAGAAGACTTCGGTGCTAGATTTAAAGCCGACGGTTTAGCTAACTTCTATGATTGCTTATTCGATCCTATCACTGTAGATATTTGTAAGAAATATAAATTACCATATGACTACGTTGGTGCTTTAATCTACGCTAATAATCTATTGGCTGATACTAACTACAATACTCATACAGATATTACTGGTAACCGTGTACGTACAAATGAATTAGTTGCGGCTTATTTATATAAAGCTATTTCTAAAGCTTATGGTGATTATGCTAATACTGTTCGTCATAGAGGTAAAGGTGCTAAGTTATCTATTAAACAATCTGCTGTAGTAGATGAAATTCTATTAGACCCAGGTTGTTCTGACTTATCTGTATTGAATCCTTTACTTGAAGCTGAAGCTTCTTCTACTTTATCATTCAAAGGTTTATCTGGTATGAACTCTGAACGTTCTTACAAACTAGACAAACGTATTTATGATAAATCTATGCTTGGTGTAATTGGTGTATCCACTGGTTTCTCTGCTAATACTGGTATTAATCGTCAAAGTTCTATTAACGCTTCTGTATTAGACACTCGCGGTACTATCAAACCTAAATCTGAAAAAGAATTAGGTACTCTTGATACTCTTACTCCTTATGAAGCTTTAGCACCATATGCTACAACTCATGATGATCCAATTCGTACAGCGATGGGTTATATACAAACAGCTAAGCATCAAATGAGAGTTAAAGAATCTTCTCCTAACTTATTGACTTATGGTATGGATGAAGCTTTACCTTATATGACTTCTAATATCTTCTCTCATAAATTTAAAGGTAAGAGAGGTAAAGTATTAGATGTAAAAGAAGGAGAATTCTTAGTATATAAAGATCTTGATACTAAGCAAGCTCATATGCTTTCTTTGAAAGATGAAGTACTTAAGAACTCTGATGGTGGTTTCTATGTAACCGTTCAATTAGTCCCTAAGGTTAAGAAAGGTCAATCACTTAAGTATAATGATATCTTAGCTTATGACCCTCAATCTTTCTCTAAATCTAATGCTACTACTAAAGACGCAGACCAAATTGCTTATAACATTGGTACATTAGCTAAAGTAGCTATCATGTGTACAGATGAAGCATATGAAGATAGTTCTATTATATCTGATAGATTATCTGAAGCTATGACTAGTTACTACTGCGTTCAAAAAGCTAAATCATTTAAAGCAAATACAAACGTTTACAATATCGTACAACCTGGACAAAAAATAAAAGAAGGAGATTCTCTTATTGTATTCCAAAATGCTTTTGATGATGATAATGCTAATAAACTCTTAGCTAAGTTAGCTGATGATGATACAGAATTGATTAATGATTTTGGTCGTATCAAAATAGCTTCTAAGATATCTGGTGTGGTACAAGACGTTAAGATTTATCGTACTTGTGAAATAGCAGACTTATCTCCTTCTCTTAAGAAGATAGTAACTGACTATGAAAAAGGTATCAAGGAACGTAATAAAATAGCTAAAGAATATGGAGTTAGTGAAGGTGAAATTAAAGCCACATCTGAACCTGACTACAAGCTAGAACAAAATGGTAAGCTCAAAGCTACCGAAAATGGCGTTTTGATCGAGTTCTATCTTAAAGCTGAAGATAAAATGGGTGTGGGTGATAAACTCACTTACAATACTGCAATTAAAGGTGTAATCAAGGATTTATTCCCTAAAGGTGATGAACCTACTAGTGAATATAGACCTGATGAAAAGATTGATGCTTTATTAGCAACAGCCTCCGTAACTGCTCGTATGACATCTTCAGTTATCTCTAGTGGTATTATGAATAAAATCATGATAGAAACTGCTAGACAATGTAAAGATATACTCGGTATCAAATGGGATTACTTAGGTAAAAACAAAAAATAAACGAAAGAATATGGAGTACCCAATATTGGGTACTCCTATATCTTTTCAAAAAAAATAAAAGCTAGATAATATGAATATACTCTTCAAGTAGTAATTATATTAGATTTTATTCAACACTTACTGCCATTCATACAAAGCATAAAGGACGGGAGTAGCAAAATTAAAAGTGTATAAATAAAATTATATAATTATAATGAGGAAAAACCTGAAGAGTATATTCATACCATCTAACGATGGTATTCGAAATTTAAGTTACATGATTAACCACCACAAATAAGTTTAGGGAGTGTATTTGTGTTTGTTTATTTTAGGGAATTTTGCATATTTAACAGGGAGAGTTAAATATACCTTGTGATAAGAATAAGAATTTTCTGTGAGAGAAGTCAGTTAGTTATTTCGGGGAGAGTAGTCTGAAATAACTATTTTGAAAAAATTATTATCTTTAAACAAAGGATTGTATTATTTGTGTTTAATATTGGGGTTTCTAAATTCAAGACGGAAGTATGGGAATGTCTTGAATAATATGAGTGTTAGATGTTTCCTTCTTATCTGTGGTGGTTAATCATATAACTTAATTAAAATAATAAAATGATAGAGAGATAAAAGATTATTATAGTCATTTGCGTGAATTTTATTTATCTTAAAAGGAGTTTATGAAATAAAATGAAAAATATTCTATCTCTCTATCATATGAATATTATACAACTCAAATATTTTTTAATCGTTCGAAAATTGAGCAATATTATCTCGAGTTGCTTGAGGGATATTCAAATAATCCCCTGTTTTGGAATTGATATCTACGGATTCTTTAATCATACCTTTAGAACCGTAGTATGCCATTGTGTAATCGTTAGCACATTTAGCAATTTCATTCAAGTACTCTTTTTCATTTAAAAGCACTTGTGTTAAGAATTGATTGATTTCTTTCTTGAAGTTTGGATTTCCGAAGAATTCAATCTTTTTCTTTTTCATTTTCGTTCTTAGGAAAATGAATCCTTTATCATAAACTCGTAAACTAATAATCATGGGTATCAAACCTCCTATTTAATAATACTGATATCGAAATTACTCAAAATACCTTCGATACCTAAGTCTCTTCTAATTGTCATTACATATCCAGTTTCACTATGCTCATCATAGGTTTGATCTATGAAATTAAAACCAAATACTTTTTCAGCTTGGAAGCAATCATAATCAATGAATATTTCTGGATACTTTTCTTCGATATATTTTCTACATTTAGCAACGGCGTCAACCATATTCTCTGCTTCAATAGTAAATTCTATATCTCCTTTGACTCTGTCTTTAACAAAATATTTATTCATAGTCTCCACCTTTAATAAATATTAGAACTCGCTACTAAATCCTTCTATAGGAATAATAGGTTTCATTTCAATATTCACTTTACCATCTTTATCAGTAAAGGATAAAATACGACCACCTGTTGTATAGAACTTATATTTACCGATTCTTTTAATAAGTTCACTGCGGTCTACTTTGACTAATTCGTCACGTAATTTAGCTAGAGTTTCTGGAACGGAATATTCGATAGCACCACCGGAACTTTCTACTTTAACTTTGTAGATAGATCCTAACCATTTATATTTATCTACTACTGCTTTGATTGTAGAATAAATATCAACTGGTATGTATTTACCACCAAATACAGAATCTAAATTAAACATACCCATTACTCTATCAATATTATAATTGAAGATATATTGGGATAATTCGTTTGGTTGTTTTTGTGTAACCATAGCATGTTTAAGTTCAGCCATGATACGGATAACCTTTTTAGTGATTTCTAAAAGATTAGTTTCTGAAGTCAAGTCTTCCATAGTTCCATCTGGATATATAATGATATCTTTATCAAATTCATCAAACTTTTCGGATATAACTTCCATAGAATAAGTGAAATACATGTCATCTGGATTGTCACTGATTCTATTCATTAATACCTCACATGGTGTGAGGATATTATAGACTTTCTTTTCTTCTTGAAGTCTAATTTTATTAGCGTAGATTGTATTAGTGATATGATACACTACTGCTGTTGCTTCTGCCATTTATCTAAATCCTCCATAAAATTATAAGTATAATATTTTCTTCGTTTAGCCTTTTTAGTATTAGGTCTAGTTTCTCCACTTAATACAATACTACTTAAAGATACATTTGTATTCAAAAGATAGTCGTATATTGTAAAAGAACCTTCATCTATATCTATGTAACCATTAAATACCCTAAACGGGTTTATATTTAAGTTATGTATGTTATCGGGTATTAGATTTTTAAACCAATACCGTATACGCTTTAATGCGTCTACATATTTAGCTACAAAATTTCTATCAGCTTTAGTACCCTTTAAACCAAACATTTTACCAATATCGGCATATATACTATATTGAGTCCTTGATCTGTTTATATTTCTTCTTACAAATTTAACAGAAGTTAGTCTAGTATCATCATATAATATAATATCAAAGTCTATAGACTTATTTGTGTAATTCATAACTACTTTAAATCTAGTCATCATTTTAAATCAACTACCCTTCTATTCATATCAAAACAGAATATCTCTGCAGATTCTGATTCTATATCTATTATAGATTTATAAGTAAATGGAATTTGTTTCTTTCCACTATATATAGAATACTCAGCAGATAGTTCTTCTATATACTTATGAAGATTGATAATTAATTTAATAATAAGATCTCTTTCAAATGGTGAAAAGAGTTTAGCTAATTGTTTTTTTATTAGAGCATTCTCTGATCTTCTTGCTGATATTAAATCTCTAATATCAAAAGTATAAGAATTATTAAAATCGATTAAAATTTCTGGATCATATACCAAATCTGTATTGGCATATACCCAATCAATAAATATCTTTGTCATTTGTATAATACCTCCTATAGAAAGATTATTTATTTCATTTTCATAGAGATATTATACGATTATAACCAATTTTACGAAGCCTAATTTTGCTCTTATTTATACCCTGGAAGGTCGCTACGCTCCCACCCAATATAACGGAAATCCTGCATGTCTTAATTCCCTGGATCTCCGCGTCGCTCATAAGCGAGCGACGCAGAGACATGATTAAGACAGCGTGCGAAGCCCAAGCGTAGCTAAGCGGTTGTCTTAATCATGGATCTACAGTACGCTTCCAGGATTTCCGTTACCTTCGACTGGAAGCAAGATTTACTAAATTGTATATTCAATATTAAATTATAATTAATTTCAAGACAATTAGATAGGAAGAAAGAACAAGATTATCCAATATTAAGAAATAAATAAGGAGAATCCAGATGTCAATAAATAATAAAAGAAACGAAGTAATTCAATATATAAAAAATAATATACCAATGATATCATTCGAAGGTATGGATTGTTCATATAAAGAAACTAATTCAAATAGATTAGCAAATATAATAGGTATAATAGGATACGAAGTAGAACTAGTTAGTTTTCCAAGATATAAGAATCCTAGTGCATACTTTGTAGAACAATATCTATCTGGTAATATTAAAGTAGATGGTAATACTACAATGGATAGAGCAATATGTTCAGGAACTACAGTATGTCTATTCTATGTAATGGATATGATTAAGTGGTATAATGAATATATTGATAAATTAATGAAAGAAGAAAATCTAGAGGATAAGAAACGAATAGTTATCTTCGATAGGTATGCTTATTCCAATATGTATTATCCAATACCAGATATGCTTAAAACTATAACTAAGTTTAACTTAAGTAAAGAAGAAGAAAAAGAAAGAATACTTAACTTACAATGTAAGATAGTAAATAAGGTAATCGATACTGCTAATATACCAAGAGTAGATTTAATCATTAAAATGGTTTCGGATAGAAATTTACTTTATGAGAAAGTAAAAGAAAAGAATAAAGATAAAAAAGGTGATTTATACGAGTCTAATATAAGTTACCTTATGGATTGCTTTGAGATATTCAAGAAACTTAAATTTACTAATATGACCTCTTCTAAACTTACAGAAATCGATATGTTTGAGATTGAAGTAAGTGGAAAAGATGAGGAAGAAGTGTTTGAAGAAGTTTTAAAAGGGGTGAAAGAGATTGTATAAAGATAAACCTTGTGTAGCTATGATATTTGATAGAAGTTACTTGGTATACGATGTTAGAAAACCAATGAATGATATCTCTGATGTCATGTGGCGGTTCAAAGACAAAGCCCACTTCGTTTATGGTGGCATTCCACGTTTGTGTTATCATGTAGAAGAATATAAACGTAACTTGGGACTTAAAGATGAGATGTTCCATAAGATTGAAATTCCTTATTGTGATAATAAGTTTTATTATAATAAGGAGAATGTAGCTCAAGGTTGGGTTCAAGAAGTTATGTCTTATAATCCCGACCATATTTTGATTCTTAGAGATAATGGTCATACTAATGAAACCGATGCATTGGTACAATATGCTATTGCACATAAAGTCCATGTGGTTGAAGTAGATAACCATAATCATAGAAGAGATTTAGTTGATCATAATGGATATATTACAAAAGGTTATTATGATCAAACTTTATTTGGTAAACGTTAATTAAATTGGAGGTATTACTCATGAGACAAGAAATTAAACCATTTAGATATTGTGCTAGATCTTTAGATACTGGAAAAATTTCCATTAGAGAAGCAATTAGATTTGAAGCTGACCCAGAAACTAATTTTATCTATGCGGTATATTATAATGATTGGAAAGATGTTGTTTTTACAGAACCTATCTTTAAGGCTATTAATAATAATGAGCTATATGCATTACTATCAGCTGTATCTCAATTCTATCATAACAACCCAGAAGGTTTACTTGATTTTGTAAATACAGAATTTAACGTATAAGGAGCAATGAATGTTTAATAAAGAGAAATTAAAGAACTTATTTAAGTCTAAATCCACTATTATTAAAGATGAATTCGATAAAATTGGTGAAGCATCTACATATGAACTAGATATTCTTGAAATTGGTGATAATGTAAAGAATGTATCTAGAGCTGCTCGTATTTCTCATGGTATGGAAGCACCTAAATCATATCAAGCTCAATGCGATTACATTGAACGTATTATGAAGATGGGACATGACAGTATTTCTGGACATTCTAACGTACAATTTGCTATCACTATCCATAATATTTATGATGAAGCTTCTATTGGTTTGGTAAAGAACTTAGAAGCATTTAAATTCTTTAATATTGAAGTAATTCATAGACAGTCTGAAGAAGGTACAGTTACTGTATTAGTATTTGGTACTTCAATTCGTTCTCTTCGTTATTATATCAGAAGTATTTCTGAAGTTCCTAACCTTAACTTCCATGAAGAGAATATCTTCAACTTCATTAAAGGTGTAATCTATAAGACTACAGAAAAATGCTTCTATCCAGACTTAATTAAAGATGGATACTTAGATGAAGAAGACTTTGAATTTGTACCAATCTTCAATGAATATGATACAGACTTCGATAATCCTAAAGATGAACCAGTTCCAGTAAATGAAAATGATATCATCAATGCAATCGATAAACAAAACTTCGATATCGAAGAAGAAAAAGAAATCGATGATGATAAAGTAAATTCTATCAATCCAGATGAATTAACTCAAGAAACTAGAGAAGAATTCACATTTGGTAATGTAGATATCATTGATTATCCTACAGAAAACTATAAAGCTTCTATTGATACTATCAATAATAAATTCCCATCTGAAATTAGAGATGAAAAATTATTAAATGATATTATTCATTCCTTAATTGCTACATCTACTATTACTATTAAGATTAATAAGATGAGCCGTGCTATCTCTCAACAAATTAATCGTCATAGAGCAGCTATTACCCAAGAATCTCAACGATACGTAAATGTATCTGATTGTGAATTCATCAATCCTTGTAAGTTTGACCCTAATAAATATCCTAACCCAAATCCTGAAATTAACATCAAACTATTTGGTAATGAAGTTAAAACTAACGTAGAAGAGTTGGGTAAAGAATTAATTAAGATTTATGGTCAACTATTAGATCAAGGATTGTTAAAGCAAGATGCTCGTGGTTTCTTACCATTTAATGCTGAATCTAGTGCTTATTATACTTTCACTATGTCTGATATGATTCATTTCTTATCAGTTCGACTCCATAAATCAGCCCAACCTGAAGTACGAACAATTGCAAGCTTCATTTACAGTTGTTTGATTAAAGATGTATTCAATGATAAAACTATTATTGATATCATTGAGTACAGAATTACTAATACTGAGGTGATTTAATGGCTCGAAACGCTAATTACATTGTCGAAGGCAATTATGATAAACCAGTAACTGAGATTAATATCAAAGAAGTTCCTGACTTTAACATATCTGACTTCGACTTTGAAGACGAAAAGGCTTTATATAAGTATATTCGTCGAGTAGAAACTGTTTGTCGTCAATCTTTTGAATATAAACAGTTCATCTATTTCTTGAAGAATTATGGTAATATGAATAAGTGCTCGTTCATGAAATTCTTAGATACTCAAGATATTCCTAAATTGAGAATCGAAATCCACCATGAACCTATTACTTTATTTGATATTGCTTTAACTATCTTTAGAAAAAGACAAATGAATGGTGAATCTTTGCATGAAGATATGATTGCAAAAGAAGTTATGTATCAACACTACAAACTACATGTAGGTTTAATACCATTAACCACTACAGTTCATGAAATGGTACATAACCAATTCCTATTCATTCCAACTCAAGCAGTTATGGGTGCTTGGGATAAGTTTGTAGAAGAGTATAGACAGTATATGCCTATCGATACTCTTTCTAACCTAGATTCTATCATTCAACATTCAGAAAACTATGATCCTGAGAAGGAAATGGCTATTTTGAACGCTGGGTTTGTAAGAATCAATGTAGAAGAGGATGGATACCAAGCTTCTACAGAAGAACTCTTCAATTATCTTAAATCTGTTTATGATGATTTAGAAGAACGTAAAAATAGATAAGATATACCAAGAGGTTACCCAATATTGGGTAACCTCATATCTTTCGCAAAATTGTAATAGTCTGGAATATTGGTTGTATAATATAAAAGTGAATAAAGAATAATTTAATTTATTTTAGGAGGAATTTATCATGGCTGAAGTATGGTTACTAGTTTCTATTCATTTTGTTATTATTGCTTCTATTTGTGGTGCCTTTGGCTATTACTTCCACAAGATGTATGTGGAAAATAAGATTGCTGAAGCTGAATTAAGAGCTTGTGAGTACAGAACTACTCACATGACAGCAGAAGCTTTGAAGGAGATCATCAATCGATGATCTCCTGATCATCTCTTTTATTTTTTATAATTAAACGAATTTATGAGCGTATATTATATAAAAGAAGAAAGATATGTCTTCAATATATTTTATAAGAAAGGAGGTCAAAATCAAATGTTGTTAGATTTTGACAATGCTGTAAATATTTTTACAGATTGTAGTACTTATCGTGGTGAGTCTGACAAGACTCTAGTAAGTTGTGGCTACTGTGTAGTAGTTGACAACGAAATTGTCGAGCATAATAATATCATTGTAGATGATAGTAATAATGCTCAAGGTGAATTGTTTGCGATCCTTATGGGCGTAATCGCAGCAAACAGATTTAAAGACAGAGGCTCTCGTATCAACCTCTTTAGTGATTCTAAGACATCTATTCGTTCTTTGACTCATAATGTATTCAATTGGTACGATAATTCTTTGAAATCCGATACTGGTGGCTTTGTTAATATCAGAGGAGATAGTATCAAGTATCAAGAATTATATTTAAATATCGTCGAAGAGATCGTATCTACAGGATTGAAGATTAACTTCTATCATGTACGTTCTCATAATCGTTATCATCAAGAAAGTGTACATATGGCTCGCACTTACTTCAATAAAGTAAATAAGACCAATACTTCCGATGATATCGTTCGTGATATTATCTATTATAACAATTTTGTCGATAAGATGACTCGTCATCGTTTACATGATGTATGTCATGATGATTCCTTTGAACGAGAAAACTATCGTCAATTCCGTTATCCTGTTACTAGACAACCTAGCAGATTACAAATTGAATCTTATAGAAGTCTAGTATGTTAAAGAAGAAGGAGGGATTTGAATGTACTTGGATGGATTCAAGACATTTATGGATGAAGTCCCACGAACTCCTGTAGAACCTAAAGAAGAATTCGAATGGTTTACTGGGTTTGATGGAATCGAACCAGATCCAATCAAAGATCCAATGCGGATGCCTGTCAACTTCACTGGTGAATTACCTACGGTAATGTATTCCAAAGAAGATATGGTAAATAAAATGCATCCAAATGACCCATGTAGATGGGAACAAATCCGACAAAGTATGGAAAATCCATATTATGGTCAACAAAATGCAGAATATCTGCAACAAATGGCACAAATTAGAGCACAACGTTACTTTAGACCTTCAATGATACCAGTACCGCCTAGAGTTATGGAACAACGAGTACAACAACAAACTCAATATATCAATAACCGTGGTCCTGTAATGTATCCACAATTTGAAGATCCATCTATGCGTGCAGCTCGCTGGGCTCAAAAGTTCAAAAACAAAGTTGAAAATAAAATCAACAGTCCAGAAGAATTGGCTAAACGTTATTACTATAAGCAACATGAAAAAGACCGTTACGATAAAGCAACTGGTATCAATATTGATGAAGCAATGCGTGAAGACAATTTTGAACATTTAAAGCAATTGAATATTGATGCTTACAATGAACGTAAGAACAATGCAAATGCTAAGAATGATAATGCTGAAGCATTTAAAGGTGTTTCTATGAATAAAGATGATCTTAAAGCTAATGGTTTCAAAGTAACCAGAGATAAAGCTAAGACACCTTCTATTCCAGTTAAGTATTTAACACCTATTGGTTCTACTTTAGAAATTCATGAAGATGGAACTACTTATGAATGGGATCCTGATGGTGGTCAAAGTGTTATGTCAACACCTCCAGCATTAGAATATCTAGCTAAATGTAAAATGATAGATAACCTAAACATGCAAATGGATGCTCATGCTCAAGCAGCAGCATTAAAAGGTTATCATATGAATGAAAGCTATAATCAAAATCCTATGCCTACTCCAATGAATCCAGATCCATTGGATAGAACTTATCAACAGTACTATGCAAATGGTCCTGTAATGCATGTAGACCCTACATCTATCGCAGTAGGTTCTCCAACAGTTTCATTTACTACTCAAAATGGTGGTCAATTTACCACTAATATGCCTAGCGTTATCTATAATCCTAATGGTACAGTGAGTGCAGCACCACCATGGGTAAGACAATTCCAAGGTAATTATTATGGTTATCAACCTAGTCCGTGGATTGAAGAATATCGTGAGTTAACTGACGAAGAAATCCTCTCAGAAAACTATCCAGTTTTAATCTTAAATGATCACGATAGAGAATTAGCTAAAATTATTCGTGCTCGTAGAGAAAAACATGCAGCTATCAATGCAGCAAAAGCACAAAGTATCGAAGAAGCAAACTTATATTGCCGGAGAATGAAAATAGATCCCGATACTGGCTACGAAATCTATGAAAGCTTAACAATCTATCCACCAGAAGGCAAATCTCATACATGTACTCAAGAAGAACTTGATGCGTTGAATACAGCGTTAATCGAAAAAGAGCGAAAGAATCTTAAGGAACTTCGAGAAGACAGCATGAAAATGGCTGCAGGTATTGATGACAGTGCCGTATTAGCTGAAGAAATTAATCGTTACTCTACAGAATATGCTCTATTAGTAAGATGGGCAAGAACTAACTTAACTGAAGAAGTTTATCGTGAGTTCGCTAAACTTATCTTACAACAACTTATTCTTCTTAGAGAAAACGATCCAGCAGCTGATTTGAAATCTGGTATCATGATCACAGGTACAACTATCGTTAGAACTCCATGTAGAGAATCCTCTGAATTGGATGTTGCTGTGATGGTTGCGGGTGAAGTCGAACATCTTGGAAGAATGAAAGAAGCAGCGAAAGAAGATAATAGTCTAGACGAAGATGAAAAAGCACGTGTAGTTAAACGATTGGATAAAGCTATTAAAGAAATCTCTGCTATCTATGATGAATACAAAGATAAAGATGATCCTAAGGATAAATCTGACGAACGGATGAAGTATAATAAACTATTCAGGAATATGGTAGACGTATCTACTATACCTCATAGATTATTAGCTTATAAGCAAGTATTTGAAGCACTTAATAGTAGTCTAACTCCTATTAAGCAGATGATGCTTGCATCATATATGTCATATGCTAAGCATGCAATGAGGATTAATGGTGAATTCGATTTAAATAACTTTGTTAATTGGTGGAATAAACCATTATTAGATCAAATTAATTCTGGAGCTAGAAGTACGTTTAAATCCAGAATGAATCCATATGGTAGAAAACCTGCGTTTGATTACTTTATGGAAAATGCTCACAAATTTGTTTCAGCTGAAAAATATATCAGCGATGTACGTGCTCAATTGAAACGTAACTTCGATCAAATTGATCAAGGTGCTCTTATGAGTGCTAAGACATTTGATGAATACAATGACGCATTAGCTCGCATTATGCCAGCAGTGCGAATGTCCTATGATCCTTTCATAAATCCTGATGGTGCAAAACGCTTCAAGAAAAAGGATACTCGTGACATGCACAACTACGATAGAAGTAAATATGAATACTTAGGTATGCTAAGTGATTATTATCATGCTATCGGTGCAATCGACGTACCACATGATATCAAAGATAAAACGTGGTTCGATACTATTTACAATCAAAAAGAACGGGGGTTGATTTAATTGGAAGAACGTGTTCTGATTGATCATAACCTTAAAATTGATTTCGATAAGATGAATCAACTTCAAGATAGATCTAAGTATTTTACTAGACTTTTTGATGCGATGACTTATCAACCTTTATTATCATTGATAACGTATGAAGATATTATTGCTCTTCATATATTATTCAACGATCCAGACTTTTGTGATAAACCAAGATCCCAACAATTAGAGTTAGCTGATTCCATTATGAAACCGAGAGGATTTTCTCGGATTCATAGTGGAACTAACCGTATTGTATATGGCTCCAGTGATCATCCAACCATTGTCTTAAAAGTAGCTACTGATGCTCAAGGCATCTCAGACAATGATGATGAAGTTTATAACCAAGACTTTCTTAAACCTTATGTACCAAAGGTTTATGAAGTCTCTGAATGTGGTACCGTTCAGTTGGTTGAAAGAGTTCAGCCTATAAAGAATAGGCAAGAATTTTGGGATAATAGATATCAGATTTTCCATATTCTTTATTCATTTACACATATAAAGAAATATCTCGTTGAAGATTTAGGATCTGCTTTCTTTATGAACTGGGGATTACGCAAAGGCTTTGGTCCAGTTATTCTAGACTATCCATACGTATATAAGTATATACCAAGTAGATCTAGATGTATTGCTGTTGATGAAGCAACAGGTAAGATGTGTAATGGTTCAATTTGGTACGATGATGCCATGAATACCATTGTATGTCATAAATGCGGTAAACGATATTCTGCAAAGGATATTGGTGCAAAGCTTAATAAACGGCAAGTTTCCGACAAAGAAATTCTAGAAATGTTTAGTGCAAATTTAGAAAGCGACAATCTTTTTGACAATGTTATAATACATGGTTATTCGAACAAAGATGCTGCTCTTCGTATCAAACCAGACGAAGCAGAAACTATTAAGAAAACCGAAGTAGAACCTAAACTTAAGGCACCTGAAACTAAGGTTCCTAAGTTTAAAAAGTCATGTAAGATTGCCAAGGATTTCTAAGGGAGGTAATTATGTTTTATCCTAATAAGGGAATTAAATGGGGCAGAGTATTCCTATCATGTAATTGGAATGAACTGTCTAATGCTTTGTATAACAATATCAAAGTTGTTGTACTAGATGATGATACAGAAAAGTATCGTCGAATTGGTTGTAATATTATGAGTATGCTATTGCCTCCATATGAAGCAATAGATGCTGAATGCAATCAACAATTTGAATTAGCTGGTCAAATTTATCAAGACTATCTACTACGTTCTGAAAATGCTTTAGCTCCAATAGCTAATATCATTGCAGCTACTTATGTAGAAAAAGATATCTTAATCTTTGTCCCACCAGATGAAGCTAAGAGTCTAAGTTTTATAAATGTATTAGCTGAAACTCTTTATAGTGTATATGGTATTCCATGTGCAACGTTAAGTGATCCAACATCTAATCCATTTTATGATGATACTAACTTGTATACTCTATCCAACCGTGTTGAATTGATGTATGCTTGTAATATTATCTCTTTGGATACACTTTGTGATTGCCATCCATACACAGATTTAAATCCTATCATATTCCCACGATTGGTATATGATTTAGGATATCCGAATTTAGAAGGAATGCATCCTAACCAAATTCAAGCATATTTCAATACAATGGTATTCTCTAGAAAAGACCAACGTATTGAATTATTTAAACAAGACGTAAATGAAATGAAGAATATGATATTCCCGTTTGTGGAATTAAGAGATTTCGTTCGTCAACAACCAGAAGACGCTGTTAAATAGGGGTACAAAGCAGTGAAGAACAACATTACAATCGTAGTATATAGCCAAGTTAAAGAAAATATTGAAAAGTTTGTTAAATTGATGGATACTTGTTCTAAGAAACATCAAGAAGAATATAAAGATAATCTTTATGATATCTTATTCGAATCTAGTGAAGTCACTATTGGTGATTTAGTAGAAAAAACAAACCAACCAATTTATCCTACTAACAATATTACTTTTGGCTATCATGAATACATAGAAGAAGACAAAGATCCTAGCTATGTACTTATCACTGCTCACTGTCCTGATTCAACACCACATCTTGGTTTATTCGAATTATTCTGTATTGCTTATGGTTGTAAAGTAGTCTTCGAATTTATTTCAGAAGATGGAAACAGACGTATCAATACAGACAGAAATTACGAATATTTCACACCAGAAGAAATCGAATGTGATCTAAATGGAGATAAGTCTTTAAAGAATAAGTATCACTTAACTTATAAAGACTTTGATTCTATGATCACATTGATTTCTGGTCTGGTTAATATTGGCAGACATATTGGTGCTGAAAAGGCAAGGGGTTTCATAAACAACCTTAAAGAAAATGGGGTTGCTAGAGAAACAGATGAAGCTGGTAATTTGTATTGGGTCGAGACCTTTACTCCACATTATGATGGTAGAGAAATTACTCTATCTACCGTAGCAGATTAAAGAAAGAGGAAGAGAATGATTGTATTTGTTCCAACTAACCCGGATCCAAAAATCGTTTTAGGTGAAGATCCTAGGTTATTTCAAGCTCTTAAAGAAAGAGATAATACGTTCTTCTACAACATTCTCTCCCAATATAGTATAGGGATAGCTTTAAATAAGTTTATTCCTGATACTGAAATGTGGTGGGAAGATGAAGAACAGTTTACATTCAACTATATGAACTTTCTACGATTTACTCCTATCCCATTCTACTCTATTCTTACTATATTGATGCATCAATATATGAACGAAGATGTAGTTGTAGTTTGTGATATGAGTGATGACAGAAGACTACAAATAATCGAATGTATTATGGCTCATATTTATGAACGTTATGGATGTAGAACTTCTATAATTTCTACATTGGAAGACTTGTTATATGCAGACCCTTCCGAAATAGAAAACTCAGCTAATTTTATCTATGATAAAGAATTCTATCTAAGTGAAGTCATTGACGTGGATGAATTACAAAAACAAATCATTAATATTGAAGAGATAAATGGTTATCAAATTTAGTATTAATGATTGGTGGTGTATATTCGTTGCGGAATGTGTTTTCTCGTAACAAATACTCTTTCACGTTACCGTATGAATTTAAAAAATTATTTGATTCTTATTGTGATATCGAAGGTATTAACCTCAACATTTTTATGGAAGAAATCTTCTTGGAATTTAATAAAATGAGACCTTACAGTTTTAGAAAAAAGAAAAGACGTTATCTTCCTAAAAGAGTTAAACTAATCTCTGAAGTTAATTGTACTTTAGAGAATCATAATATTATATTTGATTTCATAGCTAAGTGTAGAAAGAATAAATTTTCAGAAGAGAATGTAATCATTACACTAGCTATGAATAAAATATATAATACTAAACTTCGCAAAGAAGTCGTAAAGGTTTGTAATATCGTTTCTAGCCATCTAGCGTTTGAATCAAACAAATTAGATGAATCCAAATATATTAATCTGAATATAGAACGAAAATATTATGACCTTTTATTAAAAAGATCTAAGAAATTTGAAATTCATAGACACGATCTTTTGAATGATATCATTATAGAAAATTTCATAGATGAGTTTTACAAAAATGGAAATATCCATATCCCTTGTTGGTATAAACATAGATTGGAGAAAGGCGAAGAGACTACTAAAGTTTGTTTAAAAATCTATAAACCTATCTACGAACTATGTAAAACGATCGGAATGGTTGCTAATAGAAGCACTTCTAACATAATTAGATTTATGATTACAAAAGGAGTATTCGATATTGGCAATGTACGAAAAGGATCTATTCTTAACGGATGATTCTATAATAATAAATAGAATTATAAGAGAATATGATATGAGCAAAGCCAATATTAATATTCTCTTATATAAAGGATTGATCACTCAAGATCAATTCGACAAATACTATAACATGCCTAAAGGTCTTAGGGAAAGAACTATCGGCACTCTTCAACGGGACTATCCTAAAATAAACCAGGGATTAAAAGATGGTTTTGTTGAAGCGAGAAAAATGTTATTCGAATCGAATAACCTAAATGAATCTAATGTAGTTGCAGTAAAGAAAGATGCTGTATTTACCTTAGATAAATATTTAGAATACAATCAATTTAAAAATTTAGTATTTCTCAATAAGAATACTTATAGCTCGTTTATCCAAGCTTATAAATTAGAACTCTATTATAGTAAATTCACTGATAGTATAGATGTAAAAGGTATAGGGGAGTTGTCCATCGTAAAGCATCAAAACTTTATGGTAGATTTCCTATGCTATCTCTTCAATATTTTAGAAACTACTTCTTTGAATAATACTATAATAATTTTAAAAGAGTTTCTAGAAAGCTACCGAAATGGTGAACTTGAGCTAGGGTATTATCGAGAATTCAATAATAGATCGGAGTTCTGTACCAGATACAAGATAGGTGGTCAAAACATGTATATTCAAGATATTGGTATGCAAGACTCAGAAGTTTCTTCGTCTTATGTATTAAATAAATTGGATATCTCATACAACTATCTTTTATTATCAGAAGTGCTGAGAATATTATTGTCATGGTATTTATAAGGAGCTATTATGATTAAACGAAATATTGATATAGATGGAACCGTTAAAGAAGTTCCATCTATTCTGAAACCAATATATAAACTATTTGGAATTGGTACTCTAAGTGCTAAATTCTATGTAGATATTTGGAATCCAGAAACTAATGAGACATGTGTTGATATTTATATCAAATTCAATAGAAAGAGAGTTGAAGATATCACAGAAATGGAATCTGAAATTCTTTCTATTGTGCAAGATGCTTGTCTTATTCATAATATCCCTGAAGCAGATCTAATAGCTCCTAAACTTACTTATGCTATAGCACATCCTATGGCTCTAGCTATGGTGGATGATGCTTTCTTGGAATCAGACATGTTCATCGAAAAGTATTATACTTATACCGTCGATGAAGATGGATTATATTTTAAAAGAAGATAAGATATAGGAGTACCCAATATTGGGTACTCCATATTCTTTCGTTAAAAGTAAAGGATGGTAGTCAAAATGATTGAAACTAGTATCAATATTAATTCTAATGCGGTAGCTGTTAGACATAATACTTTTGAAAGATTTATGAATTTAATGAATTCATTACCTAAGAAAGTATCCGAAGCGGCTACTTTTAATAATACAAATGGTTCATTCATAAAATTATATCATAATCAAAAGAGCAATTCTATTGATGTATTTTATGGTGGTACAACTCATATAGGTACATTTACAGAACCAATGAAATTTGGTAAAATATCGACTGGATTTAATGGTCATAATGTATTGGACTTCTATTTTGACTTTTCTGTATCTATTTCAATTAAAGAAGATGGTAGTTATTATTATAACGATCATTCTGGATTCTTTAATTTGATGAATAATCTTTTAGAAGATAATATCTTTAAAATCAAAGAGGTATAAATATTATGATTATTAAAGCAAGAGAGATTTCGATAGAAATAAAAGAAGAATCTATTAAGAAATTTAATAAATGGAAATCCGATCTTAATCGAACATTGGCTTCAGCAGATGTAGTTTATGAGACAGATACATACGAAGTCAGAGCTTATTTCTGTGCAGAGTTTGACAGAGTTTATATCTATTCTAAAGATAAGAATTCCAACTCTACCGAAATTTCTAATTTCATAGGAATAGATGATCCAAAGAAATTTAAAGCAGGAGACTATTATGTATTACCTATCAAATTCTCTGAAGAAACTTTGATATGGGCTCAAGGTAGTAGTATTATCTTTACAGACTATCGTAAATGTATTGAAGTGTTAAAAAGAGTCACTGGAATTGAAATTAATGTAGGTTTCGGTGGTGAAGATTTCCCGATTTAGTTATTTAAGGAGAGTATCGCTATGATGATTCCAGCAGTTTATAGATTCGAAGTTACTTTAGATAAAGATCAAATTGAAAGATACAACAGATGGAGATCTAATCTCCCACATACACCAGAGCGTTCTATTGTCAATTGGGTTTCTCGTCCATTTGGTGATGACGCTATGATGAGAAGTTATTATGACCAAGAGTCTAATACAGTTGTTGTATACACAGGCAATGAAGTAATTAATGAAGTTAATGAATACCTAATTCTTGGAGAACCTATCTTAAGAAACGATGGTGATTTAGCCGATATGATGATCACTTCATCTGATCGTATTCTAATTCTATCTGTATTGAAAAAGACAGTTTATGATGGTATGAATTCCCATCTTAAAATGTTAAATATCATCTTAGGTACAGATTTTGAAACTTCGGATGATAATCCAGTATTTTAAGAGAACAATAGAGAGTAGCCAATATTGGCTACTCTCATCTTCTTTTATTTTTTACATAATTTGGTTATCATTATTTAGATATTGGATAGTAGAAGTGTATCTATTATCTTTTGGAGCTCTATTTCTTTCAGTTTCCATACGTTCTCTATCTAAGTTAGTATTGACTGCAATAACGTGATTCATTACCATAATATTTATTCTATTGGCAATCACATCATATACAGATTCTTCTTTATATTTGATAGAAAGCTTTTTAAATAAAGTAGGAGAAATTCTAGCAGATACTAAATCTACAATTTTATTTCTAATTTTAGTTTCAGCATCCGGAGATATTTGATTTAATCCATCATAAGATGAATAAACTAAATATTCTTCAAGACATTCACTTATGAAGTTATCTAATTCCATTCTAACTTCATTAACTTCAATTCCCATATAGAAAGTTTCTTCTTTAAAAGCTTGCTTTTCTCTCATATCATATAAGAAAGTAATTATAATAAGAGAAGCTTCCAAAGCCCCAATAATAATATACTCTCTAGAAAAGAAAGCTAAGATAGCTAATAGAATAGAAACCATAATCAAATGGTCTCTAATAAACTTTCCTGTATTATTTACTTTAGATTTAATACTATAAGCAGTATCTTGTTTCCAATATGTAATAGCTCTATTTAGACTAACTAAGTCATACTTAGTATAAGTTGATAAAATTCTATTTATAAAATTCTTCATTTGTATCCTCCAAATTAATTATAATATTCAAATTAATATTGTGTAGAAAATGTAATAATTATCTACGTTCCCAGAAGTGGAATTTGTAATAGTTTGATTTTTCAATGATATATTATAATAGTGAAAGAGATATAAATTGTATCTCAAAATGTATTTTATTTTAGGAGGTTTCATTATGGGAAAATTTGTATTAGCTGCTTTGTATCTATTTTCATTGGGTATCGTTGGATATGTATATAGAAAAGAAAATGAAAATAAAAAAATTCAAAAAGACATTGACGATATGCGTCGTCGCTTTAATCTCTAATTTTCTACGATCCCAATCCAAATTATTATTTTATTAAATTAAAAAGAGGTATTTGAAAATGAAAAAATCTATGTTATTAAAAGTTTTGACTTGTGTTGGTTCTTGGGTTCTTTTAGTTGTTGCTTATAAACAAGCTGATAAAGCTGCCAAGTTAGCAGCAGATACTACTATAGATCTCATAACAGAATACAAGCAAAATAAAAAGTAAGTAAAATATGGGATGCTCAATATTGAGCATCCCTATATCTTCTTTTATTTTTTGCTATTTTACTACGTTCCGAAATAATGATTATTAAGCTCACTCCATTGTACGATATTGTCTCGTAATTCAAGCAACTTCATTATTTTTTCTTCGTTTCCGTTTTGATCATAGAGATCGTTCTTGAGCATATAGTAGATTTTATCAGCAATAGGTTTACTGATACCATATTTATATCTATCTAATAGCTCCCACCATTTACCAAATCCTAAATAAGATGGAACTTTGAAATTATCCAATCTATCATGATAAATATCATGACATGTTTTACAAAGCATTACCACATTTACTCGATGAGCTTCATGTTCCATTCGAATCATCTCAGCTAAATCAAAAGAAGTAAGAGTACCATATGTATTTAGAGTATGCTCACAGATAATGTAAGCAATATCAAAGATAGTTAATACATGATGATGCATCTCTAAACTAGCAACTTCTTTTTCTCCAGTTACTGTGATATGTGGATGTAATTGACATCGGTCCAAACCTAAATCAAAAATTAGGTGTGCTTTATAGTGCTTATAGAAGGCACTAGAGCGGAACCGACTAATTGCGGAGTATAGGAATTTACGATATAAATCCACATCCATCAAAGTCTCTTTAGATTGAGAAAAATCAATCTCATAAGGAGAATTTGGTGAACAGAGTTTTGGATTAAAATCATCGTACGTGAAAATCCCAGGGAACTCCTCTTTAGGGTTAATGAATTCTTGGTGTTGCATTTAGCAAGCCTCCTATAATGATTAAATTGGTAGGGTTTAGGGATTATCTATATGTTATACTGGAAAAAACGAGGAGCTTATACATACTAATAATCATTATATAAAGAAAGGAGTCAACATTGTGGCAAATTATAAAATAAGTAAGACATATTCGAACAATCCATTCGTTGATGAGTTACTTTATTATGTAAAACAATTAGCTTTCGGTGCCGTAATTAAGAATGAGCAAGAAGCAGATAACAATGAAACAGAAGATTCATTGATACAAGCTGATATGCTTATTATGAGTACCGAAGGTAATGTACCATATGAAATTTGCGAATTTAGTAAAGATCAAATGTTGAAAGTTGGAGTAGATCCAGAACTTGCTAACTTTATCATTACTAGAAGAACAAATCGTACAGAAAATAGAGCATATAGCTACGATGATATACCAGAAGGTTTAAAAGAACCTTTACGTCAGTTGTATATGAAAGATTATATCAATACATATACAGAATTGAACGATTATTATCGTACTATTTGTGGTTTGCCTAAGATTGGTGATTATGGTATCCCTCTTAGAGACTATGAATACCTATTACCTGATGGAAACTTATGGAATGCTACTTATGTGCATGAAATAGGAGCATCTGGTGCTAAATTACTTAACTCTTATGGTATTTTAGAACAAATCAAAACAGACTATCCACAAGCGGACTATCTTAACTATATTGAATGTGGTATTACTCCATATTCTGCTCGTAAAGCATATGGATTCCAACTGTTGTATACACCTACAATCGAAGAAGAAAATATTGCTGAGCAATTTAGATATAATTATGAACAAAACCGTATCTATGTAAGATATGCTATTTATTCTGAAGCATTCAAATACAATTCAGACTTCTACTGTAACTTTATCTGTCTATTAATTCTATTATTGACAATGACAGAGATGTTATCTAAGATTCAAGAGAATATCCTTAAATATGAATTACTAGATAGACCATGTGTAGAAGCAATCTTTGAAAAGTTTGGTATGGAATACTACAAATCTATTCCACTTAAATACCAAAAACGTATTGCTAAGAATTTGAATAAATTAATTCATAATAAATCCTCTGCAAGAGGTATGTTTGATATTGTAAATCTATTTGGTGTAGAAAATCTTACTATCTTTAGATACTTTATCCTTCGAGATAGACAACTAGATCGTTGGGGTAACTTCGTATATGAAGAAATGGTAACTAAAGATTCTCGTTGGAATGATATGCTATTAGAAACCAATGTAGAACGTAAGATAAATGATCTTACTATTCCATATCCATTTGAAAACTTCCTTGAAAAAGGTAATGTAATGGATGTATGGTTTAAGCGAGATAATAAATGGGTTAAAGCTACTCGCGGTACTGACTACGATGTAAATAACTATGACCATTTAGAAATCAAACCAAATGGTTTAGGTAATGGTGCTACTGATATTAGATACAACTTCTATTATGATGATAGAACCAAAGGTGGCAATAATAAAGTAGATACAGATAATTCATTATTCATGAAATTAGATGTAGCTAAGATGAGCCATAATAAGTTCAAATTTACCCCACCTACACCTAACTATATCTCCAGAGGTAATGATTTAATAGTATTCTTAGCTGGTGAACCATTACAAAAAGATGCTTATGATATAGATATCAAAACGAATACAATTACTATCAAACCAACTTATGGTGGTACTACAGATAGAGAAGTATTTGTACTATATCTCTATAATAATTACTCTAATACTAAATTCTCTAGAGTTGATGTATTATCTGAAGATTATGATAGAAAGATATTTAAAGTACCTGAACCATTTACCAACTACTGTGCAAATGGTAATGGTTTCTTCCTAACTCATAACGGCACTTTTATATCTCCTAGTAGATATACGTTCATCGATACGAATACTATTCAATTAAATGATACCGATGCGGTACAATACGGTGTTAATCTTACATTCAACTTCATTTATGCTGAAGCTGCAGTATATTCTGATATTACATTAAAAACTCATGTAGAAGTTCTTGAGCATAATGAAGATAGACAAATTGAATTTAAACTTCACCCACCTATAGAAAACTATTTCCGTACTGGATATAAAGTATTCGTTAAGATCAATGATAAATGGTTAGAGCAAGATTGGTATCAAGCTTATAATAATACTTTATCATTCAATTCTAGAGCTATTGGTGCTAGAAAGACAGATAAAGTAGAAGTTATTTACAGATATGGTCCAGCTGGTATTGAAGCTACTAATATTTCTATGAGTAATCAACGATTAGAAGTTGGTGCTAAAGATCAAACTGTATATCCTAATCTTAAATTCCCAGTTGATGGGTTTACTGCTAAGAATGGTAAAGTAATTGTTGATGTATATGGTAAGTTCCTAGAACCTGATCAATATACTATCAATGATCAAACAGCTACTCTTACTATTAAAGATAAAAACCTCATTACAGACGTTGGCACTACTATTAATATCTCATATCTTTATGGTATTGAATCTTCTGAAGCTATTAAAGTTACAGAAGAATTAATTGAAGTATCTAGTGATGGTCAAACTGACTTTGGTATCAATGTACCATTCTCACCTTACTTTGCAACTCTACAAGGTGCTATGGTTTCTCATAGAACTCGTATTGTAAATCCTAATAATATTAAATTTACAGATACAAGTGTTTCTATTAAAGGTAGAAACTTTAAGAAAGGTGAAACTTTCTCCATTATCTATTTCTTCAATAATAAGTATTTGCTCAATGCAGCTAATAGAGTTATTATTGAGAATAAAACTATTACTACAGAAGATGCTGTTGATAATGATTTACAAATCAAGATTCCAGTTCCGTTTGAAAACTTCATTCAAAATAACTGGAAATGGTATGTAAGTTCTAACGGTGTAGTTATAGATCCAAGTTTATATGAAATAGTAAATGGCAACTTATCATTCAAAAACCCTAATGACGTATTGAAGTATCCTAATCTTACATTTACATTCATTTATCTAGATGATCCTTATTATATCTTTGAATCTTCTGAAGAAGATGTAGATAAGAACTTCGATTTGAAATTCGTTGGTGTTCCTCTAGATAGAGAATACTTCGTAGATGACATTATGGCTAAGTCTAATATTAAACCTTATGACTTAATGACATCAGAAGATGTATTCTGGGATGGTGTAGGTGCTGAAGATGATTTAGTTACAGCACATGAAAAAGTTAAACATCAAATTCTTAAGAAGAAGTTTAACTATGCTCGTACTAAATACTTCGCTATTAACTACTTGATGGATATTGCAGATATGTCATTCCAAATAGCTTATTTCTATAACCTATTATTCGATGATTTCCCTGCAGAAGAAGACTTAACTGTTGCTCTTCCTAATATTTCTACAGCAAAAGAATTTAAGATTGGTCATGTATTCTCTTATCTTACAGCTTTGGCTTATCTTGATCAAGATACAGAAGATAAGATTATGGATACTCCATCTAAGATCATGTATATCAAAGGCTTTAATATGCACGCCGATTTACCTGCTCTTAAGAAAGAAATTCTTAAAGCTAGACAAACTTTAGATATGTATCCAGTATGGGATTTCTTTATTCCAGAGAAACGATTAAAATCTATAGAAGAGTTTACTACTCAATACAAAACCAATAAAAAGGTTTATGATACAATCACTTATGGTATGGGTCATGCTACTAAGTATAGATATTATAAGATCTGGAAAGATCTATATGATTCTATGATGATTACTGAGTTCAATCTTACTTACTTCAAGAAATCTGATGGGCATACTGCTACAACATTTACTGATTTCTTAAAAGATAAAGATACTGTTCTTTATAATAGCATCAAACGTATTGCTTCTATTACAGACAGAAGTACTCGTAAAGAAAAGATTGCAGAAACTGTATCTAACGTAGCATATCTATTAGAAAACTACTTTGGTGGTTATGAATTCCATCATATCTTCGATAGATTCCCTGGTGCATCTGAAACTTCATTGATGGATTATGCTTTTACTATCATAAACTTCTTTAAATCTTATAAGATTTCTATGATTTCTAAAGGTGACTTCATTCAATTTAGTAATAATGACCCTCGGATTAACTTTATCCGTCCTATAGACGATATCGAAATAACTGTAAACCTCAATAAGGTTGAGTATTTTGATATCGATATGAATGTGACTTATGAATCTGCTATCCATACTTCTAAGTATGAAAAGATTCCTATCTATGATAGATTGACTATCAAATCTACTAGTACAAATACAGATCCTAAGTTTGATCAAGAGTTCGTTGTTCATATTCAACAAACACAAAATCAAACTATTAGAGTCCTTCATAATGGAGAATATTATACTGAAGACTTCTTTGCTAAATACGGTGATGAATTTGAAGTAGAAATTATTCCAGATGATGGTTATAAAGCAGGTTATCCTTCTTATAATAAAGGTATTGTAGTAAAAGACCTTACTATTACAGCAACTCCTGCTGTTTCTACTAACTATCGTGTAGTTATTAGACCACCACATCATACTACAATTACAGTATATGAATTCGATCCAGAAAATCCTGATAATGTATTGGCTACTCATACCGAAACATTTGAAGTTAAAGCTGGTACTAGAATTGCTGTAGATGTAGAAAGTGATTTTGGTTGGACTCCTGGTGTAGCTAATATTACTTCTGGTATTATTAACCATTATACTATCATCACTGCTAGTGAACCAATTAGACAAACTTCTAAGTTTACTATTGGTCACGTTCCAGCACACCAAAAGATTGAACTTAAAGTCTTTGACGATGATGGTATCGGTTATCAAGTATATACTGTAAACGGTAATGATAGTACAGATGGTAAAGGTGTAGATAATAAATACTTTAATATTCCTACATTTGTTGGTGTTAAGTATGAAGCTAAGATAACTTCTGATTGGGGTTATGATCCATCTCCATTGAAATACAACCTTCCTAAAAAGGATATGTTTAGAAGTGACAATGTTGTATTCGATTTAGAAGATTCTAAGCTTACTCAATTTACATTCACTATAGATAAATTCGAAGACCAAACCATCTCTGTTGTAGTTGATGGTGTAACTCATACTGAAACTTTCAAAGTTCCATATCTAACTGATTATGAAGTAAATATTGAAGGTAAAGGTAATCATGTACAAGGTAAGTTACTAGTATATGATAAAGATGGTATTCGTGTTCCATCTACAGGTGTTGTAAATGGTGATATGAGAGCTACAGCAACAGCTTCTAGAATTGCTAGAGATTTCAATATCAAAGTAATTCAATCTGATAAACAACAAATCACTGTTCGTTATGATGGAACTGATCATACAACTTCATTTGTAGCTAAAGAAGGTAGACAATACTCTGCTACTATTGTAAGTATGGATCCTAATTATGATGCTGGTGAAATTTACAATAAAGAAGGCATTGTTCGAGGCGATACTGTAATCTATGCAACTCCAGCTACTACTAAAGTATGCAGAGTTAATATAGAACAAGATGATCACCAAACTATTGTGGTTACATTGAATGGTAAAGAATATACTGAATCATTTGATGCTCACTATGGTGATTTAATTACAGTAGCTGTAAAACCAGATAATGGATTTATAGCTGGTGCTCCTAGCACTACAATGGAACGATTAACTTCTCCTAGTATAAATATCGAAGCTGCTATGCCTACTAGAAAGAAATTACAAATCCATGTTCGTAATCCATGGCCTACACGTCAAACTATGAACGTTAATTTGAATGGTATCGATTATCCTATTACTCAAGCTGATCAAATTATTCAAGCTAACTTTGGTGATGTGTATCTAATTACTAATAGCGATACTTTTGGTTACTACCATGCTAATTATACAGTAAACGATGATATTGTTCAAACAGATACAATCGGTTATTCTGGTACAGTTACTTATAATATCGACGTTACTGCAGAAAAACCTAGAGCTAAGTTGTTTAATGCTACTATAACAGATAGAAAATATCAACACGTTAAAGTTAAATTCTATGATGAAGATACTGGTGCATTGATTAAAACTGTCGATGGTACAACAACAGATCAAATACCATATGGTAGTAGATATGAAGTTGAAATATCTGTAAAAGATAATCCTGGATTTGAAGTACGTACTGGTTTCTTACCAGAATATACTGGTAGATTTGAAGGTAACAAAGAATTTAAACCTACTCCAGCCGCTAGGGTAACAACTACATTCACAGTTGGTCTTTCTAGATGGGTAGAAAATAGTCAACATATCCTATACGGTTCTGGTGGTAGATGGCAAGGACGGGATAAATACTTCGGTCCTTTAATTGACGCATGGTTTGAAGATGAACTTCGATTTGTTTCAGATAATATCAACCCACCTAAATTAGCTGGTTTCGACTTAGTCGGGATTAATAATTTAGGAGATCAGCGTAAAGTAATGGCTGGTGAAGGTAAATGGGATCAAACTAAATCTATAAGTTTTGAAGTCAATATAAATGGTAAATGGAAATCAATTGCTAACTATATTAGCAAAGATAATTTATTTAATGAATTCCAAGATACATTCATAGCATTATGGGGTACTCAAATTCCTAGAGAATTTGGTCCTGATTCTGGTGCTATGGTTATTGATGCTGACTTACGTATTATAGAAAAAGATCTTGAAGCCAATGTTCCAGCTGCAACTAACCACAAGAAATATCAATTACGCTTCTTAGCTTCAGATAATGATTATTAAGGAAGGAAAGGTTATGGAAAAAGAACTAATCTTAAATGACAAGATTAAAAGAGAAAATGACAAGTATAAAATCTTAGATGGTCATCGTCTCAAAACTAAAATTACAGCATATTATACAGACACTGGTGAAGAAATCTTTACTCGTCATAATATGCTTACTATTGCTGGTGGTGCTTTCTTAGCAAGAGCATTATTTGATATTAATAACGTGGAAATTACTCCTAGTTATAATACGGCTCTTAACTTAGATGGTACTATCAATACTACAACTACTACAGAAAAGAATAGAGTTTATTTATTCTGTGTAGGTAAAGGTGGTTGTGGTAGAGAAAACTCTCAAGTATATGCAGAAAAATATGCTTCTTGGATCACTCCAGAAAATATTGTGCCATTACAATACTTGACAGCAGGTGAATCTCTTAACGAATATGAAAAGAAAGTTTATTTTGGTAAGAAGACAGGTACAACTGCTACTTCTTATTACTTTAAACGATTCGATTCAGATCCTCGTATGATTCAACAATTAACTGACGGTACACCTATCGATGGTTCTATTTACGATATGGTAACTACACAAGATGCTGAAACAATTGTAACTATGCAGTTATCTATTTCTAAATCTGACTGTCGTGATTATTTCATTAATACAACAGGTCTTAATGATGCTCGTATTAATCAAATCTCTTTGTGTACAGCTTGGTTAAAAACAGACGATCGTGGTAATAAAGTATATCAAGATATTCGCCCTGCTACTATCTTGAACTTCCCTAATGAACCATTGATCGATACAGAAAAAGCAATTACTATTTCTTATTCTGTATATTTCTAGTAAAATAATTAATTTTAATACACCTATATACACTTTATTGATGCAGGGAGAGTAAACCCTCTACTCAGTCACCCTGTATCCAACTACGATTCTTCATGGTTTGCCGTGAAGTTTCCACACAAATTCCTTTACAAAGAGCTTTAACAGCAATTTTTTAACAATCGTAATAAGCTCTGGTTAGACATTACTTTCGCTCCTGGAATGTAATTTCGACATGGTAAACCAGGATATCTTATAGATATCCTGGGATATCAAACAAAATTTGTATTCATTCATTTTTAGAAAAGCACGAACAGCAATTAATATAATTTTAGAATATATGTGCTTTGGTTTTCTTTCATGGGTAATAAGAAGATCTCCATTAAGAGATCTTCGTTACCTCTTACTACCTTTCAATTGACTCTCTAGGTGTGGTCAATCGAAATTGATTTGTGTCTAATTAGCTCTAACAGCATTTAAAAATATTTATGGTATGTATCTTTACTTTAGTAAACTCCTATTGTTCATATAGGTCTCCACGTCAGTTTACTATACATATTCTCTTATATCTGAGCTAAGAATAGATTTTTAAAAATTATATTTTAAATTAGGAAAGGATGATTCTAATGGAAAAACTCCGTGTTAGAAGATTTGCAGAAGAGCATGAAGATCTTTTCAAACAAATGGGAGATATTACACAAAATATTAAAGGCTATCGTTCTGAAAAATCCACTGGTATATTTAGAGCCATCGGAGAATTAGCTAATGAATTTATTCTGGCTGCTACTTTAAAAAGAGTATTAGAAGCAGATAAAGAAATTGGTTTACGTTGGTTACTATTTATTCGAGACCATACAAGTGGTTATGGTTTAGGTGAACGGTATGTATTCAGATATATGCTTAGATGGATGGCTCAAGATGCTAATAAAAGATATATCAATTTTAAACTCTTAAAGCTTATTGTCAATAAGTATGGTAGATGGGATGATATCTTTGTACTACTAGGTACAGATTATCAAGACATGATGTTTACCATAATTAATGAGACTTTAGAAAGAGATAAAGAATTGGTAGCTAATGGTAAATACCCTTCTAAATTGGCTAAATGGCTACCATCTGTAAACTCTAAGAAACAATCTGGAAAAGATTTTGTTAAAGCTTTCTGTAAATATAATAAGATGAAAGCAAAAGATTATAGAAAGATGCTTTCTTATCTTCGTGCTAAACTTGATCTATTAGAAACACATCTTACTAAAAAGAATTTCGACGGGATCTATTATACTAATTATCCTAATACTTCTTTGAGTATTCATGATAAATTATTATTAAAAGCAGATCCTGATAGATATAAACTATTTAAACGTAATCGTTTCTTGAAATATCGTCCTCATAAACACGATCCTATCGATTTGGCTAGATATTTCGATAGACGAATTAAGAATATATTTGTAGACGATAAAGAAGTAGAAAACTACTTTAACTCTTGGAAGTTAGGTAGAAGAGTAGATGACTCTTTCCAACGTGTACCACATTTTGATATATGGACTGAGAAAGAAAATAAATACATTGTAAAATGTATCAATAGTCTCCTTTATACCAATACTAAAAGAGTCAACCAAAATATTCGCTTCAAATGGAGTATAAGAAATAACGAACTCAGAAATAATTTCCCTAAAATAGTATCATACGAAGATACCAATACTATTCATATCATTGGTTATCATAGATCCATGTTTAAAACAGACGGATTCTTTGACTTCTATAGTGAAAACTTCTTGAGTCCAAAAGAGTTATTTATAACTATCTTAAGCGAAGACGTTTACAATATTTAATGTAACCACACCATATGGTGTGGTATTATGACATTCATCATTAATCACCCTTATCATTCTATTAATTACCTCCCAAACTAAATTAATTATCTTATTATATGAATAAACGGAATACCTAGAGGTTTTATAGAGATCGACTCTAGTGGATTGCTTTGTTTCAGTGCATTTTAAGATGTGATAAGTTGATGGATGGATGTCATACTACTATACCATATGGATAATGATAACGGAGTACCCAATATTGGGTACTCCATATCTTTCCGCCAAATTTATATGGGTTTACATATAAGTAATTATTCAAAAAGGAGGACTAACATGGCTTCTGATAATCGTAGAGCTAAAGTAATAACAGATCTTAAAGATCTAGAATATTTATTTAGTATAACTCAAAAGCAAACTGAATCTTTATCATTCATGATGGAAACATTCGGTGTATTTGATGGTAAAGCTAGATTCCATACATATGATATTATTGACGTTCCTCCTGGGACATACGGACCAGAGGGAAATAAAAATACAAATAGTTTCAGAACTACTGTAGGTAGATGGGTATTTAATAAGTGCTTTATCGAACAAGATCTATTTGATTTATTCCATTATATCAATAAACCAGTAAATGATAAAATCTTTGATTATATCAATGATACTCTCTCTAGTGCTTTACTAGAAGATAAGATTGATTTACAGGTTCTTAAAAACTATCTTATCCGTACTCAAAAATTCCAACCTTATTCCAATATTCTAAGTGCTGGGTTTAGCGATAAGATGCTTATGATGGGTAAATTCTTACGTCCATATAAAGAAAAGCTTCTTAAACAATATGAAAAGGATTTACAAGATCCAGATAAGAAACTCTATGCTATTTCTAAGATCGAAAAAGAGTTATTAGATATAGCTAAGAAAGAATTAGGTCTAGATCCATCTATGGATTTATATGACTCTGGTGCTAAGGGTAAATTTGGTAACAACTTTAAGAATATCTTTGTTCTTAAAGGTGCATCTAAAGACCCTGACCCATCTAAGGGTTATAATATTATCACATCTAACTACGCTGAAGGTACTAGTAGAGAAGACTATGTTAATATGGCTAAGTCTATGACAGAAGGTCCATATAAACGTGGTGTTAAAACACAAGTTGGTGGTTATTGGGAAAAACTATTCCTCAGAGCATTCCAACATCTTACTCTAGGACCAGCTGGTTCTGATTGTGGTACTAAACGTACTATTACAATTACTATTGATAAGAAGATCGCTAGTATGGTTATGTATTGCTATGTGGTTGAAGGAAATAAGCTAGTAGAACTCACTTCTGATAATATCAATAACTACATTGGTAAGACAGTTAAGATGAGATTCTCTTCTTTATGTGAATATAAAGAAAAGGGTAAGATTTGTAATGTCTGTGCTGGCAACTTCTTCTATCGTGCTGGATTTAAGAACGTTGGTGTAGCATTACCTCAACTTGCATCTCGTATTAAAAATATTGCCATGAAAGCATTCCATGATAGTACTATTAAACTACATGAAATTGATGTGGCTAAAGCATTTGGTTTTAAGAAATAGGTGATTATAATGAAAGTCGATCTTATGATTACATTAGAAGATAATGTATATACTGTTCCACCTAATTATAAGACCCTAACACGCAATCGTATCGTTAACGTTTATATGGATAAAGAAGAACTTAAAATAGACCAAGATTACAAAATGTTAGGTCCTAGAACTGTCCATATCCTTAGAGATACGACACATAAACCACGAATAAGTGCTAAGATTAAAGATATTAGAATACCAATAAATGTATAAAAGTGGAGTGGGGAATATTCCCCACTCCCATATCTTTTGCAAAAATTAAAAATTTTACTTGTATATTATAATAGTGAAAGAGTTATGTATTTATTAACTCAATTTAAATTTATATCAAAGGAGGTCAAATGGAAACAGAAAAGTCGTATCTAAACGATATGATTGACGATGCTGTCACCTGGAAAGGTAGCTATGGTGAATTAAAAGCATTCACCAAAAATGATATTCCTGGAATATTATATCTAGACAAACCAAGTTCAAGATATTACCAAGAATATCGAACATTCATCGTACCTGATGCTGAATTAGAAGGAGCTGAAACCTATAAGGTTGAAGTTAAGTTTAACAAATCATTTAATCAGGAAGATGCATCCAATAAAGTAGAGCATGTTTATTTTATTGGATTCAGTTATGAAGAAATTGAAGAAAACATTTTCATTCTTGGAAATGTAGAAACCTTCAAAGTTCTTCGTAAATTTAATTCAATTTATGATGCAGTAAAAAACACCATAAAATTAAAACCTACTAAGAAAAAGAAAAAATTTGCAGCGTTTATAGTAGGTTTGATATCTGTTATAGTATTAGCATTAATTGGTGCTCTAATCTATAATACTATTGTGACTACTTCTAAAGTAGAGCAGCAATATCAACAGATACAACAGTTACAGCAGAAAATCGACGATCAAGGAGAGGTTATAAAACAATACCAATCTCATGAAGTCGAGGAATTGGTTAAGAAAAGCAAGCAACTTGAACAGCAAGTTGCTAATAAAAAGAAATAAGGAGAATGAATATGTGTACAGAAGCTATTATTGAAAACGTAACCCTTAAAAAAGAAGAAGCTAAGAAAGCAATCTTGGCTAAGTTTGCTATGGATGAAGAAACAGCACAGTTGGCTGTCGACTCCGCTCCACTAGAATTACTAAATGACTTGGATAAGTTTATCCTAGTCTTGGAAAACTTTATTATTGACAGACAAACTGCGTTGTTGTTACGTATGCAACGTGTATAATTAAAATAAATATATTTGGAGGATAATAATGAATACAGTAGAAGAAATGAAACAGTTTATGATGGAATGTGGTTCTGATGAAGAAACTGCATCTTTGCTAGCTAATAGTTATAGTGAAGAAGAAATTAAAAAATGTAACTCTTTTAACGAGGATTTATTATCCTTCATGGCTAAAAGGGAATCTAAGTTAATGAAAAGTGTATTGAAATAAGGGGTTTAAAAATGAATGCTCGTGAATTAGAATTGGGAGAATGGATAATTGGTAAGTTTGGTGTTGATGCTAATACTGCATGTATACTAGCATGTAGTTATGATTCAGACGAGTTAGAAAATATGGAAGCTATAAAATCCGAATTATCATCATGGGAAAGAACCAATGAGATGTTTATCGGATTGGGAATTTTTAAAAAGATATGAGATACGATACAAGAAAACAACGAAGGTATATGCTTTGGGGTGGTCATCCGTTGGAGCGTGTACGGGAAGTTTGTAAAAATAAACAATCTGTAATTAATCGTGTAGATTTTAATTTTAGTAAAAAGGAGAAAGATGAAATGGATAGAAAGTATTTGATGAGTCTGCAAGACTCTATTGAAAAAGAATTACGTAAAATTGAAGAAAAGCACATTAGAGTGCTTTTCGAGGATGCTAAAAATTTAGTATCCGCAGCATACCTATTAGAATTAGGTAACGATTTTAGGAAAAACTTCCTCAAGATCGTTTCCATCGGAGCAGTGTTAGAATCTAAATTCTATACACCTGAATCTGAAATAAGAAATATTGAGAGGTATAATATGCTTCTCATTGATGAAACAATAGGTTTAGCTGATTCTTACGTTGATGACGAAGAGATTATTATTAGGAGAAAAAAGAATGGTAAAACTAATTGGTAAGGAAAATATACAAGATATAAAATTACATTTAAAAATAGAATTGGAAAAGATGCGTCAGAATTATATTCCTGGTGCTCTAGTAGTTCCAAAAGGAACTGAAATCAAGAATCTAGATACCGTAAATATGGTTGTAACTGCAGAGGATATTAGCTTCTTCACACTAGGATTACATATCTGTGAGACCATTGAAAGAATAATCGATGGTGACTATGATACTAAGACAATATTATACTTACTGGATGGTGAAAATGATCTAGCTTACTATCTGAAAGGTAGCTTTAAATCCTATACTCAACAGCCAGCTCCAGGGGTAGAAATCCCAGATCTATATTTCTTGAAAACTACACATTTGATGTGTAGCATAATTCGAGATAATCTTGAAATCAAAGTAAATATAAAATAAGAAAAAGATATACCGTACCCAATATTGGGTACGGTAATTTCTCTTTTATTTTTTATACATCTATGTGCATTCTTACCCGATAGGTCTTTCCTACACTTTCGTAAACTTGTTGTAATGGTCTATACAAAGGACTCCTCAAATAAAATTCTTTATATATATCACCATATTCATTAAAGTTTCTATTTGGTTCGTGGTCTAGTATTTTATACCATGTGCCATCTATAAGGATTTCATATGTGCAAGTTTTAAATAAACCATATACATTATCACCACCCCAGAAGGCTAACCACATTCTAGCTATACCTCTTCTCACATTGAGATGGAAAGCATCCATGATATACCATTTACTAAAATCACCAAATAGTGGATCGTTTGAATTTGGATTCCATGATTTTATAATATTTACACCATGTGTACCGCCATTTTCTCCTACAAGCATAGTAAATTCATAATCTGTACAAATTTTAGCTGTAGCAGAAATAGTAGTATCATTATCAAATGTACCTTTTAATGATTTATTGAAATCATATTGCCACCAGATATCTGGAGTAGCTACTATTTCATAAGTAGTCCCAACTGTAGTTGTAAATGAATTTGTATGTTTAATGGTTCTACCATTCTCGATAGTATTTACAAAATATTTACCATGCTCAGCTGGTTGCATAGTAATTGTAATTAGCATTCTTGTAGCATCAGTAGCGTAGATAGTATTACCATCTTTAGATATTCTACCGCTAGTTACATTTAACTTACCAGCATTATAATTAGCTTCTGGTGTAATAGATACTTCAAATCTACTATTAACTTGAACTAAAGCATCTTCAGTATATTCTTTAAAAGCAGATCCATCTTCATTCCACACTTTAACTTTAATAGTTTGATGTGGTTTTTGAGAAATCTTCAATTTAACATACTGAATTTTAGCATCATCTACTGTCACTATAGCATCTATATCAAATTTACCATTAGAAACCATAGATTCACCATAAACATTCTTCACATGAATATTACCAGCAACCCAACCAGGTTCTGCTTTAGATTCAATAGTATATCTAATACCAGGTTCAGATCTAAACGTATTGGTGTTATCCGAAGTATTATTAGAGTTATCAGTCGTATATACATGAATAGTTTGATGAGGTTTATTATTGACAGTTACTTCAATTATATTAGGATCAAAGTCACTTTTTAATACAGGAGGAGTAGCATAAATCATATTAGTATTCTTTTGAATAACAGGAATACTGGTAATATTCAAAATACCTGGATCGTATTTACGTTTCCATGGTACATGAACAATGAAATCTGCTCTATCTCCAGGATATGCAAAGTAAGAATCCAAAGGCAAATATTCACTACCTTGTTTCTTAGTAAGAATAACTTGATCTTTACCAAAAGGTTCATCGATGATAATAGCACAACGTGCCATATCTTCTTTACTCAATAAAGAAATCGTTACGTCTTCTACTAATACACCACCCGTTAATGAAAGCATATATTTAGAAGAGTTTTCTCCTTCTAAAGATACAGTAAAAGCTGTACCTTTAGGAGCGGAGAAAGTAGAAGTATGTGTAGTGAAACCATTTCGATATGTAATTACTTTAACGGTAACCCCAGGTTTGCTTTGAATAGTTACTGTATAATTTGGAACAGCGACACCACCGATACCACGTTCAGTATCTGTTCTTAAAACTATTTCAGCTTGATTGATAAGTTGTTCATAGTAGCTATAGAATACTTCTATAAGCTGAAGCTTTCTATTGTTATTATCCATATTATTCACCTATCTTTCTAGCATCATCACAGTCTAAGATATATGTAGCACCTTCGATTGGTTTGATTATATTGTAATTAAGCTTACCAGGAACATATCCTTCATCAGCTATACTTACAGCTCTATATTCAACCAAGTTATTTTCTGTATCCATCTTAATAGTATATGGTAAAGTAACTTCTTTTTGAGTCTTTGTATTACCATCATATCTATATAAGTGGATAGTTTGGTGTTCATAGTTTTGACTATCAGTCATAATAATAGCTAATGGTCTATCAATTACAGTAACTTTATTAGTATCTGGATCGGTATCCGTAGTAATTGGATATCCGGTAGAACAAGATACAGTCAATTCTGTACATTGAGTCAAGATATCAGCATTATCATAAGTACCAACATTGATAGTTCTAACACCTTCAGGAATATAGATACCATTAATAAATAACTTACCAGGGTTTACTGCAAGAGGAGTAAGTTTAACAGAGATAGAAGTACCGATAGGAATATTTTCCATATCAGAATGAGTCTCTTCAGAGCCATCAATCAATGTAATTTCATAGAAAGCATCTAATGGATTATCGATATGGATATTTACCTTGGTTCCTTTAGGTTTATTCAAGTAAGAAGTATAATCAACTTGAGATAATGGGATAGGATAACTATTAGTAACCACAACTCTACGAAGAGTATTGATAGTCATATTATCAGGCACATTGAGTTTAGTATATAAACCTTCAGTTTCTGTAGTTAACTTGAATACTAGTTCATCACCATAGTTACACCAGAAGGAATTGATATGGGATTTATTAGTAGTCTTATTGAATACAGTAATCATACAACCATCTTTAGGTTGTAAATCAATATAAGCTTGGTTAGATCTATCACCAGCAGTTAATTTTTCTGCAGGATATAATACTTTGATTTCTGTATTTACATCAGCAGTACCTTCCCAAGTATTTAGAGATGGAGTAGAGTAGTCATAATCTACATCACATTCTACTCGATAATGAGTGCCTCTAATTACAGACATAGATTGTCCTTCATTGATGATAGCACCGCTGTCTAATACAGCTTTAATCTCGGCATGAGGATCACTATCTACAGAAATAGTGACTAATTCTGTACGAAGTTCAGCAGGATCTGCACTGATAACCAATTCTTTATCAATAATACCAGTTAATCTATTTTCATAGTTAGTATAAACCTTACCAGCAACATAAGTACTCAATGGAGTAATACTAATATCAAAGGTATCACCATATTGAGCTTCAACCTTTTTAGATTTATAGGTATAATAGTTGAATATATCTTCATCTTTAGGTTTAATAGCTACAATGATATCTTGATTATCGTACTTAGGAATTTGGATATTATATTTAATAGGACCAATTGGAGTACCTAATGAAATAATAGTTTTATCTTTAGTTAATTCAACTGCACCATATTCACCATAGATATCTAAACCACCTGGTTTATAACCACGAGCAGCTTCTACAGATACAGATACAAATTGACCATATTTAGCATTATAAACACCAGGAGTGGTAATAGTTTGTAGTATATTAGTCATTGTATCATCATAGAGATATGCTGTGAAAGTTTGATACTCTAAGTTTTGATCAGGTATTTCAAATACAACATCTTTAACTGTAGCCGGAGTAGCTTCAATTACTATTGGAGTATCTCCGATGGTACCACGTTTGATACTCAAAGTACCATGGTTATATTTAGGATTTGTAGATTCGATATTAGCTACGAAACTCTTACCTTTAATCTCTTTAAATGATTTAGTATAAATCTCACCATTACAACGAACTGAAATCAATTGATTATCAGATTGGTTAATGGTTACTGTTTGTAAATCACCTTTAAGAGCAGGAGTAGCATCGATAGTTACATCACCAGTTAAAGCCATAGTAGTAACTGAAGGATTACCAGCTACATATCCATTTACTGGTTGAACGTATACATCGATTATATCTCCAGATTTAGCTGTGAAGCTAGAGCTAAAGATAGAACCATTACAACGAACTCTGATTGTTTGATTTGGAGTTTGATTGATAGTTACATGACAAGCAGTTTTAACTTCACGCTTAATTTCATTATATCTATCTTTTAATTCAAATACTTTTGGAGAAAGATTGATAATCTCCATACCAAATCTAGTTTTAATATCCATAGTAAGTTTCTTTAGATAGTTAGTTACATCAATCAATTGATGTTTAGCTATCTTCTTACCATTGATAAAGATCATTGTATTCTCTTTAGTAATATTTCTATCAATCTTATCCATATCTAGATATAAGAATCCAGAACTAGGAAGATAATTAATAGTACCATTTTCATCAGAACCGGTATGGAATAATACTACAGAGAATTGACGTTGATTTTCACCATATCTAGGAATATCCGTAAGAGTAATTACACGATTATCAGAATCGATATAGTATCTATTCTTATCAAGATATACTCCATCGTAGAATAGCATCATGTAGTCATTATAATCTACTTCAGATTTAAACAACTCTGGTAGATGTATAGTAGTTTCACCTTCAGATATACGGTTAGTGTATTCATGTTTATTTACATAAGCACCATTACCATTATATACGAAGACAAATCTTACATGTTGTCCAGGAATAAGTTTCTCATCTAATCCATCTTCAAATACAATAGCACTTCTATCCATAGTGATAGTATAATTATCAGATGGAATGAAGATACCACGCATATGAATAATGAATGGAATTTCTTTATTATTCTCTGGATATGGAATAGTAAATCTACGTTGACCTTTTTGATTAATCTTAACTTTAGCTTCATCCATAACGAATTTATTCTTATCGATGGAAGTAGATAAACTATAAGGAGTATAGTATCTATTTAAAGTCTCATAAGCAAAGTATACAGTAATCTTAGTACCAGCAGGCATACCAGAATCGAAGTTAATAGAATTTCTATCTACTGTATATTTAGAAGGTTCTACATACTCACCATTAGCGAATAATACCATCGTATTTGGATTCATATCAATAGGAGAGAACCCAGGTAAGTCAACAAAGTCAGCATAAGGCATAGTTAAACTAATAGGATAGAAGTTGATAGAAAGTACTTTATTAGAAAGATTTTCTGCATAGATAAATTCAATCTTATCACCAGTTCTATTAAAGTCTTCTCTATGCATGATAACTAACTTATCTCTAGTAATACCATAGTCATTAGGATCCATTAGTTTACCATTAAAGAATACCATATAAGAATCAGGTATATTTGCTTTAGGTAAAGTAATAGGATTTTCTGCTTTAGATGTAATGGTATAAGTATAATGGGAAATCTTGATATTATTAGATTCAAGTTTCTTTTTGTCTGTACAAACTACAGCAGTTACATCAGTACCAGCTTTAACTGTATCTGTAAATCTAATATGAGAACCTTCGATAGTATAAGCATTAGACTTCTGAATTTGAGAATTCTTAAATACTAATACCGAACGGTTATCAATCATATTTAAATCACCGAAATCTACATCTGTAGTATCAGCAGCTACATTTACAGTCTTAGGTAAGTATTGAGTGGAGTTATTATCCGTAGGGATAGAATACATATATGGTTTAGTTGAGTAGTATGGGAATAAGAATGTTACTTCTTCACCAATAATACACTCATCATCTTGATCTAGGAATGTAATATACCATTTATCTCCATCTTTATAAGTATAATAAGTTTCAGGAGATTTAAACAAACCATGTTTAAATACAGCTACAGCACCTTGAGCAGATGCATCATAGTCTTTAAATGGTAATGGAATTTCAAAAGTAGTTTGCATATCACTAGTAGCATATGACATAATACTCTTGATAACCAAGTTATTGGTATATGATTCTAAACCCTTACCTGTATTCATACCTAAATAGAATACTTCTACTCTATCTGTAGGTTTAACTGTCTTCATAGTATAAATAACTTTGAAGTTGATTTTAGGTTCAGATAAAGTAGGAACTAGAGTCTTATAATAAATGCTATTCAATAAACGACCATTGATAAACAATAGGAACTTATCTTGATTATAAGCACTATTGAAATATAGTGGTAAAGAGATAGCATTTGTTTCTTTTTTGATATTTATCTTAGCATATCTAAATTGGTTTACAGAACCTACATAGAGGTCTGTATTTATATATTCATCCTTAGGTAGTTTAACCTTACCTGTCTCATAATCATATTTGATATTAAGAGGACATAAAGCATGATCACCTAGTTTATTAGTATATACTAACAACTCTTCTGGTGGAATATAATAATCAGATACGTTTAGATATGTTTCATCTGTCTTGTGTTCTTGGTCTATAGGTAATACTTCATTACGTATATTTTTGATATACACGATCTCAATGAAGTCATTTACGCCAAGATTAGTAGGTTTGAATTTAAATGTATCGTGTTCATAGACAATGTCTTTATAGTAATCTGGAAGTTCATTGTTATGGAAGATCATTACATAAGTTTCATTATGGAAGTTAGACTTACCATAAATATCTCTACTCATTGTAACCCAACCATCAGCATCCATTCGTTTTACTATATCGGTATAAGTGTATTCACAGCAATGCATCGTACTATTTTTATCGAAGATAGGATCGAACTTATTCTTATCATAGTCAAAGATATATTGAATAGAGTTATTAATATTCTCTTCATATGATAATGATGGAAGATGTTTAAAGTCGAATTCTTTTTGCATCAACTTCACATCAATAGTATCAATTCCTGGTACATCTGTGATAGTTTCTTCAGCAGCAATACGTCTAGCTAATACATTATTAGGGAAACGATTGATATAATCTTCTGAATCAATACCTTCATCGAAGTAAGTTACCACTGCAGATAGTGGATGAGTTCTGAAGAATGGATCATCTATAGTCAATAAGTTCCCAGCATAAGTTACTACACGGTAGTATGTACTGAATTTACCATCAGGAGTAAATACAGCTACAGAACTACGAGGTATCTTCTTCTTAGTATTAATATCCAACTTGAATTTTCTAAATTCTTGATTACGATATACTAATACTTTAGCTTTAGGATGCAATGTACCAACTACGATATTACCAGTTGGATCAAATAGACCTCGTTCATTAAATCTAAACTGAATCTTAGCACCATCTTTAGCATAACTATCTTCAGAATATGATACCTTTGTAGGAAGCATCAATATAGATACATCTTTTGGTTCATAATCGTAATCATATCCATCTATGATAGCAGTTAAGTGCTTATTAGATTTAACTAATTTCAATTTAGACCATGGAATAAATACATCATCTACAAATAATAAGAATGGTGTGATATATTCTTTCTCTACTGCATCGAGCATTGGACTTTCAAAGAAGTCTGGAGAAGTTCTAGAATAAACATAGTTATTCTTGATATCGTATAAGTGAAGGAATAAGTTCTTACGTCTATGAAGAGTTCTATACTTACCATCTTTGAAGTGAAGTTTATCTGTATTAAAGCCAGGCTTAACAAGATAAGGAACTAAACCAACTTGTACATTGTCTATAGATTCTGCAGCTTGGGTACGCTTATATTCGGTGAGAGATACTATATCGGAATAACGAGAGATCTCTTCTTCGGTATCTTTCCATTCATCTGGATTATGAACGTAGTTATCCAATTTTTATTATCTCCTTTCAATAAAATAAAGCAAAGAAAGATGTAGGGTAATTATACCCTACATCACCTTTAGCTAAGCAATTTCAGTATAAATAATATATTTACCGTAAGAAACTAGACTAGTACCAAGTACTTTTTCAATTGTCTTTTGATTGTTTAAGTATACACCACAGAAAGCATCTGTAATCATAGTAATCAAAGCAGGAACATATTCAGCACCAAAGATAGTACCAGGTCCATATAAATACATCCATTTTTCAATGAATAAAGTTGTAGTTAAACGATCAAGTTTGAATGTTTCTTTAATAAACTCAATGAATGTAGGAAGATCTTTATAATCTTCTTCATTAGCTACGATAGAAAGAGTCTTAGCTTCAATAGGTCGAACACCAGCAGCTTTAGCAGCTAGTTCAATAACCTTATCTTCATTTACATCTAATTCTGCTACTGATTGAATGAAGTAACGAGCAGCATGATACATCATCTTTTCTTTTTGACCAGGAATATTAGAAATATTGCCTACGAAGTCAATAATATGAGTAAATAAACGAGCATAGATGTAAGTTAAGTCGATAAAGTTCTTACTTGTATTTACATAAGTCTTAGGAATCTTGTTATAAACCATATTTACTTTAGCAGATACAAGATAAGCAATCAATGTTTCAATATTAGCATTGAAACGATTGTTCTTATTTGTTTTAACCAATCCAGTTACATCGATATAGATTTTCTTATTTCTTTTATCTCTACCATCACCAGAGTATATTACTTTAAATGGACGAGGGAAAGGTTTCTTTGGTACAAGAAGTACACAGTTTTCAGAAGTAAGAATCTTCATCAAATAAGCTGGAGCATTACTACGTTTTACTGGACTAGCAATGTCTTCGATAAATTCCGTTGTGTTTTTATCTATTCTGGAACCATGCATAATTTCTTTAAGCATGTCTTGTTCATTTAGCTTGTAGCTTTGAAAAATAAAGCCATCTGTAATAGATTTAGCCACTATATATCATCCTTTCATTAAACGAAACGGGGGTATTTTAGTAATTTTACTAGTATGTTTTTGTAATCTATTTGTACCGGCACATCATTATAAAATGCGAAAGTTTATAATTTTCAATAGGAGAAATAAAAATGGCTAATTTATTAAAAGAGACTCTAGAAGTATTAGATAATTTAGGGGTAAAAGAAGAAGAAGTAATATACGTTGTCAATAGAAGAAACCCTAGAGATTGTAAATTTATGACTTGGGAAATGTTCAAGGATTTAGCTAGAAATAAAAATTATGATGATGGGCTAGGTACCGCTGAAGTCAATACCGATATTATCATTTACAGCGTTGATTATATTCTATATCGCCACGAATATGATGGTGCAGAAAGATGGGAAGAAATCCCAACACCAGAGCACATGTTCAATTTATTACTTGGGAAAGCACCAGAAGTATTCTCTATTGATGAGTAGCTATCATTTTCTTTTATTTTTTACAATAATTGTATATTATAATATTGGGAGGAATAAGTCGAACAATGGTCTTAAATAGTGATCTAACAAAATCTTATATCAAAATTATTGAAGATATTGTATTACAAGATAAAGATTTTAAAAGTAGTTACGAATGTAACGGTATCAAAGTCCCAAGAGTAACATCAGTTCTTGGGAGAACTATCCATGATGATTTTTTGATGTATTGGGCTAATAGTTTAGGATTTAAACGTCAAAGTTATAGAAAAGTATTAAATCATGCAGCGAATATTGGTACAGAAGTACACAATTACCTTGCTAAACTTATAACTAATTCACCAAATCTAGAACCAGGTCATGATTTGATGCAAGAATCAGTGAATTGTATTGAATCATTCGAAACTTGGTGGAGAATGCTTAATGACAAGCACAAAGTAACAGTATTAGGTTCTGAAAAGACTCTAACTTGTCCATACTTTGGTGGTACTTATGATTTACTACTATCAGTAGATGATAGAATATTCTTAATGGACTTTAAGACTTCTAATCAAGTATCTTTTAAGTACTTCTTACAATTAGCAGCTTATAGATATCTATTATGGTATTGTGAAGGTATTGAAGTTGATGGATTTACTATACTTCGAATGGATAAACGTGATAGTGTATTTGAAGTAGTTCATTGTGATATGAATATACCAGAACAAGCTGAATTTATGGAATATTGTCATCAGATGTTCTTTAGTCTATTGACTTCCTATAACTATATCCTAAATATGGAGAATAAGTTCAAAGATATTTACAAGGAGCTAAAATGGTCGAACGCATTTTAATAAGATATATAGTCGGTTATTCTATGACTATACAAAAACTAAGATGGTTTGCTCCTATTCTCTATTCTATAGTATTATGGTTCTATACTCTTAGCTTCAAATACTGTATAAAGAGATTATTTAAAAGGAATAATCTCTATTGGGCAGCATTATGGACGTTTGAGTTAAGTAAAAATAATACTAAGACCCATAGCCTATATCTAAATAAACCAATTGGTAGTAAGCTTAAGTATAATATGATTAGGTTTGTAGGACCAAGTTATAAAGTAACTAAAGATGATATGTACTTTATTGATATTGGTATATTTAGAAACCGTTTGATGAGATATAAGGTCTGTCCTTATGATGACGATAGAGTTTCTTGGTCATTGTATGAATTAAAACCAAATAGATATATCGATTCAGGTAATTATAGATTACCTCAATTAGAATCTGAAATAACCAATGAGCTAGTAGAGATATGTGTACAACTATTCTTAGAACAAGCTAATGAAATTTACAATAAGTAATTTTGCGAAAAAGCCTCCGTTACCAGATATCTGGTAACGGGACTTTTATCATAAAATTCTCTTCCGGTTTTTTCTAAACCGGCAAAATAAACCAAGAACCAAGAATTGACTTATAAAGTTTGTAGTTAATTTATAGATTTAGATAATCTACAGTGTGTATTTATAATGTATTTAGCTTTTTCTGATTTGTCTTATATATGATTTTGATAAGTTTACAGTTTAATCAAAATAAAATAAGAAATGTGGTTAAGTCTAATTCTATTACATCATCTTATTCCATATCAAAAATATAAAAGGTAATGTGATGTTTTGCGAATATGAATAAAATGAAGGGTTCTTGGTTATGAATTATTAGAAGTATAACAGGGTAATCGTTTAGGTTGTTGTTTGACGTATTATAAATGAAAGATAGTCTAAATCGTTACCACAATTATATTCTAATTATTTATATGTAAATTGATGTAATAAAAAATAAAGTAGGGTGGTCTACTCCATATGGAGTAGACCGAGTACACACATCATTAGTTTGGAGCAGCAATGTACGCTTAAGGAAGAAGATACTAGTTTGGCATTAAACGTACAGTATTAAGAGTCATGTTAAGTATGTGTAAGACAGAAAGGTCCACAAGGAGCTTTAGTTTGGCCATCAAACAAACTAAAGATTTTATATTATCTATAAGGAAAGTTACTATAAACGAACAACAGTAGTTATTTAAGCATAGGAGTTTTTATAGACCTGATTTTAAATATGTTAATCAACTAAAAACCATATTTAAAACCAACACGAACGGTCTATATCATGTCAAGTATCTTTTTAGTCAGCAGGCTAAAACGAATATAAACTAATCACCAAATTTATATTCTTGTATAAGTTCACATTTGTTATGGCTGTGTAAAACAAAATGTGACTGATTAAGGTATATATTTTATAAGAGGAAACAAAACTAGTATCTTTCTTCCTTACAATATAGTTCTCAAATTAAAATGTAAAGTTGCTCTAACACGACCATAAGAGACACTTTAAGACAATTTTAGGGGGATAATATGCAAGATTTTTTCGTTGAAGCCCATATATCGGATATACATTTTGGAGCTATGGATCCAAAAGAACAATATAAACTATTAAAAGACCAATTCATAGATCGACTTATGACCCTACCGATTCTAGATATAGTATCGGTTAATGGTGATATTTTTCATCATAAATTTATGGCTAACTCTGAGTCTGTTTCGTTAGCTTGTTATTTTATTTCTGATTTGATCAAAGTATGTGCAATTAAAAATGCCACATTGTTAATCATTGCCGGTACTTACTCCCATGATGCAGATCAAATAAAATTATTCTACCCTATGGCTGAACAAGCAATAGCGAATGGGACAGATGTTCGGATTATCGAAGAAGTTAAATTCGAAACAGTCAAAGGTAAAAGAATTCTTTGTATTCCAGAATTATATGGTAAAGGTTCTGAATACTATGAGCAATTCTTATATCAATCTGGATTCTATGATGCATGTTATATGCATGGTACATTCGTAGGTGCTATCTTTGGTAAAGATATACCTAATTTGAATTCAGACAGAGAACCAGTATTCTATATGGATCATTTCAGGCACTGTGCTGGTCCGATTATATCTGGTCATGTGCATACACCTGGGTGTTATGCAAAACATTTCTACTATTGTGGTTCTCCATATAGATGGCAATTTGGTGAGGAAGAAGAAAAAGGCTTCATCATCATGATGCAAGATATGAGAACTCGACAATATGCCGTTCATTATGAACCAATCATATCTGATAAGTATATTACTATTAATATGGATTCCATGATTAATGGAGATCCTAAAGATATGATAGCGTATATTGCTCAAACTATGAAAGAAGAAGATATTAAATATCTTCGAGTTCGATTTACTGAGACTAATCCAGAGAATTTAGAGATTATTCAGACATTTTATCGGAATAATCCTAACGTAAAAATCGAAACTAAAATTCATAATGACAATATAGTACAGAATCTTCAAGAGATTCAAAACGAGTATGAAAATTATGATTATCTATTCGATAAGAATATTACGCCGGAGAATAAATTGGTTCGATATATTAATCAATCCGAGGGAAGCGTATTTTTGACTTACGAAGATTTAATCAGAATCTTACAAAATATTTAATTTTAATTCTTGGGAAGGAATTGTGGTACGATGGCAGAAACTATCCGTGAAAGACAGCGGCGTAGAACCAGTAAGTATGGTACAAAAAGAAACCAAACAGTACGTTTGAATGTAAATTACAACATCCAAATGTTTACTAAGTTCTGCGAATATGCGTTGAGCGAAAATCAAATGATTGGAGTTACTGGTCTTGAAAACTTATTGAAAGTATTAAAGGCTAGTGAAGTAAAACACTTCAGCGAAAACGAATCTATGATGCTCAGATATCTATTTGCTATAGATGCTATTGAGCTTAGATTAAGATATGGGTCTACAATTGGTCGTGATTTATTATTAACCACAATCTGTGGATTGGTTGGTAATAAATACGAAGGTTTAGATATCCCATCTTTCCAAGAACTTTCTGATGGTGAAGTTAAATGGGTAGAAGATGTTGTTACAAATATCTTAGATACTCAAACTGTAAATAAAACTATCGAAAGTTTGAATCTATCCATCGCGGATTATATCAACGGAAGTCCTGAAAATTATTTCGAAAATGCAATGCGTATTAAAGAAATAATTAACGGTGCATCTACTCAATTCAATGAAAACTATATTGATACAAATACAGATGAAACAGACTTCTTATTATCTAATCCAAGAGGACCATTAGATTTAATCATCAATCGTAAGAGACAACCTTCTTACAAATTGAAAACTGGTATGCATCGGTTTAACGATATTCTTTCTGGTGGTTTCGAAGGTTCTCGTGTTTACTGTTTATTTGGTTTACCAGGTGAAGGTAAAACAACAACCTTACTTAATATCTTCTATCAAATTAAGAAGTATAATACAAACTTCAAATGCAAAGATAAAACTAAGAAACCTTTATTGTTATTCTTCACAATGGAAAATACAATGAGAGAAGCTGTTGATTCTTTATATACTATCTCTTGTGGTACAGACAAAGATATGGCTGAGTTCACCACAGACCAAGTATTAGAACAACTAGCAGAAGAGGGTATGGTAGTTAATGAATCTTCTCCAATTAATATGGCGATTCGTTATAAACCAATTAACTCTGTTGATGTAAGTTATTTACATCAAATGACAGAAGACTTTGCTAATAGAGGATATGAAGTCATTGGGGTATTATTCGACTATATTAAACGTATTAAACCAATTGATAATTATCAAATGGAAGAACGTTTTAAATTAGGTGCAGTAATCAATGACTTGAAAAACTTTGCGAATAGATTCGATATTCCAGTAATCACCGCATCACAAATTAACCGTGAGGGTGCTAAGACTGTAGATGAAATTCGTAATAATTCTAAGAAAGATGTTACCGATGGTATCGGTCGTGCGAATATCGGTGAGTCTAGTCTTATCGATGAAAACGTAGATGCTACTATCTTTATCGTTCCACAATGGGTCGGTGAAGAAAAGTATATGGGTTTCAAAGTAACTAAGACTCGTTATAAATGCACAGCAACTGATAGGACTTTCTTCCAACCATTTGACAAAACTAATACTATTAAATTAGTAGAAGATTCTAAACTTGCTTCACCATTGAGTGTACTTAACCTTAGTGGTAGTAAGAAAGATATTATGAACGGAGCTCCATCAGAAATGTATCGCTTTGATGGTAGTGTAAAATTACCAGAAAGAGAAAATAAATTACTGACAGAGCCAAGTCCGTTTATGGGTTTAGATAGTGAAGATGAATTAGATATTATACCACAACCTACAGTAGTTCGTAATGAACCAAAAGAGGATATAGTAATCGATGAGTCTGAATTATTACACCCATTCAGTATGATAGAAGAGCCATTGTATATAATGGATGATATGGATATGAGTAATGGTGAGATTAAAGTAATCTCATTCCTTGCTTAATATAAATTATATTTTTAAAAATCAGGAGGATTACCCATGATTACAGCACAAGATGCATTTAACATCATCACAGAATTCAAAAACTATTCTGACACAGCAACAGCTTTCATTCAAGCTATGAATGAAGAGATTGTATCATTGATTGAAAATGCTAAGACTCAAAAAGAGCAAATATTTGAGTACAGCAAATTAGCTGTACTCAAAAAGAAAGACCTAGAAGATATTATTGGCTATTACGAATTACTTGGTTATGAAGTTGTAGTTAAAGGTTCTGGGACTAATCTATACGGTGATAGAGTAGACGTTAGATTTATCGTTAAATGGGATAAGAACGAATCTACAGATGTGAATGCTTAGCATTATACTTCTCTAGATTAATTCTTTCAGATGTATTGATCTTAGAAATCATATCCATTAGAGTACTTCTACGAAGTAATCTAATTTTATGAATATCTCTAAACTCTCTGACATCAATCATGTCATTAAGCATCAAGATAATGAAGTATAAATCTGTACTTCCATAAATATCTAGTGCTAGGTGTTTAGGATTATATCTATATTTTAACTGCTCCTCAAGGCTTAGGGTACATTCGATTGTTTCTTCCTTGAGTTCTTCTATATAATCCCTCAAAATATTTCGTACCACGAAATTAATACTTCCCAATTTCTCCATATAGCAGAAATCAACATACCGATTTTCGGCATGGGTTTTACCAGCAGTAACGAATTCGGATAACGTATGGGCATTTTCGGGAGCAGTTAAATTAGAGTAATCATAATACGACATTAGTAGTCACCTCCAACGATGATAGGATTCTTGATATCACCAGAAGAGAACGATACTAAGAAACGAGTCCCTGGTGGGATAAATTTAACAGGAAATCTTCTTGAGATTTCATAAGGTACATCAATTGTAATTACAGCTGATGTATTGGCACTACCTAAAGGTAGATGGTCGGTTTCTTTATTCAAAAGATTACCACCTTGGTTTTCAGTCTTCTCTATTTGATTAGAGTTTTCCTTGAGACCAACTAAGCTTTGAATACGAAAAGTTTGTTTCCCTGGAGTGTATTTATCACAGGTTGTTAGTAATACAGCAATGTATGTATCATTATAAGCCATCTAAATTTACCTCCTTGGATAAAATAGAACTTGGGTATATAATATAAATATGAATAAGTAATTTCTTATTATATTTATGTGAATGATTTAAAGAAGGAGTTCCAAATGCCTCGTATAACCAAGAAAGAGTTAGCTAAACAGCAACGATATTATGAGACAATGAATCATAATGCTGAATTATTTTCAGATCGTATGATTCAACGATTGGGTCTTATCCCATTTATAAACGATAATCTCCTATGTTCCGAGGAGTCTTTAGAAAATAATGAGTTATTATACTTTACATACGATGGTAATAAATACATCGACTATGGAATGTATAATAGACTAAAGGAACAAGCTGTTATGGCTACTGGAGATCCAGAAGCTGTACCAGAATTACCATTAGGGATTAAACTATTTGATCCTTATAATGATATTAAACTTTGTATCAACTGTGTTTGTTGGTTCCTTGAAGTAAACCTTAATAAAGACACAGATAGAATCTTATTCTTAAACGTAACTAATGCTAAGATGAATGATCTTGGTCATGCTACGATCAAATTCGACAATATGTATGAATTATCTGGTAATGAATATCATCGTGATTGTATCAAATATCTAGATTTGATTTATAAGATCGATGATGCTAATGTCTTTGAATACAAAGACTTATCTAAATTGGATATTGGTACTTATGAAGAATTTGAACAACCAGAAAATCCAGATGGGTTAATCACTATATTCAGAAAAATTTAATTTGGAGATAATTATGATAGAATTAAGTCAAGAACAAGAAAGAGTTGTTCAAGCCGCCGTTGATTTTTATCATAATTCATCAGAACAAGTATTTCAATATTCTGGCAAAGCCGGAACAGGTAAATCTGTTGTTATGATGGAGATAATTCGACGTCTTGGTTTAATGCCAGAAGAGGTTGCACCTATGGCATATATAGGTGCCGCTGCTATCGTTCTTAGAACTAAAGGGTTAATGAATGCTAAGACAATTCATTCATGGCTCTTTGAACCTAAGTGGGAATATGATTATGATAATATAGACCCATATTTCAATAGACCAAAAAGAAGATTGGTATTTGTACCAACACCTCTTATTGGTAAGAAGTTGATATGTATAGATGAAGCAGGTTCTGTTCCATATTCTCTTAAGAAAGAAATAGAATCTCGTGGAATTAAGATTATTGCCGCAGGGGATTTAAACCAATTACCTCCTGTAGCAGATAGACCAGCATACTTATATGATGGTAAGGTTCATGTACTCAATACCATTATGCGACAAGCTCAAAGTTCAGCGATTGTGTATCTTGCAGACCGTATTTTAAATAACCAACCAATCCATCGTGGATTGTATGGTGATGTAAATGTAATCTATGAAGACGAATTACATCCAGATATGTTTAAAGTAGCAGATATTGTAATCTGTGGTCGTAATAAAACAAGAGAACGTTATAATTGCTTTATGAGAGAGCTCTGTGGTATAGATCCTATGCTTAAGATACCAGCTTATGGTGAACAATTGATTTGTCGTAAGAATAACTGGTTGAGATCTGAACACGGTATCAGTCTAGCCAATGGTTTGACTGGTAGAGTAATCAACGAACCATCTGTATTGGGAGTATCTTCTGATAGTTTCCATATAGACTTTATGCCAAATCTATTCCCATCTGTATTTAGAGACTTGAAATGTGATTTCAAATACTTCAACGCTGCTTATGAAGATAAAGACATGTTTAAGAGTGGTCATTATCGTCCAGCTGGTGAATTATTTGAATTAGGTTATGCTATCACTACACATATCTCCCAAGGTTCTCAGTTCATGAACGGTATTTATATTTCTGAATACATGAATAAGAATATCAATAGAAACTTAGATTATGTAGGTATTACTCGATTCAGTAATACTTGCATCTATGTATTAAAATCGAAGAAGTTCTATTAGGGAGTGAAATAAGTGGAGCAGGAGAGATGTCCTAAATTCAGGAATGCTAAGAAACATAATCGTCTTAGATTTGTTCCTGAAAATGGTTGTACTGGTTGTAGGCATTACAATCAGTACTACAATGAGTGTAAATTTCCTTTCAAGGAATTGACTACAGCTAATATAAATTTCAAAAGGAAGAAATCAATTCCTCCAAGAGAGACAACTGATATAAATAGCAAAAAAGAATTTATTATAAATAATCGAGTATTATTAATCGGTGTATTTATAACCTCTTTTGTTTTAACCTATATCTGGGCATTGTTTGTATACTGGAGGGATTGAATATGTTTAAGGACGATGCTAAAGTCTTTGCCCTTAGCATAATTATATTAGGAATAATTATGGCTTTTATGATAGATATTATATGGTAGGAGGAAGTTAATGGGTCGCAAAGTAAAACAAAGACGCCATAGGAAGTTAGATTTAACTAAAACTAATTACAAAGCAACTTCCTGTGAAGATTCTACAGTCGATGCAAGTACATTGGCTGAGGTCAAAGAAGCTAATAAAGAGATTATGGAAAAGAAATCCAAGAAATCTCGTAAATATGATAATAATAAAGATCTACCAGCTATTCTCGAAAGAGATGTGTGCTTCGGCTTTGTCGAGCACTCTGGTAGACCATTAGCACAGCACTTCAATTCCCAAGGAATGTGCTATTGTTGTATGTTCTATGATATCAAAAACGGTGGCGGCTGTACATATCATCATGTAGAATTAGACGACAATGGTATTTCTGGCAAGAAAGTATTGAAATATGTGGTCATGATTCAATCTATTATCATAGCTGCTCTAGTTATATTCTGTATATTGGCAGTGCTATGAAAAAGACCGCATATGTATTATTCTGGCTTTTAGTGTTTATCCTGTCCAGTGTATTCTGGACATGGATATTCAAATCCGGATATAATAAAATTCTATACGATTATATAATATCTATATGGTAGGGTAATATTAACTCTATGAATTATATTTTTAATATAGAAAGGAGCACACCTATGAAAAAGTTAACAAGAACTGACTTTATCCAACCATTTGTATTCTTGGATGAAGAAAACAAACCTATCGTTCCTTCTGAGATCAAGAAGTATCTATTACTAATTGAATTTAGTGAATCTTCTGATACTCCAGTGGAACAAGAAAGAACCTATGCAGTAATCGAAGGTCGTGGTAACGCGGCTAAAGAGATTATTAAGAATCTACCAGATCTTTATGGTGAAGATTCTATTAATTGGTTCAAATCTATGATCATCTCTGATTCTCAAAAGATCAGTGATGGTATTTCGTTCTATTCCTTTATCAGAATGCTTTTAGAAAATAATATGCTAGCCGAATCCGACTGGAATAATATTATCTTCAATGGTTCTGATGAAGGTTTTGATTTATCTGTATGGAATGAATTCATTCTAGATAAAGCAGAGCAAATCATTGAATTAGATCCAATCGATCCTGAATTTGGTGAAGATACATATGAAGCTCGTATTGAAGCATTCTATCGTTGGGATTTATATGGTGATGAGGAGGAAAATAATGGCTAAACCTAATAAGAAAAATAATTATGGTTCTGCATTCTTCGATCCTTTGATCAAATCTAAAGGTGATACTTTTATGATCATGGAACGTCCTGAACGTTTGATGAAGAAAGTACCATTATTGCTTAAAGACTTAGCTTATGGGAATATTACTGAAAAGTATAACAAGTATTTCACATATGACTTTGTAACTCGCATCGTAATCCCAGCATTACAAACTTTGTATTTGAATCATTTGATTCATTTTAATGCGACTGAAGAATACTATAGGAAATACGGTTCTCCAGATGCCTTTACTGTAATGCAAACAGATGGAGAACTTCTAAATGTTTATGGAATTGCATTATCTGGTTTCAACGATATGGTAGCCTCCAACGGTAATTTAGGATATCTAATCAGTATAGGTGAAAAATTAAAGCAGCATAAATTTATAATTTAATTTTAATATCCGGCTAACAATATTGTAAGAATACTCTTATATGAGTATGATGCTATTTTTATCGCATGGAGGTGAAATAATGGAAAAAGCACAAGTTATCGCTCTACGAGATGCTTTCATGAGCGTCTTGAGATATAGTGAATCTCTCAAAAAGAACATCGCTGAACCACTTTGTATTCGTTTAGATAATGACGTAATCTTAAGTGGAGCCCACAAGCATTTCATTTGGGACGATGATAACGAAATTCTATTCTATTATTCTACAAATGAAAAAGGAACAGGATTCGAACCTGCTGGTACTGGACGTAAAGTCTATGCTGGTATGTTATCTGCATCTAACTATGACAATATTCAAGAGATGTGGACTCAATTGACTGAAGAATCATTTGGTCAATCTTTAGCAGTATTGAAAGCTAAATTCCCATCCGCTCATGGTGTTGGTGATGGTGCTAAAGTAATTCCAATCGATGACAATATCGGTGGTCTTATTAAAGCCGCTATCTTCGATCCATTGGATGTGAATAAACACTCTGCTTATCGTAACAACTATGCCAAGACTAAAAAACCATCTGAATTACCACTTGGTATGGTGAGCGAAGAGCTTAAAAAATAATATAGTTAAACTGAATTATAACTATATAATATCGTTATGAAATAAGAAAATCTTATTTTAAAAAATATTTTTATATTACACACATTTTTAGTCAGGAGGATAAAACAATGACTAACAATTACAACAACTTCAATCAACAACCTCAACAACCAATGATGGGTGGTTATGGCTATGGTATGGGTATGCAACCACAATGGCCTCAACCTATGGCAGCTCAAATGGCTCCACAAAACACGAATATGCCTATGAACAGCACATTGACCCAAGACGAAATCAACGCTCTTCGTAACCGCAATACTCGTGATATGGAAGCTTTCTTCCAACCACCAAAAGATGCTACTGAAATTGCACGTTACAAATGTAACCACCGTGATCACAACGGTCAATCTACATTAAGTGCAAATGCTGACGGCTCTTGCACTTGTGGTATCTGTCATGAAACGTTTAATTATATTGAACCATCCAACGAAAATCGTAAAGAATTGTCCAACAACGTTCGTCACGTAGTTTCCCAATTCAACGATATCTGGAATACAATGAAAGCTAACTGGGGCCCAATCTCTCCAGAATTGGCTGACAAATTGTATGTATTTGGCACGGTTATCGACCAATTGCCAAAAATGTGGGATAAATCCGCTGAATACATTTTGAACTACTATGGTTCCATGAATGTAGCTCAAGGTGGTTATGGTTACGCTAACGATTACAACACATTGAATCGTTTGTCTGCAATCACAACAGGTGCTCCTATGTATGGTTATGGCTACCCTGGTATGCAACAACAACAATGGGCTCCTCAACCAGCTCCTCAAATGAATGGTGCATTCTGGAATGGTGGTTACCAACAACAACCTCAACCAGTAGCAGGTATGCAAATGCAACAACCTCAAGCTGGTGGCTGGGGTGCTCCACAAAGCTACCAAGCTCCTGTAGCTCCAGCACAAGCTGCTCCTCAACAACCTGTAGCTAACCCTGCAGAAGGTATGGCTAATCCTATTGGTCAACAAGCTCCTGTAGCAGCTCCACAAGCTCAACCTGCTACAACAACAGCATCTGCGGCAGCGGCTATCCCTGGTTTTGAAAACTAGTAGATGAAGTTAAGATAACATTTGGAAGTAGAGATTATTCTCTACTTCCTTTTTTATCTTTATTTTTATCTTATTTGAAAGGGTAATAAATAGATGACCTCGATTGAGAAATTTAAAAAGAATATCAATTCTTACGGCAAATCTATTAGAACCATGGGTTCTTTTACAGAGGCTGTAAGAAAAACTCCAGGTCAATATATAGGTTACGTTGGAGATAAAGGTTTTATTAATATGATCCGTGAAGTATTTCAGAACTCCATGGATGAATTAATGAAAGATAAATCTCCGTGTACTGAAATTTGGACTGAATATTATGAAGATACAAATACTTTCGTAAGTATGGATAATGGTCGTGGTATTCCATTCGACAATATCGAACGTATCTTCACAAAACCAAATACATCATCTAACTTTGATAAAGAAAAAGGTACAGGTGAATTCTCCTCTGGTCGTCATGGTGTTGGTGCTAAAGTTACCAATGCTTTGTCTAGTCGCTTTATTGTAGATTCTTACTTATGTAAAGAAGTTTCTCCAAGCGGTAAAGCTGAACATCGTCATATGGAATTCATTGAAGGCTTCCCTTGGAATAAAGGTGAAGTTAATCTACCTAATAAAGAAAATTATCAAGGTTCTCGAATTGAGTTTTCGCCTTGTTATGATATCATGGGTGAAATCACTACAACTTGTGATGATGTACTCAACCTTATTAGTACTTTAGTACCATTGATGAAAATCGGTGCTATTGTAAACTTCAGAGGTGTAACTAAACGTGGTCAAGTAATTGAACGGCGTTTGATAAATGAGAGAGGTATCCTTACCTTCTTAGATACAATGACTAAGAAACGTGTATGTGATCCTATCTACATCGATAATATGAATCCAGAAAGAACAATGCGTGCACAAATTGCATTTACTTGGGGTGCTGATGATATTGATAGTACTGAAGAAGTAATCTCCTTCGGTAATATGTGTCCTACCATCAGCCAATCTATTCATGTATCTGCTTTAGTTGATGCGGTAGCAACTTACTTCCGTAATTATTTGAATAAATTTGTATTCAATAATTCCAGCAAGATCTCTGTTATTAATAATGATATCAAATCTGGTTTCAAAGGTGTAATCTCTGCATTCCATATTGAACCGATGTTCTCTGGTCAAGCTAAAGAAATTCTTTCTAATGCTGACTTAGAACCATTTATCAAAGACATAGTTAAATCAGCGTTAGATGATTGGTGCAAAAGAAACTCTGATGGAGTGGCTAGAATTTCTAACCATGCTAAAGCTGCCGCTACCTTACGTTTGAACGTAACCAAAGAGAAGATTGATACATTAAAGAAATCTCAAGTATCAGTATTCACAGGTCTTCCTTCTAAGTATGGTAAACCGACTGGTAAGAAGAATCTTGAATTCATATTGGTAGAAGGGGATTCGGCATTGAATCCATGTCGTACTGCAATTGACCATAGCTGTCAAGGTATTTTCCCACTTCGTGGTAAAGTAAAGAATGCTATGACATGTAGCCGTAAAGATTTCTTTGATAATGAAGAAAACAAAGCTATCTATACTATCTTAGGATGTGGTGCTGGTAAAGCATGCGATCCAGACAAATGTAAATTTGATAAGATTATATTCTTAGCCGATGCCGATACTGATGGTCTTCATATCCGTTCTTTGTTGTTGAAAATGTTCTTGGTATATTACCGTCCATTGGTAGAGCAAGGTCGTGTATATGCTGCTATTCCACCATTGTATGGTATTAAGAAAAAGAACAAACGTATGGTTACTAAGGATGATTACCTTAGCAATATGCAATACTTTACAGATAAATCCGAATATATCGAATATATCTATAAATTATTTGCTAAGAATCATGTAATCACACAATGGGATGGTACTCCATTCCATGGCAAAGAAATTGAACGTCTATTGAATAAGAATTTCAATTACCTTCAAAACATGGATATCTTGTGCCAAGACTATGCAACTGACCCAGAGTTAATGGAAACGTTATATAAACTTATTACAAGAAAAACTCCATTGAATGGTATTAAGAAAGCTATCAACAAAGAATATCCATATCTCTCCGTAAGAGAAGAGAATGGATGTCTTGTAGTAGATGGTTTAGCTAAAGATAAAGTTCAAACTCTTATCTTTACTTCCAATATGCTAAAGGATTGCTATCGTTTAATCGGAGATAGCATTAATGAAAACTATAAAGACGAAGGTTATCAAATTGATGGTAAACGAGTTAGTCTTTATACATTAATGAAAACTCTAGATGATTCCAAACCAGATACAATCCAACGCTATAAAGGTTTAGGTGAAATGAATCCAGTAGAATTAATGATTTCTACAATCCATCCAGCTTATAACCGAACTCTAATTCAGTTCACCGCTGAAGATATGCAACGTGAAATCAATGAAATTCGTCGATTAGATACAGATAAACATAATCTATTAGATGACGTTGATGTTGCTGGATATGATATTTAAAAATAAATGAGAGGTGGTACCGAATATTCGGTACCACCCTTAATTTTGCAAAAGGAGGAATTTGTTATGGGATTAGATGCATATATTGAAGTAAGAGCTTATGATAAGAAAACTCATGTAAAGATGTTAGAAATGGAAATTTCGTACTTCAGAAAATATAGACACCTTCATGCATTTATGGAAGACTTGTATTACAATAAATACAACGGTGAAGAATTATTCAACACTGTTCCTTTGGAGTTAGAGAAAAGTGATATTCTAGACTTAGAAGATTCTTGTAGAAGAAACATGGAAGAATATTCCGATGCTTCTGGATTCTTCTGGGGTCAAAGAGATTTTGATGGGGAATTTGGTGAGAAAGAAAAGATTCTTAAAACCATTAAATGGTGTAAGATATTCTTAGAAGCCAATGAAGATCCAGATGAGGAACTAGAATATGTAATTATCTATAATTGCTGGTGGTAATGAATGGTAAATGTTCTTTACTATAAAAATTATTTTATCGAGTATAATTAACCTTATAGGTGAATTATAAAGATAGATAAAGAATGTCAATCAAAGACAGGTTTCATATCCAAACGATAATGGAGAGTCTGAGAAGACTCTCCTTATCAACTTTTCATTTTTTATCTATTTTTATACAATCCAGTAAGCGTTAACGTTCCACGGGCGATTAAGAAAGCTCTGGAAACAGCGTATTTGCCTGAGTTATAAGGCTATATAATTTTCATAAGAAGAGGTAGGAGTGATTAGAAAATGCTAAACAAACAATTTAGTACTATGTCGGAAGTAGGAGACCATCTACAAAAAGTATCTGAGATACTTACATCTTATTTTACTAGTGATGAAGTAAAAGGTAAAGAAGTTATTATTCTTCACCATACAGATATGGATGGTATTTCCGCTAGAGAGATACTTAGATCTTTCCTTAATCAGTATACTGAATATAGGGATATCAAGACAATAGCATATAATTATGAAAAAGATTATGATTTTGCATCCTTCAATCCAGATGGATTAGATGTAATCTCGGTAGACCTTTCCTTAAAGGTAAATGATATTGAATTAATATCTCAGGTTAGTCATAGATTTATTATGACAGACCATCACGCTACATCCATTAGGCAGTTTGGTAGTACCAGCGACCGATTATTACGTATAGTCAAACCTAATGAAGAAAGTTCTGATAATGAGTTTAAGACTCTTGTATTATTAGATACTAATAGATGTGGTGCTAAAATCGTTTATGATGTGCTTAAGAAAACAAAATGTCCAGATAATGGTGACTATGCAATGAAATTGCTACGTCATTTTGGAAATACTTTTGATCATATTAATCCAGTTACAGTAAATCTAATTGACCAATATGACAGATGGGTATATACAGATAATGATCCTGTCTACTTGAATGAATATTTTTATGCTAGTAATAGAGTAAGAATGCCAGATAATGAATTTTATTTCTTAAGAATTCTTACAAAGCGTGACATTAATGAATTCTTGAAGATTGGTAGGGATATCTTCAATGCTAAGAGAATAATTAGCGACATTCAAGCAGATAATTTCACTCGTCCAACCACTATTACTATTGGTGATAAAACGTACTCAGTTTGTCGAGCATTTGGTTTTACTAACTCTTTATCTTTTGGTGATAAAATGAAAGAATATGATATCTGTGAAAGTATCAGATATTATGATCAAAAGACTGGACGATATACAGTTTCTCTTTATACGTCAAACCCCGATATAGATGTAAGCAGAATTGCAGAACTATTTGGTGGTGGAGGTCATCCTGGTGCCGCTGGGTTCTGCTCAACAGAATATATCTAGACAAAAGAGGTTTTATTAATGATTAAACATATTGAAAAACGTGACGGGAGTATTGTTGAATTTGACCGTACTAAAATTTTAAATGCAATTCTTAATGCTATGAATTCTGTGGGTGCTGTAGATGAAGAAGCAGCCAACAATACAACCACAGCTGTAGTTCGTAATTTAAATAAATTAGAATCTGATACAGCTGCTGTAGAAGATGTACAAGATTTAGTTGAAGTTCAATTAATGAAGAAATATCCAGACGTTGCTCGTGAATATATCACATATCGTAAACGTCGTAATGATATTCGTACAGCTAAAACAGAAACAATGAAAGAAGTTATGAGTATTCTTAAATGTGAAGATGTTAAAAACTCTAATGCTAACGTTGATGAATACTCCTTTGGTGGTCGTAAGAAAGAAGCATCTGATGTAATCCAAAAAGAAATTGCATTGAATTCTCTTATCGACCCTGATATTGCTGAAGCTCACCGTAAAGGTATTCTTTATATTCATGACTTATCTGAATATGCAGTAGGTCTTCATAACTGTTTGAATGCTGACATTGCTTATTGCTTAGCTCATGGTTTCGAAGCTCGTAATGGTGGTGTACGTCCAGCTAATTCCTTTGCAACAGCATGTCAATTAATTGCAGTTATCTTCCAAATCCAATCCCAATGTCAATTTGGTGGTATTGCAACTACTAAGATTGACTTTGACTTAGCTCCATATGTACGTATTTCCTTCTTGAAACATTTCAAACGTGGTTTACGTTACTTTGGTACAGGTGTTGGTAACGATTATGATACATTCGTATCCAAATATGGTAAAGATGTAGTCAATACAGCTTCTATCGATGCTGATTGGAATATCTTCAAAGACTTCTGTACTCCAGCATACATTTATGCTTTAGAAGAACTTGAACGTGAAGGTAAACAAGGTGCTCAAGCACTTTATCATAACTTAAATACTTTAGAATCTCGTGCTGGTTCTCAAGTACCATTCACTTCCATTAACTTTGGTTTAGATACTTCTTGGGAAGGTCGTAAAGCTACACAATGGATGATGAATGCATCTCTTGATGGTATTGGTATTAATCATACTACTTCCATCTTCCCTATTTCCATCTTCGTTTATAAGAAAGATGTAAATGACCGTCCTGGTACAGACAACTATGATTTGAAGAAACTTGCTATCAAATCTTTAACTAAACGTATTTATCCTAACTTCGTAAATGCTGATTGGCAATCTAATGTTCCAGATGTACACTCAATTCGTATTGTAAATAAAACAGTATTCCATCCAATCGAATCTGAAGTAACTTTACGTATTGACCACCATGTTGGTGAAACTAAAGTATTTGATCCATTGAACTTCAAGAAAACTTTAGTAAGTGATTATGATAAACTTACTTTGAAAAGATTGATTAATTCTATTCCTGAAGAATATGTATCTGCTCCAGATGAAGATGGTATCCAAGTAATTGATCTTCGCTTTACTGATAGACGTTATTTGATTAAAGATTCAACTTCTAAATTCAATAAGTACAATACTGATCGTAATGACCATTATACTAAATTGAATTGGTTAGCTGTAGATACAGAAACTAATGAAGTAGCAATCACCACAGAATCTTTCAATTACGATATCGAATGTACCGAAGAGGAAGGTCCTTACAAAGCTAAAGTACTTCGCACAATGGAACTTCCTAAACCTGAATACAATAACGATACAGAAATGTCTACAATGGGTTGCAGAACGCTAGTTGGTTATGACTTACATGGTATGGGTTATCAAAAGACTGGTCGCGGTAACTGTACACCTGTAACTATTAACTTAGCTCGTATCGGTATTCGTCATGGTATTTGTTTAGGTGAACGTAAAGAAGCTGATATTGATGGTTTCTTCAAAGAACTTGATGAAATCTTGGAAATGTGTGAACGTGAACTTCTTAAACGTTTCGAACACATCTGTTCTCAAGATATTCGTTCTGGTTTCTTCACTTATCATAACCATGTAGCTGCTGATACTGAAGCTGCTCTTGAAAAAGGTTCCATTTATGAAACAATGAAACACTTCTCTCAAGCATTGGGATACATTGGTGTGGCTAATATGTGCTATGCTATGTTTGGTAAATACCATAACCAAGATAAAGACGTATTGAAATTCGCTGTATCTGTAGTTAAACATATTGCAGACTATGCTGAAGAATGCAAGAAACGTCATAACTTGAACTTCGCTGCATATGCTACTCCAGCAGAATCTACTTGCTTAACTTTAGCTTCCAAACTTCAAAAAGAATTTGGTAAGATTAAAGGTGTATGTGATCGCGAGTACTTAACTAACTCCCATCATGTTCCAGTATATGAAAATATCTCCGTTCGTGATAAAATTGATACAGAAGCAGAATTCTCCATCTATCCAACTGCTGGCTGTATAATGTACGCTGAAATGTCCTCTGGTGTAATTGGTAATCCTAGAGCAGTGGAAAAGATTATTGATTATGCTATGGCTGACACTCGTGTTCCATACTTCGCTATCAACTTCCCAATTGATAGCTGTGATGATTGTGGATACACTGGTGAAATCAACACAGATACTTGCCCAGTTTGTGGTTCTACTAATATTAACCGTTTACGTCGTGTAACTGGTTATATTACTACAGACTATCGTAAATTCAATAAAGGTAAATTCTGTGAAGTTAATGACCGAGTAAAACACATTTAAATTATATAATATAGAATTGAAGAGCCTCTAGTCATTATTGACTAGGGGAGCTTCTTTTTCATTTAATTATATTTTAATAAAAAGGAGAAATTAATTATGGAAGCAAACACAGAAAGAACAATTAAAGTCAATACTCTTAATCTTAAAGAACGTAAAGAGGACTTAATTACTATCGACATTAGCGGTTACGATGTAGTATCTGAAAATAAAAATACTATCGTATTACTTCGCTCTGAAATGGTCGATAAAAAATAAATATTAGGGGAGGTTATTCCTCCCCTAAAAACTTTTATTTTTAACTAGCTATAATCTATAGCTAAGAAAACTAATAGAAAGGAAACAACATGGGATATATTAAACATCCTGAATTGACTACTAATGTAGCAGCAATCAACCCAGAATCTATAGTAGATGGACCTGGTGTTAGATTGACTCTATACTTGTCAGGCTGTAAGCATAATTGCTACAACTGCCATAACAAAGAAGAACAAGATTTCAACTTTGGTACTAAATACACTCTACAAGAACTATTCAATCAAGTGACACAAATGATTGATAGCAATCCTATTGTAGATGGTATTACACTAAGTGGTGGAGACCCACTATATCAACCAGAAATAGTACAAGAATTAACCTATGCTCTTAAGAAGTATTATGGTACTGAATTTAGTATTTGGTTATATACTGGATTTGTTTTAGATAAAGACTTCGAAGATACAGAAGCTTTATATGCTACTATTAAAAATATCGATGTTATTGTAGATGGATTATATATTGAAGATTTAAAAGACTATTCTCAAGCTTTTAGAGGCTCTACGAACCAACGCTTTATAGATGTACACACCCTTGTTAAAGAGGGGCAAATTGTAGAATTAAATTATCTAATTTGATACGTTTGTGTACATTTAAGTAGGTAATTTTACGTAGATAAGGAGCGATACTATGAAATTTGAAAAAGTCTCTTTAAAAACTTTCATTCAAGAAGTACGAAATTCGTATCTTTGGAAATATAGAGAGTATACTGATGAAGAATTAGAAATCTTCTATAATCGAATTCAACTTCCTAAAAGATCTACATCTGGTTCTGCGGGATATGATTTCGTAAATCCATTTAATGCAATTGAACTCAATACAACTAATGTAGAAATCCCTACAGGTATTAAAGTACAACTAGATTCAGATAAGATCTTGATGTTAGCACCACGTTCTTCATCTGCAAGAAATGGTTACATGTTCTCTAATACTTTAGGTATCATCGATAGCGATTACTACAATAATCCAACTAACGAAGGTTGTATTAGAGTATCACTTAAAGCTATGGGCACTAGTCATCCTATATTTGATTATGGCGATAAAATTGCTCAAGGTGTTATTTTACAATACTTTACAACTGAAGATGATAATGCTACTGGTAAACGTACTGGTGGTCATGGTTCTACTGGTAAATAAAGGATAGGAAACAATGGCTGAAAAAATTATCCAAGCTAATATCTTGGAACAATCTAAACGAGACTTGACTACTTATGCAATTTATGTAGCTCGTCGTCGTGCATTACCAAATCCTTTCGATGGATTAAAACCAGTTCATCGGAAGATTCTATATTCTCTATTCTATGATTTTGGTAAACAAACTCGTCGTAGAGAAACAATTAAAACTCAAGCAGTTGTAGGTAACGTATTACAGAAGTACCATCCACATGGTGATTCATCTGTAAATGCTTCTATCAAACCTATGACTAACTGGTTTGAATCTTATATTCCAACTATTGACCATCAAGGTTCATTCGGTAATATGTCTGGCGATGGTGCAGCAGCTCCTCGTTATACAGAAGTAATGATTTCTGATTATGGTCTTGAGTGTGTAGTTGGTGATCTTGCTCAATCTCCTAATTCTACAGATTGGCAAGAAACTTATAATGGTTCTGAAAGAGAACCAATCTATTTCCCAGCAGTTGTACCAAACTTGTTGGTTAATGGTGCATTCGGTATTGCTGTAGGTTTAAGAACTTCTGTACCTAAGCATAACATATCTGAAGTAATTGCAGCTACTATTAATTTAATTCAAAACCCTAGTGCTGATGTAGTATTATTACCAGATGACTGCTGTGGTTGTGATATTGTAGAAGCAGACTTCAAAAAGATTTCTGAAACAGGTAAAGGTACTTTTAAAGTACGTGCTCAAACGGAAATTTGTGAGTTTAATAAGAAACCTGCAATTAAAATCACTTCCTTACCACCAATGGTATATCTATCTAATATCCAAAGTAAGATTGAAAAATTAGTAGAAGGAAATGTATTACCACAAATCGAAGAAGTACTAGATGATTCTCAAGTAGATGAAAAGAATGTAGCATTCGATAAATTCACAGCTTATATTATGCTTAAGAAAGGCTGTGACCCTAACTACGTTAGAGATTGTTTATATTCCCTTACCGATTTAGAGAAAACTATCTCTGTAAATATGGAAGTAGTTTATAATGAAGCACCAGCTTTATTGAACTATAAACAATATTTGGAAATCTTCATTAACTTCCGTCGTGAACGTAAGTATCGTGCTTTCTCCAATATCTTATCTGAAGCTAAAACAAAATTCCATAGAATGGAAGCATTTGTTAACTTATTAGAAACTGGTAAGATCGATGCAGTAATCGCTAAGATTCGTTCTAAGAATCTTAAAGAAGCTGAGTTGCAAGAATTCTTGATGAAAGATATTAAGATGAAGAACCCATTGACTCCTTTGCAATGTAGTTACATCTTATCTGCTCAACTTAAAGCACTTTCTAAAGAACGTTTGGGATATTATAAAGACCAAATGGCTGAAGCGGCTAAAGTAATCGATCAATGCTTCCACACAATTACACATCCAGAAGAAATTGATCGTATTATTATCGAAGAACTCAAAGCAACTGATAAGAAATTCGGTTGTCCTCGTCGTAGTAAGTTCATTTCTGCTTCTGAAGCAGCTGGTATTCCAGAAGGCACTTTCAAAGTAGTACTTACAGAAAAAGGTATTATTAAGAAATGTGACCAATCTGAAAATATCCGTGAATTGAAAGATGACCGCATCAAGTTAAACTTGGTTGTTGATAATAAAGACAATCTACTTCTATTTAGTCGTCTTGGTAAGGTATTTAAAGTACCAGTAAATAAAGTTCCATTCGGTAAAGGTGCTTCTGGTGGTGTAGATCTTCGTGTTCTTATGAAGAAATATACGGGTGAAGGTATTTGTACTATTATCCCAGAATCTGTAGTAGAACAAATCATCGAAAATAGTAAAAAGAATAAAGAACGTGTTCTTGTCTATGTTATGACAAAGAATGGTATCTTTAAATCTATGGATATTGCTGAATTACTTGGAGTTCCATTAAGCGGTTTGATCTATACTAAGTTATCTGACAATGATATGGTAGCTGATATCATTTTCATGGGTCAATATAACGAAATGATTATTTACTCTAATAATAAAATCCTTAGAGTTCCTGGAACTGAAGCTCCTATGCTTACTCGTTCAGCTAAAGGTGTTATTGGTATGAAATCTAAGAATAAAGTTGATGGTTTCATCTGTTTAACTCCTAATTCTACAGATGTTGTAATTATTACAGCTTCTGGTAGAGTAAATCGTATCCCATTAGCTATTGTACCATTATCCAAACGCGGTATGGCAGGTATGACTGGTATTAAATTGAATAAAACCGATTCTATCGTTTCTATTCATGTATGTAATGCTCATGATACTCTTAATGTAGTATCTATGAAAGAAAAATACCAAATTCCTGTAGCTAGTATTCCAGAAGGTTCTAGTGTTAGTACTGGTGCTAAACTTATTGATGCTTCTGGTATCATTCATACTTCTATTTCTCGATAAAGATAATAAATCCCATAACCTAATATTAGGTTATGGGTTATCTTTTACTGGAGGTTAAAATGTCACATACTGTTGCATTAATCTTTGTTATTATAACCATAGCAATTCTAGGATTGATGGTTATTAACTTACTTTGGATTAGTGGTAGATACATCGATACATTTGGTATGGCTTATGTGGCTAAACGAGATGTATATAGAAGATTTAAGAAGTTAATCGCTGAAAGAACACCAGAAAATGTTAAAGAAATGCTATTCTTATATGGATTAAGTGAATTCCAATATCCAAGTGGTACAGCATTTAGTATTTCTATGCCAAATAAGATAGATTTACAACCAATGAAAGGTGTTCTTGTTAAAGTCGAAAGTCTTGTCGACTTGATTACTTGTAAACCGTTGTTTGTAAGACTTCTCGGTAAGAAGAAAGCAAATACTTTTATTGAAATATATAATGGTGCTGCCGAAGGTAAAGCTATTATTGCTTACACTAGAATAAATGCTGACGATGGTACCCCATTTTCAACATTTTCGGTATTCTTATACTCAAACTCGGATTTTGAAACTCTTAAGATAGATATGCATAATCCGAATTCATTATTTGCTTGTGCATACATAGCGGATTTCTCTATAGTATATAAACGTTATCTTACTTTAGGAGAATCTAAATTTATGCATGACTATATGATGGAAAAAGAAAATAAAGAAGCTTAGCCTTCTTTATTTTTTGTTTACTTTTGATTAAAGGAGGTAATTTAATAATGAATATTAAAACTGGAGATATTATTAAATTCGTGAATAAGAATAAACGTTCACTTAATAAAGATTTCACTGTTCATATTCAACATTCCCACAAAGGATGCAAACCTTCAGTAGTTACTAAATTCACTGAAGCGTCTTCTGAAGATTTAACACCAATGAGTAATACTGTAGTAGAAAAAGCTACTCAATACACTAAATTCTTAAAAGGGTTTGATCCTGAAACAGTAGTACTCAATAAATGTAATACTTGTGGTAAAATCTTCTATGCTGATTCTCTTGATATCGGTGAGAATGGTGAATTGGTTATCAGTGGTAAAGAAACTAAAGAAGACTAAGATGTATGAAGAATAATACTAGCGTAATCAAGAAACTTGTATATCCTGTAGTACAAGAAGCTATGGATAAACGAGGTAAACGTGAATTTGCTAAGATATTCAAAGAGTTTATTGATGCTAGAGCTGAATATGTATTCTCTACTTTACCTTTAAAACGAATTCCATACACTAAAGCAGATTCAGATAAACTATTTGCTGGTATTGGTATAGATATCAATCTAGTAAAAGATGCTATCGCTAATACTTATTATGGTGATGACAAACGATATAACTTCGTAGCACCACAAGATCCTACAACTGTACTCTGTCTTTGTATTGTAAAATACTTCATGGATAAACATGATACAAAGATGCTTGAATTAGCATCAGTGTATATGGGATTCACTGGTAAATTCTATCCTTCGTTACACTATCGCTCTTTCCCTATTGAACCAGTAGATTATGTAATGGAATGGGTAGTAAACAATGCGATGTCTCAGAAGTTTGATATTGTAAGTAAAGGTAATATCTTTGGTGCTATTCGCTCCAAATGTCAAGTATGGTATAGTACGTATAAGACTAAGTTCAGAGACTTCGATGACGATGATGTAGTATACATAATCTTACAGTTACGGAACCGTTTGGGAGACTTTATTAAAAATATCGCTAAAGAATACTATAAAGCATACGAAAATAAAGACTACATGGTATACAATTCCGATAATGAAGATTCTGAAAACCCATCAGAATATAGAATTGCTAAATCAGACTCTTTCTTAGCTGAAAAGAATATCGATAAAACAATGGCATTTATAACTGCTGGTGGTGTATCATATAGAAACTGTAAACTTGCTTCTAATACAGCAGTTAAAACTGATGAACTCAAATCTATTATCGAATCCATTACCAATACACCGAATGCTACTCGTAAGATTCGTGAAGTTATATCTATTATGATATATACTTACTTTGAACAATCTAAAGATAAAGATGTTTTGAATATGGATTTCATTGTATTTACTACAAACCCAAAACCAAATTCAAAAGATCCCCATATTGCTCGTATGAAACAAATTATAGAAGACTGGTTAGAAACAGGTTCTATTGCATACCGTAGACGTAAACAACGTCTAGCAACTAGAAACTTATATTTCAAATCAATCCTCATGTATTTTGCTATGAGTATCTATGAAGCAAATAAACGATAAAAAGGTCCACTACCCAATATTGGGTAGTGGTATTCTTTTCGCTTACTTATCAAGGTAATAGTCAACACCACGAACTTGGTTGTTATTGGTGTCAGAACGTTGTTTATCAAAACTTTTCTTGATATCAGATTTAGCACGTTGTACAATATAATTATCATCGTCATCTTTGAGATATTGTTCGATAGTCTTTTCGATCTTTTTGATATCCTCTTGGATTTTCTTCTTATCGGAAGGTTTAAGAGTTTTATTGTGCTTCAATTCATATTCAAGATACGTAATTACGTCAGCAGCACGTTCACCAAAGTCTGGATGAGTTTTGACATCAGATAAAGTATTGATAAAAATTCTTAGTTCGAATAAAGCTTTATCAAAGAAGTTCAAATCTTCAATACGAGATGTTGTTTGTCCAGAACGGAAATCATTTAATCTATCTTCAGTAATTTTAAGAACTTGAGGAATGAAAGAACCATAACCAAACATAGAAGCAAATTGGTCAGCAAAAGTTTCTTTCTTCCATACACGGTCTTTTAAACCTACGTATACCTTACCGAATATATTGTAAAGCACATTACTAGTCAAAAGTAAACGCTTTCTTTCGGCACCAAGTAAATTGAAACGAGAAAGAGTTTGATAAATACTTTCTACAGTTTCTTCACGATGCATAACCATACGGAATTGTTTTTCAAATGTATGACCAATCTCATGTAGAATTGTAGCCATACCTAACTTAGCATCTTTACATTTACGAAGGAAGTTAGTATTTAAATAAATATCAACCCATGGTTGGTATTTATCATTGAATTTAAAGGTACCTTTATTCATATCAATACTAACTACTTTACGAACGCTAGTTAGGTTATCTTGTGCAAAGAAACCAGTAGGCATTGTCCATCGAATAGATGCTGGTCCACATTCGGAACTCAATACTATATCGGATTTATAATAGAATCCAAATTGGTCGCATAGAGAGTTGCACATAATTTCTAATTTATCTCTAAAGAAATCCATGTTTTTGTCTGTAATAGACTCTTTAAGTAATTTATCGATAATATCTTGTAAAGCTTTTTCTGCTTTAAAGATAGGCTTAGGAATATTCGAAAAATACGCTTCAAGATAATATTCTTGCTCAAAATCTTTATAATCCATTATAATGAAAATCCTCCTTTTCTTATTTGAACTTAATATCATTACTTAACTGTTTTAAGCGGAAGATTACCCATAGCCAATATTGACTATGGGTTAATCCGGAAGGTTAGAATTAAAGATAGAAATCGTCGCATTAACAGGGATTAGCTATTGATCTCTACTAATATGTTTCCTCTAGTGTAAAAACCAATCTATGCTGAACATTTGTATAATCCTACCCTACCTAAATTAATTAAAGGAGGTACTTACGCTAAATGGCTATAACTAAGAAACAACGTCATGATGTAGAGATGTTGATATACAAAGTTATGGATACTTTAGACCCAACAGAACAAAACTCTGCTTGGTATAAAGAGAAATTCCGTAATATGAATGACGATCAATTCTATAAATTCTTCCAACAAGAATTCCCTATTAAATTCCAAATGAAAGTATTTGAGATTGAACCTAATTTGGAACAAATGTATGCGGTAATGGATAATATCCTCCATGTACCAGTAATGGAGAATGTCAATCTACCATTCTTATATAGAAATAAAGACGGCAAACCTGTAGGAACTAACTACAAAGCAACCGTAGTTTATGTACCAATGAAAAAGATGAAACAGTTCTTGGCTAAGAAGAACTCCATGTCTATTAATATTGACGAACGTAATATGAAGACTGGACGTTTATTGGGTGCAGATAAGAACGGTAATACTTCTGACCGTGAATTTGAATGTATGGCTGTAATGGGTTTAGAGAAAACTATGAAAGAGTTCTCTACTTATAGAGCCGATACTGTAAATGCTAAAAACGAGTTCTACAATACAATAGCGACTAAAGGTATGGTATCGTTAGATGATGTCGATGTATCCGTAGACGACTCTATTTCTCGTAATACATTAAATGCATATCTTATTGGTGCTGGTATCAATACAAACCTTATCAATATCGGTAATTATTTACCAGGTACTGTAAAAGGTAAAGAAGCTGTTAAAATTAAGCGTCAATAATCGTGAATTTAACTGTATATTATATTCTTGATAAGTCTATTGAAAATTTAAATATAGAAAAGGAGGTGTAGACTTATGTCCGAAGATAAAAATCAAGTAGGTGTTATCCATGAAGTGGGTGACTTTGGTTTAATTGGTGAATTGTCCCAAGAGGACCAAAAAGCCTTTAAAGAAAAAGACAAAAAAGAAAATAAGGCTGAATAATTTTAACGTTAGGTGCTCTACTATATTGGTAGAGCACCTTTTATTATCCTTTATTACAAAATATTTATCGAAAGGTGGCTGAGTTATTAAAAGTACGATAAAGGATTGTCTAAAGGAGGAAATACGATGTATAAATTTTTCGAAAAACACAAAGGATTTATGACTAGATTTCTTTGTATTATAATAGCCGCATTATTGGTATCTAACGTATTCATGTTAGAACGTGCCAGTGCACTTGAAATGAAAATACAAAGTGCTCAAGAACAGATTGAACAACATGACGAATATATTAGCAAGCATGTTGAAGAAATAAAAGAAGTTACTAAAGCACAACAAACTGTAAAAAATCATATCGATGCAATGACAAAACATGAAGATGCTATCAATGCCATTAAAGGTGGTTATGGATACGATTCAGACTTATCAAACAACAACCCATCTTCTCTATTAACAGCCGATGATATGAATAAGATCATCAATTACTGGATAGAAAAGAGAGGTGTATCTAAAGAGTTTGCTGGTAAAGGACAAGCTTTTATCAATGCTTCTATTCAAACAGGAATGAACCCTATATATATTCTAGCTCATGCAGCTGCAGAATCTGGTTGGGGTAGTTCTCATTTGGCTAAGACTCGTCACAATTATTTCGGTATCAATGCAGTAGACCAAGATCCTGGTAGAGCTTCTACAATGGGTGGAAGTTTAGAGGAAGGTATTACTGCTGGTGCTGATTGGATTAAGCGTCATTTCTATAACAATGGTTATACTTCGCTTAGATCTATGAAACATGGTAATTATGCTACCGATCCTAAATGGGCTGGTAATATTTTACATATAATGAATGAAAGTGTTTCAGTATTGTAGAAAGGAATTTGAAAATGTTATTAAATGCAAAAGTAATTGGCATCGGTGCAGCTGGTAACAAAGCTGCTATTGCCTTATTTAAGAAATATCCTGAGATTGCTAAGGATATGGTTTTAATCAACTCTACGTTAAAAGATATTCCAGAAGAATATCATGACCGTGCTATTGAATTAGATGGTGAATATCGTGGTTGTGCTAAAGAACGTACAATTGCTAATCAAATGATGGTAGATACTCTTAAGAGTGGTCATTTCGAATATGAAAAAGATCCTAAAGATTGTATGACTATCATTGTTACATCTTCTGAAGGTGGCACTGGTTCTGGTGCATCTGTACTTCTAGCAAACTATTTACACAAAGTACATGGCACACATATCCACTTCTTCGTATTTACTGGTTTTGAAGACGACGTTCGTGGGTTAAAAAATACAGTAGATCTATTTAAAGAAATGGATGATAGCTTTACAGTAGAAGCTTTATCTAATAAATCTTTCTTAGAAGCTGCTGGTAATAATCGTTTACGTGCAGAACAATTAGCAAATGAAAAGTTTGCTGATAACGTAAACATCTTATTAGGTGGTACTATTAATAAATCTTCTCAAAATATTGACGAATCTGATTTGTTGAAAACTGTACGTACACCTGGTTTTATGTATATTGACCGTGTCAATATGACTAAGATCAAAAACTCTGATGATTTCAACCGTCGTATTACTGAAGTAATCGATGATATGAAATCTTTAGAAACTCAACCATCTGCAAAACGTATTGCTACAGTTCTTGATGTAAAAGAACGTGCATTGGAATTCATTGACTTTGGTTATGAAGTTATTAAGAAACGTTTTGGTATGCCTTTCGAAGCATTCTCTCATGTACAAGATTTACATGAACCTGAATACTTAGATATCATTGTATCTGGTTTGAAAATGCCTATCAATGAAATTGAAAAGACATATGAAGATTTCAAAGAACGTTCTAAGTTTGTAGATACTACAGCTGATGACTTCTTCAACAAAGAATATGCTACTAATGCAGATATCTTTGATACACTTAAAGCAGATGCAACACCGGCAGATGTAGATGCTGCCAAAGATGACTTCTTTAAATCTCTTGGTAAAGATAAAAAAGAAGAATCTAAGAAAATTAAAGTTGTACAAGACTTTTAGAGTCAAACTAAAGGAAGAATATTTCCCATACCCAATATTGGGTATGGGAGTTCTTTCGCAAAATCTATAAGGGGGTAAAGTATGTTATATAGTAAACTTAATACTACACGAGATGGTAGAAAACCAAAAGATGTATTGTTTAGTGATACGTATACCGACGGAACTGAGAAAGATGTGTTGTTACGGTTCTTGAATAAGTATGATGATAGGGATGAAATAGATATAGACGATATATCTAAATTAATAGCTATATCAGCACTAAACGTTAAGTATAAGCTTAGAGGTAGTGGTATAAAGCATTATCTTAGTCCTCGTACCGTTGATGGTAGAATACGTAGAACAATCAACAGAGCTTCTATTGCTCAAATTAAAGAAATAGTACATGATAGAACTATTAATAAAGAATTCCGAGGGGAATTATTAGAATTCTTAGATGATAGAGTAAATCCATCTAGCCCAAATTATGGTATTCCATTTAATCTAAATGACAACTGTACTTGGGATGATTATGATTTTAAAGAAGAATTCTCTGATTGTAAAATCAAAGACTTGTTTAGACTTGGTCTGACTAGAGGAATTATTAGAGTTCCTACTAAAGAGGAATATCTGAATAATTTACTACGTTCCCATAATTTGCCGTATAGGGTAAGTTGCACTGGCAAAGGCAATAAACCAATATTCAAGGTTTATGAAATCAAACCAGAACTTATGGTTATTAAAATTTATAGATAGGAGAAATTATTATGGATGCAAAGGAAATCAAACTAAGAGAAGAATTAGATTCCATTGATGAAACTATGGCTTTAAAAAGAAGAGAAATAGAAGATCTTAAAAAGAAAAAAGAAAAGCTAAAGGTAGAACTCGATGATCATATGTATACCAATATGAATACATTGATTTACAACTCCCTAAAATCTGATGACCCGGCTATTGAGTTATTAAATATGGCTAATGATAAAGATGAATTATCTTTAGATGATGCTGCATTTATTCTCGGCATCACTCCAAATACACTTAGAGCTAGAGTAGATTCTGATCATATAAAGAAATATCGTAGATATGATGCTCATAATACAATAATGAGTAGACTTGAAGTTGGATATATCAAATCCCTTCTCGATATGAAGAAGTCCGATCCAAAGATTCGTGAATGTGTAAAATACATTCTAGAATTTTATAATATTACCGGATTTCCTCTTTCTATATCGACACCATTGAAAGAGTTAGAGGCTCCTATTAAGCAGTTTAGAAGTTATAGAGACATGACTATCTGTGATCTAATAGCTAAGGGATTTGGACGTGGTCTTATTACATATCCTCAACATAATACGGTAGAGCGTATGCTTTATTCGTATAATATTGGTTATAGATTGGGATGGTTGAGATCCAGTTTAAGAGGTCGTACTGTATATAAAAGTATTAAAGATGATACAGTAAGACCAATTATTGTTTATATTAATAAGGAGAAATAAGATGGACTTCAACTCAAGAGAAGATTTACAAAAGGAATTGAAAAAGGTAGATCGTAATATAAAGAAATCTGAAATAAGACTTTCTACGTTGCGTGTCTATAGAGAAACTATTGCTAGTAAACTAAGTGAATTAATAGAAAGTAGTCGCAGAGTTGTTAATATCGGTGATTTCGATGATGCTGATGATCCGGTTAAAGCATGTCTAGAATCTTTAGATGATGCTGATGAAATCAGAATCGAAGATGTTGCTTATATGCTTGGTATATCTGTAGCTGTTTTATTAACCAAGATTGATACTAAAGAATTAAGAGTATTCAAATACTCTAATAAAAGAAATAGTCGTACTGGTAAGGTATTGACAGTAAAATACTTAAAGGAACTCTTGGAAGAATATAATGGTGGTGATATCGAAAAGCGTAAATTTGTAGAAGCTTTATTCAAAGAACATCATGAAAACGATATGCCTTTAAGTCTTAAGAGTAGAGTAAAAGACTTACCATATAAACCTTACGATAAACCTGAGTATGAAAATTTAACTTTAAAACAACTAATAATTGGTGGTTTTAATCGTGGGTTTATTAAGTTTACTCACCATAGTACTATGAATAAGATGCTAGATACTTTCAACTGCAAGTATACTCCAGATTATTATTATCATAAAGCTATGGGAAGACCTAGAAGTAGATTAATTAAAGTATATTCTAAATAATATATTGGGAGCTGAATATTCAGCTCCCATTTTTATTTTTTATTTTTTAATTGACAATTTTATAAATACCCATATTTTATA